AGTAGATAAAAATATGAATGAAACCAGTAAAAAGAAAGTAAAACTAAAGTTACCTGATGGAATATCACTACCTAATGGAGTGGAACTGCCAGAAATTGAAGTTAGTGAGGCAACTATTAGAGAAACTATTATTGATGATAATGGTAAAACCTATGAAGTTGAAAAAAAGATTGAATTTCCAGTAATTAAATAGGAGAAGAATAAAGATGAGTACAAATGCACATATTGGAATTAGTAGAGGAAAAATAAAGTAGAATTTATTTATCTACATTGGGATGGTTACCCATCTTATGCTTTAGAGATGTTAAAGGAACATTATAAGGACCGTGAAAAGGTCGAGAAGTTGATTGCCTTGGGAGATATTTCTTCTTTGGGAGAAGAGGTAGATATTCCTAATGGAGTAGAACACTCTTTTGAGAAACCACATGAAGTATCACAGTTGCCTATCATAGAGATAGAGGTGAAAGTGGTTGTGAAAGTCATACTACTACATTAAAACAGTTTGCTAAAGATATTGAGTATGCTTATCTCTACAAAGATGGTAAATGGGAGTTGTACGAAGAGCCTAGAAAGGGGTATTGAGTGGAATTAAAAGAGATTTTTCCAAAGATAAAGAGTATTTTATCTGATTGGAATGTATCAAGTGAAGTAGAAAATGTCATAGTATTTTCTCATAGTCTAAATGAGTATCAGTTTAATATTATGATTAATCCATGGGTTAAGGATATTATACAGATTAGTGTTGGGTGTTTTTTAAAGTCCTGTGTATATTCAAGCTTTAATACAGAAGTCTCTAATTATGATGAGTTAGAGAAGTATCTAAAGAAACTAGTCAGTACAATCAATGATGATTTAACAGATAAGTTGAATACAGAGTTAAAAATCACTTTTAAGAATACATTGAGGGATGAATTAAATGGATAGTTTTGATATTGAAGTAATCAAAAAAGAAATCATAGATAAGGTTGATAAACTTGGAGATAGTTATTCAGCATTCTCCTTTAAGGATAAGATAGTCGTAAACCATGAAGTAGAAAAGGATTTAAGTTGTCGTATTTTGCTACATGAAGATTTATTTGACATTTCAATTTATTTTTATGATAAGGTTAGCTTTATTTATCGGCATCTTTTACGTATGAAAGCTGTATCTTATGATAAATTAGCTTATTTCTTAAATTGTTTTGCTGATTTTTGTGATAAAGGTAATAGACTTGCTAAAAATATCTATAACTATATTGATTCATTGCCAAATTTAAAAGTCGGTGATATTGAAGAAAGCACTGTTTCAGAACAGTTCAATGAACATTTTAGTAATTACGGTCTTGTTCAGTATGGTAGAGTACTTATCGGAAGATATATTGGAACTATTTGTATTCGAGATTGTAGTAATTTAGAAGTATCTATACTTGAAAATGGTGAAAGGGTAATATTCTGTAGACCAGTTAATCGAGCAAATTATGTTGAAGTATTTAAGGAAGTAGATAAATTGCTCGTAGATGTTATGAAAAATGTACCGAGTGATTTAGAGTATTTTAGAAGATTACAGAACGAGGTTGAATAAGATGGAAGATATTGATAAGATAGAAAAAGATATGGAAACAGTTTATGAACTGGCAAAAACCACTTTAAAGGGGTGGAAAATAGAAAAATTGTGTAATACAGTGTATGCAACGTATCGTGGGGATATTCTTTCTGCCAGGGATTTTGTTGCTTTATCTATTGAATATAGCACTCAGTATAATTATGTATTGCGTTTTATCTGTAGATTAACAAAATCTATTTCTGTATCCTACGATAAATCTGCTCAAACAATTGAAATACTAGAAAATATGTTAGAGAATATTAACGATTTAGTTCCTTGCTATTTCAATGACGATTTGAATGATATTTTATCCGAGGCATTGAGAGAATATCTTTCTGTATTTGAACGTGCGATAGGGTAAATAGAGGAAAGAATTATGGTCTGTTGTCAAGAAATCTAAAGTGAAATATAGATTTCCTTTACTTTCAAAATATGAAAGTAGTCCTTTTAGCAAAAACCATAAGAGGAGGTATTTAACAATATATGAATTTTAAATATTCCAATGGTTTTTGTATTTTATAATTAATAGGGAATACAACTTAAATAAGGAAAGATAGGGGATTAAATGGAGATAAAGTATATTACAATTGAAGAATTACTTAACTCAGTGTGGGGAGTATTAAAGGGTGAATGGGAACTAGGTGGTTCGACATCATCTTCTTTCACTCTGTATCATGATTTATTAGATGACGATTATATCAGTATAGATGTATTTAAAAACTCTAAAGAGAAACTAGAGGTAAATATTACATTTGACTATTCAAGGTGTTATCATCATGAAGCAAGAGTATTCGGTAGTATAGATGAATTACTATCACACATTAAGAAAGTAAATAATTTAAGTTTAGATGCTATGAATTTAGAACTAGATACTGCTTTTGAAAACTATGTTCATAGGGTATTAAAATAGGTTGGAGAAGAGATGTTAAAATTGGAAAAACTAGAGAAATATGTAAAAGAAAATACTGGGTTAGAGATTGAACCTTTAGATTACGGACTTGTGGTGTCAGGAACATTTGGGAAATTTCGTACCGATTTGTTCATTAATACGTGGTCAGATAATAGTACATATACTTGTAAGGGTGGAATTTCTATGATAGAGGATGCCACTAGTGTAGGGTTGGTCGAAGTGTCAAAGACATTAAAGAGTGAAGAAGAGATAATTTATCTAATACAGTCTATGACTAGTTCATGTATAGTAATTATGGAATTTCTTCGAAAGCAGAGAGAATTTTTAAACCTTTAGGTATGGATAGGAGTATTATGCAAAATACTATTAATATAATAATGGTTGAAGATGTAGTAACTAGATTAGAGAAACAACATTGGGATGTCATTGATAGGAATTGGATTCCTGTGGGTAGTGGTGTGAAATCTATAATATATTCTAGTAGGGTTATAGGTGGTTATGAATTAATTTTAGTCATCTCAGGGGTCGAAAATAATATTGGATTGACAGTGAAATTGATGTTGTCTAAGCATCTAAGTTTTGAAACTACCGCAAGTATTTATATCATTCACAAAGAGGGTTTGGAACAAGCACCAGAGATACTATTTCCAGAGATTGAAAAGGCTAATAAAATTTTAGAAGAATTTGAGAGAAAATGTCCAAAAGAAGGTTTTACAATTGGACTTGAAGAATTGGCTAATTTGCTACAAGAGGAGATGTAATAGGAATGAAATTATTTAGAAAAGAAATTATTGGGGATAAGATAAGAAGTAGATACGATGTTTCAGGGGAGGTAGAACACTATTGTAAAAAACTATTTAGTGATTCTATTTTTTCATCTAACACAGTCAGCATTAAATTTGAGCCAGAAGAAATGAGTCCCCATATATTAGAGTTTGTTCACAACTATGATGAGTTCAAGAAGTCCACAGAGGGCATAAAAATCTCATCAGTATTGTTTGTTGGGGATTATGCCAATTCATCATTTAGTATAGTACTAGATTATGGTTTGTCATTGCTTAATATATTAACAGATAGCGAAGATGTAACCAAATCGTTAGTAGAGAGGATAGATAGTTGAGAGGAAAAGATATGAAAGAGTTGGTAAATTTCATAGAAAACAATAAATCCATGACCATAACAAGCCTCGATGAGAGAGAAGTGACAGTTAAATGGGAACTTGAAAATGTTGGGTTTTGTTTATACATAAATAAAGATGTAGTGGATAAATATGTATTTCATGGTAAACTCTATTTGAAGAGATTCACTGGTGAAACAGATGAAACCAGCGTGTGGAACACATTAGATAGTGAAAAAGAGATGATTAAGTTCTTAGAAGAATTGGTGCAGAATTTAACAGATATGCAGAGATATATGGTAGGGAAAAAGACATACGGAGACTGAAATATGATAACAGATACACATTTTAAGAAAATAATAGACCATGTAAATAATCATACAGGTTTAAATATTCTCGACCCACACTTTAATTCAATATTAATTGTGGGAAGAATAGGAGAATCCATTCTTAATCAAGTAAGTATTGAAGTAGTAGAAATGGGATGGTATCAATGTGTCATAGATATCTCCTATAATGGATATGATGATGAGTTCACAACTGTATTCCAACCGGTAAAGATAGTAAAGACAGAAGAGGAAGTAATCAACTTGATAGATAAATCTGTCTCTATCTCTAATAAACTAATGAAAACAGTTCACCAATTAGGAAAAGAACTAGAGGAGTAAATATGGAGATTAATAACATGGTAGAAAATACCTTATTTGAAGAAGTAGAGGAATATGTAATTAAAAATACAAATCTAACTATCACAGAACCATATATGGATTCAATTACTATTTTTGGAAGAATAGGGACACTAACTGATATAGACTTAACTATCGAGTTTATAGGTGATGAAGTATATGAATGTAATGGAACTATTTCCTATCAAGGATATGATTCTAACCCAACGAATATACTTGCGATACGTAAATTTACGAAATCCGAAAAGGAAGTAATTAATCTTATAGATAAATCAATTTCAGTGGCACATAAATTAATTAACACAGTATGCCAATTAGAAAAAGAGGTAAATGAGTAAAAATGAAGATAGTCAATAAATGGTTCAAAGAAACAGTAGATTATGTAGATAAGAATACAGAACTAAAGATAGCTATTAGAAATAAGGTTATGAGTTCCATAACAATCACTGGGAAAGTAGGGGAATTAACTCATATCAACCTAAATGTCGAATTTGAAGATAGTGGAATGTACAAGTGTACTGGAAATATTTCATACCAAAGACGTGGTACTAACCCAATCAGTCTACTTAAAATACTTAAAACTGTGAAAACAGAAAAAGAGGTAATTGAGTTAATTGAGGAATCTATTGTCGCAGCGAATAAGTGTCTCTTATATCTAGTAGTTAAAGAACGGGAGTTAAATGAGTAATTATGGGAGAATTGTTAGAGTATATTAACTCAAATGATAAATTAACTGTTTCTAAGCCTCTTCCCCATGTTACAACTGTTAGATGGAAAATGAACAAGGTTAGCTTTTACTTACATATAACTAAAGAAGAGGGTTATTATAGGTGTGGTGGGTCAACTATTGTTACCCAGAATGGAACAGATAGTGTAGAAGTGATAAGAGTCTCAAAACTAGTATACAGTGAAAAAGATGTAATTAATTTAATAGAAGATATGATTAGTTCCTCAATGGAACTAAAAGAATTTATCAACAATAAGTGGGATTACCTTAATCATTAGCCAAAAGAATTAACTTAATTAGTGAAAGTACTGTATAAGGAACTATATACTTAGGAGATAGATGTGGAAGAATTAATTAACTTCATAAATGAAAAGAAAGATTTAGGTATTATAAATAATACAAAAGACAAGATAATGGTATGGGGGCTTAGTTCAAGTGAGATTAGTTTTCACATTAGCATAAGTGTCACGAGCGAAAACCAGTACAAGTGTTATGGAGCAATATACACTAGATGTGATTATGAAACAGACCTAGTTAATATTTCCAAAACACTAAACAACGAAGAAGAGGTAATTAATCTAATTGAAGATATGATTAAGACCTCAACTGACATACTGAAATTTATTAAAAGCAAAAGAAATTACTTTAACTAAAAATTAAACTAATTAAATAAAATAAATTAATATAATATTAAATATATAAATAATTAAATAAAAAATTAAAAATAATCAAAAATAAATGATGACCCCCCTCAAAACGAACAAGTATTTTCAAAAAACAAGCAAAAAGTGATAAACATATCAGGTTAAAACTTGTGAAATTGGATAAAACTTTAACAATGAAATAATTTACAGAAAAATAAAAGTAAATTAAAAATAAATAAAATAAATTAAAAAAGAATTAAAAGGAGAAAAAAATGGGTGATAAAGTTGATAAGTATATGACTGTTAGAGAATTTGTTGAACAAGAGGCAGATAAGTATGATGTTAGACGTTTTGCAATTAACACATATTCTGATGGAACGATTAGGGTGTTTAGAAGTACTCGTGCGTTAGCAACCTCTAAATTTGCGAATTATCGAATTAATTTAAGGGATGTGGCAATCGAAGATGCAGATTTTAAACCAGCAGTATGTTTGTATCTGGCAGATTTTCCAAGTCTTACTCGTTGGAGATGGGGAGAATAAAATGTATAAATTAAAAATTCCTGTAGAGAAAATAACCTTTCAACAGTGGAAAGAGATATTTAATGTTTTAAAAGAATATGACGATTTAAGATATGTGATTATGTGTAATCAAGAGGAGTCTTTAGCAGAGTGGTTCGAAGATAATCTAATGCATTTAGCATATTTAGTTTCTATGTCTCCTAATTATAGCATAAATGATAGATATGTGTTATATGATATAGACCATAATCTTATTTTATCTGGGGATGAGAGATTAATTTTAAGTGTGTTATCATTACATATGAAAAAAGCAATAGAACTATATTTAGCACTCTTAGAAACTGATGATATTAGATTGTCTATGATATTAGAAGAGGTTTTTGAGGAATATTAATGAAAGAACTAGTAGAATTATATAATTTAATTAATAAATCTGATTTTAGACATAAATTATGGGAAATATCGTGTTCAGATTCAGAGATTGATTTTAAAATAAGACACACGCTTTGTGGAACATATCTAAGTGGTAAAATATTGTTTGACAGCAATCATTATATTGTGTATAATTATGTAGGATATGATGATGTAACTGTTCCTCTTTCTAAGGTTGAATATGGTATTAAAGTTAGAGATGAGATTATTGTCAATCTATCTGATTTACTTTCAAGATTGATAGAGTTTTCTAATTTCTCTGATAAGAGGTTTAGTGATTTTGAGGAGTATTCAGCCCCCAGCGATACTACTGGTTGGAGACAAGTATTTATTGATGAACTAACTAACAGATTTGGAGATACTGACATTATCCTTAAGTCCATGAACATTAAATTAGTGATATGCTTTGATGAGCATACAGACTTGTTTAGTGTTATATTAAAAAGAGGGGAAGTATCCACAAGAAGTAAGATACTTTTACAAGAAACTGTGGACGGAAGTAATTACAAAGAAATCTTAGGTATCATAGATAGGATTTATAGTGATTTCAAACATGACTTCTATGACATTAATGGGATAGCCGAACAACTAAAGAACTTTGGATATTAATTTATAAAAGTTATTCCATTTATATATTGAGGAGATAAAGGAATTTTATGAATAAGGATTTGTTAGAAGATAGATTGGTTCATTTGGGAGATATGATGGGGGATGGACTACATCGTGAGCCTGGTGGAAAGTGGATTGAACGAGAGTATAAGAAAACACTACAAGCTCTAGGTCTTTTAAATCCAGTTAAACGAAAGAACAATTCCGAGAAAATAAATGAGTTTATGGCTAATAGATTAAAAGAAGTTAAATGTACTTGTGGTTCAGAACTAGTACAAAGTAGAAGTGGTTCTTTTATCGGTAAATGTGAAAGATGTGGAAAGAAATTTGTTTTAGGAAGTAGGAGAAAGTAGATATTATGAATAAAATAGCTGAATTACAGAAACTAATTGAAAATACATCATTTGCCTTAGATATAGTTAATGTGTATAATTCTCAAGACTTACTACTTAAATTTTCTACTACAAAGTGTAAAAGTGGATTATACTTAGAAGTAAAACTAGAACAAGAAATAGACATTTATATGACAGTTGACTTATGTTATGAAGATGAATCTCAACCAATAATGGTAAATTATTCCTTTAATGACGTGAGCAGCATTATTAAGGTATTAACTCATATCATTTCTAGCACTCGTACTGTTAGTGATAAGATTGGTAACGAAATCTCTAAACTAGAGACATCTATTATGCTTGCACCAAGCGTGGATTGGGTTGACATCTTTAAGAATGAACTAGTCAATATTTTTAAAGATTTTGATGTAGATAGAACCGAGAACTTAGTTGCCCACTTAATTGGGGTAGACTTTATTGTAAAGTTTAATGAGGATACAAACTCATTCTCCGTTGAAGTAGTACAGACATCAAATCCAAGTAATAGTAAGACTCTATTGGTAGGAGTAGTGTGTGATAACAATTATAATAACGTACTATCTGCCATTAGAAAAGAATTTAAGAATGCTAAGAGTAGATTCTATCACTTAGAAAGCATTTCTAACATGATTATCTGGGGAAAATAAGAAGTTGTGCTATTTATATTATGAGGAGTTAGGGAAATGGCAAAATTTGAGGTTAAAAACACAAAGAAATTTGAAGAATTGATATATGAAGTTGGAGATAAATATGGTTTAGAATTAAATCATGTTTCAACTAATTTCATTGGTGGGAATAATGCCTACTGTGGAAATGAAATCCTAAAAGCAATTAACTGCAATTCACTTCCAACACTAACAACAAGTGGATTCCGATTAGGTAATAAGGTACAGGTTACATTCTATTTAGTTCTACATACGGACTTAGGTGAAGTTAAGACATCACTATACTCAGATATGTTAGAACTCGAAGATGTGGAGGAATATGAATAATGAATGAATTAGAAAAGAAAATACAAGAACAGTTTGGGGTAGATAAGGTTCTCTATGACCCATTTAACATGTATTCATTTATGTTTGATATTAAGTTTAACCCTTACTTTGCGGTAATATTTGAGGTGGAGAAAATACCAGAAGTTGATTGTTATTTTTTAACTCACAGTGGGCATTTTGTTCCACAAGAGTGTGTGGGAACTGGTAGACACACCTTAAATTCCGAAAAGGAACTACTCAGTAAAATCAAAGAAGTATTAGAAGATTATAACAAGGTAAGTGATTTACTGGATAAGTTATATACAGAATAGAAAGAGGTAAAGATGTTAAATATACAAAGTGTTAGATATGGTAGTGAAAGCTACTCCTATACATCAGGCGATAAATGGCTATATTTTGAGTTGGGTGACGATGCCTTCAATGAGATTGCAGATGAAGAAGAACAACAAAATATACAGAATGTTGATGGTAAATTAGTTCGTTGTACTTATGGGTTCGAGTATCTATCAAAGTATGATAGAGATGCCAAAAAGACAGATGAGGCTACACAAGAATACTTAAAATCAATGTGTAGCAAATATTATAAGGCATCCAGGGAACAAGAATATAATACTCGTAAGGATAAGGGTTATATTACTTATACACAGGATTTAGACAGTATGAAACCAGAAGATTATTACGGGTTATTAGAAAAGTACTTCACTAAGGGAACACTTAAGTATCTTGATGGCAGGATTGTTTTTGGATATTTAGGACATGAGGAAAGAACTTTAGAAACAGATAAAGTAATCTGTGAGTTCTTAGACGAACATCCTGATATGAAAGAAAAAGTAAATGTTTATTTCTTAACAAGTGGAACAGGTAGACACTATATGGACAATTATTCTGGTCCTAAAGAGTTAAGAAAGTTCTTAGAAGAATTGTAGAGAGGATATAAATAATGAAATTTATTTCAGAAATAGAAGCTTGTAATGAATTAGCAAGTAATGTTATTTTAAAGGCATGTGAAGATTACTTTATATGTAAGAGAAAGTTGGCAAAGGGTAAGAATACTGCCACAGGAGTAAGTAATTGCCAAAAATTACTTGATGAGTGTATTGAGTTCTTTAAATCAGACCAATATAAGTTATATTCAAATGGTAATGAGGGTTTAGATGGAGAACGAGTAATGAGACACATTGATTCAATGGTAGATGATTATGTAAATTACCCTAATGATGTTTCACCATTTAAGTATCGAGCAGAAGAGGATGAAGAAGAACAGGAGTAACCACCTGTTCTTTCTTTTACATTGAGAGGATGTGTAATTATGGATTTAAAAAGACGAGAATTACAGAAGTTAATTAATAGAGAAAATGGTAGAAACTATCATAAAAATATTAATTTAACTGGTTATACTGTATATAGAAAAGATAGTTTTATTACATTCCACTTTGTTCAAGTGAATGGTATAAATACTGTTATGATTGATTATATCTATGTAACCAGTAAGAAAGATTTAATTAAATTATTGTCTTTCTGTATTCATTACTTTGCAGGTAATAAAGTTCGTTTTATTTACTATAAAGAACATAAACGACAAGCAAACTATGTTTCCAAGTACTTTAATTTATTAGGTTTTAAGTTAGCAGATAGAGAAATGGGTTGGAAACATGATTGGCAAAGTACAAATGGATATAGCGAAAATGAAGTATTAGAAGCGTATTTGTAAGGAGAAATTAAGTATGTTAATGACTGCAGAGGAGTATGTAGCAGAAAATAGTTATGTTCCTGCTTGTTATAATGCTCTTGGTGATGTTTGTGTTATATTTGAACATACAGACACAGGTTATGATATTAAGTTCTATTGTGAAATACCCAATGTTCTTGAAACAAAAAGCGTAGTACATTGTAGTACAAGTGAAAGGTTCTTGATTGAGTTCAAGGAAATGAAACCTATTATTGATACGTGGTTTGTACAGTTAAAAAAGATATATGACTCTAATATCAATTTAGTTAATTCTTTAACTAATGAGATTGATGTTGATTCACTAGATAAGTATATAGAGACTCCTTTAAGACTATCTATTGGGTATACAACCATATCATTAGGTAGTTATAATGGAGAGCTTATTGGGTTTATCTCTGATTTCAGAACAGATACATTCAAAACAGTTATTCTGACTGAGGATAATGTAAGAGAAATCATGGAATTAAATAAAGAACAGAATGACTATATTAAATCAATAAATGATGAAATAGAAGAACTTTGTGAATAAAAAGAGATAGGGGGATACTCAAATGAGAGATAATAAATTCAGTAAGATACTATTGAGTATCTTCTGTTTTCTAGTATTAATAACATTATTACCAAAAAGGGTATTAGCAGATGATACTATTAGTTCTGGTAATCCAACTGGAACTTTAGATGATACTACAACTGAGAGAGAAGAAAGAAAACCAGAATACTCACAAACTGATAGTAGTGGAGAGTACTATATTGCAAGTAGTGAGAACTTAAAAGAGTTATTTACTTTCAAACTATCTAATGTAGCAAATGCATTAGAATGGTTATCTAAAACAAGTACCTTTACAGTGTTAAAAGAGTATGTAGGAGAAGATGGTAATACTTATATAAAAGGATATTATAATGTTCCAAACCTACAAGCATTAGCACTTAATAAAGTAATATCAAACATTGGTGATGGTTATACAAATCAAACATATAAAGTAGAGGATACTCAGTGGTTAGTTCCTGTTGGTATCTCAGATAATATTATCAGTAGATATGGTTTTAAGATACCTAACTATACCTATTTAGGAGAATACCCAAAGGCTTACATGAGTTCAGATGGACTTGTACCAGATGGTATTATTCCAGTAGTTATGAAAGGTATCACAGCATTATTTGGTGGAAGTTTTATTGATGTACCAAGTAGTGAACAGTTTAATACTATTAACTACTATAATCACGGATATGGTACAAATTCAGAGAATGTAATTAACTTCTTTAAAGATAATTGGATTCCATATTTCCAGGACTTTATTTCTACAAGTCAATTTAGTTCCCCAGAAGAGTTTAGAAAAGAATATGTTTCAAATGAAACAGTTACAAATGCTAAGAGTATCATAGAGAACTTATCATTAGATGTAGATGCTAATACTCATTTAGAAGGTGAAGAGGCATATAAGTATGCTAAATCAGTTATAGATAAGATAGAGGGTAGTACATATAATTCTGCTAATATGGCATTGTTTGGGGATGGGGAATTAGTAGAACCAAGCCAAACATATATTCAGATGTTTGCAAAGTGGAGAGATAAGTATTCCAATAAATATCCTAAACAGTGGTCTGATGAAGAAACATTAAACAGAGCTATAAAGGATAAGGATGATACTTTACCTGACTATGAAGGGTTAAAAGTAACTAAGAAGTCTGATGGTTTACTTGCACAGATAGTACAAAAGTATGAAGATGCAACTAAGAGTAAAGAACAATACGATGCTTTTATTGAAAAGTTCAATAAGGATGATTCATATAGACAATGTTTAATCAATAGTGATGAGGTAGGTGCTTGTAAGACTACTAGATTAGGAAAAGATTCTCCTGCTACAATCTCAACTGCCCATGCTTATGTATTAAGTGGGGTATATGAGATTACAAAGGACAAGAAAACTCTAACTAGAGAAGATACTATTAAAATCTTACAGAAATTACAAGATTATTGTGGTGGGTATTACAATGAAGTATTATCTAACCTAACATTAATTATGAAGTTAAATGCGAAGTCTGTTGGGGTAGATATTAAGGTATCCAACTCAGTAGATAGTAGAGTAATGCCTTATGATATTGATACAATGTCAGATATTGATAGACAATCCTTTACTATAAAAGACCCTAGAGTTAAATTATATAAGGATAGTATGTTCGGTAGTTTAATTACTAAGTTTACTCCCTCTTTTAACTTTAACAATTATATTAAGTTACAGGGTATATTAGTGGACTTAGGTGGTAGAATAACAGAATTAAGTGTGTTCTTCCAAACACTAATAAACTTTGATTTCTTAGATACAATTGGACTTAGCCCCGTAGATATGTTTACAAATGGATTTGCAACATTATTCTATTTGGTAGTGCTATTTTTAACGATTACAAGAATTGTTAAATACACGATTGAGTTTTTTAAGACTGGTAGATTTACCAAGATAGTTGCTGTATTCCTTGTGGCAGTATTAGAAGTTGGTTTTGTAGCAAATGTTATGATAAATCCTCAAAAGACGTGGGATGCTACTAAGAAAACTTTAGATACTGTTATGAATTTTGGTGAAAAGATTAGTATGGAACAACAACATGAGTTATCCTACATGTTTGGAGATAATCCAAGTGGAGTTACATATTATCTTCCATACTTAGACTTATGGAGTACTTACAACACAGGATATGGTATTTTAGATAAAGAACAGTATATTAAGAAGTTTGATACAGAAGAACTCGGAATGTATAGACCTAGAATAGCAGATAGAGATGTTCAACATTGGTCTGTAGTTCTAGCAGATGCATTTAGTTACCATGGGGATAGCAATTCAATTTACAGTGTAGCAGACGGTAGTGGAAAACTGGTTAATGGTGGAGTTATTAACAACAATGCTTATAGAGTAGTAGACCACTTCAATGCACCAAGAGTTAATTACGAGAAATTGTCTAATGGTAATATTAAGGTAACTGTTGCCCAAAACGAGAACTATAATGGTAAATTCCAACATGGATTCTTTGATATTATTTCAAAGTTTATTGGTATTTTAAATGTATTCTTTATTTCGTTAATTAAGTTACTTACATTCTTCTGGTTGTGGTATAGGATATATACGTTTGTCTTTATTACACTCATGGAAAAGACTAGAAATAGGTCATGGTTAGACATTATTTCTGATACACTTAGTCCATTACTAGCAATGATATTATTAGGTGCATATTCAGCATTAGTTGTATATATTAGTGGATATGTTTCTGGTCTTGTTGCTATTCTAATACAACTTGGTATCTTTATGACTACAAGAGCGATTATCTTAACATGGAGTACAAATAAGTACTTCCCTAAGACACTTGTACCATTAAAGGCATTATTAAATATGAAGGTTGTGTTAAGAGAGAGAAGAGATAGACTTGAAGATGAAGAGATGGAACGTACTGCCGAAAGAATTGGTTTAGACTTAACAAACGAGGATATGAATGACCGTGCTAAACTCAGAGAAGTATTATTCTATCCAGATGGTACTCCTAAGTATCCAAACGATAATAGATATACTAAGTTGTATAAACAGTGGAAAGAAGATGTCAAACGTTCTAAGGAGTTAGGTTTTGAATCTTCTCCTGAAGATAAACAAGCAAGTAATGCTATATCGTCATGGAATTTATCAGATACAGAGACAGAACAGGTGCAATCAGAGAAAGATGAAGATAATAAATCTCCATTATCAAGTGCTGAATCTAAGAAGATTAATCAAAGTCTTGAAACATTGAAACATAACAAGATTACAAACATTCAGAATATGCAAAAGGATAGTGGCGAACCTCTTGAATACAAGAAGATTGGTGGAAGAAGAAAGAAGAAAGGTGGTAAGATGATACGTGAAGAAGATACTGACTAGAATATTTAGTGTTTTTATGGTAATGTTCCTCTTATTACCTACTTTTTCTGTTAGTGCAAACTACTCTACAAATATAGAGGATGAACCAATTACAAGAGGGTCAAATGCATACAGAATTTGGAGTGTGTGTAAAGCACTTGGTATGAGTGACTATGCTGCCGCAGGAATGTTAGGTAACATATTTGCTGAATCAAGTGCTGACCCCACTTCTATCGAAGGTATTTATGGTGAATATGGAGATGCTAATGGTTCGAAGAAATCACAAGCATTTAAAGATTTAAGTGCATATTTCAGAAATGATTTAGTGCAAAGTTATATCAAGAGTGGTTGGGGCATATCAGGAAGTAGTGATAACTTTGGGAATACAGTTCAAAGTGCTACTGGTTCTAATGGTCATACAATCAACTCTAAAGCATATTTAGGGGTAGATGGTAAATATATCGTTGGTATAGGTTTAATTCAATTTACAGGCCCTAGAGCTAGTAGACTTGTATTATGGGCAGAATCACATGGGTTAAAGTGGTATGATATGAAAGCACAACTTGCTTATATGCTTACTAAAACAGACCCAAAAGGCTATATTGATGGTAAGGCAGATTATGTCATAGATACGTATGCTAAAAATGATTATACTAATGTGGATGATGCTACAAATGATTTCATGGTTAATGTAGAGGGTAATACCCATAATGCAGGAAAGAGAAGAGAACTGGCATTAGATTGGTATAACCGTTTCCATGGAGATACAGGTGATAGAAAATATGGTGAGAAAGTATTAAAACTTGCCAATACTACTGCTGTTAACCCAACTAACGAACCAGAAGATAGAAGTATTGTTCAAGACTTAATTAGTCCAGTTATTAAGATGGCTCAGAACAGTGGATTCATGTTTGATATAGGACATTTAGGTGATAAATTTGCAAATGTTGCATCTACTGAAATCTATAAATCCCTTAATGGTGGTGAGAGTAAGAATAAGTACAGTTTATATGAATTGTTTGGTTCTGATGTACACTATTACAGATATTTAGGTGAAGTTACACAAACTGTTGGATTGGCAGACCACATATATAGTACTTTAAAAGATGGAAGTACTGATGATGTTTTGCTTGGTGATACATTATTTTATCAAAGCGATAGATATTTAAGTGCAAACGTATATGATGATAGACCTAGAGTATTGACACAACAAGAGATAACAGACGGAAAAACAGATGCAAGAGTATTCGCATTATCTAATAATAGATTTGATGGATATTCCTTTGTTGCAGGAGAGTTCTGGTTATCTGTTGCTAAGGTATTAACATCATTTATTACATTATTGATGAGTGATGCACCAATGGTTGGCATAATGGAAGTATTTAAGACCATTTCAAGTACAGAAATCTGGGGTAAAATATTTGTACCTTTATTATATGTACTCACAAGTTATGGTGTAATATTTACCATTATTAACATTGTTGGGTTAGTAACCAAGTACATACATGGTAAAACTCATGCGTGGGCAATCGCTCAACGTGTATTTGCATCATTTATTAGTATTGGACTTATCTTTACATTGGGAAATAATCCATCGGCACTAAGTAATGTGATTGTAGCAGGAACAACTTTTGTTGACAAGATATTTAATGAGGCAATTAACCTAACATATCAAGAAGATGATGTAATCGGTAGTTCAGTAGCATCTAAGGCAACTGAGGCAGCTATTTGGAAAACAGTAATCTTCGAACCATGGATAATGGGTCAATTTGGTACAAGTTATGAGAACTTATATACTCAATTTTCAGATGTTGGTATAAAGTATAATCAATCTCATGCCACAGAGTCACAAATAAAAGCATTAGAAGAAGGAAAATTTACTTTTGATAGCGCTAGTAAGACAGGTGATGTATCTGTACCCGTTGGAAATGGTAAATTTGTAAAGAATTGGGGGGCATACTTATACTCTGTGCAATCAAAATATCACATAGATTATAAAGACGTTTCTGGGGAGAGAACAATTTCCGAGAACCCAGTATTCCCTAATGCTACAACAACTGCTTTTAATTCAGACTTAAACGCAGACCTATTTAGAATTGTAGATGCAACAATGAATATATCACCACAGATTTTCAGTGATGGAACAGAGGTTGCAAACTATACAGATTCAAGACAACCTAACACACAATTCCTGAAACAATCAATGGTAATGATGTTACACGTTCTTATCTTAGGTTGTTTCTTTTTACCAATCATTTTCAAGAAGATAAAGTACTTTATGTTACTAATCTTCTTAGGAATCCAGTTTGTTTTCTTCTCACTATATGAGCTAGTTGCAGAGAATAGAGGCTTGTCTGGTGGATTGGATAAATTAAAGGAATATGCAACGAGTTATTTAACAGCAAGTACTAGATTATTCGTATTTACATTCTTATTTACGAAATTAGTTGGAAAAGGTTTATTAAGTACAGCAATATTTATTATTCTTGGACTAATAATTTACCAGATTACTCCTGATAGTGTAAGAAGAATGATAGCTGATACAAAGAACAAGTTATATGTTGCAGGTAAATATTGGAATAACCACTAGGAAGTTGTGCTATTTATATAATGAGAGGAGTAGTAGAAACAAAGAATACTACTCCTTTAAATTAAGAGAGGACGGATGAGGGTGAAGTTTAGTAGATAAAGAAATTGAAAAATGATAATGTCAATAAAGGTGAGGTTAAAACCGAATAACAAACAACTTTCAAAGCTATTTCAATATGCTGGATGTGCAAGATTTGCTTATAATTGGACTATACTGCGAGAACAAGAGAATTACAAACAGGGTAATAAATTCATATCTGATAATGATTTACGAAAAGAATTTACTCAGCTAAAGAAATTACCAGAATATGAGTGGTTGAATGAAATAAGTAACAATGTTCCAAAACAAGCAATAAAAGATGCTTGTAATACTTATAAGAGATTCTTTAAAAAACAGTGCAAGTTTCCTAAGTTAAAAAGTAAGAGGCATAATGAACAATCCTTCTATCAAGACTGTGTTAAGATTCAGTTTACAGATACCCATGTTAAGGTTGAGGGATTTTCAATGAGTCACAAGCAAAATAAACAAAGGTTAAACTGGATTAGACTTTGTGAAAAAGGAAGAATCTCAACCAACTGTAAGTATCTAAATCCACGTTTCACCTATGATGGGTTGTATTGGTACGTATCAGTCAGTATTGAAGTTGATGATAATGATAAAACATCAACAAATGATGGCATTGGAATTGATTTAGGAGTTAAAAATTTAGCAGTTTGTAGTGATGGTAGTGTCTATAAAAACATCAATAAGACACAAAGAGTAAATAAATTAGAGAAGAAAAAACGCAGGTTACAGCGTTCCATATCGAGACGATATGAGAAAAATAAGAAAGGAAAAAATTACTGTAAAACAAGTAACATTATAAAAATAGAAAAAGAACTTTTAAAGGTAACAAGACGATTGACGAACATTCGTCATAACCACACACATCAGATAACTTCTGAAATTATAAAACGAAATCCAAGTTTTATTTGTATGGAAGATTTGAATGTAGGTGGTATGATGAAAAACAGACATTTATCCAAAGCGGTACAAGAACAATGTTTCTATAAATTTAGACGACAGATTGAATATAAAGCCACTTGGAACAACATTCCAGTAATTTTGGCAGATAGATTCTTTCCAAGTAGTAAGGTTTGTAGTTGTTGTGGTTCTGTGAGGGAAGATTTAAAACTATCTGATAGAGTATTTGTGTGCCACGATTGTGGTAATCGAATAGACAGAGATTTCAATGCTAGTTTAAATCTGAGAATGTATGGAGAACAATCTGTAGCTTAACACTTTCAAGTTGTTACAGATGTGTACCGAACGTTAATCGGGAATTTACGCCTATGGAGAGTACTAGAACTTGTGAGTAGTACCTTGATACGAAAGCATACTCGTTGAAGTAGGAATGAAACATAAAAGTTTTAACTTTTTATAAGTTTTCAGTAACGGACGGATGAGAAAAAGATGTATGTTATTTTAACAAATGACAAACGTATCCCTAAAGATGTAGTAGATTTCGAGTATGAAACCTATACAGTAGATGAATTTCTGAATAAGGGAGAGTTTGTTGAAACTGATTTCTATGTTGATGTGGCTTGTTTAACAGAACAAATCTATACTGCATTTAGTAATTACAAAGACTCATTAGACATTACCTATTATAAGTGGGAAGATGTTGACGTTGCGTTAGATTTCCCAATGAACGATGAGATTGTGCTATATAAAGTGGATAAACCACAACCTGTAGTAGAAAAGCCAGTTGAACCAGCAGTTGAGAAACTTATTGAGAAAGATTTACAACCAGAACCAACAAGAACAGTTGAACAACAAAAAGAAGATGAACACGAAGTTGAAGAGTATAAGAAAGAGATTGAACCTCAGTTAACTATTGATGATAGCCTAGACTTTGTTGTAGATAATATTTCTGCTACAAATAAGGGAATTGATAGTGTTTCTATGACCTCTATCTTAAGTTTCGATGATGATGTAGTGGGAGAAAAGAAACAAACTCCTGCTAAGACAATTGCTTTTGGTAGTTCTAAAGGTGGTTCTGGCAAGACTACCACATGTGCTATGACAGTTAAAAATTATGCTATGACACATCCAACAGAAAGAATTGCAGTTGCTGACTTTGATATTATTGATGGGCAGTTAGGTGCTTTGATTGGTAGTATTTCGCCAACACTTGCAGGCTTCTATAAGCAATATAAGGCAGGAAATAAGGACTTTAACTACCTACATAATTGTAGAGTTAAATCTGATGGATTTGGTGCAAATGTGGACTTTTATCTTGCTATGCCAATGGCTTTCGAGGAAGTTACACGAGATTCTGAATTTTGGGATACAATATTTAAAGAACTAATTATGCACTATGATGTTGTTTTCTTTGATACAGGTATCGACTACATGAACATTCAACCAATCACCAAGATTTATAAGATTGTAGATAGATTGATTTTAACTACAAACACTTCTGTGCCATCTGTTAAATCTATGATGAAACAGTTGCAAGCCTTAAATGGTTCACGTAAAAACTTACGATTCTCAAAAGAGGATGAAATCTTAGAAAAGACAAGATTAGTAATTACACGTGCAACGAAGAATAAGGATTTATTGAAGTATATTGTAAATCTATTTAAACCATTAGTAAAAGTTGGTGCAATCTTTGGTACTATGGAAGATATGATTGAACGTGTTTCATGGTATCATGATTGGAATGTCATTAAGAATAATGAGAGTTTGTGCAAGTACTTAACTGCACTTTGCGAATTAAATTAGAGAGGAAGAATTTATATGGCTAAAAATGAAATTGTAATTGACGGTAAGGTACAGAAGGATGCAAAGGTAATGTCAGAAATGACTACTTTTAATATCTGTGCAATTACTGGAGAATATAAGTTTGTGGATAATACAAAGCGTAATCGTTATACTTATATTCGTGTGTTGTATCCTACAAATGGTACAAAGGAGATTACAGAGATGTTAGCACCTAGAAACATGGTTAGAGTTTATGGAAAATTAGATTCTGAACAATATGTTTCTAAGTCAGACAAGATTGTTTATAATAAAGTATTAACTGCTACAAAGGTAGTTCCACTAAAGTTTAACCGAGATACAAACGAATACGAAGAGGTTAATTAATAATGTTCTGGAACAAGAAAAAAGAGTCAAAGACTGTTAAGGAAAAGTTACCTGAAACATTAGAGAAACTAAAGATTAGGGTATCTACACCATACGGAGCATATCCAGAAGATGTAGAAACAGTGGTATCTGACCTTTTAGAAAAAGTTAATAAATTAGAAACAGCAAATGCAGAGTTATCTAAAAAGAATACTCAACTCGAAAGAGATTTACACCTAGTAAATACAGAGTTAGCAAAGATGAAGATTGATGTTTCATTGATGTCAATTCCAGAAACAACTGAGGAAGAGGATTCTAAGATGTTGAGAGAGTTAAATAAGATAACAAAAGCAGAAGATGATGAAGATTTCGATATTGAAATCGTAGAAGAAGAGTAGAAGGGAAGTACATAGATGCCAGCACAGAACGCAATTGATAGACTTTTTGCAAGTGAGCAAAAGACAAATGACTACACTGTAGATGAAATGCTAGAAGAGGATGATGACATGTTCTTAGAAGGGATGTCAGACGAAAGTAAGACCGCATTGTATGGAAGAGTAGTTCCTAAACCACATGTAGAAGAAGTAGAAAAGACACAAGAATTACCTATTCAACAGGAAGAAGAAAATATTGAAGAAGATAATGAAGAACCAGTTGAAGAAGTAAAGCGTGGTAGAGGTAGACCACGTAAGGAAACAGTTGAACAACCAACTGTACAACAAGATAACGATGTATCTATAATCATGGATGCACTATGTATGTCAGTTATTGAAGATTTAACAAGGGAAAACTATAAGTTTATGAACTTTACTAAAGAACAAACTATGGTTATTTTAAATTATATGAAGAAAAAATTAGGAGAATAGAAAAATATGAATATCGTAAAGAACCTTATTTATTTTGCACCAGCAGGTGATGGTGGAACAGCCGTAACAATCGCAGATAATATTCTAAACAAGATTGGTACATTAGGACTTATTGTAATCGCAGGTGCAGTAATTATTGGCTTAATTGTGTTTGCATGGGGTTACACTCGTGGGGAACAGAAGATTAGTGTTTGGAAGGCACTTGGTATGTTAGCAGTTATATTACTAATTGCAGGTTTCATCATGATGGCTATGAATTGGAGAAACTTCTTAGACTTTGCACAACAATTCACTCAACGTGGATTTGATGTATTCCAGAACGTGTCAAACGAATTTATCAACTAAGTAAAGTAGTATAGGAAGAAAATTTTATGAGACAGCAGTTTATGTCGGATATTATGGATTTAGCCAAGGAAGAATTGTTACTTGACAGAATCATCACAATATTGTATAATAAGAGCAGTGAATCTTGTACCCCCAATGAGGTAGGTACTTTTCAAGATGTTATTTATTATGCAGATGACAAAGTTTTAAATGAAAGTGGGGAAACTATCATTGATTTAACATATGGTTTTATCAATGGTAGACCTCAACTTGATTATGGGAACGACTATTTACTTGCAATGGACTTAGTATATCCAATGTTAGATATTGCAAATTCAGATAAGGTGGTTCTCGTTAAAGACTAGAAAGGGGTGGAGTAATGTCACTAAAGGATTTTATGCAAAAACTACAGGAACAAGACGAAAGTGATGTAGTTTATAGCCAAAAACCAGAAGATGAAGTACGTATTCTGCCACCAGTTAAAAACAAAGAACATGTCGAAGTAATCAAGAAAGATGAAAAGACTGACCAAATTAAGGTAATTCCACCTAAAAAAGAAGAAGAAAAACAAGTAGTAAAACCATTTAGATTCGTTTCTAATCCAGAAAAGCCAAAGATTACATTTAACTTTAATCTTGTGCCAGAGAAGAAAAAAGAAGAACCTAAGAAGGAAGAAGTAAGGCAAGAAGAAATAGTAGTGCCAAAACAAGAGGATAAGCAGTTATCGGAGTTTGAAAAGAGAGAGTTACTTTTCAAAAAGAGTGGAACACCTGAAATTAAGAAAACAACATGGTTAGAGGTTTATACGAAAGCCCAAGCCAGTAAAGCAAGAAACATCACAAGCGATACAATTCGAGAAGGAAGATTCTACGTATCCATGAATGATGAAATCGCATTATTGCCAAAATACGATTGTGCAAGTAAGACAGTCGAAGAAATATTTGATGATAAGTGGTTGAAAAATTAGAAAAATAGTGAGGAACTTATTAATGAGTTGGAACAACTTAAACACAAAAAAACAAAGCATTGCAGTTACAGTGCCAGTTGAGGACTATGAACATTTAACTGGTAAGAGGTTGGAAGATGCGATTAGAGAAAATCTTTCAATTCCATATAATTGTGTAATCACACAGTTAAATAAGACTACAAAGACGATTAAGGTAGTGTATGTAAATGATAATTCATTTACTCTTGATGACATCCGAGCAGTCAATAATGAAACTGTTAAACCAATTAAACTAAAGAGAGTCGGAAAGACTAATAAGATTAGACAATCTGAAAAGAAAGTAAGAACACTAGGCAGGGCGATGGCAGTTGTTAATATTGCTGACTTCCACTTAAACAGATTAGTTTATGGTAAAGAGGGTTTTGGAGATAATTACGATTCAAAGGTTGCCTCAGAAGTGTTCATGCGAATAATTGATAAGACAGTTATTAATCTCCAGAATAGTCCTAGACAGATTGATAGAATTGTAATCAATACTTGTGGAGATTTCTTAAATTCTGATACATCAACACATACAACCACTAGAGGAACACCTCAAGAAGATGATTTATGTTGGAAAGAGGCTTTCTATTTGGCAACAGGTCTATTAGAATATGCAGTTAAGAAGTTAGCAGAAGTTGCACCAGTAGAGTATTATTTTGTACAAGGTAACCATGATACAATGGTTGGGTTCTATTTAACAAGTTGGTTATGGGCTAGATTTAAAGGTGTAAAGAATGTCTTTATTAGTGATAGTCCAAAGCCAAGAGCAACAGTTAAGTATGGTTCTAATGTTATTTGTATGACACATGGTTATTTAGAGGGTAAGAACATCAAGAATTTACCTTTTGTAGAACCAGAGTTATTACAGGAATTATCAACTGCAACAAATGTGGAAGTATTGAGTGGTCATTTACACACAGTTGATGTTAAGTTGTTAAATGGGGCTAAGTTTGAGGTATTACCAAGTTCTTGTCCAGTTGAAGATAATTGGACTTATGGTATGAGTTTTGATAAGCCAAAGGGTGAGGTTGTTATCAACTATTATGATAAGACAGACAGAGTTCAACAAGACTACATTAATACGTGTAAGATTTATAAGGAACTTGTTGGGTAGAATGTTTGAGTAAGGGGGTAAAAATCCCCCTTTTATTTTATTTAAAAAATTTTTTAAAATTTCTTCATTTTACCTATTGACAGATATAGTAATTTTGTGTTATGATATTAGTGTGAAAATGGGTTGACAAAATCTGCTTTTCAGCGAACACTTAGGTAAAATAAAAAGGCTAAAACTAGCCCAAGGAGAAAACCATGAATAAGATTAAGAACATTTTAGAAAACAATAAGAAGAAGTTAGTTGTAGTAGTTTTATTACTATTAGCTATCGCACTTTCTACTGGTTATATCTTAACAAATAAGCAGGCTGATGTCAAGCCAACTTCTAACAAAACTTCCGAAGTTACAACTAAGGAAGATAACAAGTCTGATAAAAAGACAGAAGTTAAGACTGATAAGAAGTCTGATGAAAAGAAAGACGAAACTAAGGAAGATAAGAAGGAAGATAAGAAAGTTGAAACAGCAGTAGAAGAAACAAAGACTACTAATGTAGAAAACAATACTACTTCTACTCCAACAGAGAATAACAACACAACAAACAATACTACTTCAAATACAGTATCTAATACTGCTAAGCCAACAAGCACTCCATGTGTACCTACATATACAACTGTAACTCACCCAGAACAAGGTCACTACGAAACACAAGTAGTTTCTCAGGCTTGGGATGAACCTGTATATGCACGTAAGATTGTTGGTGGTCATACTGGTCGAGTATATAACTCTTTAGATGAGTTTGATATGCAAGACGAAGATGGTAACTATTCTGTTAAAGATGTACAGGTTGATACTATTCATCACGATGCTGTTACTCAACAGGTTTGGGTAGTTGACCAACAGGCTTGGACTGAAACAGTTGCAAGTGGTTGTTAATTAACTTGTACTCAAAGTATAGACGATTTTAAGTGTAAAGTCAATACAAAAAACAAACTTTTTACAAAAAATTTAAAGGGATAGAAATATCCCCTTTTTATTGTTAAATATATTGACAATATCACATTGTATGTGGTAAAATGTTAGAAATGGGTTCTGGAAATTCTCCCATCAAAAGAATTGGTAACGTAGGAGGAAAATAACTAAGTGAATAAGTTTATTAAGAAGTTATTTACTGTTGCAATGACCTTATCTATGACTATGAACCATTAGAATATGGTAAAGCAGAACAGCAAGCAAGTGATGGTAATGTCCTATTAGATGTAAAAGGTACAGATGTAACAGTAGAAACAAGTGGTTCTGAGCAATTAGTATCAGGAAACGATGGAACTCGTCAAGAGATTGCTAAAGGTTCAATTATCAAAGCCACTGGAGTTACATATTTTGTAGCATTCCACAAAGATGGTAGTTATGAAACATTTACAGGTGATGTAGAATATCAAACAAATGAGAATACTGCATACGTATCGGTTGTTGGTGGAGTTAGTCAAACACACTCACGTAAAAAGCGTTCAACTGGTGATGTAAACAGTTTAGCAGTAGGTGATACATTCAGTGGTACATTTGGCACAAGCAATACAAACCCAGGCATCGGAAGTCAAACTTTCTATGTAGATGCAGTTACAGGTTTATTAGCACAGGTATCAGACCAGATTATTGGTTCACAATATGTAACATGCCAAGAACATGGTTATGTTGGTTTAACAAATATCAATGCTTGGTCATTAGGCAGAAAAGCAGAGTATGTCTATAATGCTACTGTAACAAGTGTTACACCAGATGGAACAGTTACATTATCTATTGATGTTCCACACTATCTAAAACCAGGCACAAATGAAGAGGCAACAGGTTGGAACGCCCAGTTAGGAACAGTTCCTTATCAACGTTGTGCAGGTACATGGGTAATTAAGACAGCTCCTCGTGCAGTACAGATGTATGTACGTGTAGAAAAGTCAAATGGTAATCCAGAGATTACAAAGAATAATCAATGCTATGCACAGGACTTATCTGGTGCAGTATATGGAGTATTCCGTGATTCTACCGCAACAACATCAAAGGTTGGAGAAATCACAACAGATGCTAATGGTGTAGGTGCATTAACAGATATTACAGTCAACGCAGGTGAAAATCTTTATATTAAAGAACTAAAAGCACCAAAGGGATTTGCATTAGATACAAAGATTTATACGGTTTCATCTTTGGCAACAGCGGCTGACGGTTGGTATGTACGTTCAACTGATATGCCAATGAACGACCCAGTTGCAATTAGACTAACAAAGAAATCTGCTGATAAGGTAGAAAATCCAGCATCTCTTGAAGGCGCAGAGTTCACAGTTAAATATTATGCAGGTCAATATACAAAGGAAACATTGCCTAAACAAGCAACCAGAACTTGGGTAATTAAGACTTTAAATAAGAATGGTCGTTATTTCACACGTTTAGGAGATGAATATAAAGTATCTGGTGATGATTTTTACTTAGATAACGGTGTTCCTACACTTCCATTAGGTACTATTACTATTGAAGAAACAAAAGCACCTAATGGTTACACTCTCGAAAACAAGACATTAAATCAAGCTGGTACTGAAATCTCTGATGGTGTTGCATTATTCAATATTGAACACGATGCACAAGACATTCCTCAGTTAGTTGGTGGTAACGAATACACAATCGAAGAAGGTGTATCTCGTGGTCAGTTCAATGTGGTTAAGGTTGATAGCAAGACTAGTAAGACATTAGAAGGCGCTAAGTTTAAGATTGTCAATAAGAACAACTACGATGTTGTTCTAAAGAATGAAAATGACGAAGATTTAGAGGTAATCCCTGCAGGTGGTGAATCTAACTTTACATTTACTTCTGACAAGAATGGTGCATTTACTGGTTGGACAAACATGTTACAAGCAGGTAACTATGCTGTTAGAGAAATCGAAGCACCAAAGAACTATCATACTGCTGAAGATGTAGAATTTGCCATCGAACACGGTAAGACTACTGGTGTAACAGTTTCTGATAAGGAAAAAGAACCTAAGTTGGGAACTCATGCCCATGAATTTGGTACAGGTAGTAAGTTAGTTAAGGAAGGCTTAGTTAAGTTAGAAGATGTTGCTAACTACGAAAATGTACGTTTAGGTAAGTACAACTATACTACAACGTTAGTTGCTAAGGGTACAACAGAAGCAGAAGATGAAATTGTTTATAACAATACACAGGAAGTTGATATTACAGACTACAACGGTGAGTTAAAGACAGTTGTTGATGTAGATACAACTAAGTATGGTGATAAAGAATTAGTATTCTACGAAGAGTTAGTAAGCATTGAAAATCCAGAGTACGGTGTTGCACATAAGGTTCGTGAAGATAAAGACCAGACAGTTAAGGTTACTAAGATTCGCACTACAATCAAGGACAAAGTAGACGGTGATAATGTTATTGACGGAACAAAGACAGAACAGACTGTTATTGATACTATTTCATACTTTGGACTAGAAGTTGGTAAGAAGTATACTGCTACTGGTACATTGATGAATAAGGAAACAGGATTACCAATCTTAGTAGATGGACAACCAATTACAAAGACAGTAGAATTTACTGCTACTGAAACAAATGGTAAGGTTGAAGTTCCATTTACATTCAACGCAACATTAGTTGCTGGTAGACGTATTGTAGCATTTGAATCTGTTAAGGATGAAAATGGTATTGAAGTGGGTATCCATGCTGATATTAACGATATGTCACAGACATTTGATGTTACTATGAAGTTGAAGTTACAGATTGCTAAGGCTGATAAGGATAACATCAAGCACTTTTTAAAGGGTGCAGAATTTACACTTTTCAATAAGGATGGTTCAGTATATAAAGACATTAATGGAAAAGATGCTATTGGAGTTACAAACGAAAATGGCGAAGTTGAAATGAATGTTGTATATACAGTAGCAAATGAAGGTGCTTACGTTATGGAAACAAGGGCTCCTGAAGGATATGAAATCTCTACTGAAAAGTATCCTGTTAAATTGACAGGTAAGGATACATTAGGTGTAGACTTAATTAAGATTACTGTACTTGATGAGGCTATTATTATCCCACCAACAGGTGTGGAAACAAATCCAATCTTATGGTTAGGTTTAAGTTTCGTGGCACTTGCAGGTGTAGGAATGGTACTATTTCTCAAAAAGAATAGTAAGTAATTGATAATATTGGAGAGGGTTAGTACCCCTCTCTTTTATTATTACCTCACAGTACACAAGAGACCGTGACGTTGGTTGTGAGGCCTTAACACTAACATCTTGTGAAAAATAAGGAGATTAAAGGTATGAAATTTGTTTTAGGCAAGACTCCAGAAGAACTTGCAAAAGAAGAAAGTCAAAGAATGACAGAGATTGCAGAAGAAGTACAAAAGAGAGAAGCAATCAGAAATAGTAAACTATTAGCATTAGAGAGAAAAAAGAAAAAGAATAAGTTAATTGTAAAGATTTTACTTGGAGTATTCACAACAATATTCTTTTTATGGGGAACATTTAATACGTTCTTCAAACATCAATTAACTCCAAGAGATGTACAGGAAGTTATTAATCAAACAGTTAATCAGTTCCCTACAGCAGGATTAGAAGGATATATTAGACAGAACTTTAATACTTGGTTTAACAAAGGAACATCACTTAAAGATGGTGATGTAGAGAGTCTAACTCCTGAATTAGATTCCTTATCTATTGATGCAACAATCCCTATTAATTCTAATGTAATTAGAACTTACTTCTCGGTGGATATTGAAGTAAAACATAAGGATAGTAAAGACAGCTCAGGTAATGTTGTTACTGCAGGTCATACAGAAAAGAGTAGATATACATTCTACTTACCTATTGAATATTATAGTAATTATAATGACCAAAATCAAAGAACTGTAAGTGGTTATAGACCGGTAGAACAGTTATCTCTATACACATTAAATAGAATTGATACTCCAGAAGTTAAAGAGAATGAATTACTTGCATTTAGTGGAGAATTAGAGAGTAAGGATGTAATGGAATCTGCTAAGATTAAGGTTACAAAGACATTAGAAGATTTATTCGAAGGAAGAGATACTTCACAAGATTTCTTGAACTATTTAACTTTCAATAACTATGGAGCGAAGTTTAGTAGTGTAAATGATTTCAAGATGTATCAACAACCAAATAAGTTAGGATATAATGCAAAAGTAACTTATACAATAATTACAAAGGATGGTTTTACGTATACAACTTCTACATATTTACTCGTTGCTAAATCAGATAAGACATGGGTAATTAAAGGAAGTCTATAATCAGAGAGGTAAATATTTATGAGTAATGAAACACAAGTTATTTTGAATGTGATGGCTGTCATAGTTACAGTTTTACAGTGTATTATTTTAGAACGACATGGAGTTCCTTTTTGGAAAGGATTAATTCCTATTTATGGTCAATATATCTTTGCACGAGATGTAGCAAAAGCACCAGAGTGGGGTAAAAAGAGTGTAATACTTTCAATAGCTGTTATCGTATTAACAGTATTATTATTGATTGTTTGTGGTGGTGTATTATTTAAAGCAGTAACAAACAATAATCCAACTTACGGAAGTTTTGTATTATTTAGTATCCTAGCATATTTTGCAATTATGTTTGTGCTATTGATTTATGCATTAAATATTTCTAAGCACATTTATTCCTCATATAATGAAATCCATGGTCATGACCAGATTTATACATACATTGCAATGTTTATACCAATTATTGCCTTTACATATTATGTGTTAATGAAAGATGGAGAGGTACAAAATGGGAAAGATTAAATATATTCGACCATTAATTGATGGTGGTTGCTCTGAATGTTCTGCAAGTGAGGAGAATGTAGGAAAGAGAAGATGTCGTCATGTCTTAGAAACTGCCAATATAACAGTAGTTGAAAAGAGTGATAACATGAATTGGATTGATATAGATGGAAGAATTGAGGGAGAAGATTCCACATTCTCAATTAAAGCATCTACTAAAGAAATTAAAGATTATATAAAAGAGTTATCTACCACACTAACTACAAAAGAAAAGAAAGAAATATTAGCATACTTGCAAGATGAGTAAGTTTACAAATCGAGTACGTGGTAGAGTAAGACATAGTGTAAACACTTACAAAAAAGACTTCCAAAAGAATTTCAAACACTGGAAGATAATGACCAACAGAAAACTAAACCATTTTGTTACTTGGGCTAAAGGTGCAGGTAGATTAACTCTGATGTTAATAGGACTAGTACCTATTGGATTAATTGTATTAAACATTTCTTTTTATCTAATTGCTATTGGTCAGACAGTTGGTTCTAGTCCACATTTCTACTGTGATGCAAAGGCAAGTGATGAAGTAAAATCAACAGAACAATACCAACAATATTGTAAAGGATTTGGTTCGGTTGGTGGTAATAATAGTAGTATTGCAGAGGCTGCAATTTCCCTAGCCACAACAGATGAAACAGTTGGTGGAAGAAAGATTAACTGGACTGTCAATGGTTTTAGTGATGTAGAGGCTTATGCTACAAACTCTAATTATACAGTAGGAACATTCTTGGATAAAGTTCCAAAGATTGTACAAACGGCACAAGAACTTAAATCTGATGGTAAGAGAAACACAGTAACATGGTCATTACCATTCTACGCATCATGTGACCTAACAACTTCCATGGCAGTTCTATGGAGTGGTGCTGATGATAATTTTCCAATGACATTAGGTGGTTTTGAACTGTTTAGTGGTGGAAAAGGGAGTATTACGGGCTACCTTGTAAATGGTGGTGGAGATGGTAAGTGGAAACAAGTACCAAAAGGTGAGAAGATATTACCAGGTGATATTGCAATGGGTAATAATCACGGTGGTTATCAACACGTTTGGATGTATGTAGCAACATGGGAAAATGGTACTTGGACTGACAATTCATTAGTACAAAAGAAATATCCAGGCAGTACTGCAAATACCTATCAAGGTTCTTATCTTGACTATTATGCAAGTTTAAGTGATATTGGAAATCCATGGAATCTTGCTGATGTTGTGTATAGATATGTTGGTACACCGGATGAACAAAGTCCGTTTAGGAGTATAAAGTAATATGAGAAAGATTAAGAAACCAGTTATTATTGGTATTATGGTTGTAGGAGTGTTAGTTGGTGCTATATTACTATACACTCTTGCACCACATAAAAAGGTAGTTGATAATGAAACAGAAGTTCCTAAACCTGTTCAACCTACAACAGAGCCGTCTGTACAAGAAGAATTGACAGATAGTGAACTCAATAATCTGTATAGAGAGTTGTTTATTGCTAGGTCTAACGCAAGTGATGGTGTCGGTATTATAGAACAAAAGACTATAAAGGGCATAACTTATAGACTATCAAACGATAATAACTATTTAATTAAAGAATTAGGAAACAAAGAATACATCTATAAGAATGGTGTATGGGAAGAATATACAACATCAAAGGTTGAAAATACAGGAACTATTACAAAAGAAGAAGTAATTAATAGATTAGGAAATCTATCTAATGTAGCAACCACATACTCAAAGTTAGAGGGTATTACAGGTGAACCATACAATGATTTCTTACATTACTTCTACAGTACATATCCAGATGTAGATTTCAATGAAATAAGAGTATATTCTATTAACGATGTGAATCTATGTGCAGTTGTTTCAAGAGATAATAGTATTAAGGTGTTTATTGGTAATAAGACTTATGAACTAACCTCACTATCTTTTGAAGAGTATAAAGAAATTGTAAATATGCTAAATGTTGCATATTAAAAAGAAAGGTAGAGGGTGAGAATGAGACTAAAGAAGATATTTACAAACCTAATGCTTATCTTGGTGATACTACTCACCAGTCTACAAGTAAGTGCAGGTAGTGGATTTAAGGAAAAAGATGGATTATTTACTAAGAACCTAGAAGAAGTTTTTGAAAATACAAATAGTGGTAGTTTAGCGACCAAACACACATACCCTTTTGGAGATGCTGATATTCAGATTAATCAAGTTGGTTTTGACTTGCTATATGGTGTTAGTAAAGATATTGTTAGATATGTAGGTGAAGTCCCTTATGGTAATACTCACGATTCAGATGGCAATGCTTATTCTGGTATGAGAAACTTACCATATCAGAAGAACAATCCATCTATTGATAACGAAGATTATTGGGGAAAAACAGGATTAGAAAATAAAGAACAAACAATTAACTCATTAGAAGCAGTTAATGGAGAAAAGGTAGTAAGTTTAAGACTATTTGCTTTATCTAATGTAGGTGGTATTCCTTTTGGTTGGGTATATTCTATTTTATCGTTATTTACTAGAATAACTACATCTGTTATGGGTATCATTATTCAACTAAAGAACATTAACATCAGTGTAATTATGGATGCCTTAAAGTTAGATAAAGTAAATGAATTGCTTGTAAAGTTGTTTGTTGTTTCAGATGGTGCGGATGGTACATTACGACTTGCTCCTGCTATGATGTTTGCATTAGTTGCATTGGTCATTTCAGTCATTGCAACAGCATTTAACTTTATTTTCGGACATACAAAGTCAAAGGATATTTTTAGTGATGTATTTGTTGTTGCAATAATTGGGTTTATTATTGTTGGTACAGCCCTTTTAGGAAAACCTACGGAGATTGGTACATCATTATCAACCTTTGTAAACAAGGTACTTATAAGTGCCAATCCAACAATGCAAGATGGTACAATTTTCTACACAAGTGTTACAGGTGGAGATACAAATAGAACAAATGCTACAATCGAGATGTCCTCGGTTAATAAAGCATATATTGATTCTCAAATCTGTACACAGTTTGGAGTTGATGATATTAGTGAATTATCATTCAAATCTCTTGGAGATGAAAATGGTATGATTGCAACTAAGTACTTAGAGGGATATAGTGAGTCAGACCAAACTACAGTTGATAAGAACTTAGGATACTATTTCTGGTTTGCTAACTCTAGTGCTAAGAAGTTGAGTAAGAATGAACTCCCAACAATTTCGGAAACACAGGATTCTAAGTTATCCTCAATGGTTACTTATTTGCAAGTGCTGTATAATAATGGAAATGATGAAGTAAAGTCTAACATTACTAATATTATGTTATCCTTAGCTAGACCATCTATCGGATTTGGCATTGTTAAAATGCTACTATTGATGGCTACATTTGGTCTAATGGCATACTGTCTTGCTAAATATGCATTTAAAGTAGCGATTGCCAAGATGAGTATTTTGTTAGGAGTACTTGCTATGCCTATTGCGGGTATTTTAATTCTAACAACAAACAAGAAAGCAGTATCTATTGGTAAAGGTTTACTTGGAATATTCCTAGTGGCAACAATTAAAGTAACTATCCTAAGTCTTTTCTTTGACCTGATTATATTTGTGGTATCACTAATGGTTACAGGTAATATTATATTCTTAGTAATTGCAATCGTATTCCTTTCTATTATGATGAAGTTTAATCCACTTATTGAACGTTCAATAGATGATATTTTACGTGGATATGAAAGACAGTTCTCACCAGAATCTGCTAAATTAAAGAGTGACGCTAAGATTTGGGCTAGACAGAAGTTACACTCTGTTAAGGAAGATACAGCTAAGGGTAAGAAAGTTGTTGTTGGATATGAAGAAGATGGTACACCAATCTTTGCTACTAAGAGTAATGGTGTGGTATCAACACTTGCAGGTATTGGTGAAAACATGTTACAAGAAAATCCAATTAACACAAAATCTACATTTGATATTATAGCAGATGGATTTAAGAAGATTGGCACAAATAAGGAAAGTGTAAACAACGCTTTACGTACTTCCGATGCAAGTGCTTATGTAGATAAGATTAGAGCAGTGGAAACCGATATTGCCACACAGGCTGTTGCAGAAACTAACGGTGCATTTAATATGGAAACCGGTGTTGCAGATTATTCACTAATGAATGATACAGAAATTGCATTACACAAGAGATACTTAAATGCTCAGAAGTTGGAAGATTCTATTCAAAGGTCATTTACATATTATAACGATAGAGTAGGTGGACTAAGTGTAGAAGAAGAAAACGAAAGACAAAGACTAAGTAAAGAATTGTCTGATAAGAAAACTGCAACTCAGAAAGCCAAGACAACATTACAAGATGCTATGATTGAAAACAGAAAGTTGAAAGCACAGGAAGAGAGGTATGATGAACTTAAAGAGAATTATACTGGTCTATTAAAGAGTGTTGATACAAAGGATAGAACACAGGTTAAAGACAGAATGTTATTAGACAAGAAGTTATGGGCTTTAGAAAATCATAGGGTTGCATCAAGTCAAGAACTTACTGAGGCTGATAATATGGCAGTTGTGAAACAGATGAACTCCATTGAGTACCATAACAATAGAACTAAATCTGGAAAACTTATGGATAAGGTAAGAACTAAGGGGGATGTTGTACAAAAGTCAAGTGAGGAAATGTATAATGACCTCATTGCGGGTGCAAAGGAAACTTGGAAGAAAGAAAATGGGTTGGATAAGGATTCAAAACCAGTATTCTCAATTAAAGGATTAGACAGTGTTCAAGATGAGAATACTCCTGCTGGCAAGATGGATACTGTGAGAGAGATGTTCCAACAACCTATCGATATTGATGATAGTGATGAATAGGGGTAGATTGTGTATAGTCTACCCCTTTCTCTTTTAGGAGGGAATTTAATTTGATAAAAAAGATATTAGAAAAGAAATCTAAGGGGTTCATGGGTAGGACACATTTCTTACTATCCATGATACTTTTACTTGGATTGATGTTAATTCCTGTAGATATTATACAGGACTATGCTACTCAATTAAAGAGTAGTTGGTTACAATTTATTGTTGGAATTGTAATATTTGTAGGTGGCACTTTATTTGTGGATTTAGATGACGTACATAACTCTGCATATATGTTAGGACCGTTATCTACAATATTCACTTTGTTTATGCAGACTACAAGTAAAACAATATGGACATTGTATCATGGTAAAAAGGATAGACCTCCAGTTAATAGAGAGGGTAAACCTACACAACATAGATACTTATGGCATACAGCAATTGTAGCAATTGGACTATTTTTATTATTCCATTTTGGACTACCAGTTGGTAACTATACAATATTTGCAAATATAAAGACAAGTATTGAGATTGGAGAGTTAGACAAGTTCTTACTAAACAACTCTGTACTAACTTTATTTATTATTCTGGCATTTATGTCAGCATTTATTGGTAGTGCTATGATATTGTCTAGCATTAATAAGATAGTGAAAGTTCCAAAGTATTTGCGTTATATATTACCAACTGTGGTTATAATTTACATATTTACTACAACTTATACAAATATAAGATTGTTAGGTGAGTTATTTGCCTTTGGATATTTTGCACATCTATTTGAGGATTCCTTTTCAGATAGTGGTGTATGTTTATTTTTCCCATTCCCATTCTTCTGGGAAGGAAAAGTGTGGAAGAAAATTAGATTATTACCTATTACAGTAACTACTGGTGGTACAGTAAACACTATTATAGACCTAGTTGCAGGTGTGGGAGTAATCATACTAATGATTGTAACAATTTCAAATTGGTAAAGGATAATTTATGACAAAAGTTAATTTTAGGGAATATATTGACTGTTCCGACTACATAGAGAAAAAATTAGAATATTTACATGACCTCTGTGAAAGTAGAGGGTTAGAAGATGAGGACTTTGATATTGGTATCTGTATTTATCCATGTGAACGTGGTGTAGACGATGATGAAGCAGTATTAAGATTAATTTTTCATTACAAATATTTACTTGCAGGAGAATTTGAGTGTGCAGTATTTAAAGATTCTACTATTCAGAAACTAGAATACACACCAGAGGTGGAAGCATTTCTTCTTAGAGATGGAAATGATTACAGATATGCTGTAGCAATTAATGGGGCAGTTATCGAAGAAGATTTAGTAAGTCTATATCTTGAAAAAGGTATTGAACATTGTGTTGAGGTAATTTTAAAAGAAATTGGGGAATAATATATGGCATACAACGATGAATAATTAAATTAACCAAGGGAGGAAATTAATTTTGGAAAAGTGGTATTACTATAAAAGGGCAGATATTACCATTGGGGAAAAGCAAGTAAAACACTATGCTAGATACCTTTTGGTAGGACTGTTGGTAGGACTTGTAAGTAGTAGCATTGTCGGATATAAGTATAGAACACAGATATATGACTATGTAGTAAATCCTAGTGCTATACTAACAGAAAAAGAGATTACGGTTGATGTTGGCACAGACTTAGATGTTAAGAAGTATTGTATTGTAAATAGCGATAAAGTAAGTGTGTCATATCCAGATACACCTAAACTAGATAAATTAGGTGAATATGATTTGGTATATACATCTAAAAACTCTGTAAGGGAAACAAAGTTACATCTAAAAGTTAATGTAGTGGATAAAGATGCACCTACTATCAATTTAACACAAGACAGTTTGGTATTGACTAGAGATGTAGATACTCAAACATTTGATTCTAAGAATTATGTAGCATCTGTAACAGATAATTATGATAAACCAGAGGATATTACAGTTGAATATCCAACTAACTTAGATTTTTCAAAGGATAGTGTAGAATGTAAGTATGTTGCAAAGGATAAATCAGGTAATGAGAGTAGTAAGACATTGGTGATTGCTGTTAAGGATAAGCCAGTAGAACCTGCTCCTGTAGAACCTACACAACCATCATATGTGCAACCATCTTATGACCAACCAACATATACAGAACCTACATATACTCAGCCAAGTTATTCACCAGGTACTGACATTGTAGGAGTACATCCTGTATCTGTGCCTATTGGAACAAGTTTTGCTGTATTGTCAGACCAACTTACAAGTGGGGTATCATCTGGATACTCTGTCTCTGTTAATTTTGCATCCGTAAATTTAACAGTTGCAGGAACATATACAGTTACATTTACAAATACTGCAGGTACTTCTGTAAGTACTACAGTTACAGTTTATTAAGAGGGGAACTATAATATGGATTTAAGAAAAGAACGAGAACTATTATTTGATAGAAACTTTAATGTCATTGATGAAGATACAGAATATCGAGTTATTGAATTTTGTGAGGAACTAACTCGACTTTCTGGTATTCAATGTGTTACAAATGGTGGTGCAATGTTTGAATATGTCGAACGTGTATATAATAGTGTAGTTGATGAATAAATTACACAAGTGTTTACATCGTGGGTGTAAAAATAAGACAATGTATAATTTTTGTTACACTCATAAAGATGATGTATACCTAGATGTGTGTAAGATACACGGAAAGACAAAATTTCAAAACTATCATTGTTTAAAGTGTCAAGAATTAAAGAAACCAAAGTACACGAAGAATAAACGAGTTTTATCTTGTTTAGATGAGATATTTGGTAAGAGATTGAAACATAAGACAAGAAAGTATCAAGAACGATACATCCAACGCATTGGTAATGTATCAGGGATATATGGTATATTTGTTAAAAAAGGTTCTGGATTAGGAAAATGTCTATATGTAGGTCAGAGTGTTAATGTTGCAACAAGAGTAAAACAACATAAAGAGAACTTTAAGAAAGCACAAAGACACTTAATAGGTCTAAAAACATGGAATAAGAGATTAAAGGTATATAAGGTAGAATATAAGTATTATGAGATGGCAAAGAAGTATAACTTATCTGATTTAAAGTTTGTAAGACTATGCACAATACCTAAAAAGTATTTACAAACACCAGAGTTTAATGGTATAATTACCTATATGGAGCAATTCATGATGGATGTCTATAAGCCTACATTAAATACCTTTGCGGCTAGACCATCCTATAAGTGAGTTCAACATTATTTACCTCATAGTATACAAGTAAGAAAGAAGAAACACGACATGTACGAAGAAAGGAATCGCAAAATTAAAGAAAAGGGTAAAGAAACCAGAGAAAGACATGCGAAGATGGATTGTCGTGTTTTCTCCGTTAAAGTTCAAGAGAACCGATTATCTAATGCAAAATTGGAAAAACTATATCGTTGTTTCTTAGAAGCTAAGTGGTTGCGTAATGCTGTAGTAGCGACCGAAAACTTATCTCTTGAAGATACATCTGCTGTTCAGGTTAAAGTCAATGGCACTTTTGAAGTTAGAGAGATTAAGACACTTTCAGCACAGATGAAACAATCAGTTGTCGATAGTGTTAAGCAGGATGTGTTTAATCTGTCCAAGGCTAAAAAGAAAGGTCTAAAAGTTGGTAAACTCCAATACAAGAAAGAGTGTAACGAAATCAACCTAAAACAATTCGGTTGTACACACTACTTTAAGGGTCAAAACAAAATCCATATTCAACGAATAGGTGTTTTAGTTGTAAATGGACTTGAACAAATTAACCTAGATGAAGTTGAGTTTGCAAATGCTAAACTCATCAAGAAACCATCAGGTTTTTATGTTCATCTAACAGTTTATACTAAGAAACAACCTCAGTCTACCACTGAGAAAGAAGTTATTGGTTTGGATATGGGTATTAAAGACCAATTGACATTTTCTAATGGAGTTAAAGTAAACTTTTATCTGGAAGAAAGTGAACAACTTAAAGGATTGATGAGAAAGTTATCTCGTCAGACAAAGGGTTCTAACCAGTATAAGCAAACTTTAGTAAGAATTAAGAGAATTTATGAACACCAGAACAATAAGAAAAACGATGTAGTCAACAAGTTAAATTCTGTGTTAAAGCAGAATTACATCATCTGTTTTCAAGATGAACTATTAAACTCGTGGAAACGTAAGAAATCTAAACGTAGATTTAGTTTTAGAAGAAAGGTTCAACATGGAATCTTGGGTAGAGTTAAGGTCAAATTAGAAAAGAACGACGCTAATGTAATGTTAGAAAGTTCTGTCCCAACGACTCAAACCTGTCCTGTGTGCGGATGTTTAACCAAACATAGTTTAGATAAACGTCAGTACCATTGTAACCATTGTGGATTTGAGAATGCAGATAGAGATATTCACTCTGCAAATATGATGGTATTGTTGAGCGGGTATGGAACGTATCGCTCGTTAAACACGGATGCTGTTAGCACTGAGAAGATGGTTGGTCTTTTAGACAACCTGTCTAGTCTTGGTGTGGTAGTAACTACTACCAACAGTATGGAAGCTCACTGCCTTTAGGCGGTGGGTAGTTCACAAGTGAGTTATGCTATTTATATAGTGAGGAGAAGTTCAATATGAAAAAGATTAAATTAAAACCATTTATTGTTCTTGCACTGATTGGTGTACTTATGTTTTCTTTATATAACCTGTTTTTAATTTATAAGCAGAACGCAGATGAACAAAAGGCACTAAACTCTATCAAGAACGTAATTGATACAAAGAAAACAACTATAAAAGCAGGAGATATTACTATTCCTAAACTTTCATTACAGACAATCACAAAAGATGATTTAGCAAGAATGAAAGAAGTAAACTCCGATGTAATTGGATATTTAGAGTTTGATAGTGGCTTAATTAGTGAACCTGTTGTACAGACAACTAATAATTCCTATTATTTATATCATGACATTAATCATGGGTATAATGATTTTGGTACAGTGTTTATGAATAAAGATAACAAGTTAGATGATACTAACTTGGTTCTCTATGGGCATGCCGGTGTATATGCTGGAACACAGAAATTCTCTAATTTGAACACATTGTTAAACAACTATGCAGAGTATTCTAAGAATAGTTATCTAACATTCTATACAGAAAATGAAGTTAGACGTTATCAGATTAGTTATATCATTCAGAATAATGATTTAGATGCATTTAATCATCAAACATTAAACTTTACAGATAAGATGTTACAAGACTGGTTAGAATTTGCAAATAGTCATACATCTGTTACAAGTTTAAACCCTATTCATCAAGGGGATAAATTCATCACCTTACAAACATGTATTCACGGTGGTGGAGATGATAAAGTTATTGTAATCGCTAAGGAGATTTGGAGAGGAAATTATAATGATTAATATTTTAATGATTGTATTTATTGTAGATACCATTTTACGTGGTATCTTATTTAACGAGATTGGCATTAAGTGGTGGAAAGCGTTAATTCCACTATATAATAAATTTGTATTGGGAAAAGAAGTTGAAGACAGTTCATTAGGACTTATCTTAGCAATTCTTACACCAATCTTCTACACATATTACATCTTTTGCTTAGGTGTAGAAATGTTTATTTTACGTACATATAGTACACAGGCAACAATTGGAGATACAACTAAATTGGAAGTACTAGTACCAAAGAGTGTTGCCACACTATCTTTATACACAAAGTATTGGTTATTAGTATTTATTGTTGGGATGGTTGCTTTATGGCTAGGACTAATGTATAAGTTTAGTAAGAAATATACTAAGAAGTGGGCTACTATCTTATGGATAATTCCCCCAATCGGATATTTATACAGCATTTTACATTTAAAAAAGGTTGGTAAGAGATAATGAGTAGAGTTACTGATTTACTTAAATTACAAGATGCAGAAGTAGTCAGAAACTCTTTTTATCGTCATCCTAAAGTAACGCCAAACATTGAGAAGTATTCAGACCATATTGTAGTTAAGACTATTGACACATCTTGTAACCTATATAAGTTGGAAGAGGTTATCCTATATATCATTGCAGATTTTAAGTTTGCACCAGTGTGGTTAGTTCAACAATGGTTTGGTATATATAATAGAAATGATTACTTTCAATCAATATTAGATTGGATTGAGGTTGGGCTTGTTTGGACTGAAACTACCTCGATGGGAGTATATGTTAGACCTACAAAGTTCTTATTAGACTTATTTCAGATAGAGAATGATAACTATATCTCTGTTCCATTTGGGCTATTAAATCATACTGTTTCGGAAGAACAGATGATTTTTGATTTACACATGGGTAATAAGAAGTCTGAGATGTGGCAGATTATCAAAGAAAAGGAGTTATTGCCAGTATATCATCCACTCGGTATTACTTGTAGTGGTGAGGTAGGAACTTTAGCTCTAAGAGAAACACATTTTAGATTAAATAGATATGATACAAAGGAATTAGTAACAAGAGATAGAGAAATTATGTCAGAGATTGAAAGTGGTGCAAAGTTTACTACCGAGTTCTCTGATTTTACTGCTTTCCCTATTGTATCTGTGTATGGTAAGAAAGTTATTGTTCAGACACCTGATGTTATTATTCCATTACCTAGAAAAGACGGTAAGGCTCAATCATTTGCAATTGAGATAGAGTTAAGTCCAAAATCAAAAGAGAAGTATGAACAGATAATGAAGAACTATAAAGACAATATTAAGTTCGGAACATTGTTGTACTTCTGTGGTACTGCACGTATTGCTAAATTGGTTAGAGATGCATTTGATGTTGTTGGTGGATTGGGAAGTTGTGAATTATACTTATTACCATATACACCACCTGCAATGCAATTATCTAACTATTCTATCTCTGATGAAGAGGAACAAGGTAAGTTATTGTTAAAGACTGGGGAGATGATACAGTGAGGATAAGAGATATTGTGTTCTCCCTTTTAGTCCTTGGGATTGTAATAGTATTCTATCCTGTTAGAATTGTGGGAAATAGTATGTTTCCAACACTACATAATGGAGATTTAGCACTCTGCAGTAGGTTCAGCAACATTGAACGATTTGATGTAGTCGTAATCAATGTAGACAATGTTAAAATCATTAAAAGAGTGATTGGGCTACCGAATGAAACTATTGAATACAAAGATAATAAGTTATATATCAATGGGGAACAAGTACAAGATAGTTACAACAATGGATATACGAAGGATTTTAAGTATTCTCTCAAAGATAATGAGTACTTCTGTTTGGGTGATAATAGAGAGAATAGCAAAGACAGTCGTGAATACGGTGGATTTACAAGAAATCAGATAGTGGGAGAAAAGATACATGAAATTACCAAAAAGTAAAGGTGTAAGACGAGAGAGTTCTGGTGGTTCTTCTGGTGGTGGAATTGGACTTCCATCTGGAATGGGAGAACTAATATTTGCAATAGTAGGTACAGTATTGCTTATCGGTCTAGCATTATTTATATTGCTAGGTGGAGTAAATCAGGTGAAACTGTTTCAAACAATTTCAAACCTTGGTATCTCTATTGCACAATTTATGAGCAATCTTATTAATAAGATTAGATTTGAGATTACAGATACAGGAATTTATTTAAGACCATAGTTCCTGACAAGATAAGGAGTGGAAATTATGGAAAGTGTATTCTATATAAAACTAGGGATTGGGGTAGCATTTATAGTTATCCTAACTCTTTTTAATATTATAAAGTCTAGGAAGATGACAGTAGCAATTGCAATACTTATTCAATCCTTAACGATACTTACTGTGTTATTAAATACATGGCTATCTATTGGAGTTGTAATTGGATTTGTTGCATTGTTATATATTAGATACCAGAGAAGATTTGTAGAGGAAGAAGTAAGCTACTTAGACTACAATGATAAAGTATTAAGTGTCTCTGGTGCAATTAATAAACTAGAAAAACGAAAAGAAAAAGAAGTTGTAATTGGTGAAATACTACCTACAAACTATAAAGAGTTAAAGTTAAATAACAAGAAGATTGGTTTAAACGATGACACTCTTAGTGGTCATACCCTTGTAACTGGGGCAAGTGGTTCAGGTAAGTCATATCTAATTAAGTCAATCATGAACCAACGTATAAAAGATGGTTATTCTATTGCTTTCTTTGATTATAAAGGTGAAAAAGACATTGTAGACCATCTAAGAAGTATTGCAAATGCCTTAAATGTAGAGTTCTATGAGTTCTCTATTGATACTTGCGATTTCTGTTATGACCCTTTAATCAACTTAAATGAAACTGGTAAGGTTGAAGCTTTAATGAATACTAGACGTTGGGATGTAAGTGGTGCAGATGAGCATTATAGAACATCTACTCAATTAGCAATCCAAAACGCTATTAGAAAGTATGATAAGTGGAGAAAGCAGACAGGAGACCCAAGGAATTATCTTGAAGGTCTATCTGATTTCTTAATGAATTATAAAGCAGAACCAAATGAGAGAGATGGTTTATATACTCTTCAAAAGCAGTTAGAGATACTTATGACATCGAGAGCAAAACACTTATTTGCACAAGACAAAAAGCAGTTTAGTTTTAATACTACTAAACAATTTGTTGTTTGTTTCTCTTTCGTATCTGCAAATAAACAGTTAGCAACTAGTTTAAGTTCAATGATTTTCCAAGACTTAATGGATAGAGGTACAAGACAGAGATACTCACCTAAATTACTTTTAGCAGTCGATGAATTTGGTACAATTGAGAACAGTACTATTATTAAAGACTTGCTGGAAAAAGGTAGAAGTGGTGGTATCCAGATTGTATTCAGTCTATTGGATATTAACCAGATTGCCATGTCAAGTGGTGAATACTTTGTACAATCAATATTAGGAACAATTAATAACTTCGTTATCTTTGCAGGTGCAACTCAAAAGACAGCAGAAATGTTGGCAGGGGTACAGAAGTTCGATAAAAGTTTTGATATTATGTCATTGAAGAAACCACAAAACGGCAAATCGCCAACTGCATTATTTATTTCAAAGTTCCAATTATTATCAAAGAATAGAAACCAAGAGGTATTTAGAATAATACCTTATAGTTTTAATATCAATATTAACAATAAGGAAGAAGAACAAGAAGATAATAATGTAGTAGATTTAACAAAAGTTTCAACACCTCTACCAGTTGAAACTAATAAGATTGTAGATAAGGTAGAACAACAAGAGGAAAAGGTTGAAAAGTTAAGTGTAAATAACATTGACCAATTCCTTAATTAATTGTAAGTAATTTTGCAATTTCCAAAACTATATAAATAACAGGAGAAAAATTACATGAAGTTTATGATGTTGCACTCGGTTAAATACCGAGTACCATTAAGGTACAATACGTCAACAGATTAAGTCATAGAAATATGTACTACGTTAATTGGGTGACATTTATACACACCTGTGGTTGTCGCCTCAGACTACTGCTCTGTGGTCTAGCATTAAGTTGAACTAAGAGTGCTAAATAAGTTCTGTGTGTTAGACTTAAAAACCCTAATTAACATTATCGAGAGGACGTCGAATTTTTATTTCGGTAACAGGAATAAAATACGCATAACAGTTTGAAACGGACTGGTGTATAACATTAATCGTTTCAGTCTAAGAAAGGTGAGTGTTTATGGTATATGTATTAAGTATAGACAAACAACCTCTTATGCCTATCCGTAGACATGGTAAAGTTCGTAGATTATTAAAAGAAGGAAAAGCAAGGGTTGTTCGTAGAGAACCATTCACAATTCAATTACTGTTTGAAACAGATAACAATGTTTCACATTTAGTATTGAAAATTGATACTGGTTCAAAATATATTGGGGCAGGTGTTACTGATGATAATGCTTGTGTCTATTATGCTTCTGAGGTCGAGATTAGAAATGACATTCATACAAAGATGGTTCGAAGAGGAATGTACCGCAGAGCAAGAAGAAGTAGAAAGTTAAGATATAGAAAAGTAAGGTTTTTAAATCGTAGAAATTCTATTAAGAAAGATAGATTCAGCCCAACTATGGTTAGTAAATATGATTCACACCAAAGAGAAATTGAGTTTGTCAAATCAATTCTCCCAATTGCAGATTTGGTATTTGAAACAGGGACATTTGACACTAATTTATTAAACCATGCTGGTGAAGCATTTAATAGACATTGGGGATACCAAAAGGGTCCGAATTATGGATATAAAAATGCACAAGAGGCATGTTTTAATCGGGATAACTATACGTGTCAATGTTGCAAAACTAAGAGAGGTACACTAAATGCTCACCACATTATTTATCGGTCCAAAGGTGGTGCAGATACATTAGACAACTTAATCACTCTATGTGTAGATTGTCATAAAAAACTTCATCGTGGGGAACTTAAAGAATTTGAATTAACCATATCTGGTAAGAGAAGGGGAAACCTCAAACATGCCACTCAAATGAATAGTATTAGAGTTCAATTATTGAAACATTATCCAAATGCAATCGAAACTTTTGGCTTTGTAACAAAAGCTAATAGAGAGTGGTTGGGATTAGAAAAGTTTCACTGGATGGATGCTGTAAGTATGGGGTTGAATAAAAAACCAACATTCCTAATTGACAGAATATATAAGAAAAAGCATGTTTCAAAAGGTCAATATCAGTTATACCGAGGAAAAAATTCCAACAAAAAGCAACCAAGGGGAAAGGTTTGTGGGTTTTTGAATAGAGATATAGTTAAATACAGAGGACAGTTATATTTAATTAAGGGATTAATAAGCCCTTGCTACTGTGTGTTGTCGGATATAAATGGGGTTGAACAAAAATTTAAGAAACCAAAAACAGTAAAACTAAGTTCAATTAAGCGAGTGAGTGCAAGAAGTACAACAAGGTGTATAAGTCAGAAAATCATATATTAAGAGAGGAGAAAATTATGATGGAGCAAAACAAATCAGCAAAATGCTTACTGGATGTGGAAACAACTAGTAAGCCTAATCGAGATAAGAAACGTTTTATTAAAAAGAGAGACGGACGTAGAGTTAAGTTCGACAAAACAAAGATTCAAACAGCAGTAGAGAAAGCATTTGAAAGTGTAGACAGGGAATTAGCGGAATATTCAAAAGAAAAAGCACTTAATATTGCTAACTTTATCGAAACAGAAGTATTAAATAACAATAAAGAGATGATTTCTGTAGAGGATATTCAAGACATGGTAGAAAATGGCTTGATGTCCACCAAGAGAAAAGATGTAGCCAGAGAATACATCAAATATCGACATGATAGAGATTTAGTACGTAGCCACACCGATAGAGAGATTTTAGACCTTGTTGGTGGAAATAATGAGGATTGGGCAACGGAGAATACAAACAAGAACGCAAAGTTAATCACCACTCAGAGAGATTATATTGCAGGTATTGTTAGTAAGGATATTGCGAATAGATACATCATTCCGAAAGATGTTCAAGAAGCAGAGAATCTAGGGGCTATTTATGTCCATGATAAAGACTACTTAGCAGAAGCTACTAGGACAAATTGTTGTTTAGTTAACTTAGAAGATATGTTACAAAACGGAACAGTGTTAAATGGTAAGATGATTGAAAAACCACATCGGTTAACAACTGCAACAAACATCGCTACACAGATAATCGTTGCTGTATCATCCTCTCAATATGGAGGTGTTTCTGTTACATTATCTCATTTAGCACCTTTTGTGAACGATTCAAGACATAAGTTCATTAAGAAGTATCAAGAAGTGGGTGTACCACAAGAATTAATAGATAAGTTAGTGGAAATTGACGTAAAACGAGAAATAAAAGATGCTATCCAAATCTTCAACTATCAGGTAAATAGTATGTCATCTACCAACGGACAATCGCCATTTATAACACTCTTTATGTATTTAGGGGAAGCTAAGTCAGAACAAGAAAGAGATGACCTAGCACTCTTAATTGAAGAAGTACTAAAACAGAGAATTGAAGGTATTAAGAATGAATTTGGCGTCCCAGTTACTATTGCTTTCCCTAAACTTATCGTTTGTTTAGATAAGTATATAATGGATGAAAATTCAAAGTATCATTATTTAAAGAGATTAAGTGTTAAATGTACCAACTTAAGACTTTGCCCTGATTATGTATCAGAGAAAGTTATGTTAGAGAATAAGGGAGATGTATATCCCCCAATGGGTAAGTGTAAACTACAGCTCATTTAAAATTGTGTGAACCTCACTAGAGGGTGTCAGTCTTTTAGACTGGCTAACAGTTAGGTCTGACACGACTGAGTTCGTGCAACAGATGAGACTGTGCTAAGCTAAGTAGAAATACTTAGAAAGTTAATCGACCATCCCTGATGAATGTATGGGAGTAGAGGTAGAGATAAGTACTACCGTCATGTAGGAAACAAAGCATGACTGAAAATCGAAGCGCACAACTATATATAAAATATATAGAAGATATGGTCAGTGCCTATAGCGATATAGGATAAAAACGTGTAGAAGTTTCTTAACACCGTGTCGTTTCAATGAAAATCTTTCAAATAACAATACATGGGAAGAAACAAAAGGACATCAATACTATGGTCGTGCAAATTTAGGGGTCACCACCGTAAATATTCTTTATCCCGCACTAGAAGCTGATAAGGATATGGATAAGTTTTGGAAGTTACTAGATAAATATATGGAACTTGCCCATAAGATGCAAAAGGTTCGTGCAGATAGATTATGTAAGACAAAAGCAGAGGTAGCACCTATTTTATGGTGTTATGGTGCTTATGCAAGATTAAAGCCAGAAGAAACATTAGAGAAGTTAGTACATAGTGGTTATATGACTTCCAGTATTGGATATTCTGGTTTATATGAAACTGTTAAGGCATTAACAGGAAAGAATTTCTATGAAGATGAACAAGCAAGACAACTAGGAAAAGACATCTTGCAACACATGAATGATTTATGTAATCAATGGAAAGCAGAAGAAAATATTGATTACTCTATCTATGGTACACCATATGAAAGTGGTACATATAGAGCTGCTACAAAGATTAAAAAGCAGTTTGGTGAAGATGTATTCATTAAGTTAGATGGAGAAGATAGAGATTTCATTACTAACTCTTGCCATGTTCCTGTGTGGGTACATATCAATCCATTTGAAAAATTGGCGATTGAAAAAGATTTCCAATTATTAAGTCCAGGTGGGTTAATTACTTACATTGAATCTGTAGACATGTCAAAGAATTTAGATGCTATGGAACAAATAGTAGATTACATCTATGATAATGTTCAATACTCCGAAATTAATGTAGAGAGTTCATTTTGCGAAATGTGTGGTTCACATAACACAGTTCACATGGTAAAACAAGCAGATGGAAGTTTCCAACCTACTTGTACATGTTGTGGCAATATGGATACAGATAAGATGTCTTATGCCTATAGAACTTGTGGGTATATTTCTTCCTACCCAAAGACAAATAAAGGAAGAAGTCAAGATGTAGGTAATAGATATAAACATCTCGACAATGTAGTATGTGATTAAGGGAGACTAAGTTCTCCCTTTCTTTTAATTTAGATAGGAGAATAAGATATGATTGGAAGAATTATTTCGAGTTTTGTTGGTACTATTTTAGCAATCACAGTATTGGATGTACTAAATAGCGCAAATGAAGAAAATGAAAAGTTGGAAGAGGTTAATGAAAAAGACTTACCGAAGAAGCCAACTAAGAGAAAGTCTAAAGTAACTAAAGAAGAAAAGTAGATATGATTACGTATCAAGAATATAAGAGATTATTTCAACAAGGCGAAGATGGGAGTTTTGTTAATCTTATCATTCCAAAGTCAGTTGAGGGAGATGAGTTAAACTTAATTGGAAAACATCCAAGAGATTTCACACTTGGAGAGATTGTAAGAATGAAAAAGTATTCGGCTGAGATGTTTGAATTAGTGAATAAAGATACAATAGGAGATAAATAATGGAATATAGAGTACCTGTAACATATAGAGTATTTGGTCACGTGTTTGTAGAAGCTAAAGACAGAAAGGATTTAGCTAAGAAATTAAAAGATGCTAGATTTGTAGAAGATATGCCACTTGCAACAGATGATGAGTATATCGAAGATTCTTATGAGATTGACTTTGATGCTGAATTTTCCTCTGAACACGAGAACTTTTATTTAGAGGATTAGATTGCACCTAAAACTATATAACATTTGGTGCAAAATTTTATAAATTATCTATTGACAGAATCTGGAAAATTTGCTATAATGAAGGTTGCAATAAGAGTTAGTTGGGTTGAGTATCAAGTAATTTAGGTTGCAACAATTTTCCGTAAAAATAGCACAAGCGAGCATAGGTGTTATTTCCTGTAACAAGGTTTTTACTGTATGGAAGTAGAACTCGTAGGTTAGCCTCCCCTGTTGGTAGATAAATGGCTCGGTGTAATTCTTTCTCATCTTATTGAAAGAAACATCGTCAGTGTAGTCCAGAAAAGTAAGACTACCAACTCACACAAAAAACTGTTAGGCAAGGGTAAAACCTTATGGTAACCACAGAAAAAGAATAGTAATCTTTGGGCACTTTTAGTACAAAGTGCTCTTTTATTTTACACATGTAGTAAATCTCTGGGTGTGGGGTGAGATTATGTGTATTAGGAGTAACTTCCTAAGTATTAATAAGATAGTTTGAAAGACTTATACACTCAGTTAGACGCAGAGTTTAATTGAAATAAGAGAATTGATACATCTATTTTACTTACATGCAGTAGGCATATTTGTATCAGTTCTCTACTCTTACCACTAGTTACCGCAGTGATTTATGTGGATAACTTAGTTAATAAATCTATCACTTACTAGTATTTGAACGAATGTTTTACTGTTAAGTTCTAAAACATGAGTGATGGTGTTAATAAGTGAAGCAAAACAATAAGATTAATAATAGAATACTGAAAAGATTGAGAGTGCTTTTGTCGAAATCTTTTCTGTGGAGATTTCACGCTTTAGGAAATCGACACACTTGATAGTTTAAGGGAATATATAGGTAGAAAATTAGTGTTAAAAGTGGAAGGCTTATATAATATGAAGGCATTGCAGTTTATATATAAGGGATATGCAAAGGGATTTAAGACAGTTAATATTTCCTATGTAGTATTAAGGGGCAGTACGTTAAACTTCTCATTAAGAGCAACAGATTCTGGTGGGGAATGGTTTGATTTTGATATTCAGACAAGATTTGATAGTCTTAAAGAGGAATACACAAAAGAAGATTTTATTTTTGAACCTCTTAGTTATATGAAGGAACAGTATGTTGAGAGTGCAACTAACTTTGTTAATAATTTAACCATCCATCAAGATGTGGAGAGTGTTGATGTTTAATAAGAGCGAGATAACAGTACATTTCTTTTGTAAAGAGTATTGTGAGTTGATGTTAGCCATTCTTAAAAGTTTTAAAGTTCAATGGAGAGATGAGAATGGTGGAGCGGCTAGATTCTATACAGATAAAGCAGAGATTTTTGTATGGCAAGAATCAGACTACACTGTTCGTATAGTAGTTTGTAGAATTGGGCAGGATGAAGTTGTTGAAGAGTATTCCATGACTAGACGTGGATTAACAACTTCTTTAGAAAGATTGGAATTTTGGTATGGTAATAATGGAACTGCTTCTAGCAAGTGGTAAAGTTATGCTATTTATTTATTGAAGAGGTAATGAAAATGAGAAAATTAGAGATTTCATATAATCTTATTGGTAGTAATGTGGTTCTTTTAGATATGAATAGAACATATAATGGGTATTTAGTTTTTAGGATTGGTGGTCAAGTACCAGAAACAAAACAATTGGTATCAGGAACAATTACTGTTAAACCAAATCTAGCAGTAGATAAATACACTTATGAGGATTTCACAATAGTGGGGAATCAATTATTGGTAGAACTTGCTAAAAATATTGAGATAACACAGGATTGTGTGGTTATTTAGGGGAATATCATGACATTAAGAGAAATATTAGAGTTCTTTAAAAAGGGATATAAAGAGTGTTTTAATTTATCAGACATTAAAAAGTCAGAAAATCATCCACTACATCTTTGTTGGCTAGAGGATTTAGCCGATTACGTCACTGGGGCACATGGCTTTGAGGTTTATGCCGTAACCAAAGATGGGGATGATGTGCCATTCAAAGTTTCATTTAGTGGTGAAGAATCAGAAGTATCCAATCATTTCTATGGGGTTGAGTACAGTGGTATCTTCTTTAATCTAAATAGTAGAGAAGAATATTTTACTAGCGAAGAAGAGTACTTAGCACCATTTAAGGAGTGGAATCCAGAATTAACATTTAAAATTAAGTGGTTCTAAAATAAGTAGGAGGGAAATTTTATGTATGTATTAATTTACTTCTTATCTGTATCACTTTCACAGTATATTTCTAATATAACTATGGGTGTAACAACAGATAATGAAGAGAATTTTAATTATTCAAGGCAAGATAGTTTATTACTAATAGGTCTATTTGTTGTAGCAATTATATTACAAGTTGTTAATAACCTAATTATGAACTATGCAATTTGGGTAATGATTACTTATTTATTAGTAAGTGTATCTATTACATTAACATTAACAACATTAAGAAAACAGCGTATTGAGAAAACTAGAGAAGAGATAACTCAAATATATGAGATTCTTCATAATCTAGTAGACAAAAAGGGTAAAGGGGTAGATTTTAATAATGTACCTTTTACTTTGGAACATAAGTATAATACAATTAACAAGATTGATGTAATAGTAGACCCTATTACTTTTGATGATAAGTATTTACCAGAGTACTTAAACCAGTTAAATAACTTCTTATCTACATATACATGGAACTATGAATTACACTTAGAAGAACGAAAAATAAGTTTTGTAGGATACGATAAACCACCTACTGTGGCAAGATGGAAGGGTAGTTGGCTAAGACCTACTAGATTCTTCTCATTAGGTATTACAGGTAAAGGTGAATTTGGATGGTTACCTGATAAGGTAGATAAAAAGAGATTGGGTAAAAGTCAATTCTTAGATGAGATGGGAAATCCACTTCCTGCTGATATGGAATTACCTTCTGCACCTCAAGGACTTGTCTGTGGGGCACCACTTAGTTTAGATACTATTATTCCTACAACAAAGGGATATAAGACAATGGGAACTATTCAAGTTGGAGATTATGTTTTTGACAGAAATAATGAACCTACTAAGGTTATTGATGTGCTAGACATTCATTTAGCAAATAAAATGTACCTATTGACTTTTGTGAATGATAACGGTAAAAAGATAAAAATTAAGTCTGATGAAGTTCATCGTTTCCCAACTTATATAAATAGTAATACTACTGAGCCAATTAATGGGGAGTTCTTATTAGAGGGGGATGTAATCATTGGAAATAACACTGTTTATACATTAGAATCTAAGGTAGAAATCCCACAAGAAGATGTGAGATGTATTACTGTAGATTCCCCTGAGCATATTTTCTTAATCTGTGATAAAAAGAGATTATTCTTTGGTGGAAAGAAATATCCTTATGATGCAGTATTCACCTATAATACAGGTGGGGGTAAATCAGTAGCAATACAAAACATTATCTATGGAGGTATTGCACATAGAAACGAGGTTGCCCTATCTCTAATTGACCCTAAGTATACAGAGTTCTCTGCCTATAAGAATATGAAAGGTATTGTAGGTGTAGCAAATACTACAGAAGAAACCGTAGAAGTACTAAGAATTGCAAAACTGGCAATGTATCAAAGAAACCAAATATTAGCAGAATTAAAGTTAAAGAATATCATGGACTATACACCTACTAAGAAATCTGGATTAGTATATGTAACAGGTAGAGATTATAGGGAAGATGATATTATTAAAGTAAGAACAAATAAGGTAGAGTCTACTATACCTGCTAAAGACTTGGTTGAATTGGTGAATACAAATACTCATGATGTGATTGAAGTATGCTTAAATGATAAAGATTGGATAGAAGTTAATTACAACTGTGTTGATTTTATCTACTCAGATGAGATGAAAATGTTGGTAACAGTACTTGATGAGTTAGCTGAGGCCACTCAAAAATCAGGTATTAAAGACCAAAAAGCAAAGGAACAGGATGCACTAAAAGATGAAATCATTAATTTGGTTACTTCTATTACACAGTTAGGAAGAAGCTCTGCTATTCACATTATATCAGCGACGCAGAAGCCGAATAGTACAGTAGTGCCTACGATTTTACGTTCTAACCCATTAGCATTAGATACATTAGTAGAAACTGCTAATCATGTGAAAGTTAGTATTCGGGATATACAAGTTGGGGATAAGATATTAGGTACAGATAATCAATACTATGATGTAGTTGATAAAACCCCTGTTCATATTCCAACTAAAGTTTATTCTGTCTTTTTCACGAACGGTAATGTAATCTGTTCTGATACACATCAATGGACTGTGCATACATCAGATAATTCCTATTCTTATGTTACAGAGTCAGAAGATTTATTCAGAAATAAGGATTGGTTTATCGAAAACGACATTCACTTTGGCAGACATGAAGATAACATTAAGTTATTAGACGTTTCTTTAGTAGAACAAACAGAGTGTGCTTGTATTACAACAAATTCACCAGATAATCAATTCTTAATTTATACAGATAGTGAAAATCCTATCTATACACACAACTGTGGTTTAACGTTTCTCTAAGACCACATAAAACCAAGTAAATTGCGGGAAGTTCCTTAGAGCATAAACAACCAAGCAAGTATAGTGATATATTTGTGGCGAGTAGTAACGGACTCGGTATGGTAACATCGTTTATGATTGGATAATCAAACGCATCGAAACTTCTTATTAATTTGAGAATGACGTTCAACGACTATAATCTTGGGGCAATATTGCCATTGTATAGTCTACTCCCTTTTAAATATCAGGAAACTGAGGGTATAAAGTGTTAGAGCATTCTGTGGGCGAGCTACAGAAACAGGTGCAAGTTTAGTTGCTTTAGACAATAACTTAGCTACAACCATTGATTCTACTTATCCAGGTATGGGTATTGTGCAGAGTGGTGGTAAGAACGAGTTTATTCGTTACTACTTCTCTAAGTTTGAGGATTTAGAAGAGTATTATCAACAAAGAGGGCTTGATGAATTAGGCTATTCTCCTATTGATTCTGAATTTTCTGGTAATAGTCAATTAGAAGATTTAGATGGTGAAATTGAAATCACTGTAAATAGAGATAAGTCTAAGTATGAGTTTGAAAAGAATAGTGTGGAAATTGATAATAGAGATGACCAAAAGTGGGGTGAAGTATAATAGATGAGTGAGTTCACATTTAAAGAGTTCGTAAACAAAGTAAGTAATGGGGTACATAAGTTAGTTGAAACTGATTTTGAAACCTACTTTGAATTTGTAAATGATGGTGTTAGGGTATCATTAGATGAGTATTATGGGGATAAGGAAATGCGAGTAATTTGGAGATGTGAGTTTTTCAATCATGAATTATCTCTCTCTGATTCTTCTATTGTTTCAAGAGATAACTTAAATGAGTTTATTTTATTCTTAAACGAGATGATTGAGGCTCGTTTCCACATTAATCAACATCTAAAGAAAATTGAGGAATTAAGAATATGAAAATTGAATTACCAGTAAACATTGAGATTACAAACAACTTAGTTGGTGGTAAAAATGTAACTTATAAAGATATTTCTGTAGACCCTGGATTGGATGAATTAACAATAACAGTTGAAGTGCAGATTGATGATGAGGACTTTTCTTCTTATGATAGTTGTCCATTAAATGCAGATGGAAATGTTAGAAATATTATGTTTAATGCATACCTAACTGCTACATACAAATTAAATTTATCAAAGTTAAGATTGTCTTATTACCAAGAGTGTGAGTATGTAGGGGATTTTGATGTAGAAGATGTTGAAATTTTCGAAGATGGTAAAGAAATTAACGATTCCAAGTTAGAAAAAGCTATTATAAGAGAATTGGAAACTAGATTCACAGATAATATTGAATATAGTCTTGAATTAGATTAGGAGATAACAAATGAAAATAACAACAAATGAACAAGCAGTACGAGCATTAGATACAATCGTTTGTGATTGTGGTATTACTGAGGCAGATGTAATTACAGCGCTGGAAAACTATTTACCAACAGATGATTTAATTGATTTTGTTAAGTACTTAGAAAAAGAATTTGATTTAGATTTAGAGTAATATTGATATTGACTTTTATGTAGAGTTGTGGTATGATTTAGTTATGATAAATGACATTAAGCGATTAGAAATTGAAAAGATTGCAAATGATAAAAAGGTAAGAGATTACTTTTCTTCTATTAAAGTGTTTGGTTCTACAATTACAGACCGTTGCACAGAGGAAAGTGATATAGACTTATTCGTTACATTAAAAAAGCAATATGAAAATGATATTGACTCTAATCATGCTTATTGTTATTTACTGACACTTACAGCATCGGATAAAGATATTTTCTTTGCACATGAGCAGAGTGGAGAATTTAATCCACAACTCTATCATAATATGTTAAACGGTGAGGAAATTTTAAAATAGAAGTAAGGAGTTTTCATAGTGAATATTGAAAAACTTTTAGAAAATTCAGATTTAGATGTAGTCCGGTCAATCTATTCCTTGAACATCGTTGATGGTAACTTTGCAAAGTTATACTTATATTTCACTCCATTAGAAAATAATCATTATAGTGCATCGTTATTTTTTAAGGATTCTGAAGGGTACATCACACCTCTAGGGGGGAGTCGAACATTAGTATACAAGGACTTTGAAAAATTGGTGCTAAGTATGGGCACAATTTCAAAGAAAGTTGTCAATCTATGTGAACAGACAAAAGATGAATTTATTGAAGAGTTTAGAGTGAATAGACCAACAAATGATTTAGAACAGGAGACTTACACAGAAGAATTTAATTTACTTGTCTATAATGTGGAAGTTGGTTCTGCTAATGCTTATGGAGATAGTTGGTATCTTTCAGTTTATACCAATAGGCTAGAAACTGAATTAACTAAGGACAGCTATGATAAAGAAGAACTTTGCAAAGTATTAACTACAAAACATAATAAATTTATGAAGAAACTCTCTGAGATTGTATTTAACTGTGGGGGATAAAATAATGATACCAAAAATGGATACAGAAGCTTATTTAGACCAGTTACTTGGGGTGGGAAGATTTTCTAGTCTTAAAGATGGACTATATGTCTTAAAATTGTTTAGTGGTGTTATGGTAGATATAGTGATGTATATGACTATATTGCGTGATGGAACAGTAAAAACTAGAGTTGAAGTGGTAAACTGGGGAGCGATTGATAATACAGTTATTCATGAGGAAACCATATCACGTGAAAGGGCATGTAATATAGTTAGAAACCAATTTTATGTTGCGGCAGCACTAACTAGGGTTTGCAATGATTTCATGGAAAAAGCAGTTGGAGAACTGAGTGAAATTGAGAACTCAACGGTTGAAGGAGATATAATTTTAGACTATCAAAAGGTTGTATCTCTCGGACAGTTTGAGGTTGAAGTTCTATACAATACAGGCGAGTACGACTGTACACTATATTCAATGTATGCAGAACCCCAGAAGTTCTATACACATGATATTGATAGAGTAGAATCATTCTTATCCAAAATGAAGAAGAAGTGGGATAATACTGTGAAGAAAGTTGTAGAAGAAGAGCTCAGTAAAATAGGTGATTGATATATGTTAATGTTAGAAGCAAGGTCAACCTATTTTTACGAGATGGGGATTGCACAGTATGATAAGTATAGTAAGGATAGGTTAAAAACTGATAAGGATTTGTTACTGTGCATAGGCTACATGTTTGAACAGTCGGTGGAATTAATTTTAAAACAGATTGCATTTGACTGTACACAATCCTATCCAGAAGTGCATAGAATATTCATAGTTGTAAACTTCATTAAAGATAACATCACTCAATCGAAGCTTCAATCAAGAAAAGAGTTGTTGAGAGTATTAGATGAGATTGAACAAAATTCTAGAGTGTACAACAGTCTTAGTTATGCTGCCAAGTATGAACCAGATGTCAAATTTTCTGTCAGACAATTAGAAGAGTTGATTGAGATTAACGAGAAGATTTTACGTTGGTATCGTAAACATGGTCTAGCAAATGAGGAATACAGACATGAGTAAAGAAAAAGATTTACAAGAAGTATTGAATGAAGTAAAAGTTATGGATAGAGATGAGTTTGTAAAATTCGTACTATCCTTACAAGAAGAACCAGAAGAAGAAAAAGAGGAGATATAGAAAAATATGGTATATTTACGTTTAATTATTACATCAGCAATTGGATGTGTATTGGGAAATTTTATTTCTCGTTGGTTTGAAAAGTTAGGTCTATTTAGTAAGGCTGACAAGATGGTTGTTAAGGCAACCGATTCCCTTTCAAAGGCAACAAGTAACGCAGAATCAGAAGAAAATAAGTAATGTTATTCTCTAATGAGATAGGCAGACATGTAGTAGTATATAAGCCAGACCATGAAAAGATGGACTATGATGGTATCATCGGATACTGGTCTGGCGACTACTATGAAACAATGCGAAGATTTGATTGGGATTTAGCAAGGATGTTAAAATACACCACTAAGTTTAAAGAGTTTGTATTTAGTGATGTAGGATATGGTTTTAATGATATTTTTAACGAAGTAAGTAGCTATAAAGATGATGAGTGGAAAACTGATATTTGTTATGGCGACCTAATATCAATTGACGATATTTTTTACTTCGTAGACCAAAATGATAACAGTGTAGTAGAACTAGGTAAAGTTAGAAAGAAAGTATGCATCTAGTATCACACAGAGAGAGGAAAAGATTTTAAGTGAATAAGTTAGTAAAAACAGTATTTTGTGCAACAATGATTTTAGGAATGAGTGCCTGTAGTCCTAAGAAGGTAGAACAACCAAAGAGTGAACCGGTAGAAGAAAAGACTACAGAAGAAGCAAATAACTCTATTGTAGGTAAGTGGGAAGTATCCTATGTTACTGCAAAAGGTAATAAGTACTCATTAGAAGATTTAAAGAAGATTTTTAGTGAAGAACAGTATAACCAAATTCTATTAGGATTTGAGTTTACAGATAAAGATGTTAGTATGACTGTAAATGGTAATCCATCAGGAACAACAGGTTATCAATTAAAGGAAGATGGTTCATATCAATTAGAAACAGGTAAATTCTCCTTTAAGATGGTTGATGGTGAATTACAGTTAGTTCAGAATGATTCAACAATTCATTTTGCACGAGTAAATTAGTGGATATGCTTTGCATATCTTTTTTATTTATAAGAAAGGAAAGTGTATATGGGAACAATTAGATGGCAACCAATGAGTTCAATCTGGACAAATAACCCTGCAGGTACAATTGTAGTCGGAAGCTCAGGTTCAGGCAAGTCTGTCTTCCTTTTAAGTACTTTAGCAAACACCTTAAGTTTAAGACAAAGAGTATTAGCAATTGACCCTAAGAACGATTTAGTAAAAATACAGAATGTTTATCCTAATGTTAAGATTGTCGATATAAATAATATTCGTGATGGGGCATTAAATCCATTTACATTCTTAAAGGATATAGACACATCTGTTATTCTTTCTATTATTGAGTTAATTTGTGGTAAACTTTCTACCGATGAAGAGAGAGCAGTTACCCCAATTATCCAAGACTTTGTAACCAGATTTAAGAGAGATGGGAACTATGTAGATATGCAAGATGTAGCAGAGTACTTATTCTCTCGTGATAATAGTTTTGCATCTAATTTAGGTGCGAGATTAAAGGCAGTATCGGATAGTAAATATGGTAAACTTTTATTTACAAGAGAAGAAAATGTAGAACCATTAGAGTTAAGTTTAACTGATAGTTTTGTAATTTCTTTACATGGTATGGACCTACCAGACCATACAGTTAGTGTAGAAAACTATACTGCTAGTCAAAGATTTACAAGTGCTATTGTATATTTGCTATCTTCTAAATTATTAGAGATATTATCTTCTAACAACAAGATTCCAACAGTATTCTGCTGTGATGAGGCACACTTGTTATTTGGTAATAAGGCAATGTCTGCTATTATTGATAGATTCTTAGTAATCGGAAGAAGTTTAGGATTTGCAACAATCCTTGCTAGTCAAGGTACAAGTCATTTCCCAAAGGGAATAGCTAACCACATTGCAACTAAGTTTATCTTCAAGAGTTCCATGGAAGAGGCAGGTTTATTCTTGTCTAAATTTGATACAACACAGTTAGGAGATAACCCGATTGATAGAGAGGCTATCGTAGGGATGGTATCTTCGAAGTTTGTAGCAGGTGATGTATTTATGATAGATAAGAATAATAATAGTGGATTCGTACATATTGTACCAAACTACCCATTACACATGTTATCGAGTAACCCTTTGGATAAATTAAACAATGATAAAGATTAGATTTATATTTAACGGTACAGTTAAGAAGTTTGGATTCATCTTTGCTACAAATAAGACTTATACAACCTATGCAGAGAGTAGTAGAAAAGCAATAACAAATATACTCTATCAGATTAAGCAATCAAACAATCTATCAAATGGTGCAAAACTTGAATTATCTGGTAAATTGACCTGTAATTACTCATTTGATGATGAGATTATGGTTGTTAAGGATAATGTAGTAATAGAACCAGAGTGTAAACTTTTGGATATGTACTGTAAACAAATTGGAGATTCCAATAAGTATAAGTTAAAGAATGTAGATAATACATTTGCAGATGCTTTCTATGCCATTCTTGGTTCGGATAAGTTTTCAAGAGAACAATTTATTGAGTTTGTTAATACTTATGTAGAAAAGGACACTACTCATGATGAATACGACTTTGATGAGGAAGAAGGAGTATATTGGGAAAGTGGAGAAAGGTTTGGTAATTATCAATGACAATGATTTATTTCAATGCAAGTAAAGTTGCACGTTTTAAAACTTATTTCAAACCTGATACATATAATTCAATGATGATGCAATCTGCATATACGGAAACAAGAATTGTACCAATGCAATTATATGATTCTTATGATAAAGACATCTGTTTATTAGACAAAGTTGTTGTTTTGTCTGTATATGAAGGTGAATTTTGTATTGAGATTTCCTTGTATTGTAATGGAGAGGAACACTTTACAGTTATTCAGGTTAATCGAGAAGATAAGGAAGAAGATATTATTTCCACTATAAATGACTATTATTATAGTGTTACGGGGGAAAATATTAGACAAAGTACATTAGATTCTTCTTATACTCAATATGATTTGATTATTGATAATACAAAAGAGTGATTTAGGTATTGACAAATGTATGGAAGTTGTGTTATGATATACACATAAGTTGGGTAAAATATACCCACAGAAAGTGAGAAAAACAACGTAAATGAATAAATTAACGAAAGTTACATTAGCAACATTAGCAGGTGTATCTGCGACATCAGTTATCTCTACACCAGTATTTGCAGAAGAAACAGAAGATGCTCAAAAGCAAGCTGAACAGGCTGTAGAGGTTCAAAAACCAGTAGTTACAACTGCACAAGCAAATGTTTGATAAAGCACAAGTAGAAGCTAATACTGCTGTGGCTAATCAACAGGTAGCACAAGAAAAAGAACAGACAGCAAAGGCAACAGTTGATAATATGGAAACTTCCGTTGCTGAACACACAGAATTAGATAAGCAAGCAAATGCTTATGACCGTGAAGCAGGTAAGAAAGATATTGAAACTAAGGAAGCAGAAAGTACTGAATTACAGACTAAGGTTGATGAAGAAACTGGTAAGTCAAATGAAGTTAAGGTAGTATTAGATGATGCTATCGGAAAGCAAGCAACTGCTCAATCTGACTACGATACAGTTAAGGCCGATGAAGATGCTAAGAAAGCACTTGTAGATACTGCCACACAAGAAAAGGCAGATGCAGAAACTGCTAAGAATACTGCTGACACTAACCTTGCTAGTGGTAAAGAAGAATTAAAGAGCGCAGAAGCAGAAAAGGCTAAATTAAATGATGCCAATGCTAAGCAGAACTTACAGTCAGAAATTGACAATATTACTTCTCAGATTGAAGCAGGTAAGCCGGTTAAGGTACAAAAAGAACAGAATGTTACTACTAAGCAGGGAGAAGTAGATACTGCTAATGCTAAGGTAGAAACAGAAATTGCTAAGAAGAATGAATTAGATACTGCTAAGACTACTGTTGAAACAGAAAAGGCAAATGCAGAAGCTACTAAGACTGAGAAAGAAAATGCTAAGAAGAGTGCTGATGAAGCATTGGAATTAGCGAAGAAGAGTGCTTCCGATAAGAAACAACAGGTTACAACACAGACTTCTAAGGTTGCAGAACTTGAACAAAAAGTTAAGGATGCAGAAAATGGTTCATTGACTACTGAATTAGAAAAGACAATGAATGAGGCTAAGAAAGTATTAGATAAGGCTGACCAAGCAATCAAGAAGGGTACATTGGGTTGGTTTGAAAAGAATAACTCTGACAAGGCTGTTAAGGTTATTGAGGACCATAAGAATGACCCATTCATGAATACAGAGGATTCAACAAATAGAAATTCTCGTACAAACTTAGATAATGCTATTGAAGGTGTTAAGAATATTATTGCTACAAATAAGTTACGCCAATCTGATAGTAACTTTACAGGTTTAGCAGACTTAAAGGTAGATGACTACTTAATGGCTACTGCGGCGGCTCGTAGTGCGGCAACAGAGGCTATTTGGAAAGAAAATCCAAAGGCAAATCCACATAGTAAAATTTATACAGTTGCTGAAAACTTAGCATTTGGTTCTAAGGGTGTAGATGCTTCATTATTCTGGTTATACACAACAGAGAAATTTGCTTATGAACATAAGGATTTATCTGATGCAGAATATAAGGAAGCATATAAGCAAGCATTTAACGGTCGTAGTCCATTAGACCGTCAGTATGGTCACTATACAAATATTGTAAATCGTGGATATACAGTAGCAGGTGCATTACAAGATGTTGTTGGTACTCGTTATGGTTTAGTAACAATTCAAAACTTTACATTTGAAACAACACAAAATGCAGTTGATGCACAGACATACTTAGATAACTTAATTGCATATAAGAATGAGATTGAAACTGCAAAGGCTGAGGCACAAAAAGCATACGATAAGGCTAAGGCAGACTATGAAGTAGCCTTAGAAGGTGATGGTAGTGCATTAACAAATGCTCGTGCTGAATTAGCAAGTGCTAAGAACGAATTAGCAAGTCTTGAAGCACAATCTACTGAATTAGACAAGCAGGTAGAAGTTAAGACAACAGAAGCAAACAATGCTTTAACAGACTTACAAAATGCCTTACAAGCTGTCTCTGATGCACAAACTAAGTTAGAAAAGGCTGTTGCAGATGCACAAGCACAAGATGTTAAGGTTGAAAGTGCTAAGACTGAAAAGGCTACCGCTGACCAAGCATTAGAACAGGCTAAGAGTGAATTAGCAACAGAAGTTAAGAAGTTAGAAGATTTAGAAAAGAATAAGTCAGACTTACAATCTAAGTTAGATAACTTCGATGAGGCAGTTGCACAGGCTACTAAGAAAGTAGAAGATTTAACTGCTAAGGTTGCTGACTTACAGGTAGTTGCTGATAAGGCTGGTGAAGAATTAACTAAGGCTACTGATAAGTTAAATTCTGCTACAAGTGATTACAATATCGCTACTGCTTTAACTGCAACAAAGGCACAAGCATTAGAACAGGCTAAGGCTTTAACTGCAACAAAGCAATCTGCTTATGATACTGCTCTTGCTAAGGTAGCAGATGCACAAAAGGTCTTAGATGCTAAGAAGGCAGAGTTAGCACAGGCTAAGGAAACATTTGACAAGTTAGACCCTACTAAGACAGGTCCAGCATTAGCACAAGCTAAGGCAATGTTGGAAGATGCTAAGACAGGATATGCAACTGCATTAGAAGAATTGAACAATGCGAATATTGTAGCAAATAAAGCATTAGCAGAGTTAGATAGTGCTAAGGCTACATTAAAAACAGAAACTAACAAGTTAAATGACCTATTGGCTAAGTTAGATAGTGCTAAGAAAGCACACGATGAGTATATTGCTCGTCAAAAGGCTATTGAAACAGGTGTTGTTGTAAATAATTTTAAGAAGAATATTGCAACTGACAAGTCTGAAACAACTTCTAAGAAGGAAGAAAAGAAAGACGAAAAGAAACCTGTAGAACAACCTAAGATTGACAAAGAAATCGGTAATCCAAACGAAGAAAAGAAGAATGAAGTTAAGGAAGAAAATGCTAAGGTGGAAGAAACTAAGGAAGAAACTTCTAATGGTTCTCTAGTAGCGCCTATTGCAATCGGGATTCTTGCAACTTCTGCAATCGCAGGTATTGGATTTGTGATTTACAAGAAGAAGAAAGAAAAGGGAGAGTAATATCTCCCTTCTTTTTATTTTTCATAATAAATAAGTTGAAACAATGATTTTATTATGATATAGTAATAGAGAGGTGAGAATAATGTTATTTTCCAAAGGTAGAAGTGGTAAATATGTATCAAAGGTAGTAACTCGTGACAATTCTGTAGTTCTTTCTGTAGGTACACTATCAGAGTACAGTGAAGATAAGTTATTTACAATTGGAGATGCAGTTGTTGAGGCAATTGTAGAATCAACTAACTGTAGTGATTTAGAAGCAGATACTGTACAAGTAAGAATTGAGAGAAAAAAGATTACAGTTGTATTCGATTTAAGAGCAAGATTTGTAGGTACTGTTGCATCCAGTGGAAATTTAAAGTTCTCTGAGAATGGTGAATTAAATACTGCTAAGTTCACTAAGATATTGGAATCTGTAGATATTGCTAAATATATAAATTGGGAAGAATTTGAAGTCTATCCAATCGACCCTCTTGATGGAGATATAGAGCGTGATGATTAGAGTTAGAAGAATGGTTAAATACAAAAATCCCAACGCAGGCCTAAGAGATAGTGAAATATTTTTCTATGTTTCAGAAGAGTTACTAAATGCTTTGAACGATGATAGATTCCACGGTAATAAAAAGGGTTCTTTAAGCAAATACTATGTTACTGCAAATGATGTAGTAGATTTTGTATTAGAATCCTTAGATTTCTATAGTTATACAGGTACACAGGTTATTATAGACAATCAATTCGTAAAGAAATACTTCGATACTATTTTTGTAGTTGATGTGCCAAGTAAATATGGTAGTAGAGTATCTGTTAGTTCCAACATCGTTAGGTCTTATGAGTTTAATGAAAACTCTTATGCCGAAGTAGCAAGAGCGGCAAGTACGTTTGGAAAAATGTATGTTCCAAAAAGTGAGGTATGATATGAGAGATGATTTTTTAAATTTAATTATATCTGGTGATGTAGAATTAACCCTAGAGAGATTAAATAAAAAGATAAAAGAAGATACACGTGCATATATGAATAAGGAAATTGTGACAGTTGAAATGTTAGAAACCTTAGTCAGTAGTGTATTACAAAGAAACCTAATTAAAAATGCAGAAGTTACTATTACTGATAAGTTCTTTGAAAAGTATTTCAGAGGTTTAGATGTTCTTATGGTAGAAGTGGATAACTATGATTTTGATGGTACTCCACTACCACCATCTTTTGCAGTTAGGTTAGTTTATGACACAGAAACTTTAAGTAAGGAGTTTATTTAATGCAAAATGGTAAGGAAGAACAAGTTTTAGCAGGTATATTACCTAAACACTTGACAATTAGTAGGTTTGTTAAGGTAATGATTGGTACAGGAATTGCGTTTCTGATTATATTTGCTATTCTATTCGGAATTAGCATATCCAATAAACTACCAGATATTTCTAGCAGTATCTACTATTCATATATTGAACTTGGGGCACTCTGCATTTGTGGGGTTGCCTTTTTATTATGGGGAATATTACATCTTTTATTCTTACGCAAGTGTGGGTTTGATGATTGGGTGTTAGAGATTGCCAATAAGTACTTAGGAACACAAGTTATATTCTATACACACAATAGACTATTTATTGAGTTTAGTAGAACAGGTAAAGAGGTAGATAAGAGAGATTTTGTTAGTACAATGTCAGATTTATCAGACCACTTCTCTTACTTCTATATCAATACATATATTGACTTAGGATATATTGAAGTAGTTGTTACTCCAAAACAACCTGTACCAACTGTTGCACCTTATAAGTTTGATGAGAGTAGAAAAGACTGGAATAATATTTATTTAGGTCTTTCTATAAACAATACTACTTTAAAAGTTGCACCTTTAACTTGGAAATTAAATGATAATATTAAAGATGATAAACTATTGAATACTCTACCATCTACTTCTCTAGTTATTTGTGGTGGTACAGGTGGAGGTAAGTCTGTTACAGAGAATGGTATCGTTTCTCATATTTCACACTTTTCTGACAATATCATGATGATTGGTGTTGATATGAAAAAGGTGGAATTTAACTTACTACAAGGTGTAAAAGGTGTTGTTGGTGTAGCGTTAGAGGTAGATGAGGCACGAGATGCCTTTGTTGCCTTTTATCAACTCATGGATAAACGTTATAAGTTTATGGCTACAGCAGGTGTAAACAATGTGTACAATATCAGAAACCTAACAGTAAACTACTATACACTGTTTGGTAGAGAATATCAGTTTGATGAGATATTCTGTGTTTGGCAGGATTTAGATAAGACTGATAGAAACTATGAAAAGATGGCAAAGATGCACCCTGATGGAAGAAGCCAAACATTTATGACTATTGAGGATATTTACAATGGGTTAAAGAACAATGAGTTAAGAAATCCCAAGTTAGTTGAATATCGTGGTTATAATAGTTATATCAAAGATGGAGATATTAAGAAAACAACTGGCGAATTTAAAGTTAAAGCAATGATTCTACTTATAGATGAAATGAACGCCTTAATGAGTAGTGATGATTACAGGGCACTTGATGACATTAAAACAGCACTTGGTCAGATATTACGTTTAGGTCGTGCCGCAGGTGTACATGTTTGTATCGCCGCACAAAGCATAACTCAAGGTACTATAAACAGTGACCAGATGAATAATATCCAACAAAGAATTATCGTAGGTGGTTTTGATGATGGTGCATCTGCTAGATTATTCGATAAAGATATAAGTAATAGGAGTAAGCCGCAGATAAAGGGCCGTGGATTCTGCATGTCTGGTAATGAGTTTTACGAAACACAGTTTTACTTCTTCAAACAAGCAAGAGATTTTGTGTTTGATGAAGATAGACTGGATACATACAACAACAAAATCTTTAAAGAGCAGAAGTTCGGAGACGAAAATGCAGAAGTTCCTAAAGAATGTTTTGATGGATTTGTAGAACAGATTCCAAACGAGTATATCCAAGAGGTCGAAGAAGAGCCAGATGATGAATTTGGTTTTTATGGATATGGTAGAGAACCTAAATCCCCTTCACGTAAGAAGAAACAATTTACAGACACTTTTGCTATCTCAAAGAATACAAAAGAGGTTAGTGTAGATAAAGGGGGAGAGATTGTTCCAGATATACAAGAAGAAAGTAGTGAGGAAGAAAAGAAAATCTTCACAATTAAAACAGATGAAGTAAGTAAGGAAGAGGGTAAAAAGAAAATTACCTTCAAGATTTAATAATTGAGAATTAAAGGAATATTAAAAAACAACAATGAATGTACTATTAAGTTTTATTTTGGCTTTATTGCCTAACCTACCAATCCAACAGTTAGATAGAACACTTAACTTAGTTGAGTTAGGTGTTTCTACTGACGTGCCAACAATTGAACAGGTAAGTGGTAGTGAACAACTTTGTTCAAATGTAGTTGATATAGCTACAACAATCAAAGAAGCAGAAGATAGAATTGAACAGGAAAGATTAGAACAGGAGAGATTAGAACAAGAAAAGACTTGCACAAGAATCTCAGAAAGCCTATGTATCTAATACAACTTCTTATTCAACATCTTATGCTAACAATACATCTTATGATACATATTCTCAACCAAGTTACCAAGCACCTGCTATGACTATGGGAAACTGGGGTAGATTATATGTAGGTGGGTATTCTTGGGCCTTAGAGAGTAGAGGATTCCAAGATATTGTAGATAGAGGAGATTGTTGGGTAGGTGAAGGTTATCCAATGATTTTTGGGGCACATAATTACATGGGATTCACAGCAATTGAGTGGGCAAGTACTGCAACATGGTATAAACCAGATGGAAGTGTTGTTACATTATATAAGGTATCAGAGGACTGGAACGCCCATAACTATGGAACAGTAACAAAGTCAACTGGTGAGTACTATTCGCAGAACCCAGCCGGTCCTATTGCCATGTATACCTGCACATCAGCATCTGGTAATGATGTATACCTCTCATATTGGACATATTGAGTGTTTGTATGTTATATTGTAGAGAATGTGGGAGAGGGTTCGAAACTCAGAAAAGTATATCCGGACATATTTGGAATTTCCACCATATCACAGTAAAAGACTACTATGATAAATACTTAAAAAAGTTCCCTAATGAGGGGATTTGTATTTGTGGTAATGAAACTACGTTTCTCGGAACTAAGTATGGATATTCAAAGCATTGCAGTTGTAAATGTTCTGCAATTGATGAAAGAACTAAAAGGAAACGAGAACAAACAAATCAACAAATCTTCGGAGTTGACTATCCTGCGAAATCAGAACAGATAAAGGAAAAGAATTCTAATATTTTTATGGAGAAATATGGTGTTCCATGGGGTTGCCAGTCTAAATCAGTGAAAGAAAAGATAGAGAACACATTTTTGGAAAAATATGGTGTTAGGTGTTCACTTCAGTTGCCAGAAGTTAGAGAAAAGGCTATGACTGCCATCAACGAAAACAGGGATGAGGTGGACAGAAAAAAGAAAGCTACGTCTCTTGCTAACTATGGAGAAACCTCATGGGCAAAAACTGATTGGGGAAGAAAAGCTCTTAGTGATATGGAAAAAGATTCTAAGATGATTGAAAAGAAAACACTTTCCATGAAGGAGAACAACTCATTTCACTTTTCTAAGGAAGAGGAATTGTTATATTCAAAATTAGTTGATATATTTGGAATTGATGGGGTTAAAAGGGAACATTTCTCAGCTAAATACCCATATAAGTGTGATTTTTACATAGAACCAATAGATACTTACATCGAGTATAACGGATTTTGGCATCACGGGGGGCACTGGTTTAATGAAGAAAATCCTGACGATATTAAGATGTTAGCAGATTGGGAACAAAAGGCAGAAACCAGTCAAAACTACAAGAAAGCCGTTTATACATGGTGTGTAAGAGATATAGAGAAACGCACCTGTGCGATTAACAATAATATTAACTATATTGTTTTATGGAATACAAACGATATTTCAAATCTATCTTTTTGATGTAATAATGTATATTTATCATACTGGACATATTAGAGGATAAAGATTTAGGGAGTTTACAAAAATGAACTCCCTTTCTATATTTACAACTTGTATAAACTATGCTATAATTGTGCTGAGAAAGGAAATGAGATGGGATTAGAAAGACGAGATAATACAGAGTTAGTCTTACAAACGTTAGATGAACTCAAAAAACCTAAGAAACTTACCAAAGAAGAAAAAAAGGCAAAAAGTTTTTTAGAAAAGGTCGAATTTGCTCGAACAGAAAGTGCCAGATTATACAATCCAGACGATTATAGAATCATACGAACCGAAAAAGAGTTATTAGAATACATCGAACTTGGTAATAAGTGTGGGTATATATCTATTGATACCGAAACAACAGGTTTAGAGTTTACTGATACTGTAGTTGGTTTGTGTTTGTATGTAGATGGTGAAAAAGCATGTTATTGTCCTTATAAACATATTGATTATTTTACAGGAGAATTAGTAGAAAATCAGTTATCTAAGGAATCAATTATACAAGCACTTTCTAGGATAACAGCAAATATCATAATGCACCATGCAGATTTCGATATTAGAAAGATATTACGCACATTCGGTGTTAGATTGAAGTGTTGGTGGGATACTCAGATAGGTGGATACATCTTAAATGAGAATGAATCACATAAATTAAAAGACTTACACGGGAAATACGTGTCTAAACAAGATGAGGCAACATTCGGAGATTTATTTAATAAGATAGGTTTCCAATATGTTCCAATTGAGGTTGGTTATATGTATGCGGCTCACGATGCTATTGACACCAGAGAATTGCAACAATTCCAAGCAAAGTTCTTGCGTGCAGACCATCCAAGAGAAGATTTCAGAAATCTTTATTATGTATTCAGAAACATCGAAATGGCTGTATTAGATGCTACTATCAATATGGAAGAGACTGGTGTATATTTAGATATGCCTTATACTGAATCCATTATTCCTAAGTATGAGGAAAAACTAGAAAAAGCATTAGAGGGATGTTATACGGAACTACTTCCATATAAAGAACAGTGTTTGACACATGAACAACTGGATAATCCAGTTAACCTATCTTCTCCGAAACAAGTTGCAATTGTTTTATACGATATTATGAGGATAAAACCGATTGATGGAAGAAAAGTTGGAGAAGAAATCTTAGAAAAGATAAATATACCTTTTACTAAGGCATTACTAGCGTACCGAGGTGCATTAAAGCTACTGAACACATATATCAAGAAATTACCTAGTGTAAGGCAGGCAGATGATAAGATACACTGTTCGTTTAATGCTACCGGCACTGCTTGTATCACAAAAGATAGTTTACTATTAACAAATACTGGGTATATGTCAATTGGAGACTTATTTGATGCTACTGAAAAGGATGGAACTTTTGTAGAAACTGATATTTCAATTGTTAATAAGGACTTAAATTATGAAAAGGTAAGTCATAGAATTAAGTACCCTAACGTTCCAACTATAAAGATAACCACTGTTGGTGGATTTACTATTGAAGGAACACACAATCATCCAATTATAACATCTGGATGCATAAATGAGGAGTATCCGTTAGCCTCGCCTAAGAAGAGAAGAGAATTACTTGTAAACTCGGCTAATTTTAGACGATTAGATGAATTATCTATTGGACAGTATGTAAAAATACCATTCGGTTATAACAAGTTTCCAACAGAATATGTTAAATTTGACTTAGATGTTCATAAGCTGAGAACACATAAAAATGATGCTCTAACAGTTCCAGAGTTTGTAAACGAGGAATTTGCAGAACTACTAGGAATGTATCATGCAGATGGTTCGTGGAAAACATCTAACAGGTCATTCAAAATAAGAATCTCAAATAGGGATGAGGAAGTTAGAGATAGAGTAGGTTACCTAGTAAAGTCCTTATTTAATTTAGAATGTTCAATTTCAAGAGATAAGAGAACAGGGGTGTACGATACATACTTCGGTAGTAAAGCACTTATAGACATGCTAAAATTCTTACCAAAGGGGGCAAGAAATAAGAAGATACCAGAGTTTATTTATAAATCTCCGAAATCTGTTATTTTAGCCTACATTAAGGGAATGACCTTAGACAGTACTGTTAGTACTGATAGAAGTAGAATACTATTAAGTGTTTATAGCCAACAGGATGCTAGGTTTATTCAATCAACCTTATTAAATGCAGGTATTTTTGCTACTATTTCAAAATCAGTTGGAAACAAGAACAGAGACCGTGACCATTTTGGAAATGTTGTTGGCACATATCAAGGCAATAGGGTAACTGTTACAAAGATAAATGCCTATAAATTCAAAGAAATGGTTGGGTTAGTGCAAACTAAGAAATCTAGTTTAATTACATCTGATTGGAAGTGCAACTTAAAACATCCTATAGATAATCACTTTATCTATTTACCAATCAAGCAGATTGAACATGGTTATAGTGATGTGTATGATTTACATGTACCAAACACACACAGTTTCATCGCTAATGGTATTGTAAACCATAATACCGGCCGCTATAGTTCATCAGACCCTAGACTACAAAACTGTGAATTGGGGTCTATAAATTCAGTTAACTCGGGGAAACTTTAATTCAAACAATCCCGAGCTAAGACACACATAAATCTATCTATTAGGAGATACATGTTATGAAAAAAATTATTTTTGATAAAGATGGAATAGAAGAAATTAGAAAATATTTAGAATCTGGGCATACAAAGAGAGAAACATGTAATAGATTCACAATCAAGTTAGACACATTAAATAAAGTTATTCGAGAGAATAATATAAAACAATGTTTCCCAGACAAATTACCTATTGAAAAGGTATCAGAGGAACAAAAACAGTTAATCTGTACATTATTCAAGACAACATCAATGCCATTACGAGGTATTAGGGAAGAAGTTGGAATCAGGTACAGAACCGTGTTGGATGTTATAGAAGAAAACTTCTCTCAATTTGAGATTGACCAACGGAAACACTTGTTATATCAAAACAGTAAACTAGGGGACAAGAATCCAATGTTTGGAGTACGTGGGGAAGAACATCACAACTATATTGGGGTTATCTCAGATGGTAAAGGCTATTTAATTGTTTTAAAGCCAGAGTGGTATACCGGAAGAAAGAACAGTAAACATGTGTTCTTACACAGTGTTGTAATGTGTGAACACTTAGGTATTACAGAAATTCCAAAAGGATTTTGTGTTCATCATATTGATGGCAACCCAAAAAATAATGATATTTCTAATTTATGTCTATTAACAGTCGAGGCACACTCGAAGTTACATCAAATTCAAAGAAAAATGTGTAAAAGTGTAGAGGCCAGTCAAATAAATGACGTAGGGAAACCGAAATGCTGAACAATGCTTGACTTGTACCTATCGTACATGTAGGCATCGAAGAGATGGTCCACTAAATGAATTTGCAGAATATACCTTCCCACGATAAGATGATTAGACCAATGTTCTATGGTGGGATAGATTATAGAGAAGTTGATGACCTAACATTCGAAAAATGTGAGGAAGTAGAATTATCAACTGGGGAATGGAAATTTGTCGAACTACTAAAAGTTGGAGAAGAAGTAGTTACAGATGAAGGTGTACGTAAGATTACTAATATCGAAGTACAACCAACTTTACTTGGTAAAGTAATACTCCAACTAGCGAGTGGGGATTAATGGCTAAAAAATTATTAGGAATATTAGTTATTTGTTTAATACTTGTTGGCTTGTTAAAGATTGGTGGTTATACTCCTAGTTCTTTTGGTAATGAGGTCGATACAAAGAATCCAGTAGAAGTGTTTGACCCATTATTCAATAAATTAGGACTTGTTCCAGAAGAACAACCACCTACTGTTCCAAGCGAAACAGACACTACAACACAAGAACAACAAAAACAAGAAGAGCCAAAGCAGGAAGAACAAAAAGAAGAAGATACTAAACAACCTACTGAACAAGATAATACACCCAAAGTTACAAAGGAAGATATATTAAGTTTGGTAGATAGTATTAAGGTATCTACTCACGAAAACAAAGAAAAATATAATCGTGATGATTGGGAGAAGCCTGCTAAGAAGTTTACATTAGATGGAGAAAAGGTAAGTAGAGTTAAATATGATACTTATACTTCTCAATATCTTATTAGTAAAGAACCATTTGTTTATAAATGCCCTTATTCTGGTCAGGAGATAACAGACATCAAAATTATCGATTTCGACCATATAATACCTCTCAACTACGTAGCTAAGTATGGGGATATTAATTGGACAAATGAGCAAAAGAATAAATTTGCACAGGATGAGAATGTTGGAGTTTCAGTATTGAATAAGGAAAACAGAAGTAAGGGCGCAAAAGGCCCTTCCGAGTGGTTACCTAAAGTAAATCAAGGTGATTATTGCTATTCGTGGCTTTTGATTGCTAAGGAATTTGGCATCGCACTTAGGCAGCAGGATATTGACACTTGTAAGGTAGTTTGTTTAAACGAGATTGCAAGTGGTCATACTTTGGTAAGGGAGAATTAATGAGTATTAAATGTGAAATATGTGGTAAGGAATTTAAATCCTGTGGGGGAAATCTTTCAAAGCATTTAAGAACTCATGGTATAACTTCAAAAGAGTATTATGATAAGTATTTAGACCCTTCCCCACACGTTTGCTCATGTTGTGGAGTTGAGACAAAGTTTCTGTCAATGACCAAGGGATATGCTAAAATATGCCCAAAATGTAGCAGAGTCGAAGCTGTAAAGAAAACTCGTGAACGATGGTTAGAAGAATATGGAGTAGAGAATGTATTTCAACTAAGCTCGATTAAGGAAAAGTCTAGGCAGACAAGAATTGAACGGTATGGAAATGCAACATTCTCAAACCCAGATAAAATGAAAAAGACAAAGGAACTTCGATATGGGGATGCTGGATACACCAATAAGGAGAAGGCAACAAAAACGTTTAGAGAGAGGTATGGTGCAGACAATTATTTACAGGTAATAAATGCAAATCATGCGGCCATTGAACATCAAAATGAAAAAATTGAAGAGTTTGAGAGAGAAAACGATTGTACTTTAGTTGCTAAACTTGTTAAACAGTTTGGGCAAGGGTGGTATAAGGCACACATTGTTGAACCAATTGTGGAATCTTCTCAGAGAACATATATTAGAAATTGTGATATTCCTATAATAGAAAAATATGCTAGTGATAACCACGTTAGTTCCATAAATGAATTGGAGGTTTTAGACTTCGTTAAAAGTGTCCTTGGGGATACAGTGGTGGAAACTAATACTCGCAAGATAATATCACCTTACGAACTAGATATTTATATCCCAGAAAAGAAACTTGCAATAGAATATAATGGGGTATATTATCACTGTGATGATGTTATGGATAAAGATTATCACATTACTAAGACAACATTGTGTGAGAAATTAGGAATAAGACTTATTCATATTTTTGAAAACGAGTGGCATGAACATAAAGACATTTGTAAGTCCTTAATAAAGTCGGCACTCGGTTTATATGAGAAGAGAGTGTATGCTAGAGATTGCAAAATTAAGTCAGTATCTAGCAAAGATGCTGGGGAGTTTCTTAACACAAACCATCTGCAAGGAGCAATCAACTCATCATATCGACTTGGTTTGTATTATAATGAAGAACTTGTTCAATTAATCACTATCGGAAAATCTAGGTTTAAAGATGGTGAGTTTGAGTTATTAAGAATGTGTTCCAAGTTAGATTGGCAGATAATTGGTGGCTTTTCTAAATTAATGAAACACCAACCCTATAATGAGATGATTTCCTATGTGGACAGGGGAAAGTTTTCTGGGGCAGGGTATTTCTCTAGTGGTTGGGAATTTGTTTCTTATACCCCTATAAGTTATTTCTATGCAAATGCAAAAGCAACTATTTCAAGATACCAAGCACAAAAACATAAGCTCCAAAGGATATTACGAGTATTTGACCCTCAATTAACTGAGGCAGAGAATATGAAGAATAACCATTGGTTCAGGATTTATGATTGTGGCAACTTGAAAGTGCTGTATAGAAGAGTTACAAAACGTTAAAACGAATGAATTAGATATTGACAATCACAAATTGTGTGATATAATAGAATATATTTAGGATGGAACTTATAAATTGCAACATCAGTGGGTAAGAACACTGTCTAAGAATAAGAAGAAAGTTAGACCTTTTCTTAATTATAGTACATAGTACCCAAGGTCAACAGAAAGGGAAAAAATGAAGAATTTACTAAAGAAATTTACCATGTTTATGCTGTCTATTTTAACAGTATTATCTATGGTAACAGGTTTATTCCAACCAGTTTATGCCAACGGTGGCGCCGGTGCTGGTGGTTCTGGTGGTGGTCATGTAACAGGTGACAACCCAGGTTACACAGTGTGGTTCGACCAGTGGGGGGCTGATGGTCAGCCTATCCAAGGTTGGAATGAGGATTCCATGAACAACATGCAGGCTCGTATTGAGGGTATGCTTGGTAAGACAATGAACCCAAATGCTTATGGTGGAACTCGCCCTTACTTGGAGATTTACCAACAGGCAGCACGTGAGGCATTGGCTGATGCACAGGCTCGTTCTCAGACAGGTCGTGCGAGAGTTGTTGGTGTGTCCAGTATTTACTGGGATGGTGGTAACAATATGCAGGCTGCTTACGACTCAAAATCAAATGTATTACGTTTAGCAGGTACTCGTTCAGGTACAGCAGAAGAATTACCAGATAATACAGGTTGGTCAACAACCTATAACAATGGTGATGGTGCTACTGGTGCTAACTGGAGAGATTGGTTACAACAGTATGGTGTTGCTAAAGCACCTGATACTAACCTAACAATGATTGTTTGGGCAGTTGCTGAGGGTGAACCATTACCAAGAGAAATCAATTTAACTATAAAGAAGTCAAATGGTATTCCATCTCTTACACTTGGAAACAAGTGCTATGCACAGGATTTAAGTGGGGCAGAGTACGAAGTACATAAGAAGGCTGATTTATCTGATGCACCATTATATACATTAGTAACAGATGCTAATGGTAATGCTTCTGCACCAGAAAAGATTAGTGTAGACCCATCAAGCCCATTCCTTTATGTTAAGGAAACTAAGGCACCAAAGGGATTCTCTTTAGACCCTAAAGTTTATACTGTTTCTGCTAATAATCCTACAACATGGGCAGTTAATTCAGTGGATATGCCTATGAATGACCCAGTTGCTATTACATTAGTTAAGAAGTCAATTGAAGGAATTGAAAATCCTGCACCGTTAGAGGGTGCCGAGTTTACTGTCAAGTACTATGATGGTCAGTATACTAAGGAAACACTTCCAGAAACACCTACAAGAACTTGGGTAATTAAAACATTATTAAAGGGTGGAAAATATACTACACTTCTTGGAGATGAGTATAAGGTTTCTGGGGATGATTTCTATTTAAATAACGGTGTTCCTACACTTCCATTAGGTACTATTACTATTGAAGAAACTAAAGCACCTAATGGTTATACACTTGAAAATAAGACTTTAAATGCAAATGGTGAACAGATTGCAGATGGAATTGCTTTATTCAATATCGTCAATGATGCAGCAACAAATATTCCGCGCTTGAGTGGTGGTAACGAGTATACAATCAACGAAGGCGTTAAGCGTTCAGGTTTCAATATTAAGAAGATTGATAGAGAAACAAACGAACCAATCGGTGTTGCAGAGTTTAAGATTTTGAATCCTAACAACTATGATGTTAAGTATGTTCATAAGGATGGTACATCTGAAATCATCAAGGCTGGTGCAATGTCAGAAGAAACAATCGTTACGGATGCACAAGGTACTTACACATCTGCGGTTGATGCTTTACAAGCCGGTACTTATAAGTTAATTGAAACAAAGTCACCAAATGGTTACTTAATTAACGAAGTTACAGACTTTGAAGTTTCTAACGATGCAGAAGTAAATACTATTTCAACAGAAATCACAGTTCTTGAATCCAAGATGCATACAAGGGCTAGTGTTGAAGAAACAAATACTAATATGGCAGATGGTTCAAAGACAGAACAGACATTAACAGATACAGTTGAATACCACGATTTAATTGTTGGTAAGGAATATACACTTGTAAATGAGTGGGTAATCAAGCCAGCAGGAGTTAGTGAAGAAGAATTACGTACAATGGACACTGCTACATTTGAACGTTTAAAGAATGAAAATGGTGATGTTATTAAGACAACAACTACATTCATTCCAGAAACATCAGATGGATTCGTTACTGTTAAGACTAAGTTTAACCCATCTAAGTATGCTGGTCATAAGTTAGTTGCGTTCGAAGATATGTTTAAGGAGGGCTTATTGGTAGGTCATCATGCAAATATCTTAGATGAAGCACAGACTGTAACAGTATCAATGGACTTAGATGTTCGTATTGCTAAGGCTGATGCTGAAAAGGTAGACCATTACTTACAAGGTGCAGAAATTACTGTTTATAATCAAGACGGTACAATCGCCAAGGATAAAGATGGTAAGGATGCAGTTGGTGTAACTGACAAGAACGGACAAGTTTCATTCAAGTTGGCTTATGACCAAGACAACCAAATGTATGTTATGGAAACAAAAGCGCCAGAAGGATATGAAATCTCAACAGAGAAGTATCCAATTACACGTACTGGTAAGGATAAGTTAGGTGTAGACCTAATCAAGATTAACGTTCTTGATAATGCTATTGTTATCCCTCCAACAGGTGTTGAAACAAATCCATTACTATTCGTAGGTATTGGTGTAGTAGCACTTGCTACATTGGGAGTTATCTTCTTAGCAAAAAAGAAGAATTAAGTTAATTAAGGGAGAGAAATCTCCCTTTTTTATCTAGCTAAATAAAATTTCAAAAAAAATTAAAAAATTTGTTATTTTCCTATTGACAGATATTATAAAAATATGCTATGATATATGTGTAGTTAAGGGATTGACAAAAATGAGTTTTTGCATATCCACTTAGCAAAATAAAAAGGCTAAATTTAGCCCAAGGAGAAAATAACTATGAAAAAGTTTATCAATAAGAAGAATGTAGTAATCGCAGTAATCGTAGCAATCTTAATCGGTTTATCTGCTTATATGTTAGCAAATAAGAAGTCTGATGTCAAGCCAAATTCTGAAAAAACATCTGAAGTTACAACTAAGGAAGATAAGAAGAATGAAACAAAGAATGACAAGAAAACTGACGAAAAGAAGAATGATAAAAAGGAAGTAAAAGAAGATAAGAAGTCTGATGAAAAGAAGTCTGACACTAAGGTAGAAGAAACTTCTACTGCCACAGAAACTAATACTTCCGATAATAATACTTCTAATGTAACAGAAACAACAAACAACAGTGTTTCTAATAATACATCTTCCAATACTTCTTACACTCAACCAGCAAACACTCCATGTGTTCCAACATATACTAATGTGTATCACGAAGCAGTTGGTCACTACGAAACTCAGGTAGTAACTCCAGCTTGGGATGAGGCTATTTATGAAGGTAAGATTGTTGGTGGTCAAACTGGTCGTATCTATAATAGCCTTGATGAATTTGCTTGTCAAGATGCAGACTATAGCTATTCCGTTAAACAGGTTCAAGTAGATACTATCCATCACGAGGCTGAAACTCAGCAAGTATGGGTAGTAGACCAACAGGCTTGGACTGAAACAGTTGCAAGTGGTTGCTAATCACTTAACTTGTACTCATAGTATAGTCTATAAAGTACAAACTGTCAATAGAGAAATTCAACAAATTTACAAAACTTTTATAAGAGAATAGTGTTAGTAATTTTCTAGCACTTTTCTCTTTGTTTTTAAGAAAGGAACTTATGGTAAGATTGTTAAAAAAGATAGTACTCATTGTAATTACCTTATTTTTAATACATACCTATATCGGAAGTATGTTTATATATTACAACAATAACATGTTTCCGTCAATACGTGATGGGGATTTATGTTTTATAGAGAAATATGATAAACATACACATATAGATGATATAGTTCTATATAAGGATACTATGTATCGAGTGATTGCACGAGAAAATCAAGAAGTTAATATTACTGATAAGGGTATTTTAACAGTTGATGGGCAACAGGTATTGAGTACCACAAATACACTTCTACAAAAGGGTGATGTTTCTGTTCCTATAAAAGTTGGTAAAGGGGAATTGTTTGTACTGAATGATTATAGAGAAGATTTAGAAGATAGTAGAATGTTTAGCACGATACAAGAAAAAGATATTACAGGTAAGATATTCTTTTTGATTAGGAGACGTGGTTTCTAGTGAGAAAGATTATCTCGTGTTTACTACTTATTTGTTTATTTCCGGTTAAGGTTAATGCAAGTGATGGGTATGAAGAAATAACTGGGGGTACAATCAATGTAACACTCCATCTTGTAGATAGTGATAAACATGAGAGAAGTATATTTGATAATTCTCACTTTGTATTAGATATACAGGGTGAAGAGAATTCTGAGTTTGAAACAGGTGAGGGGAGTGTTTTCTATTCGACACCTGTTAGTGATGAATTACGGAACACTGGTAAAACTCTTATAAACGTTAATTTAGGTGGTTTACGGTTCAATAAACCTGCAGTGTATAAATATGCTATTCATGGCTATTTCACCTCATATAACACACTAGAAAGAGATACAGTGTATCATCTTACGGATAACGAGTACGAGTATTTATATGTGTATGTTGTTGATAATAATGGTGAATTAGAGATTGATAGTTACGTCATTGGTGATGGGGTAAAAGAATTTGAGTATTATGGGAAACTTGCCACAAATACCTTGGAAGTAAAGAAGGTTGTAAAAGGAAATCAAGCAAGTGTTTTTCAGAAGTTCAATGTTACTATATCTGTAAAGCGAGCTATTCCTAATATGACCTATAATCTTGGTGAAGAACATAAGTTAGTAACAGATAGTAAAGGAAATGGTACTACAACTCTTCCTTTAGGTCATAATCAAGTAGTACGTATTACTGACTTGCCTATTGGTTCTTCTTACACTGTTTCAGAAGATGAAGAAGATTATATTCAAACCACAGAGGGTAAGACAAGTTGGTTGTTTAGGACACCTGACCAGAAACAAGTAGTAGTGTTTACAAATAAAAAAGATGGGTTAATACCAACAGGAATTTTACTTAATAATGGTACAATTCTGATTGGTATTGGTTTAATAAGTATTTTAGCATTAAAATTAAGTAGAAAGAAAAGATATGAAAATTAAGAATTTAGTTGGTAGTTTTGCAATTACTGCATTAGCATTATCTGGTGCTATTTCACAGGTACACGCAATTGGTACAACAAGTTCAAATTATGTTGGAATTGATGGAACAGAAGCAGAGTTTGAGAAATACTTTGTCATGGATAAGGGTATTCAAGTACCTAATGCAACATTCTCATTTACTGTAAAAGCAGGTGTTGCTAAAGCAGGAGATAAGACACATGCGAAGATTTTAGCAGGTGTTGGCACTCCTACAATCAGTGATATTACATTCAATGCTGATGATACAACAAATGTGGCAACAGAGGGTGAAATTGGTTCAGTTGGTGAAGTTCCTACAGGAAAACAGTTTGTTAAGAAAACTGGTACGATTGACTTTTCAGGTTGCAACTTTACAGAACCTGGAATTTATAGATATATTATTTCAGAAACAGGAACAAATACAGGTGTTACAAATGATACAGATAAGATAATGGATGTATTTGTTACAGACAACAATGGTACATTAGCAGTTAGTGGTTATGTATTGCACTCAAATGCAACAGATATTGAATTAAATCCACAAGTTGAGGGTGATGCACCATATAAGTTAGAGGATAAGGTAACAGGATTTGTAAATACGTTTGAATCTGCTGATTTAATCTTTGGTAAGAAGATTACAGGTAATCAAGGTAATAAATTTAAAGAGTTTACCTTTACTTTAAAGATTACAAATGCTAGTCCAAATAGTAAGTACACAATTGAGTATAGTGGTAATCGTAGTGATGCACAAGATGAGCCTGAAACTGGTACAAAGACAGTTTTAGTAACAGATGAACATGGTAATGCTACTAGAACATTCAAGATGACTAATAACACTTTCGTTACTGTTAAAGGACTTGCTAAAGGTGTTAAGTATGAATTGACAGAAGATGCAGAGGATTATGTATCTACAAAGGGTATCACAGGCGAAACAGAGGAAGAATCTTATACAGGTGAGCAAACTGGTACAATGAATAACCTTGATGTTAAGACAGGTTTCACAAACAGTAAGACAGGTGTAATTCCTACTGGTATCTTATTAACAACTATGCCATACTTTGTGGTAGTATTAGCAGGTGGTGCAATGATAATGCTATCTGCAAGCAAAAAGAGAGAAGAGAATTAATACATGAATATCGCCAAGAAGGTTAAGGAATTAAACAAGTCTTATCCATTTAAACATACAAACAACTTTATTGATAATGTAATTGTTATTGTAGGATTGATTTGTATGTTTCTTGGTGGTTATTGTCTAGTGGATAACTATAATGTGTATAACAAAGCAGATATTACACAAGCACTGGGATACAAACCTACTGTAACAGAAGATGCCATAACTTTTGATAATGTTCCTAATGCGATTGCGTGGTTACAAATACCTGATACTCATATAGATTACCCTATTATGCAAGGGAAAGATAATTTATAGTATATAAATAAAGACTGTTTTGGTAAATACTCACTTGCAGGAAGTATTTTCTTAGATTTTAAGAACGATAGCTCATTTATTAATGATTACAGCATCATATATGGACATCACATGGCAGGCGGAAAGATGTTTGGTGATTTAGAGAAGTTTATGGATAATAAATTCTTTTCTAAACATTTAACAGGGTATTTATTAACAAAAGAAAAAGTGTATCGTATAACATTTACTAGATGTTTTGAAACCAGTGCTTATGATAAGGAAGTTTTTTCTTTGGATATTGACAATTCAGAGAGAAGGTTCTATAATGGTGGAAAGACAGTTGCTCTAACAACCTGTAAGACAACTACAGATACAAATAGAACTGTGTTAGTAGGTGAGTTAGAGGAAATTTCAAAAGAGCAATATAGAGGTGAGTATAGTGGAAGAAATTAATAATTATTTAATTGAAAATAATTATGTTGTTAGGGTTTTAGAGAATAACCTTACAAGAATGGTTGGGGTAAAGGTTATTAAGGATAAACTTATCAATGTATATATTTCCTATCGAGGTGGGGAATACGAGACAACAGCTTATATACACCAAAGACAAGATAAAACACGAAAGATTACAACACAGGTATCCGACCAAGTTGAAATGATTAAACAGATTAAATCATTAGAGGAGAGTTGCACATGGTAAAACTATTAAAGAAAATGATTATTACCCTATTAGTTGTATTAGGAGTTACTGTAACAACTAATGCATCATACAGTGTTGTTATTACTATTCCAATTGAGTCTGATTCTTCTTCTCCAATTTTCATAGAAGAAAATGGTAAAAAGCAAGAAATTACTAGCAATGAATTGAGATTAGAATATGATAAAGTTGGCACTCATGAGTACACTATTTATGCAGATGGATATAATGAAAAGTATTCATTGAGTGTATTTGTAGGAACAACTGATAGTGGAGTACTTTATGTAGAAGGTGTATTAACTGCTGACAATGAAACAAAGGTAGATAAGATTACATTCAAAAAGACTGCCCACGATATTGAAAAGCCAAATAACGATGAACCAAAGGTAGATACAAAGAAGAGTGTTGATAAGATTGGTACAGGTGTTGTGGATAATCCTGTAATGTGGGGTGCAATTATTGCATTAGTATTATCATTATTATATCTTTCAAAGGGGGATAAAAAATGTTAGAACCATTAAACATGATAGTCATAACACTCTCCTGCTTTGTATTTATAGGGATTGTGTTATACCTTGTTAGACACCATGATTTGTGGATGTTGGGAATTATTGCACTTCCAATCTACACTATACTAACAATTAATTTTATTGTATTGTGGGTGACAGATACTATTGCTATTGTTCCATACATTGTAACTGTTTGTATTATTCTGTGCTGGGATTTTGCAATTGGTGTATACGTAATTAAATTCAAAAACATGAAGTTAATTATTAGTTATGTTATTCTGTTTGCACTAATACTGATTGGAGGATTACTATGATTAAAGCAATTATATGTGTGTTATTCTCTTTGTTATCACTAACAGGGTGTGCAAAGACTGAAAAAGTTTTCAAGAAAGATGACAGTGTAATTATTGCACATTATAAAGAAGATACAATTACTACAGTAACCTTTACAGATAGTTACCCAGTAGGAGATTATTCTTCAAAGGCAGATAAAGAAAAAGAAGTTAAGGAATCATATACAGAAGTATTGACAAAACTATTCTCATCAGGTGCAGTAGTAGATGTTAATACAGAGATTACTGATAGTCGTATTAAGGTTATTAGTACATTAGATTTTAGTAAGATTACAAACCTTTCAGAGTTTGGTATTAAATCTCCTTATCCTTCATTGAAAGAGTTCTCAGACTTTTTAACAAAAAGTGGTTGGAGTACAGTTGACAAATAGTAGAATTTGTGCTAACATTAGTATTGTTAAGGAGAACACATGATTGAAGAATTAGAGGAAAAACTGGTTGAAATGTTCTTACAAAAAGGTATTGGTACGTGGATTTGTGAAGATGCACTAGAGGGTGCTAGGACAGTAGCAAATCGTTGGATGAATACTACTAAGTATGTTACAAAGACAGAAGAAGATTACATCGAAGCATTAAAACTTCGCCTACAACAGGGTGGGGTAGAAATTTAAGAAAGACTTTAAAAGTCATAGGAGAGGAAATTAAAATGGAAAAGTACGAAGTATTTGGTAAGAAGGTTGTAAAGTGTCATACAGTTGCATTAAAGACACATGCCTGGTTATTTGACAAGTATAACTTACCTTTAAGTGCATTAGCATTAGTAAAGGATGATGAGTGTGGATGTGATGTTACTGCGTTAACCTCGGTTGCTAAGTGTCACGAAGAAGATATGTTTGATGAACATAAGGGCATGCGAATTGCATCTGTTAAGAATCAGATTAAGTTACATAACAAGCGTATGAGAGATTTGCAAAAGGTTCGCACACAGTTAATGAATGAGCTAGAAAAGGTAGAGGAATTGCTAAGTGAGGAAACTGCCAAGACTGCTCATCAGATTGTGCTATTAGGAGAAGCCGAAAAGTACTAAAGGTGTAATTTTACACCTTTTTTCTTTTTACCTATTGACAGTTTTTCGTATTTTTGCTATAATATTGATAGCATATAGTACTATGTGTACTGTATTATAGGAGAAATATATGGAAGAGAGAACTCAGTTAATTAAAGATGGAAAGATGCGTGTATTAAAGAAAAATGAGCATCGTTTTTCAGTATTGTTTTTTGATAAGGTGTTTTACATCATTGAGACAGAAGATTTGCCATTTAGAACATTACTAAGTGTAGCAGTTATACAAAAAGACCATACAGTGTTGTTACCTATTTATGAGAGTATTGCACATATTTGGCACGTAGTGAATCAAAAGGAATGTCTGTCCACTAGAGAAATGCTAAATGTGATGAAGAGAGTAGAAGTAGAAAAGCTGAAGGAATTTTTAGATAATAACCCAGATTTAGATTATGCTAAACCTGAACAAATTAAGTGGAAGGCTTAATTTGTGCCAGTAAGAAAGGAGTGAGACTTTGGAAAATTATGCAGGGCTATTTTTACTATTTATACTAACACTTGTATCATCTACAACTGCTAATTTGAGAAGTGTCTTACTTGTAAAGGGTGATAAGGTACAAACAATGGTAATCACGGCGATTGATGCCACTGTCTATGCTTACTTATTTAAGAACCTAACAAGGGGTGATGATATATACTCCGTATTAGTTTATGTGCTAGGTAAGTGTTTAGCAGTTGAATTATCAAATATCTTGTTATCCAGAACGAATAAAACAGTGTATAAGTGTAATGTGTATCTAAACAGTTATGAAGCAAGTGGTTTAGAATCATTTTTGTTTGCTCAAAACATTTCATTCTCTAGGGTAGAAGAGACATTCTTACATAGCGAAAGAATAAAGGTAATTATGCACGTAACTCGACAACAGTATCAGAAGATGTTAGAGTACTTAAAGAGTGTTGGTATTGATAACCCAACATTAGATTTAACAGAAGTAAAGGTTAAAGGGAATATCGAAAGGAGAACCCATGGTAAATAACGACATTTTAGTTGTTGGAGATGTGCATTTTGTTAATACATCTTACATTAAGGATAGATTAGACTATTGTGTAGATAGTTTAAATTGGGTAGAGCAAGAGGCCACAAAACTTGGAGTTAAGAAGATTATCTATGTAGGTGATTTCTTTGACCGTTCAGATGTAAATGCAGAAGAAATTAGTGCTTTAGCAAAGGTACAATGGTCTAACTGTGAACATATTGTTATTGTAGGAAACCATGAGTTAAGCAAAGAAAGCAATTCTGTTTTATTACTCCAATTCTTAGGATTTAAGGTTATTAGTGAGATTGAGAACATTGATGGTATATTATATGTTCCTTATTTATACAATCCTAATAAGTTTGACTATTCCCTTTTAGATAATGCTGACATTGCAATCAGCCATAATGATATTGCAGGTATTCAAGTTGGTAAGTTTAAGACTGTAAATGGACTTGATTTAGAAAAGTTAAAACGTGCAAAGTTATTTATTAATGGGCATATTCATAATGGTTCTTATTTAGCAGATAATGTGTTAAATATTGGTAACTTTGTAGGATTAAACTTTAGCGAGGATGCATTTAAGTATCAACATAATGTAGCACTTGTGGATAATGGTAAGGTAGAACTTATTGAGAATCCTTATACATTGAATTTCTATCACCTAACTAAGTTGTCAGAGTTATCCAAGATTAAAGATAATGCAGTAGTTAGTTTTAGGTGTAGTAGAGATGATGTAGATACCGTTACAAAGAAACTAGAGAGCAATAAGAAAATCAAATACTTTAAAGTTCTGCTATATAGTGATGTAAAAACTACAAAAGAAGCAGTAGAAGAGAAATTAAATAAGGTAAATCACATTGAATTGTTTCAATCATTTATGTTAGAGAAGTTAGGTACGGATAAGATGATAAAGGAAGAGGTGGAAAGTGTATGCAAGTAATATTCAGCAAGTTAGTTATGCACAACTTCCTTTCTTATGCTCATTCTGAATATAAGTTTGATAAAGAGGGTTTTATCTCTGTTAAGGGCTATAATAAGAATCCAGAGGATAATGCTAATTCTAATGGAGGAGGAAAGTGTTTTGGAAAAGATACAGAAGTCTTGATGTATGATGGTTCAGTTAAACTTGTTCAGGATATTGTTGTTGGAGATATTGTCATGGGGTGGGATTCTACTCCAAGAGTTGTTTTGGAAACACACACAGGGGTGGGCGATATGTATGAGGTATCGTCTGCACGAGGACAATATAAGTATACCTGTAATGATAGACATTTATTATGTTTAGATAAAACCATAGAGCCTGGTGCGGCACGTTCCCCTCAAAAACTAGAAATTTCGGTCAGTGATTTTTTAACTAGTGGATTTCACATTAAGAGAAATTATTGTCAGTACATCATGCCTGTAACGAGAACACTTTTTAATAAAGATGATTTAAGAATTGACCCATATTTCTTGGGTGTTTGGCTGGGGGATGGAACAAAAGATAGACCAGCAATCACAACAATGGATGATGAGATTGTCGAATATGTAACTAACTACTTTTCCACATTTAGTGACCATCACATTAACGTGTACACCAAGTTTAGGGGTTCTTGTGGTTATTCAAAGGCAAAAACGTATGTTCTTTCAGCAAACAAAGGTAAAAAACCGTATACAAATGATTTAGTAAACTTATTGAAGTCTTATAACCTATTTGGGAATAAACATATACCAAAAGAATATTTAAATACTGATTATGACACACGATTAAAATTATTAGCAGGTCTATTGGACACTGATGGATATTATGAGAAAGAAAGACACTCATTTGAATTTATCCAAAAATGTGGTAGATTGTCTGACGACTTCGTTCACTTAGCCAGAGGACTTGGGTTTAAGGTTTCAGTTAAGAAAAAGGTTGTTTATGGTAAAACTTACATGAGATTTACTATTTTTGGTGACTTATCAAAGATACCTACAAGAGTTAAACATAAAACATGTGATAGTAACTACATTCCACACAAGCAAGTATTCTCTTTCCATCCTAAAATCTCATATATTGGTAAAGGTACTTACTATGGTTTTCAAATTAGTGGGGATGGAAAGTTCTTACTATCTAATGGATTGGTTGTGCATAATTCATCCATCTTTACTTCGATTATTTGGTGTCTAACAGGTTCTACACCTACTGGTGTAAAAGATGTACATAATCGTTATGTAAAAGAAGATGAAACATGGGTATATTTATCCTTTACTGTTGATGGAAAAGAATACACTGTTAAGAGATTCTATAAGCCGGCAGGTATGGAATTTACTGTAGATGGTAGAGAGATAGAGAATAAAGGTATTAGAGATGCTGAAAATATTCTATCTCAATATCTACCAAATATTACTGAGAAGTTGTTGAGTTCTGTTATTATTCTAGGACAAGGATTGCCTAATAAATTAACAAATCATACTCCTAGTGGTAGAAAAGAAATCTTAGAGCAGTTATCCAATTCTGACTTTATGATTGAAGATATTAAGGATAGATTATCTAAGAGATTAACAACATTAAATGATAAAAAGCGAGAATTAGAAGATAATATTCTTCAATTATCTACTACAATAGAGAATAATAAGAGATTAATCACCGATTATCAATATGAGTTAAATCATCTTTCTCCTTGTGATATCTTAGAAACTGACTTAGCAAGTGATAAGAAACAGTATAGTGAATTATCTACTAGAGTATTTGATAACTACGATGAAGAGTTAAAGAAACTGTATAATGAAAAGGCTAAGATTAAGAACGAACCAAATATTACAGATTTATCCTCTATTGATGTTAAGTTAGCAGAAATGAGAACAGCCTTAAAGGGAAAGATAGATAAGTATAAGGAATTATCCTCTGTTACTGATATTTGTCCTACATGTGGTCAGAAGTTGATTGGAGTTCATAAGCCAGATACTTCTTCCTTAGTTAATGAAATCAATCAATTAAAGGATGCTGGGGTTCAGTTAAAGAATCAACGAGATAGGATTGAACAAGAGAATAATGCCATTGTTGCAGAATGTAACAAAAAGTATCAAGAAGATGTTGCATCCATACAAACTTCTATCGAAAAGTTAGAACAGTTGCAACAAAAGGCTCAAAGAGAAAAGCAATTAGTAGAATCTCAAATGAAGAACTTACTAGAAAATATTTCTAAGATTCAAGTTGAGATTGATAGTTATAATAACAAGAGAAATACATATTTATCTGGTATTGAAAAAGCAACAAGAGAGAATGATAAGTATTCTACCGAATTAGATACACTAAAATCTGAATTGACTACAATTTCTCAAAGAATTGATATTCAGAACAAGATGAATACACTAACAAAGAGAGATTTCAGAGGTGTGTTATTATCAAACTGTATTTCCTATTTAAACTCAAAAATGAAAGAATTTTCATTGGAAGTATTTAACACTGATAAGTTATCAATGGAGTTAAGTGGTAATAATGTATCAATTAAGTTAGATGGAAAAGAATATGAGAGTTTATCTGGTGGAGAAAAGACTAAGGTAGATATTATTATTCAGTTATCTATTAGAGATATGTTATGTAAGTATGCTAACTTTAGTTCTAATATTCTTGTTATTGATGAAGTTACAGACTTCTTAGATGAACAATCAGCAAATAATGTATATAACTTATTTATGTCAAAATTAAATGATGTATCGTCAGTTTATATCATATCTCATCGTAAGGACTTTACTATTCCGACTGATGGGGTTATGATAATTGAAAAGGGTGCAGATAAGATAAGTAGAATTATTCAATAAGAAAGAGGGTGGTAAATGTGAAAAAGTCAGTTAAAGTCAAAGCAAGAACACGAAATGTGTTGATGTCTGCTGACTATTCTTGAAGTCACAGCAAGAGATAAAAGTAATGGCACAGATGTGTGGAGACCCTATGATGTTAAAAACATTTGAAGAGGGGAAAGACTTCTATGCTATGATTGCCAGCCTATCTTTCCATAGGGAGTATGAAGATTGTTTAGAATTTTATCCTGAAGGAACACCAATTAAAAAGGTTGATGGAAAATGGGTTAAATGTCCGATTGAGGAATCGGAGAAACTTGCGGGGCACAAGACAGACACAAATACAGAAGGAAAGAAGTACAGAACAAACAGTAAGAGCATATTGTTAGGAATTTTGTACGGACGTGGGGATGCATCTGTTGCAGAACAGTTAGGATGTTCGGTAGAAGAAGCAAGAGAAATTAAACAAGCATTGTACAAAGGTTTCCCTGCAATCGAAAAGTTTGAGAAAGATGGATTGAACCATGCCGAAAAGTATGGCTGGGTGTCAACCTTGTGGGGAAGAAAGAGAAGATTGCCAGATATAAACCTTCCTGAGTATGAAGTATTCGAAGCTATTCCTACGGAAGATGGAGAATACGTAAGAGGGGATAAGGTAGATGATATTTATGCTATCCCTATTATCAACAAAGTGCGTAAAGCATTTTTCAACCAGAGAAGAACCTTAATAGATGAATTAAAGAAAAAAGGTTATTACGTAGTAAATAACGGTGGTAAGATAGCACAAGCACGTAGACAGGTAACAAATAGTCAAATCCAAGGGTTTTGAAAAATGCCCATACTATGTGAACTAATAAAACATTAGGTGTCATGGAAACATGGCTAACGGTAGAAGCAGAATAAGACAGACTAATCAAACGTTAAAACGATAGTTAGTCATAAAGAGTGCGAAGTAGCTTCGTAAGAGAATCTAAGCCAGAAATGGTCAGTTAAAGATAATACCGTGCTAAGCCTTAGAAAGTATCTAAGGAAAGTTTAACGACTATCGAAAACAGTAAATGTAACTTTGTAAAAAGAATAAGCATCGAAACGATGACGAAGTGAGTAGAGTAGGGATACCATTGGGATATGGTATAGTGTATAGGCATATACACATTCAGTGATATATTATGTATCATTACCGAAGTGCATAGTTATCTCATTAGAGATAAAGATATAGTCTACACATCATGGAAACATGATGATATGCAGTGGTTTAAGTGGAAGTACATTAATTACAACAAGAGAATATGGTGTTGTGCAAATCGAACAGGTTGTTGGAGAACATTTACATGTCTGGGATGGGAACGATTGGACCGAGGCTGATATAATCTATTCAGGCAAGAAGCAATTGTGTAAGGTTAATTTTGGTAGAGGTTTTGTTATTGAGTGTAGTCCAAATCATAAGTTTTTGACTGTTAATACAAATGGAAACAAATTGTTTATTGAAACTTCTCATTTAATGGATACAAAGATGAAGAGACGTGTAGTTACCAACCAAAAATATGTTGGTTCGGAGTTTGTTTACGAGAGTGATAAAACAGATAAATTAACTGTCTATAATGCCCACATGTATCACCTTGATGATATTCAAGATTCTTACAAGATTGGTATTTTCCTTGGAAGATTAGCATCTGATGGGAATATCGCAAAAGATGATAACCACAGTGCCATTAGATTATTGGTTGCAGAACATGAGTCCGATGTTTTACCAGTGTTGCAGGAGATTACTAAATGTTGGGAAACAAAGTTGCATGAGTCAGGAATTAGGGTTGGTAGAACACAAAACATTTATTACTTAAATGTTTACAGTAAAACTCTTGCGAACGAGATAAGAAAACTTAATACTAGATTTGATATTCCTGATGTCATGTTCCAAGATACTGAAATGCTACGAGGATATTTATGTGGTATATTTGATGGAGATGGGAGTATTTGTGGAAAAACAGTATCTCTTCATTATGGAAAGAACTATGATTACTCAGACTTTATGAGTAAGGTTCAACTTGCTCTTCTCGTATTCGGTATCAGAAGTACTTGGAGAAGAAATGCTTGTGATGGAAGTTTTACTCTTACTGTTTCTCAACATGACAACAAGTTATTCGAAAAGTATATTGGGTTCTTAAGTGAGGCTAAACGTTCAAAGCTTGCTAATTGTGGGGATGCTATTAAAGATGAACACGTTTTTGGCAAATGTGACCTAGTAGACTCTGTTGAAATTACAGACGAGTGGGCTGATATGTATGATGTTTGTAATACTGAACGTGGTTACTTTGTTGCTAACGGTATAGTTACTCATAATTCAGCAGCCGACATGTCTAAAAAAGCGCTAATTAAATTGAATGGGGATGACAGATTAAATGCATTACATGCTAAGCCTATTATTCCTATTCATGATGAAGTTATTTTAAGTTCTCCATTTAGATATGCCAGAGAAGTAGAAAAGAGATTTGCATATGATATGGAGACGGCTGCAACAGATAAATTACACTTAGATATTTCAACCGATGTCGAGGTAACATTCAACTGGTATGGAGAAAGTCTGGACTTAGATAAAGAGTTGAAGGATTTTGAGGAGGAAGTTGATGATACACTCGTCAAGTAATCTACTCATTAATCGAGAATGGTCTATGCCAAATAGTAATACATTTGATATTAAACCTATTCATAAGTTGATTTCTAAGTATATTGAGTTGGTTAAGACAGATAATCCTAATGCAGTTATTATTGACCCATTTGCTAATAGAAACAAGTTGGCAAATATCACAAATGACTTAGATGAAACATTTGATACTGATTATCACTTAGATGCATTAGATTTCTTAAAGATGTTTGAGAATAATTCGGTAGATATGGTATTATTTGATAGTCCATATAGTCCTCGACAGGTGTCTGAGTGTTATAAGAAGTTGGGAAAGACCGTAGACCATAAAACTACCCAAAGTTCATATTGGTCTAATTTAAAGAAAGAGATTGGTAGAATAGTGAAGAGTGATGGATATGTAATCACTTTTGCTTGGAACTCTGGTGGAATTGGTAAGACTTTAGGATTTAATATAGAAGAAATCTTATTAGTTGCTCATGGTGGTTGGCACAATGATACAATCTGTACCGTGGAGAGAAAGGGATAATTAAGTTTATCTCTTTTTCTTATTTACAAGTGGTTGGATTTGTGATAAAATATGTCATATAAAGGGGGTATGTATTATGAAATTTAACGGAAGTTTGAAGAGTGTATTACAGTACTTAGAAGTTAATTATTCTAATCCAATGGTGAGAATACATTCTGATGATATTAGTTGTCAAGAACATTCAACACATTGGTTATTAGTTCATCCATCTATTCTTGATTTAGATGAGGAAACAACTTGGGAAGTATTGAGTGGTGGAGACTACTATGATTATGATATTTACCAAGGAGATAAACTATGATGGAAGAGTATAGTTGGGAAAGTTTAGCAGGAAGAGGACAAATTCCTGCGATAATTACAATTCATACGGATAGATACGGTGAGATTAATAAAACATGTAATTCTAATCACTTTATCAATTTCCATGAGGGTGCTAGAATTGTATTTGTAGCAGAGTATGTTAATCCTAACAGTGAGATTACCGAGAACATGACAGCCTTAGTAGATGTTCAAAAGAAGTTTGAACTATTATTTAAGGGATATTTCCTCGAAGTGTGTTCTGACATTAATCCAACCATTCAAGAAGGGGTATTGTGTACTTGCATTGTGAGAAAGTGCAAAGTTGAGGATTTGGCAGTATCTAATGACTATACTTTAGTTCGTGACAAGATGGATGTTGTGGAGAATATTCGTAGACAAGTCAAGGAACTGCAAGAACATCAACTAGAAGATGTTAGCAGATTAAATCAATTAACCAAGAAATTACAGGGCATGAGAGATTATGCTGATGAATTAAAGCTTGACCAAGAACACAAAGAACAATACTTCCAAAAGATTGGGGAACTAAATTCTGATATTCAAGAATTGGAAATTAGATTAAAGAAAGATATTCCAGAGTTGGATAAGAATTTAGACATTAACAATTTCAAGTAATAGAGTTATTCTATTTATTTATTGAAGGAGTACATAATTGACAAGTACTCCTTTTTCATGTTATAATAGTACGAGAAAGAAGAGGAACTTATATGGAGAATAAATATCCACGATTAATCAGTTGGAGTTATTGGGATGGCACAAGTCTTTTCTCACGTAAAAAGGAAGTAGAAGAACTAACTGAATATTATATCCTTGACAAAGATGGTGAAAAGGAAATCGAGGATGGAACACTTACAGATGCAGGTGGGCCGTTTAGAAGTGTGAACAGGACTCATTTCAAGAAGGTTGTTCGTACTGGCTATACGAGAAACTCTAAAAAGCATAAGGATATTTATTTTGCTATACAAGACAAATACCCAGAACTAGAAAATAAGCTTAAGTTCTTTGAGGGTATTTTAAAGGATTGTGGTTCTTATGTGTATGTCAACCTTCCATGGCTAAGTGGTTGGCATGGACATGACTTTTATTCCAAACATGAGAATGTATTCCTAGAAAATAATACCTGCTATATCAAAAAGGAATGTTGGACAGTTGAACTAATTAATGAACTAATCCACTATAAACCACGTAATTTCGAAGGCTGTGTCATAACAGATTATCAAGAAAAATATATTCCACAATTCCTGTTGAGTTTAAAGATTAAATTCCCAGAATTATATGAGAATGTTGATGGAAAAACGGATAAGGATGCTAGAGAACTCCTTCTTGGCAAGTTCGTTCCTGTAACAAAGTTAAATGTTGGAACTGTTGGTGTCGTAAGAGGTGGATTCTGTTTACCTGATACTTGGTACTATGATGGAGAATATTTAAACGGAACTAAACAAGACGATGGTTTAACTGTAGAGTACCGAATTAAAGCAACAGACGAAGTACTTGTAAAAATAATTGATGTTTCAACTGTTCCGTTCGACTTAGTTAGTGAACAATAGAAGTGGGGTTGGAAGTATGAGATATTTTATCACAAGTGATGTTCACGGACATTATACAGAATTAAAACAGGAATTAGAAAAACAAGGGTTTAACGAACAGTTAGATACTTTGGTTGTGTGTGGGGATTTATTAGACCGTGGCAAAGAGAATGTTAAGTGTATTCAATTTGTTAATTCTCTACCTAATAAAGTTCTAATTAAGGGTAACCATGAATATAACCTAGAAAAGTGTTTATTTTCACACAGATTTGATTATGCAGATAAACATAATGGCACAGTTGATACTATTTTAGAGATTGCAAAGTATGTATCTGGTAGAAAGACACTAAATGCTTATGATAGTGATATATTTATGTATGCTAATCAATATTTAGAATTAACTAATTACATGAATAGTCTTGTAAATTATTTTGAATTTAAGGATAAAAATGGTAACACAATAGTTTGTTGTCATGGTTGGTTGCCAGAGAATTATAAGGACAAAGACTGTAAAGAATTTGAAGAATATAGTTGGATAAATGGTATGGCTTATTGGAAGAATGGTCATGGATTTAAGGATAAAACAATTATCTGTGGTCATTGGCATTGTTCTTTTGGTAATTCCAAGTATCATGGTAAGGGTTCTGAATTTGGTGAAGATGCTTGTTTTGAACCATTTAGAGATTTAGGAATTATTGCCATAGATGCTTGTACTACACTAACAAAGAGAGTTAATGTAATCGTGATTGAGGGAGAATAATTTTCCTATTACAATTTTATAGAGAAGTTTAATGCCAAGTATGGGGTAATAAATCATACTAGCATTTTTCAAGTGTTTTAGAAAAACAGTGAAAGCACACGCACAGGTTGACTTAACACCTTAACACCAGAAGAAAGTCAGAAATTAACAGACTTTTTAGCAACACAACCAACAAACGGTACAAGAACAAGTTTAGGACTTACAAATAATGTGAGCCATAGCACATACAAGTTTAATAGAAATAACTTTACCTCTGTGTTTGAAAGTCGTTCAACAAAGACTAAGTTAGATAAAGACTATGACTTTGTGTTAGATGATGGAGACCATGCAGGAGAAACCGTACATGTCAAGAATTGGCAAGACCTAGATGTTTTTGACATATCTACTGCTGGTAGTTATGGAGCAGACTATGGAATGGGTAAGTATCTATTTGCAAAACAGGTAACATTTGTAACAGATGATGGTGCAGAGTTTATAGAGCATAATGTCACTTTACCAGTTGATTTTGATGGTGGGGAACGTTATGACAAGACTGCATACCCTAATAGATACGTATTTGATTATCCAATTGAAGAAGAGGACTCACGCTTTACTCATGATATTATGGGTGTGGAGGATATGGCTGCCACAGGTGGTACTGGTTATTGGCAAATAACTGCTACTGTCAATGAGGAAATTCCTTACGATACGATTGCTGAAATTGATGAGAATTTAAAGCAAGGAGAAATTGTAGAAGTTACGCAAGGTGCAATCGGTAATAAGATTGGCACATTTAACCTTACAGTAGGTGATGATTTAGGTAGTAGATACTTAGATTATGATGCTGATGTGATTTATAACGATTTAAAGGATTTATTTAGCACTTCGTCAATTCAAAAGGATGCATTCTTTATCCGTGATTGGGGAATGGCTACATTTGTTGAAGGTGGTGCAGTAGATGCTAAAGATAGACTATTACATGTTGGTATTGACTATACACAATATGTTACAGAAGATGGAACAGAGTTAAAACCAAAGGAATATGGTGTACATGAGAAAGAAATATTTGATGGTTACGAATATGTTACAACACGTACTGAGGCAAATGGTGATACAGTTCATGTGTATAAGAAGGTAGTTGCTTCTACTCCTATACCTGAACCAGAGCAACCAGTAACACCTACTGACCCTACACCAACTCAACCAGAAACACCATCAAGCCCAAACCCAACACCAGCACCTGAGGTGCCTGGAAATAACAGCACTCCAGAAGTACCAGGCGACAATTCTGGTAATATAAATGGTGGAAACGATGAAGATACAACACCTGCTAACCCAACAGAGGGTGAAACACCTGTTAGTCCTACTCCAACGCCAAATCCTACACCTAAACCAGATGTACCAGTTGTGGAAGATAATCACGGAAATAATACAGGTGGAAACACTGAAACACCTGCAGTTCCAAATCCTACACCAGAACCAAGTGTTCCAACAGATGAAACACCAGTTCAACCAGTGAATCCTACTGATGAGACACCTGTAGTCCCTAATAATTCTACAGACAATACAGTAGTTCCACCTACAGTAGAAGAAAAACCTGTAGTAGAGGAAAAACCAGTAGAAAGTACTGTAAGTAATAAGGTTGAAGAAAATACCGTGGTAAATAACACAAATAGTTCAACTACTTCTATTAAGAAAGATGATAGAGTTATCGAAACTGGGGTTAGAACTAATTTATTCACAAACTTTGCGATGGCAGTTGTTAGTGGTATTGGGCTATTGTCAATAGCATTTAAGAAGAAGGAATCGAAGTAATTTGACAGGGGAGTAGGAACTCCCCTTTATTTTATATAGATAATAGGAGAAAAATATGTTTGCTGATTTAAAAAATGATTATGAGAGTATTAGTATTGCTGAATATTCAAAGTGGATTGAGAATTGGTTGTCAGTTCTAGCAGAATTGGTGGATGGTGAAAATAATTTTGATGATACACTAGACGAAACAAATGAACATTTCTTAAAGGTATGTGGAAAATCTTACAAACCCGTTAAGTATGAATTTCACAGCTTTTGTTTCTGTGAAGGATATATTTTAATTTGCTCTAGTGATAACTATAAGACATATAGAGTCTACTATGGCACTGATAATGATATTAAGTTATATGAACATCCACAAGAGTTTTATAAGTTTGATGAGAGATATGTTGTTGATATTTGGGCAGAACTAAAACAGCTTCCAGTTAAAGAGGTGTACGAGAAGATACGTGGGCAACAAGTAGTGGAGAACATGAATGTTGAGAAGAAAATACGTAAACAGTTGGATTATATACAATCTGCAGGAAGAATAGAATAGTATGACAAAGTATATCGTAAATACATTGTGTATATTAAACCAAGAAAATCCTACACCAAGTAAGTGTATGGATATTGCAATCAATATTATTCCAGTTAAGAAAAATAAGAAATTTGAGAACTTTGTATTAGGTATTGATAACTACCAACAGTGTTGTGAAGGGTTTGATGCTGAGTGTACTCTGGGGGAACGTTTTGAAGAAGAGAAGTTTGTTGAATCTATTGATGTTGGTGTAACTATTCCTAATTCTATGAGTGAGGCTAATTTAGATTTGGCTGATGTATTTGGAGTTAAAATCAATGTAAAAGATGAGACACCTATATATGCATGGGTTTATAACATTCATAACGGATATTATGCTCATGCAATTTATTATACAGATAGCTCACTTAAGATTGATTGTTTTGAAAAGGATTATTTATAATGAACAAAGCAGTATTTAATAGATTAGTGGAGAGAGTTCCTAATTTAAGGATTCTCTCTCCTTCTTGTACATACTTTAACCCATACAAAAAAGAGGTAATTTGTGAGTTTGATAGTACAAATCAATATATCACAGCAAAAGAATTAAAAGAAGAATTAGAAACAATAACATACTACCGATTTGGGGATAGTGATGAATTTCTAATGGTAAAAGATGGGGAAGATTTGGATATTAAACATTTTATCCATCCAGACGATAAACACTTGTGGTAGGACTATTTAGCATTTGACAAAGTGTATTCATTGTGATATACTAATGCTAGAGAGGTACATAGGACATGAAGAAACTATTAATCTTAAACGGAATTATGGGGGTAGGAAAATCTACCTTCATCAAAGAAAACAAGTTAGAAGATTTTGTGTTGTCATCTGATGAACTAAGAATCAAGATGGCAGGTTTTGACATGTCTGAAAATGGATTAGTTATCTCTTCAAGAAAAGACAGACAAGTATGGCAAATCCTCTATACAATGTTAGAAACACGTATGGAGATGGGATTATTTACTGTTGTGGATGCTATGCATTTACATACAAGAGATTTTAAGAAGTATAAGGAACTTGCTGACTTATATGGCTATAAAATCTATGTGAAACGTTTTGACGATATTTCTTTAGAAGAATTGTTAGACAGAAACACTAAGAGAGAAACTTACAAACAGATACCAACTGATGTAATTGTTAAGAAATATGAGATTTTCACAAATCAAGTATTACCAGAGTATGTAACTGTTATTAATTCTATTGATGAACTATTACCAAAGGCAGAGAAGTTAGATAAGTGGGATAGAATCTACTGTGTTGGTGATATTCACAATAATGCAGATAAGTTAGAGATTATTTATAACGAAATTAAAGAAGAACAAAACTCTTTATATATCTTCACAGGAGATATTTTTGATAGAGGTGAGAAACCTTATGAAACAATGTCACTAGTTGACAAGTTGTTAGAGTTGGATAATGTAAGATTTATCCAAGGTAATCATGAAAGACATGTGAGAAACTATGTCTATGGTACTAATAACTACTCTAACCAGTTTAAGAATACTACATTAGATAAGATTTTAGAAAGAACACAAGACACAAGTATACTATCTAATCTTACAGATAGACTAGAAGAGTTCATCTTACTAAGTTTTAGATGGGGAAAGTACTTCATTTGTCATGGTGGGGTAAGCGAATTACCAAAGAATATGCTATATTTAGCAGGTCAGAACTGTGAATATGGTACAGGTTCTTATGAAACAGAAGTAGATATGTTGTGGGAGAAGAATATGAAGGGAATCACGCAGGTTCACGGACATAGAGAAACAACTTCCACAGAACACTCAGTCAGAATCGACTATTCACATGAAGGTTACATTGGTGTGTATGACATCTTTGAAGAGAGGTTAAGAAAGATTTAAGGGGGGTGAAGAAAATCACTCCTTTTTCTTGACTTTTTCTTTAAAATATGATAATATATCTAATGTGGAGAGGTATATTGTATGGACAGACGATTAGAAAACATGTTAAATTCCGAGTATATTAAAGTGAAAGAGTTGGGTAATGATATTGTTTCCTTAAACTTCACTCGTAACGCTTTCCAAGATGGTATCTGGAATGATGAAACAATTAAAGCTCGTGGACTATTTATCAATAAAGTGGATGGGGATATTGTAGCACGTTCCTATAATAAGTTTTTCCAGTATGATGAAAAACCAGAAACAAAAGAATATGTTGATAATCACTTAATATATCCATTATATATTTCTAAGAAGTTTAATGGGTTCTTGGGTATTATATCTGTGTATAATGATGAGTTCTTTATTGCAACAAAGTCCACTAACGAGGGTGAATATTGCGAATACTTTAAGGAAATCTTAAATAAAACACTTTTTGCAAATGAAGAAGATAAGAATGAATTATTCAATATTCTAAAAGAACATCACTGTACTGCTACATTTGAAGTAATGGATATGGTGAATGACCAGCATATCGTTTATGAGGAAAATCCTTTAGCATTACTTGATTTTATTCCTAACACATTAGACATTAACGGTATTGATAAAGATGTGGAACTATCTGAAACATTAAAGAACAAGTTAAACATTAAGTCTATCGTTATTGCTAAGAATAAAGTAATCAACACTAAGGAAGAACTAGATGGCTTCCTAAATATGACAGAGGAAGAAGAACTAGAAGGTGCAGTAATCACAGATTCTAACGGATTTATGTGGAAGTACAAGACTAACTTCTATCGTTTTTGGAAAACAGAACGTAATCAGTTAGGTAGACTACTAAAAGATAAAGAAGTTAAGGGTTCAAATAGATTAAACTCCGAGAAAGCACAGACTGCAGAACAAGACTTTATTAACTTCTTGCAAGATTTCTTGAAGGACAAGTCAGTAGAAGAAAAAGAAGAACTACTAAATACTAAGTCTATAATTTGGTTCAGAGAGGAATACAGAAAGATAGTAAAATAACTCTCTTTTTCTCTTGCTTTTACTTACCTAATGTGTTAAAATTATGGTGTAAGTTAAAGTGAGGTGAGTTTTGTGAAGAAACTATATATTTGCATTGGTGTTTATGGTTCTGGTTCTACTTCTTATGTACAATCCCATTTAAAAGATGGTGAAGTGTCAATCGTTGTTCCTGATATTCAAGCAATCAAAGTATTTGAAAATGATACAGATATTCTATATATTGACAACGATAATCTAAAAAGAAGTACTAGAGTAGGTCTATATAACTACTGTAAACACAAAGGTATTGAAGTAACTGCATTATGTTTCTTAAAACCTCTAGCAACTTTAATTCATAACTATAACAAAGATTGTGGAAAATCCATCTCTGAGATTATTCAAGATTATAAGAGATTACAAGTTCCTCGTATTGGAGTGGATTGTGATAAGATTGAAAAGGTCTATGGCAATAACTTTAATGAGTTTAGACATGAGTTCCTTGGTAATTTACCCCATGACAATCCAAACCACAAGGAAAGCATTAACGAACATATTATGATGTGTGTTCAAAACTCTCCTACACTACGATTAAAAGAGATTTCTAAGTATCATGATTTAGGAAAGTTTATCTGTAAAGAATTTGTTTCAGAACATAGGGCAACCTATCATAATCATGCTTTTGTTTCTGCTATGTATTATCTTGCAAAGATTGATGTAACAAATCAAGAAAAGTTAGATAATATGGAAGTAATCCACCAACATATTTCAGTAATTAATGATTTAACTGAAAAACAAATCAAGAGAAACAAGTTAGAAAAGATTGTTCCTTTGATGTTAGAGTTTAGAGAAATCGACAAGAAATCTAGAATTATTTAGCGGAAAGTAGGCAAGATACATGGAAGATAGTAAATTAAATACCATTCAATTTGCTCAATCCCTGTTCGGATTAGAGCCCGATACACCTATTGCCCATGAGTTTGACATGGAATTTGGTCAAACAAAGGATAGATGGTGGTCATGTCAGAGAGAACATTTTGCATTTTGGGCGATTATACAAAATACCGATGGTACTAAAGGATACGAACATAAACCAAATGCAAGTGCAATGAAAATGTATAACATGATAGGTGCACCAGAATTGCTATTGTGGTTGATTGAGGCATTGCACATTTCATTAGGATTAGCTACAACAGAGTTTAGAAAGTTTGTAATAGAATTGACTAAGTTAGGGAGAAAACCAAAGAAACAGTGTAAGATGATTCGAGATAAGTGTCCCTATAATGTGGTTGAGCAATGGTTAGTGCAAAAATAGTTAAAATTCATAACTAAGAGAGGATGGTAGGTATGTTTAAAAAGAAACAACAAGATAAAGAACTTTTAGATGGCAAGATATTTAGTGGAGAATTAAGTGAGATTGGGGTTAAGTCACAGGAAGAGCAAAATAATGTAATGAAAGGGTTTGTAAAAGAAAAATATTGCAAAGATGGGTCAATCTATCGACTTCTTTTAGGGACTTTCGGACTTACTGCTCTTATTTCTGCAACACTGTACACTCCTATGCGTTTAGTAGCAGAAAAGACACCTATTCCATTTCCACTACTTGTGGTTGTAGGTGTGTTTATCTCATTCCAAATCGCAATTAGAATTGTAGCAACAATTGAAACGTTAGGAAAGGGATTTGTAGGTGAAGTGTTTCCAAATACTCCTAGTGATAAGTTGCCAAAAGGCATTATCTATATATCAGATGAAGATAAGACAGACCTTTTAAATAAATTTGCTACTTATAATGTTTTAGGTATAAGAAAGAACAAAGATGATACATTCTCTGTCTTAGTGGCTGAGAATGGTGAAAATATAGTATATAGTGCAGATAGTCCGTATATCAGCACTTTGGTTAGTCGCTATATGGTAGAGGGTAAATGGTACTCTATCGTTGATTTTGTGTACGATAAAGCTAAGGGAGTAGATAAATAATTTGGGTGAGAATTAATTTCTCACTCTTTTATTTACAAATTTCTTGAATTGTGCTAAACTATAGATACAAGAGAGGTAACAAGACATGGAATATACAGTTGTATTGTTCGTAGCACGGAATAAAGATAATAAACATATCGAAGGTTTTAAAGGAAGTAGTCAACAGTTCCTTATGACGGATGTATCAAATGTTTCTGAAAAGTTTGAGCAGTTTGTTTCAAAACAACCAGAAGGTGTGTTATATCGTTGCTATGTATCTGTGAACAAGCGTAATGGTAGTCTTGTTCAGAAACAACTAATCTCCTATCTTGCATTAAATGATGCTGACCTATCTAAAATTTCACGTAAAACTACCTCTATTGCTATGCTGCCCCAGTGTGCAGTAACTAAGAAGTGGTTATTTGATTTTGACTACGAGAGTGAAGAACAAGTATTAGAGTTTGTTCAAGATATTAAAGACATTAACAACACATTAGAGGTAGAATACAAAAAGACGATTCATGGTTATGCTGTAGTCACCAACCATAGTTTTGATACACGAGAGTTGTTGAAGAAATGGGTAGAGTGTGAGAACAAGAAAGACGGAATGTTATTATTAGATTGGAGAGTGAAATAATGGATATTAAGTATTTTAAAGAGAAGTTTATTGATTTTATTGATGATTGTAATGAATGTGGTGTACTAGCAAATATTCAAGTACAAGATGGATACGGTTTTGGCAATAGAAGGTGGTTTGTTGTAGATAAATGCATTATTAAGGATGGCGTTGCAATTCTTAATGCCGTAGACTATGCACATAATATTGAATATAAGTTCACAGATAAGTCTCTTTTTGATAATGTGAGTAAGGTTGTGTTTTGTATTAAAGATAAGATAATTGAAGATGCTGAGTTGGTAGATACCTCATGGAGTGATAGGACATTTGGCTTTGAAGTTGATTTGGGATAGATACCATGGATAGAAGAGCAGATATTATAAGAGAAGAATTTGGAGAAGAGTTGTACAGAGCATATCTCTCCACATTCCCCAACAGAGGTAAAGAAGAAACAAATGAGTACACTAGATTATTGTGGTTTATCCCAGACATTTATGAGTATGTCTGTTTTGATTATAGTTTAGACCAGTTAGTTAATTCTTGGGTAACTAGAGGATTAGACGATAATGATATAGAGATGATATTCCGAATCTTTGAAATAGATACAGGGATAGATGCTAGTAAGGAAAGGAAAGATTTTATAGATGCACTTAGAGAGTATCGAGGAAAAGAAAATGCATAAAACAAAATTGCAACTATATAACGAATTAAAAGAATTAACGGAAGAAAATAGAAAACAAATTAAAGAAATATTAGATGAGCTTGTTGAGAGTGGAGCATTGTCAACTTACACACTCAATGTACCAAAGTGTTCAAACTTTAACTATCTTTACGATACCGAACCTAAGAAACTTGAAGAGTATTTAGATAATTACATTGAAACAGAAGTTGATTATTTTCAAGAGTTTTGTGAATATAGAGAGATTTCACTACAATCAGCGGATATAGAAAACCCAGAGTTTTATGAATCAATTTGTTTTTCATTTTGTCCACAAGCAGACAATACAATCTTAGAAGATTTATTCCAATATATAAATTTTTCATACCAAACAGAGTTAAAGGACTTTATTGAGGACTATTTAGAACATGGAGATTCATTTACAGAATATCTATGCGATAATGGGTTTATTTCTGCTGATATTTATTCTGAAGGCTTTTATGACTTGGTGGCAGTAGGAGAGTTATCCTTAATTTTTGCTGAGTGTGAGAACTTTTTTAAGGATGAATTAGATAAATTAAAGATGATACAGACCTCCTTATATGAGTGTAGAAATAGATTAAATAAGATTTCTGATAAGTTTGAACAAAATTTTATTGAATATTTAGATGACATGGGGTATTGTGATAATGAGTAGAACAAAAGAACAACTGTGTAATGAACTAAAAGAACTAACAACAGAAAGTAGAAAGCAATTTAAAAGTATCTTAGATGATATTATTAAATCTGAAGCATTATTAGCACACTCAACGAAAGTTCCAATGGCATATAACTTAATTGATGATTTTGATATTTCAGAATTAGAATTTAGAGATATGTTTGAAAACTTTGTTAGCTCTCAATATGATACCTTATATACATTCTGTGACTATTGGAATGTAAGAGTATTATTAAAGGAAGGAAGAAATTCAAATAAAGTATATTTCTTACCAAAAGCAGAGAATACTATATTAGAAGATTTATTTACATACTTAGCATATAATTACCAAGACCAATTAAAAGAGTTTATTGAAGATTATTTTGACCATGACGATACTTTCTCTGAATATATGTGTGATAATAGTATCACATCAGCAGATATTTATTCAGAAGATTTTTATGAGTTAGCAACAGTAAAAGAGCTACAAATCATCTTAGCAGAATATAAAGAAGTATTCCAAGAAGAAATAGATAAGTTAAAGAAACTACAGAATAATTTATATGCTTGTGTAGGAAAATTAGAAGATATTATTAATGAGTTCCCAGAGAATTTTGAAAAGTATTTAGAGGATATGGGATATGAGTACTTCGGTAAGTGATTTAATTGAGCTATCAGAAATAAATAAAAATATAAGAGTTTTAGAACCGGATATGACCTTTTATGATGAGAAAGGCAGTTGGACTCTAATCTACACAGGAACAAATAATTATATTAAAATTAGTGAGTTGGTAGAATTAGCATTATCTATTGATGGTATTTCTCCATTAACAAGTGTATATTGCGTAAATGATAATTATGATTCTTTTAACGAATTATTAGCACATATTAAAGAAAAATGCTTTCCTTTTAGTAATACAATTCATCCAGATGACATTATTTAATAAGTGGGGAGATTAATTTCTCCCTTTTTATTTTATTTTTCTGTAATTTATTTTTTATTTTCTTTATTATGTAAATTATTTCATTGTTAAAGTTTTATCCAATTTCACAAGTTTTAAGTCGATATGTTTATTAGATTTCGTGTATTTTTTGAAAAAACTTATTGATTTCAGGGGGGCTCTTCGGATTATTTAGGATTATTTTTATTTATTTATTTTAATTATATATATATATTAGTATTTTATTTTAAATATTTATTTTTGAATTATTTTATTTAGAGAGGTATTTTATATTATTATTTTATTTTTTATTCTAATTATTATTGACAGAAATTATTATTTGTGTTAAGATGTAGTAGTAGAAACGAGGTAATTATTTATGTTAAAATATCCTAGTATTGAGAATTACTATAACGTGTTTAAGAATAAGTATTTAAATTCCTTTATGGATGATGTCTTTTATGCTACAGAGAAAATTCATGGTTCTAACATGCAGATTTTAGTTACTCCTAATTCCGTTGAATATTATTCTCGTAATCATCTTGTTAGTACAGAAGATAGTTTAGGTAGTAGATTAGATGCTTGTGAGAATACTCATCGTATGATTTCTCTTGTTCAAGATTATATGAAAGAGAATCCTGATGTGATTGAGGTCTATGTGTTTGGGGAACTATATGGTTCTGGCATTCAATACATGGAATATCAAGAGAATTTAGATAAGGCCCGTAACTTCAGAGTATTTGAGATTTTTGTAAAGACTAATGAAGTATTTAGAAGTTTCTCTCTTGAAGAATTACAGAACTTTGTACCAGAGGATATTCTTGTTCCTTTTGTTCGTATTGATACTCTTAAGAATTTAATGAATACTCCGCTTACTGCCGAATCTGCTTTAGGTGGAGAAAAAGAGGGTTTAGTATACAAACCTATTAACTCTCAAATCTTTGAACTGGATAAAGAAACTGGTGCTATTCAGAACTATGTTGCAGTTAAGCATAAAACTGAAAGATTTACTGAGATTAAGAACAATGCAAAGGAAAAGAAACAGATTGAATTAAGTACAAAACAAGCGAAGTTTAATTCTGAGATTGACCGTTATTTCACTATGGCTCGATTAGAGAGTGTTATGAGTAAAGAAACATTTGAGGTTGACCTAAAGAACCTTGGTAAGATTATTCCTTTGTATCTTGCTGATGTTAGAGAAGATTATTTAAAGACGGGAGAACCTTTCTTTGAGAAGATTTTTGGTAAGAAGGCTAGTCTTGTGGTTCAATTAGTGAAAGAATATTTAACTAGAGAAGAGGCTTAAAAACCTCTTTTTTCTTATTGACAACTAATAATAAAATGTGTTAAACTTATTTATGTAAAGAGGGGTAATACGATATGGAACAGAAAAAGTTATTAAAGAAATACTTGGATAAACTTACTAAGAATAAGGTAGTGTATGCTAAGGGTAAGGTTGTTAGAACATCTAATTTAACCTATGGATTATGTGCAAATGTTGAGGAAGTAGATTTAGGGGATGTTAAAATCAAGGTTCTACCTAGCTCATACGAAAAGAAGATTGTTCCATCCTCAATGATAGTAAAGATTTATGAAGATGGTAAGGAAACTTTAGATGACAGAATAACTGTATTTGGAGAGAACACTACCTCGAAATTTATTTCACAGTTATCTAATACCCAAATCGAAAAACTTATTGTAGCATTAAGTCCAATTGTTTCTGCTATTGATAAGGAAGTTGCTTTACTTAACGAAGAAGAAAAATCTTCCAAGTCATCACGAAGAGAAATACTCATCAAAACCATTGAGAAAAACCTTAAATCTGGAATCAAATTTGATAAATTAACATTATCAGAATTAGTACAGCTAACTGATTTGACAGACAAAGCAGTTAAATAGAAAGAGAGAATACTTTATGAATACATGTAATGTTGAATGTCGCTGCCCTATCTGCGGTAAGTCTTATATTGTTATTGTTCCTCATGAGGGATTTATTGCTTGGAGAAATGGTGGTAGAATCCAAGATTGCTTGCCAACTCTATCTAATGAAGAAAGAGAATCGTTAATGACCGGTATCTGTGGTGAATGTTGGGATAGACTTTATGGCGAAGAATAACTACCTACAAACTATTAAAGGATTTGTGGTAATTCTTCTAGTCTCTTTATTGGGGTTTGCAAAGGATTATCTACTAATTAAAATATTTGGAGTTTGTGTTAGTTTTATTCTTTTAGCGCTTATCGTTGTTGTTGACCATAGGAATCGAGATAATAATACGTTACAAAGTAGAATAGAGTATTCATTGAACACAACTCTAATTTTATCCATTTTATATGGATATACAATGTATAAACTATTTATTTTCTTGATATTATCTTTTAGTGGTATCACTCTACTGAAACTTTTAACATATATTTTTGTGAAAAATGATAGTTTGTTAGAAAATGAGATTATTTCACATTTGAATGATGTAACTGGTTTACATTACACCTTATATCATTACAGAGATATTGGGTATTTGTATATTATTATTTCCTTTATCCTGATTAGTGTGGTAATGTCATCTAATAGTGTCCTTCTACTTTGTATTGGGGTTATATTCTCTTATCTGTTGTACACTGAGGGGAGAAAATTTACCAAGGTGGATTTGGAATATATGTATATGTTACATCTTCCAGAAGAGAAGAAAAAGAGTGCCTTACTATTAGAAATCATCAAGCAGTTCTTTCATAATGGTTCTGTCTACGTTGAATTTGGTGAACCACAAGAAAATAAAAAAGGATATATTCTTAAGGCAGTGTTTACCAGTCCTAATAATCCTAATATTATAGTAAACTTTTCTAAGAATTATAATGTACTTAAAGGAAAGAAATACAAGATTTCTGATTTAATTAAATAGGAGAAATTATGTTCAATTTATTTTTAATTGTTTGGGAAAAAGTAGTTAGTTTAATCATTAAATTATTTAGTGTGAATGTATAAGAGTAAGTACATAAGGTATTTACATTAGAATCCTAAAGAAAGCTCGCATGCTTTTAAGCTGTGAGATGAATTTAGGTAGAAACTCTTGACATTATACATATCTTGTCTTATAATATAGTCGTGAGAACTTATAAGACAGTGAATCATTGTAAGCACTTGCTGTTGTACCACATCATATTTTCAACAAAATATTGTAAGAATATTTTTGTTGGAAATGTTGAGTTCACAACGGATTTAAAATCAGTTGTTGTTGATTGTGTATTGAAAACATTTGCTACAGTTGAAGCTATTGAAGTTGATTCTAACCACATACACATGATGGTTAGACTAACAAGTGTTCATAGTGTAAGCAAATTAGTTCATTGCATCAAGCAGTTCACCACATAAAATTCAGAAGTAATGGTGGAACTGATGAGGAAGAAAATTTGATTACATTGTGCGAAGATTGTCATAAAGGTGTTCATGTTGGTACTATTACACTAAATAAGAAACCAAAGAAGTGTAAGGGATTGAGGTATGCAACTCACATGAGCGTTATTAGAAGTAGATTATTGAAGAAATATCCAGATGCAATAGAAACTTTTGGTTTTGTTACAACAGAGAACAGGAATCATCTAAACTTATCAAAAGACCACTATATAGATGCGTGTGTAATCGCAAGTGGTGGCTTAGAGTTTGAACCCTCTGAAATACTTTATAGAAAGAGATGTGTTCCAAAACAGAGTAGACAATTACGTAAAGGTATTCGTGATGAGAAGAAAATACCCACTGGTAAGGTTCATGGATTTAAGAGATATGATAAAGTGAAATATCTTGGAGTAATTTGTTTTATAAAAGCCCGAAGAACTTTCGTAGGGTTTGTGCTAATGGGTATAGACAATAATATCCTAGATTTTAGGACCGTAGGTGGTTGTGCAAATCCATCTTATAAGAACATTAGAAGAGTCAATGCAAGAAAAAGCATTTTATGTATAGAGGTTAAAGTGTTTAATGGCGAAAACTGACAATCTAAGAAAAGCAATGGTGACTAAGAATGATGAGTTCTACACACAACTATACGAAATAGAAAATGAGTTAAAGTATTACTCAGGCTATTTGAAAGATAAGATTATATATTGTAATTGTGATAGTCCTAAGTACTCTAACTTTTGGAAGTATTTTTATGATAACTTTCATATTTTAGGTCTAAAAGGTCTTGTTTCCACCTATCTTGATAACGAACAAGCCTATAAAACGACTTACGATGGAGAAACAGTTAGTCAAGAGAGATTGGTTGGGAATGGAGATTTTAGAAGTGAAGAGTGTATCAAAATATTAAAAGGGTGTGATGTAGTAATAACTAACCCACCTTTTAGTTTAATTAGACCTTTCTTTGATATACTAATTGCTAATAAGAAACAATTTCTGTTTATTGGAACAATAAACGTTGTTAAATATTTGAATGTATTTAAGGAAATAAAAGAGAATAAAGTTTGGACAGGTAAAACACACTCTGCCAATTACATTAGACCAGATGGAAGTATCTATCAAATTAGAAACACTATCTGGATAACTAATATAGGTGAAAATCATAAAGAATTGGTATTAACTAAGAAATATGAAGAGAATAATTATATTACGTACCACAACTTCGATGCTATCAATGTAGATAAGGTTGCAGATATTCCCTATGACTATTGTGGTATTATGGGAGTTCCAATCACCTTTATCGAGAAGTATGACATTAATCAATTTAAGATTGTAGGAATAGACAGATTGCCATATAGTATTGAATTAGGAATAGGTGAAATGGGAGAGAAATGGTGTAATGATTTCTTTTCTAGTGGAGGTAAAGGACATTATACCCCCACTATGAAAAATTTATGTCTATATGAGAATGGAAAAGCAACATTAAAGTTTTCAAGAATATTGATTCAAGGGAAGAAAGATTGTGAAAAGTAATGATAAAATCACAAGTAAAGCAATTATCCGTAAAATACGGTAAATTACGTGGTTTTAGTTTAAAAAGAAAGGAAGTAGTAGATGGCTAAGAAAAGAGAATTGACAAAAGAAGAAAAAATCAAAAGCTATAAAGCATCGTCAATCGAGGCACTAACCCCACTACAGCATTTAAGAACAAGATTAAACCTAACTTTTGGAGATGAACGTGGTTGTGAAGAATATCCATTTTCATCTCAGAAAAATGTGGCAATTAGAGAGATTTGGGATAATGCTTTAGGGGAAGTTGCAATTGGGGTAGCCAACCTTTTGAGAGTAACCTTTTACAAGAATGGTGTAGTAAAGATTGAAGATAATGGTCGAGGTATTCCTACAGATATTTCAGAAGATGCTTATGGCAATAAAGTATCTGGTATCTTTAAAGCACTTGGGTTACTGCAGTCTGGTTCTGCACTTAAAGGTGTTCAAAAAGGAAAATTTACAACATCGCAGAATGGTGTAGGTGGTTCTAGTACGAATGGTACATCAGAGTGGTTTAAGGTAAGAGTCTTTAAGGATAATGAGATTTATGCTTTAGACTTCTTAGACTATGTGCCAGGATTGTTTGACGATAATGACATATTTAAACCTGCCAAGGATAACTCAGAAATCTTTGTACTAAAAGATAATCGTTCTAAAGAAGATAAAAAATTATTTCCTCATGGTTCTTCTGTTGAGTTTAGGTTGAATGATAAATGGTTCATTGTGCCATATCCATTTGATAAAGAAGATATTATTGCACGTATTAGAGGTGCAGCTTATTTATATCCTCGTACAACAATGGAAGTGTTAGACGAACAAGAAGACGGTTCGTTTGATAGACAAGTATTTAATTCAGAAGAAGGAATTAAAGAACTTGTTGATATTCAGGTTGGTAATAATATTACTAAGATTATTGATTTTACTGGAGCAACTGCTTTTAGAGAAAAAGGTCAAGGACAAAATAATCCTAATATTCCTAAAGGTGCTACAGGAGAAACATTGCTTGAATATATTGATAAAGAATATAATGATGGTGATTTGTTAAATGATGAAAGAGAATTGTACTACTCATTAGCATTTAACTACAATAGTGGATATGATTGTATTATTGACACATATTGTAATGATGTTCGTACAACACTTGGTGGAGTACATGTTCAAGCGTTAGAAAAAGCATTAACAGATGCGTTTAATACAAAGTTCCGTTCTATGAAGAATGGCTTAAATAAAAACGATGGTGATGTTATTGTTAAAGATGTAGAAGAGGGTTTAACCGCAGTACTATCCATTAAGACAAATATACCACGTTTCGTAGGTCAAGAAAAACAACTACTCGGTGGTAAAGAATTGCAAAAAGCATTGTATGACAGTATTTACACTCAATTAGTTAATTGGTTAAATAAAGGTTCTAATCGTGACGAGGTTGAAATTATTGCTAAAAAGGTAATTACAGCAATGAAGAATAGAACACGTATTCAAGAACAGCAAGAATTAAATAGAGAGAAGAATAAAGTTCTTAGAGATTCATCAATGCCAGTTAAATTAGTGGATTGTGAAATTACACATAGTCCTATTTCAGAAATTTTTATTTCAGAAGGAGATAGTGCCCTTGGTGGTTTAAAGGCAATTAGAGACTCTCGTTATCAAGCACTTTTTCCTATTAGGGGTAAGATTCTAAACGTGTTAAAAGCATCTCCTAAAGATATTATGCAAAATCAAGAAACACAAGACATTATTAAGTGTTTAGACTGTGGTTTAGGGGAAGATTTTGATATTGAAAAGATGCGTTATCATAATGTTATTATTGCAGCAGATGCGGACGTCGATGGAAGTTCCATATCCAACCTACTAATTACATGGTTCTGGGTATTAATGCCTGAAGTAATAAAGCAGGGAAGATTATTTAGAATGTTGTCTCCATTATATGAGATTATCGTTTCTAAAGATGAAATTTATTATTGTGTAAATGCACAAGAAAAAGCAGATGTCGAAGACAAACTAAAACAAGAGAATAAAGAGATTAAGAAGATTAACCGATTTAAAGGTTTAGGTGAAACACAACCTGATGTCTTGTTCGAGGTTGGCATGAACCCAGAAACCAGACGTATCGCTCAGATTACAATTGAAGATGTAGAAAAGGCAGAAGAAATTATTAATTTAATTTCTGGAGATGATGTGGATGCACGTAAAGAGTGGATTATGAAGAATCCTTATACACCTGAGGTTGTTGAGTTTAACGAGGGGGTTGAGTAATGAGTAAAAACCAAAAAGATTTTGATATTGATAAAATTTTAGAAAATACTAGAGAACCGATTAAATATGAAATCGTTGATGCGATGAATATTTGGGGATTGGAGTATGCTTATGCAACACTCCTTGATAGGGCACTTGTTTATAATTACGATTTTGTAAAGCCTGTACAACTAAGAAGTATTTGGGGTATGTATAAACAGGGGTTACGGCCTGATAAGGATAATGTTAAGGAAGGTCAAGTGCAAGCAACAATCATGGGCAAATACCACCCCCATGCAGATACAAGTATCAAGAAAGTGTTGGATGGTTGGGCACAAGCATTTGATTCAAGAGTACCTCTTGTGAAAACAACAGGGCAACCTGGGATATTTACTGGAGATAGTGCGCCGGCTGCTCGTTATCTTGAAGTTGGTATGACTAAGGCGTGTTATGAACTTGTGAGAGATACACAAAATCACGGTTGTCTGTGGACATTTAATGAGCAGGGGGATGAAGTAATGCCGCTTACACTGCCTGCGAGATGGCCGTTAGGAATTATTAACGGAACACAAGGTATCGCTACAGGTTTCGCTTGTAACATCCCATCGCATAACCCTGATGAGGTTATGGAAGCATGTATCGCATATCTACAAGGAAAAATAAATAATACTAAAGAATTATGCGAATACATTAAAGGCCCAGATTTCCCAACAGGTGCAACTGTTATCGGTGTTGATGGTATCAAGCAGTATTTAGAGACAGGTGAAGGAAAATTCATTGTTAGAGGTAAATATTCCATTAAAGAGTTGAGTAAAGGTAGAGTTGAAATAGATTTTACTGAATTGCCTTATAATGTTTCAGTAGAACAGGTAATCGCTGACATTGATAATAAAAAGAAGAAAAATGGAAAATTCTTTGAAATATCGGAGATAAAAGATTTATCTGACAGACGTTTCCAAACAGATAAGTGTGAAGTAAAACTGGCTATTTATGTAAAAGCTGGGGCTAACCTTAATAAACTCATTGATGAATTATATCAATACACAAGATGTCAAGTTTCATACTCTGTGTATGCTACAACTATCATTGATAATAAACCTCATCCAAATACCTCTATGTATGAGATGATTGAAGGTTTCTGTAGAATGCGTAAAGATGTTTATAAACTTCGTTCTAAGTATAGATTAAAAGTTATTGAAAAAGACTTACATATCCTAGATGGGCTGTTAAAGGTTTTGATTGATATTGACGCGGCTATTAAGATTATTAGAAAATCCGATAATTCAGATATTGCCTCAGAAAAGCTACAGGATAAATTTAATGTTGACGCCACTCAGGCTAATCAGATTTTGTTGATGACATTAAAGCAATTAACAAAGGCCGATAGTATTGAGATTAAACAAAAACAGAAGTCCTTAGTTGAAGAAAAAGGTAAAATTCAAGATATTTTAAACAGTGACAGCTTGTTAAATAATGAAATTGTTGAAGAAATTCAGGAGACATTAAAGATTATTTCCTCCCCAAGAAGAACTGAAATTGTTGAGGTATCAATGGAAGAAATGAAACAACAACAAAAAGACATTGAGAAACAACGTAAGTTATTGTCCAAGGGCGTTGAGTGCTATGTTAATATTACGGGTGATAGTATTTATAAATCAATAGATGAAACAAAACAATCTAAGATGAAGGTGCAATCGGATGGTGACTTATTTGCAATCCATCAGGATGGTTCTTGTAAAACATTATCAGTTGAGCAATTACCACTAGATACACCACAAAGTATTTCAACATTTACAGATGGTATAGATATTGCGGGTATTACTGTGGATATGGGATATGAAACTCTTGTTGTTTCTGATAAAGGAAATATCAACCTATTCAAAAACAAATTCAAGGAAGGCTTATTCTGTAAATCACCAGAACAGTCTGTTATCTTTGCTAGTCCTATAACCGAGGAGGATAAGAAAACTAAGAGTTTAATCATCATCAATAAGCACGGTGAACTCTTCAAGATGGACATCAATAAACTAAAGGCAGTTAATATCGGTTCAGGGTTAATCACTGGTACAAAGTTGGAAGATATTGTATATGCAAATATCGTAGCTCCTACAGATGTTATTAAGACAGAGTCAAAGAATAAAGTTAAATACACTTCCGTTGAAGAATGCCCATCTAAGGGCCGTGGTTCTGGTGGTTATATGTTACACAGATTAAAAGAAGATGATGAAATAGTATCTTGTGATATTGTTGAAATGTCTGATAGTGTTACACTGACTGGCAGAGGAACGAGTGGAACTAAGATAAAGTAAGAGAGTTGTAAAATACTCTCTTTTTCTTATTGACACTCTCACTTTGATGTGGTAGTATAATGATAGGAGAGTTTATATGACAAAGATTTTAGATTTTGAATGTTTTGGTAATATCGTTAAACTTTATCTTGGTGAAACAGTTAATGGTATTTATGGGGATGATTGGAATGATACTCCTTACGAACATAATGCTGGAACAGTGTATGATAAGTTCTATACTGATACAGTAGAGATTGCTTTCCCACTATCTACAAGTGTATTTGAACCTTGCTACGGATACTCTAATTCTCCATATTGTAAGAAGGATTTTCTGTTCAGGAAAGTTCCTTTTCTAATGTTTGGACAACTTGATGAATCTTGGAAATTTCATGACTATGAAGAACTGTTAGAGGCTGCTCCAACATTAAACAAGTTGTATATCGGAGATGATTGGGAAGATGTTCTTGTGAAATATGGTAATTTATTCACAAGAGTAGAAGAAAACACTGATGGTACATGGGATACAATTCAGTTTGAGTTCTCTGACCACGATGATAAGTTTGCTATTGATATAGGTGATATTGGTAGTCTAATTCTCAACAATATTATTACATCTAAGAGTATTAGTTGTACAAGTTATAGTGATGTAAGTACTTCATACAAAGAAACAGTACATTTTGTTAAGATGTTTATTCCAGATACTAGTAATATAGTGTATTCTTCGTATGAAGGACATATACGGTCGGTATTTGATAAACTAAAAGATAATAACATAAAGACAATATCATTGTTAGATGGGGATAAGATTGTGGCTAAGTACGAAGTCACTTTTAAAGATGACCTTAATTCTGGTATGATTTTTAGTAGTGTATATCAATACACTCATGAAACATCAGAAGGGTTACATATTATCATCACAGACGATTTAGATGATTTACAGTACTACAAAGACACTGAATGTGAGACAAGGTCGCTTGACGAAGAATATTAATATTTAGAGGTATGGAAATTATGGAAGAAATTGATAAGGTTTATCTAAGTTCCTTTGGCTATTATATGCCAGTTACTAAGGAATTAAAAGAACGTTTTGAACAAGAAAAGAAAGAATATCAACGAACTGGTAAAAAATTGGTAATTGCTTTTATTGGCAAGGCTAGACATGGTAAAGACACTATGGTAATTCACACTAAAGCACTATGTAAGGCTAAGTGTGAACATGTTAGTTTTGCTAAACACTTAAAGGAACAAGCAAAAGCATTAGGTTGGGATGGAAAAAAGGATTTTGCAGGTAGAAATCTATTACAAGCGTTATCCAGACCAGTGAAGGATTATTACAATGAAAAGGCATTGGATGACCCAGAGCATTATGGTATTTATGGAAATGATAATTATTATAGTGCAATCGTATTAAATCAGATTTTGAACAGTGATAATGAAGTATTCTTTTTATCTGATATGCGTTTCCTATGTGAGTATAATCTATTTAAGAACTGTAAGGATATTGACTTTAAGGTTGTATTGATTAACAGGTTAAACCTTGATGGTACAGAGTTTGATAATGGACTTACAGAAGAACAAAAGAATCACCCAAGTGAGTTGGAACATTTGCAAATTCCTTATGACTTACGATTTGACGTTGTAACACTTTGGGATAGTAAAGATGCAAGTGAAATTGTTAAGGATTTGTGGTTGTAAGTTATGCTATTTATTTTATGAGAGGGAAGTATGGTTGAGATAGAAAAAAAGCAGAGAAAGAACATCAAGAAATACCTTAGTAGAGTAAGAAAAATGGTGTTTTTTGAGAAGTATACTGCACTACCTATTAGTGAAAAGTTTAAGTATTTCCTAACATACTATCTAGAGCATTTATTTGGTGGACTTCTTGTATCTCTACCACTTATTGTAGCGTTTGGGGGTTCATTCCTAAAGGCACTAACAATATCAGAAATCTTTGTATCAATCATAGTCTTGATTACAATTCCATATCATCAAAGAGAAACAGGTAAACTGTTTATGAATAATGGTATCGAAAAGACCTATCGTGATGGTGCTGAATGGATTGTCAGAGATAGTAACAATATCTATTTCACATCGTGTGATACTATCCCAACAGATAGGCCAGAGAACTTTATCTTGTGTGAGGATAACATAGAAGTTGTAGGGTTACCAACAAATACAATTGGCTCTATTGGCGAATTATTGTTAGGCAGTTTTAACCACTTGACAAGTTAAAAACGTGTGGTATGATTTGAAGTGAGAATAGGAGAGGAAATTAATAATGGATATAGAACAGGCAAGAAAAGAGTGTAGACATGTGTATCTACAACTTCAACCAATTGCCAAAGAAGCAGTCGAGAAGTATAGTAAACCGATTGACACGATTGTAAAAGAAATGTCAAAGTTGGAGAGCATGACGGATGAAGAAATCAGACAGTTAATGATGAGATTATCTATTGAATGTTATTTCTTTGGCAACTATACAGCAGAAAGTTCGCTGATGAGTGATTGTGCCACTATCTTGCAGAAAGAGAAGAACGCAAGGGAATACTCAACTGCAACAGGAACACAGGCAGAAAAAACAAGTATTGCAACAATCAATTCAATGGATAAACAAGCAGTAAGTTCTTTGTATAAGATGGTTAAGGACTTAATGAGTGTTAAATTAGATGAAGCACATAGATTAGTTAATACCTTAAATAGTGTTTTAATTAGCAGGAGTGCAGAAAAGAAAATGAAGATGGGAGTTCGAGATGAGTAAGGAAGTAACAGAATTAGATTTAAAATCATTTAAAGCAGATGTTGAAGCACTTAATAAAAAGTGGGGAAAGAATAGATTATCCAACATCATTGGTACGGTCAGACGATTGAGTTTTGGCAGCGTATCAGCAAACTATGCAACATTTGGTGGAGTACCGTATCAGAAACTTATTGTATCTAGTGGTGTAGAACACAGTGGAAAAACATTAGGTGCTTGTCAGTTAATGGCACAATATCAACATGAAAATCCTGGTAAGGTTTGTGTATATGTTGATGCCGAAAACACCTTACGTGGACAAGAGGAATTTCTTTGTAAAATGACTGGGCTAAGTACGGAAGAAGGAAAATTCCTACGTGGTGAAGTTGATGGAATGTCAGCAGAACAGATATTTGATTTTATCGAAGATTTACAATTAAAGCCTTGGATTGGTATGATTGTACTAGACTCTGCACCAATGTTGATTCCACAAGAAGTTTTGGATAGTTCCAGTACTGTGGATAAGGGAATGAGGGCTAGTATTGCTAAGGCACTAGGGGTATTCATTAGAAAAATGACTACTCTAACAGCAAGAGTTGGAAATATCTTATTAGTTATCAACCAAGTAAGAATTGAAAAATTACACAATGGTGCTATTCGTTACAACGAACCATGTGGATATGCACTTAATTATTATCCGTCATTTAAGATGAGATTTGGTACACGCAAGTTCATCAACGCTAAGGGAGAAGAAATCTCCGATTCGAAAGCAACTGAGGCAGTTGGATTCAGAATTTCATTTAGCACTACAAAGAGTAGAGTTGGTGCAACAAATCGTGGTGGTGGCTACATCACATACTTATATGATAGTGGTATGGACTATCTTGGTGATTTAGTATCTACTGCAACTACTTTTGGTTACATTACTGCAGGTGGTGCTTGGATTACATTGACAGACCCTTTGAGTGGCGAGGTGCTTACTACAAAGGGTGGAGAACCGTTAAAGTTCAATGGTAAGCAAAAACTAATTACTTTCTTAAAGGAACATCCAGAATTTGCAGAGAAGTATACAGAACGTTTAGAACAAGCGATGTCAAATAATGGTAACATTTCATTGTTGGCTGACGAGGACTTATCTGTAATCTTAGAACAGGAACAACAGGTTTCTAACTATGATTCAGAAGAAGAGGCTGAGTTTAAGAAAGAAATGGAAAAGTTAGATAAAGAGGAAGGTAAAGTCTAGTGGAAACACATATGAAATTACCTTTTGAACAAGGAGTAAAACATCCAACACGATATTATTCTAAGAAACAAGAGAATAGTGTTGCTAAGGCTACAGGTGGTGCTACTGTGAAAAACAGTGGTGCTACCATGTGGCAAAAGGGTGATGTAAATGTAAGTGATGTTTCTATGCTAATTGAATGTAAGACATGTGTAGAACCAAAGAAATCATTTAGTATCAAAAAAGAGTGGATTACTAAAAATAGAGATGAGTGCCATTTCATGAGAAAAGACCACAGTGTAATCTCATTTAATTTTGGGGATGATGATGGCAATTTTTACATCTTAGAAGAACATGACTTTAAATTATTCCTTGAGTTCTTGCGTAATCAGAAAGAAGAATAATTATGACAGTTAGTGTGTAGTATATAGGGAGGAGAAATGTAACATGTATGAAGAACGTAATCGTAAAATTAGAGAAAACGGCAAAGCAACGAGAGAAAGACGTTCTCAAATGGATTGTCATGTTATCTCCACTAAAATTCAAGAGAATAGATTGTCTAAAGCAAAATTAGAAAAGTTGTATCGTTGTTTCTTAGAGGGTAAGTGGTTGTATAATGCTGTAGTAGCAACCAACTCACTATCTCTTGAAGATACGTCACATGTTCAAGTCAAGGTCAAAGATATATTTGAAGTTAGGGAACTTACTACACTTTCAGTGCAGATGAAACAGTCTATTGTTGAGAGTGTTAAGACTAATGTTTCTAACTTGTCTAAGGCTAAGAAGGCTGGATTGAAAGTCGGTAAACTTCAATATAAACATGAGTGTAATGAGATTAACCTCAAACAGTTTGGGAACACTTATAAAATTAAAGGTAAAAATAAAATTCATATTCAAAACATTGGTGTTTTAGTCGTGAATGGACTTGAACAGATTAACTTAGATGAAGTTGAATTTGCGAACGCCAGACTTGTCAAGAAACCATCAGGTTTCTACATTCACTTAACAGTTTATACAAAGAAACAACCTCAACCAGAAACTTCTAAAGAAGTTCTTGGTTTAGATATGGGTGTCAAAGACCAACTTACATTCTCTAATGGAGTTAAGGTGAACTTCTACTTGGAAGAAAGTGAACAACTTAAAGGGTTGACGAGAAAATTAAATCGTCAAGTTAAGGGTTCTAACCAGTACAAGCAAACCTTAACCCGAATTAAGAGAATTTATGAACATCAAAGTAACAAAAAGAACGATGTAGCGAACAAGTTAAACTCTGTGTTGAAAAATAACTACATCATCTGTTTTCAAGATGAGTTACTAAACTCTTGGAAACGTAAAAAGTCTAAGCAAAAGTTTAGTTTTGGTAGAAAAGTCCAACATGGGATTTTAGGTAGGGTGAAAGACAAACTCAAAAAGAACAGTTCTAACATGATGTTAGAGAGTTCAGTTCCAACGACTCAAACTTGCCCTGTGTGTGGTTGTCTAACCAAACATAGTTTAGATAAAAGAAAGTATCATTGTGAGCATTGCGGATATGAAAACTCAGATAGAGATATTCACTCTGCTAAAAACATGATACTACCGAGCGGGTATGGAACGTATCGCTCGTTAAACACGGATGCTGTTAGCACTAACAAACTAGTATGTCTTTTGACTAACCTAGAGAGTGTTGGTGCGGTAGTAACTACCAACAGTATGGAAACACACAAATAAAGAAAGTGAGTAGTTCATGACAGTTAAAGAATATTTATTGCAGGAGAAAAAATATGCTACCTGCACAAATGGTGGAAATACTGTAAACAAGATTGTGTTACAGAGTAGTAAGTTTAAACCGATAAATAAGGTACTTTATGAGTTGGATAGTACTTTACGAGCAACATTACCATTGGTTAATAAAACTAGTAATGAATATAAGACAATCAAAGAGCAATTAGAACAAACAAAGTTCCTCATTAACCTTTGGGGTGAAGAAGTCAAATCATGCTAAGGTTAGACTGTATTGATATGCCTAAAAGACAGTTGGATTATGTAATTAAAGATTACATTATTTACCTGTATGAACTGGCTAAGGAACATGGTACAGATACAATTAGAATATTCAATCCAGACAATGTTGATGAGTTATATGAGTTTACATTCCCATACAAACATAGTAGAGAATGTATCTTTAAGTGTGGTTTATTCAGTGCTATCGTATCATTTAGTGATATGGATAGAGTGGGTGCATTAAGTGGATTCTTTAAAAACAGACAATTTGTAATCGGTAAAATCGGCAAGTGAAAACAAAAGATGTAATTGAAGGACTACTTTATGTAAGTGGGAATAACCAATTAGTAAAGCAAGCATTGGAACTATCTCATATTTTATCTGATGATAGAGATTGGAAAAGTGTACCACATTTAGAGTTGTTTTACTTAGATAGGTTTAAATCACCTACATTTTTATGCATTGTAGATAAGATTTATCGAGTATATATTATTGGGGAACGAGAAAAAGGTCAATCATATAATGTACTAGAGATAGATGGAATGACTACAACACATTTAACTATATCAAAGGGTGAGTTAAAGAAAAGGATGTTACAAGTTGCGAAAGAAACAAAAGAGTTGTATCTACCTGACACATTTGCTCAGAGATTGATTTATATTAAGCCAGATTATCTAAGTGGTAGAATAGCAGATGATGATATTTATATATTTAATCGTTTAGAGGATACTGGTACACTATTTACTCCATCAAAATGGTCTATTGGAGTCGATATTTATTCTACTAGCAATAAGGAATTTAAGACTAGTGGCAATGATATTATAAAGGCTATTTTTGCAGAATTTTAAAAAAGAAAGGTGAATTAACGTGACATTAGAAGAAACAGTTAAAATTGACATTCAACAGGATTCATTCCACGAAAAAGCAATCAACAATCAATTAAGTAAGGAAGATTTAGAAAAGTTACAAACAGCAAGAGCAATCATGCACTCAGACGTAGACTAAATACGTGTGGTTGATTGCAAGACTCAGTGATTAGAAACAACCACTACGATAGTTAGATGAAACACATACACACCTTCGGTTGAATGCTCAAGACTGAGGCTCTGTGATTACTGATTAAGTTGGACTAAGAGTGCTAAAATAGTTCTGTGTTAGTAACCTCAAAACTCTAACTATCATTGTCGATGAGAAGACCGACACTTATTTTTGGTAAAAGAAATAAGTTAGGCACTACAGTTCAGTGAGTGCTGTCTTACAAAGTAAAACTCACTAAAATTAAAGTACGAAAGGAGCGAGAACGTATGTTGGTATATGTTTTAGATAAAAATGGACAACCACTTATGCCAACACAACGTTTTAGCAAGGTTCGTAGGTTACTAAAAGAAAAGAAAGCAAAAGTAGTAAGAAGTTGTCCATTCACAATCAAGTTGTTGTACGAACCTAAAACTAAAATCGTACAGGATATAGTGCTTGGAGTTGATACTGGTTCAAAATATGTAGGAGTTGCTTGCGTTGGAAATGATAAGGTTTTATATCAAAGCCAGATTGAATTACGAGATGATATTAAAAAGAAGATGGATTCTCGTAGAATGTATCGTAGAGGTCGTAGACAGAGAAAAACACGTTACAGAAAGCCAAGATTTTTAAATCGAGGTAATTCCATTAGAAAAGATAGATATTGTCCTACGATTATAAGTAAGTTCCATGGTCACGAAAGGGAAATTGAGTTCTGTAAGAAACTTCTACCTGTCAAATATACTATTCTTGAAACAGCAAAGTTTGATACTCAATTAATGGAGAAACCTTGGTTACAAGCACATAAATGGGCTTACCAGAAAGGTGTAAATTATGGGTATGCCAATGCTAGAGAACACGCTTTGGTTAGAGACAACTATACTTGTCAATGTTGTGGTAAGAAAAACTGTAGAGTAGAAGCACATCATATTGTATTCAGAAGTAAGAATGGTAGTAATGCCTTGGAAAACTACATTACGTTGTGTGAAGATTGTCATAAAGCAGTTCATTTAGGCAAGATAGAGTTAAAGCTAAAAGGTAAACACAGAAGCACTTTAAGATATGCAACGCAAATGTCCGTGATTAGAAGTATGTTATTAAAGAAATACCCAGATGCAGTAGAAACTTTTGGATATGTAACAAAAGCGAATCGAGAAAACTTGGGTATTGGGAAAGACCACTACTTAGATGCATGTGTTATCGCAAGTGGTGGACTAGAGTTTGAACCCTTAGATACCTTGTACAGAAAGAAGTGTATACCAAGCCAGAGTAGGCAGCTCTGTAAGGGGGTTCGTGGAGAAAGAAAGTTACCAAAAGGAAAAGTACACGGTTTTAAGCGATATGACAAAGTTAAATATCTTGGGATAATCTGTTTCATAAAGGCAAGAAGGGTAAGTGGACAGTTTACATTGATGGATATTGATTCTAATAATTTGGATTTCAGAGATATGGGTGGGGTACAAAACCCATCATATAAAGCATTAGAAAGATTAAATGTAAGGAAAAGTAGTTTATGTATAAGACAAAAAATATAAAGAAAGATGGTTAATTAATAGATTCATGTATAAGCTCAAAAGTTCTCATATTTCCAACGAGAAATATTATAATCGGTTAGAAGGGGATGCATCCCTTCGAGCGAAGTTTAAGGTGTTAGATTCGGTGACATTAAGTGAAATTATCTTTAATGACCAAATTACAGATAATGTATATCGCAATGCGGCATTTGCGTTAACTATGGCAGATGAATTTAAAGTACCAATGTTATATAGCGAAGTCAGATACCTATTCTTTGCTTTACAAGTGAATAGATTGTATTATGAAAAGAATACAGGAGTTAAGATTAACTCTCTATCACAAGCAAAACTAATGTATGATGAAACAGGCAATAGTTTCACGGAGATGGCATTAGAACAATCAGATAACGCTAGACAGATTAGATTTGAAAGATTTATGGCTAGACATCGTATCTTTTTCCCTAATTGTAATCTATATTGGGAAATCCCAATTAGTTTTTACAAAGATGGAGAAACAGGTCAAACATGTGTTACACCTGCAGGTAATGTTAATCCTTACGCATTAGTAAGTATTCCTGCAATTGACAGCGAGAAGTTTAAGATACCTCGTAATATCTATCTAAATTTCTTCTTAGGACCTCATAGTAAGTTAGTGTGTAGCACTACAAAGGATATTGCATTAAACTTCAACCAGTTAGATAACGAGTTAGCATTACATGTTTTAGAGTTCTGTGGGTATTCCAAGAGATACACAATCGTAAAAGATGAGAATACTGACTATTACTATGATAACGAAAGTAGATGCCTTGTTGCAGAATTATTACATAAGGATAGTAAGGTATTTAACTCTGACGAAAGCAATGAAGAAGAAGCAGTATACTGGAGCAAGATGAGTTACAATAAGTACTTCTTTATGAAGAACCATAAGGAATACGTACCGGTTTTACGCGGTGATGTAATAGAGATTTACATGAAATAATGATTGAAGTAGAAATTAACCAAGCCTACCTCAGTGGTAGAGAGTTTGGAAAAGGTGTGTGGAATTTAATTAAAGATAAAATTGACTGGAATACTCAAAACACAATCGTATTACCTGACGGTCTAAGCTATATGACCGAATCTTTCTTTCTTGGATTCACCGAGGAAGTTCGTAATCGTACAAATAGTTTAGAAGAGGTAATTAAATTCAGATGTGGAAACGAGTATATACGGTCATTAGTAAGGATTTATTCTGAATGTTACAAGGAGTAGAATTAGAAAGATTGCCTGATAAGTATTATCGAGATGGAAGATTTACACAGTTCTTCTATTATAGATTATACACAGTTGGTAAGGCATTTTTCAAAGAGAGAATTATAGAATTAGATACAGAGCATATCTACACAAGAGAATCGGTAAAGGAAAAAATTGATGAAGATGCAAGTGCAAAATTAAAAGGTCCGTATGTAGATAGATTGATTTACGCAGATGAAAAGTGGTATGAATATCGAAATTCCCATTTAAATGAGTTTGATACAAAAGAAGTAACGGATTCACTAGACGATTTCACGACATCTAAATCTTCTTTCATACCAAATCACAAGTTTACTCTTCAAGAGGCTGTCATTGGCTATCTAATTTGTAACGAACAGTTGGGTGAGATTGATAAGTCTACCTTACCGAAGTACACGAAATTAGAGTCAAAGAAAGAGTTTGCCGAGAAACATAAAGCAATTCGTAAAGCAATCAGAAAAGAATTAGAGATTCCAGATGAGGAAGAACTACAAGTTAAACATGTAGTAACTGGGGTTAGCATGAAACCAATTGGAAAGAAGAATAGACCAGATACTTCAAATACAGAAGTGTTAGATATTTTTAAAGAAGATTGGGTAGAATTTCTTTGTGATTAACTATTGACAATAGTTAGTTCAATGATATAATGGGGGTAAATCATACCCCTAACTTCAAGTTGTTAGTACATTCAAATTTTGAAGTGTTGGTGCAATTCCGGTCAGCTTGTATATAATATATATGGTATTATACTATTAGAAAGGTGGTGAGTACAATGACATATTTTGTTGTCCAATTTCCTCTCAAAACAGAGAAATATCAAGAAGATATACTTGATAAACGTTTTGAAATTGGTAGACAGATTTATAACTCATTGGTGAATATAACTCAAAAACGTTATAAAGAAATGATTAAAACTAAGAAATATAGATGTCTTATATCTAAACTGTCAGGAGATAAGAAGAAAGACAGACCAATTCGGAAACAAATTAATGACATAAGAAAACAGTTTGGTATGTCAGAGTATTCATTTTATGCTGATGCGCAGAAACTACAACATCACTTTTCTGAAAATATTGATGCTAGAACAACACGAAAAATTGCATCAAACCTCTGGAGAGCATACGAGAAAATATTCTATAGGAATGGTACATCCATTCACTATAAGAAATATGGTTCTCTTAATTCATTAGAAGGAAACACTAGCACACGAGGTATCCGTTTTAGAGAGGATACAATTTTGTGGAACGGGTTAAAAATTCCTGTAACAATTAACTACAACAATTGTTATGAAAATCAAGCACTAAAGTCAGAGATTGCTTATTGTAGAATTGTTAGGAAGTTTGTGAGAAAGAAATATAAATACTATGTTCAAATCGTTTTCAGAGGAAGACCACCAATCAAGGTTGATAACAAAACTGGTGAAGTAAAACACTATATTGGAAATGGTGATATTGGCATTGACATAGGAACTTCAACGATTGCTTACTCCTCTGCTACGGATGTCAAAATTTTAGAACTCGCCGATAAAGTTCAAAATATCGAAAATCAAAAGCGTAGGTTGTTACGAAAAATGGACAGAAGTCGTAGAGCAACTAACCCAAACAACTATAACGAAGATGGTACAATTAAGAAACAAGGTAACAAGAAAGTAACTTGGGTTAAATCAAACCATTACATTAAACTTCAAAATGAACTGAAGAAATTGTATCGTAAGCAAGCAGACGTAAGAAAGTATCAACATGAATGTTTAGCCAACCAGATTATATCTTTAGGTGATAACATCTACGTTGAGAAGATGAACTTTTCAGGATTTGCTAAGAGGTCAACTAAGACAGAGAAGAATGACAAAGGTAAGTTTAAGAGAAAGAAGAGATTTGGTAAGTCGATTGCCAATAGAGCACCTTCGATGTTGCTAGAGATTATAAATAGGAAACTATCATATTACGGTAAGCGTTTAATCAAAATTGATACATGGGGTGCGAAGGCAAGTCAGTTCAATCATTTTGATGGTACATACAACAAAAAGAAGTTATCTCAAAGATGGAATGATTTTAATGGAGTGAAAGTTCAAAGAGATATGTATTCAGCGTTTTTGATTATGAACATGGCAGACGATTTAAAGAGTTTTGACGTAAATAAGTGTAATGAAAGATTTGAAAATTTTTACCGACTTCATAACTTAGAAGTTGAACGATTAACAGGACAAAAGAATTTAAGTAGTATAGGGATTTAAAGGTTTAAATAAACAAAAAGGTTTTGATACGAGCCTCATGCTATCGCTAATTTATTCGTTGGAGTGAATAGATAGTAAAAGTCTTATGGAAATAGATTAGTCTTATATGCTTTCGAGTATATTCGGAAGTCTACGTACATAAGAACCCAACGTAAGTTGGAATATCGCAATTCCGACAAACTTGACTAAAAAATAATGGTTAGGAGTGGTTTTTGATGAGTAATAATCAATTTGATATTTTACAAGCAATCAGACGTAAAGATTACCTGTATGTCTGGGAACGAACGAAATATCTAGGATACCAAGATGTGTCCGATATAGAAGAACGCTATTTGCTATTTAGAAAGGCAATTAGCATTTTTAATCCTGACCAAAATAACAATTTTATAAGTTTTTACAAGAGATATTTAGTTAATAACAAGATTAAAAATTCAACATTTTACATCACAGATAACAGGAATATTATTAAAGACTTAAAGAACAATCACATCTCTCCAGAAAATTCTGAAGGAATGGAGAGAAAGTATGTTCTAAGCCAATTAGCAGAATGGGAGAATGACATCGAATGAGAGTACAGACACAAACTTCATATACAACAATACCTAAGAAAGCATTACTTGATACATCTCTTTCCTTACGTGCTAAGGGGTTTTATGCTTGTATGATGTCTGGAATTGATATAGAAGATGAAAATGCTTTCAATGAATTGCTTGAAAATGGTTACATTGAGTTGAAGAAGAATGAATATGTTTTACTGATTTCTCCAATAATCAAGAAAGAAAAAGTTGAAGATGTATCGGATATGCCATTCTATACTGAGCCAAGTAAGAAGTTGAAAACTAAGAAGAAACCATTACCACAAGTAATTACTGAGTGCGTAAATGCATTTACAACTGATGAGAATGAACGAACACAGTTGATGAGATACTTTAATTTACGACTCAATCCACCAGAGGATTCAAAGTTCTATGGAAATAGGTTAAAAGGAAAGCAACAAGTTATCAACGCACTTAACTCTCTCAATGATTGTCCTACAAGAATTGAAAGTATTATTCAGAGTATTGATAAGGGTTGGATGAAGTTCTACCCATATCATAAGAATAACTATATAAAGAGTAGAGATAATACTGTTAGTTCCTCTTTCACAGAAGAAGAATTAATGAATATTAGAGATAATAAGGAGACATTTTAACCTATGGAGAGAAATAACAATTGTTGGTACAAAGACATCTGTAAGTTAGATTGTCATAACTGTGTAAGATATAGAACAATTGTAGATATGTTAGAACGGTCTGAATTGCCAAAAGCACAATGGTATCCAGATAGACTAACTCCTACAACAGAAGAGGATAAGAGAACCTTTGGTAAGTTAAAGGATATTCAACGTAAGATAGATAAGTATATTGAACATGGGTATAATTTCTTTCTTAGTTCTATTGAAAGTGGTACAGGAAAAACAACATGGGCTATTAAGTTAATGCTCAGTTATTTTGATAAGAAGTGGAGTACATCTGGAATTGATTCTGTAGGACTATTTGTCCATGTACCTACTCTATTAAGACAATTAAAGAACTTTAGTAATCCAGTGTCAGATGAATATATTGAAAAGATTAAAGAGAGTGATGTTGTAATTTGGGATGATATTGCAACAACTCCTCTAACTGACTATGAATACAATCAATTATTGGTTTTGATTGATAGTCGAACGATTAATAAGAAATCAAACATTTATACAAGTAATGTTGTTTCAAAGGATGAACTATTAAAAGTATTGGGAGCTAGATTAACCAGTCGAGTATATAATTCATCTATCGTTGCTATCTTTACTGGAAAAGATGTACGTGGAATAGTGTTGTAGGGGGATAGGGTCATGATTGAGTTACAGTATTTAAGTAAATTAATTATTTCAAAAGAATATAGTTTATTATCTGCTAGTGGCATTGGTGTAGACCATTTCCCTAACTATTCTAAAGAATATGAGTTTATTAAAGCACATTTTGATAAATATAACACTATTCCAGATATTGCAACATTCCAAAATAAATTCCCTGACTTTAAACTCATTCAAGTAAGTGAATCTGATGATTATTTAATTAGTGCCATTAGAGAATCTTACACGTATAATCGTGCAAGAGAGATTTTAACTAAGGCAGAAGATTTAGTAAATGAAGATAGTAATATTGGTGTTAATTACATTATTAAAGAGTTGAGTGCTTTACCTACAAACTTTGGCGTAGTTGGGGAAGATATTATCCATGATGCTGAAAAGCGATATGAAACACTAATTGACAGAAAGAATAATAGAGATAAGTACTTCTTTAAAACAGGTCTTGAAGAGTTGGATATGGTAACAGGTGGTATTCAACGTAAGGAAGAATTTATTTTACTCTTTGCAAGAACTAACCAAGGTAAGTCTTGGATTAGTCAGAAGATTGCTATTTCTGTCTGGGAACAGGGATATAATGTGGGTTATTTCTCTCCTGAAATGTCAGGTGAATCTATTGGTTATCGTTTTGATACTATGTACAAGCATTTCAGTAATAGTATGTTAGTCAATGCCATAGATGTTGGAGATGAGGAAGCAGTCTATAAACAGTATATCGAGGATTTAAGAAAACATAAAAATAAATTCTTGGTAACTACTCCTAAGAGTTTTGGTAAAGATACAACTGTTTCTGCAATTAGAAGTTGGATACTTGAAAATAAGTTAGATTTCTTAGTTATTGATGGTATGACATACTTGAAGAATGAACGTGGTAGAAGTAAAGAAAATACTACTGAAAGACTTACAAGTATTAGTGAAGATATTATGGAATTATCAGTTGAAATTGGTGTTCCTATTATTGGGGTTGTACAAGCAAATCGTGAGGCTGCTGGTGATGATGTTATTACTGCTCCTACACTAGAAACAGTACGTGGTAGTGATGGATTTGCACATAATGCATCCAAAGTATTCTCTATGAGAAAGACATCTAATACATTAGAGTTAGCAATTCTAAAGCAACGTAATGGTGTTGTAGGTAATAAATTACTGTGGGATTGGGATGTTGATAAGGGATTCTTCCAATACAAACCTAATAAAGCAAGTGGATTAGAACAACACGATGCAGAAATCAGTGGAGAATTAACAAGTAAATTCAATGATTCCTCAGAGTTTACTGATGTATTCTAAAAACTGTGAAAAAGTTTTCAAAAGTAGGTACTTAAGGTATTTACTTTTTTCTTTTTCTGTGTTATACTATGAGAAGATAGGATAGGAGTAATTCACTAATGAAAAGAAAGAATGAATTTGATTTAAACAAGATTTATGAAGTAAGTACATCAAAGCAGGTTATTTCTGCATACTTAGACAGTTTTGGAATTGAAAAAGTACATTTCAAGACTTTTGAGTACGAAACAAAGAAGAACATTGACATTTATGTAGACTTTGCTACGATTTCACTTATTGCAAATGATATTGCTAGTGGTAGACTATTTAAGATGGTTCAAGATAAGGGATACCAGATTGTAATCAACGGTGTTCCAAAGTCTAAGAATAGAGATGGAAAGCCAGAATCAAGAAAGATGTATGTAGCTTCTTATAAGAATAAGTTATATGTAAATACATCTATTGGAAATGGTAAAGTAACAGAAACTGGTGCTATCATTCCTGATGGAGAACCAGATACAAAGATTAGTGTAGGAATGGACTATGAAAACTTCTGTCGTTTATTCTTATATACACATGATGTAGTGCGTGCTTATCTACCAAAGTTTGTTATCGAGATGGTGAAGAACGCAGAAACAAATCGTGAAAACAATAAGTAAGTAATTTTGAAAGGTAGGGAAGTAATCTATGAATATATCAGAATTATACAAACAAGAGTGTGCATATTGGAAAAAACAAAATATAAAACTGTTTGGTGTAGAGCCTATTGATGAAACCTTACCTTTTTCTGATATACAAGCAATCATAGATGAATGTTGTGCTAAGTATTGGAACAGTGACAAACCATGTAAACTGGTAAGACATCTAAACTCCTCTGATAGATTGGACAAGGATGTTGCAAAGAGAAAACCTAATAGTTTTCAATTAAAGCTAAATGTCAGAAACATGTGTATTGATATGTATGCTGAATATGATGATAAGGGAAAGTATAAATTGTGTAAGATTGGTGCTTTCCCTACTCCTTCAAATGATTTATCTTGGATAGTTAATTATGCACACTATACACCAAGAATTACTGCGCTAAGAGATTTATATACAATTATTAGCAAGGTGGATGAGAATACAATCATTGGTGAGGGTTGGAAGTACTTTATTGATAAGGATGAATTTACTGTTCTTGTGACAAAGAATGTGTTTGAACCAGACAATGATGTTATCTTCAATTCACAATTGTCTTACAGAAGTAAATGTCTATTACAAGCATTTTTAGATAAAGAACTAACTGCAAGTACATTTAAAGAGGCTATGCGAAACATGCCAATTATTCCTAATGATAGTGTATTTGCTTTTAAGTATATGCGATTAGAGTACTTTGAAAACATTATCTTCAAGGGTACAAAGTTTGCTAAACCATTAACAGGTCAATTACTTGGCATTAACCGAATGTTTGTTAGTCCTAAGAAGTTGTTTAGTGAAGGTGGAAACTTATTAGATGGTGCATTAACTGCAACCACTTCTAAGATTGAAGCATTAGAAAGTTTTAGAACTGTATGTAATATCTATAGGTCAGATACAGGATATAAACCTGCTTTTACTTATGATGATACTATTGGCATCTTTGACAGTTTTAGAACAGTTACATCTGGTGAGGCTGGTAGACAAAGACTTTTACTAGATAATGTATTTGTAAGACATGGTATGTTGTATATCACAGAAGAGGGTAAGAAAGAACAAAACTTCTTTTATTACTACAAGAAACCACAGGAGATTAGACTATCTTGTTTATCTTCTGCTCCATTCTGTAATAATGATAAGGCAAAGAGAATTATGATGAATGCCAAATTGACTTCTCAATCTGTACCATTAGAGGAAGAAGTTGATGGTATGTCTCACAGAATACTGGCAAGAGTTGGGTTCTGTGATTTGGGTGGATATTCTTATGCAGATAGTATTATTATCTCCGAGAGTTTTGCAGAGAGATTACGTACAAAGGGTAGTAAGGTTTTCTACATTCAAAGGGGTAGTGAACAAGAACAAGCACTAGTATATAATCGTATTGAAGAACTATTTACAAAGGGTGAGATTATTGGTGAAGCCTATGAGAACCTTAATGTAGATAGAGTTGAATATATCGAAGATATTATTAGAGTATTTGTATCTTGGGAAATTCCATTTAGATTAGGGGATAAGATTACTAACTTACACGGGGCAAAAGGTACTGTTGGGTTAATTCTTCCTGATGATAAAATGCCAAAACTGTTAAATGAGGTTGGTAATATGGAAGCAGGTCCATTAGAAATAATCATTTCTGGATTTAGCACTACTAGACGTGTTTCATTAGGACAAATCTTTGAGGCTTGGTCTCTTGCTAGTGGAATTGAATTTAAACAAGGTGAGGACTTTGCATCTATCGCAGTAGAACGTTATCAGAAAGAAATGAATGAGTATGCAGAGAAGTCTATTGTTGAATATAATGGAGAACAAATGCGTATTCCATTAGGTCTTAATAATATTATGAGAATACATCATCATGCCTTTACTCATATTTCTCCAAGTGGTTTAAGATTTGGTGAAATGGAGTTATTACACCTTGCGGCAAATGGTTGTACTGCAATCATGAAAGAATTAGACATAAGAAGTAATAGAATGGACTATAGTTCAATGACATTACAGAGAACCAGAGAGTTACCTGATAAGATTGGTAAACCACGTTTGGCGATTGAAGATAGTTTTAAGGTTCTCGGATATGAACTTGGCTACGAAGATGAGGAGGAATGTTTAGATGAAAATAAATCGTTTAGTGATTGAGGATAATCCTGCTAGAGAAGTTACCTCTTCAAGATTGTTTGAGAAGTCTGTGGTACAAAGAAATGGTGAATTTGACTTTGATGATAATGGTATCTTTAGTTATAAAATTTTCCCTAGATATGTAGACCATAAACTTAATACAGATTATGGTTATATAGATTTTGGAGAGTTATGTATCCCTAGATACTCTCTCACAAATAAGTCTGAATTATTTAGGAATTTATTACATTACAATGGATTTATATACGATGGCGAATATGTTAAGTTAGACCTATCTGGCGATTTAACAAAGTATGATACTTCAAAAATGTTAATTGGCAAAGAGGCATGCCTTGCAGTTTTTGGTATGACTGAGGAAGAGTATAACTTAAATGTACAAAGCAAGATTTGTGTTATTCATCCAAAGTATAGACCGCCAATTAAGGATAAGATAACAGGTAAATATCATTTATCAAAGATTAATCAAGCCTATATTGATATTATCAGATTGAAGAATAGATATGACTTTTACTGTGCTGAAATCAAAGAAAGAGATATTTGGTTTGAGTTGGCAGTTAAGAACCATATTATTAGTCATTTAGAGATTATCTATAATCAGTTGATTTCTCTTATGCAAGATGGTAAGCGTAGTAAGGTACAATTAGAATTAAAAGGACATCCTGTAGATGGTATGTGTAGAGCAGTTATTACAAACAACTTTGCACTAGATGAAGATGTAGTATTGATTGGAAGTTATTTTATTAAGTATCTATATCCTAACTTATATAATAAATATACAGTACTTGGCATTACAGATATTGATGCTGTTAATCACGAGTTACTTGAAGGTGAGTATTACTGTTTATTGAATCGTATGCCAACAATCGGGGCAGGTTCTACGATTGGTATGATACCTCAATTTAGCACTAAGGATAGAGATAGATACGTATTCCAGTTGAATCCTATTGTCTTTACATCACTTGCAGCGGACACAGACGGCGATTCCCTATCTATTGTGGCTTTATATACTAAAGAGGCTTGTGCTGAGGCCAAACAACTTCTAGCAAGTAAGAACTATCGAACAAACATTGATGGTACAGTAATTAATGGTATCTTTGAGGACTTGTTATATAGCCTTAATAGATTAGTGGAAAAAGAAGAAACTGACGAAGTTGAGAACTTACTTAATAGTTAGGGGTGTACTATGAGAATTGAAAATATGGACATTGGTGCAAATATTGATACTTTATTAAGTGAACTAAGAAGTGACATAACAATGGAACATCGTAATTACTTAGTAAAACCACCTAAGAAGAGTGGTAAGTATAGAATGGTTCAATGTCCTTTTCATAAGGATGGACAAGAAAATACTCCCTCTATGGGAATTAAGGAAGATGGTAGTATCTGCCATTGTTTTACCTGTGGTGCAGTAAAGACAATTCCACAACTTATTACAAAGTGTCTTGACAAAGATGGAACTACATGGTTACGAGAAAAGTTTGATAGTAGTAATGTTTCTACTAGGTCATGGGGAATAACATTAGAACGACCAAGCAATACTACAAAGTATGTGGATAAAGAAACACTTAAATACTTCAATGTAAAGCACCCATATATGTATGAGAGAAAACTAACTGATGATATTATAGAGATGTTTGATGTAGGATATGATAAATATACTAATTGTATTACATTTCCTGTTAAAGATATCTCTGGTAATATATTATTCTTTGCTAAACGTGCAGTAGATAGAAAGTACTTTCATTATCCAGAGAGTGTAGAGAAACCTTTATATGGGATTTATGAACTCTCTAAGACAAATGCAAAGGAAGTCTATATATGTGAATCAATATTAGATGCATTATTCATTTGGACTTGTGGTAAATATGCAGTTGCGTTGAATGGTCTTGGTTCATGGGAACAGATAAAAGAAATAGAACAATTACCTCAACGAAAGATTATTTTAGCATTAGATAATGATGAACGTGGTAAAAATGCACGAGAAAAGTTAAAGCAAAGAATCAAAGGAAAGAGTATCTATGAGATAGATTATAATTCCTTTGGTAATTGTAAGGATGTTCAGGATATGACAGTTGAACAATTTGTTAATGCAAATATTGTTAAGTGTTCAACTCTTTTAGACCGTGCGGTAAGTTGTTAAACTAACTGGTGATAGAAGGATAGAATTAAGTGAAGTTAAGAAAGTTATTAACAGTAGGATTACTTACTTCTACATTGTTAAGTCCATTAACTGCCTTTGCAGAGACAAAGACAAAGGACATTACAGACCCTAATTTCTTAGAGTTTGTAGAACAATTACGAAGAGAAAATCCAAAATTAGAGATTGTGGAAGATGAACCAATCACAGTACACACAGAAGAAGAAGCAAAGCAACGTGAGAGTGAACAAAAGGTTACATTAGAAACAACAAAGACGGAAGTTAATGAAAAGTTGGCAGAGTATGCTGCGTAAAAGAAAGCCTATGATGAGGCATTAGAAAAGTATAAGCAGGATAAGATTACCTATGATGAATTATGGACTTTATATTCTGCACAAAAGGAAAAGTATGATGCTGACATTGCTAGAAATAAGGAATTAAAGGCAGAAAATGAACGTTTAACTGCTGAATACAATTCGAAAAAGCAACAATATGATGCAGATTTAGCCGCATACAATCAACGTAATCAAGAGATTACAGATGCTACAAACCGTAATGAAACAAAGAAAACAAATTGGCAGAATGATGTAGCACGTATTACTGCAAGCAACAAGCAAATCAAAGATAACTATGATAAGCAAGTAGCAGATGCTAAGAAAGCACACGACCAAGAAGTAACTCGTTATGAGCAAGAAAAGAGTGAATACGACCAGTTTATTGAAAATAACCCAATATTATTAGATGGGTCAAGTCGTGGTATTGTAATTCGTGGTACTTACAATGACAGTGCTAGGTCAGTAGATAAGGGAGAAAGTACTGTATATAAGAACTGGTGGATTGCAAATAACCAATCTGCGGTTATGGGTACACCAGATGCATCTCAGATGAATTTCCATAACTATGGTAATGGTAATACTACTGAATATTTCAAGAATGTCTATACAATGTATGACAAAGATAAGTTAGCAGAACTTGGCTATGAATATTCTTTAGGTGATATTGGCGTTACTAACCAAACGACAATGAATATTACTTATAAGGATTCTCGTGTAACAGAATATGATAATCAATACGGTCATAACTATAAGTTAGTTGCACAAGGTCAAGTAGTAGATAACTTCTTAAAGTTTGATTTACATAATCTTGGAACAACTGCTAGTGGAAAGAAGATTTCTGCTCACGTAACAGTAAGTAAGTGGCATCAATCACGTGCAAGTGCAGTTTACACATTCCGTAAGGATGGTACTCTTGGTGCGTTTGAAGATGGTGCTAGAGCAACATATCAGTTCTATGAAGAAGAAACTGGACAACCAATTAAGCTAGTTCGTATGTTCGTTTTAGGTGACTTGGAGGCAGGAGAAAACCTTGGTGTTGCATCTAACGATATTGTTAAAGCAACTGTGCCTATTGCACCTTCAGATAAAGCAAGTGGTATTACAGAAGGACAAGAAGGTTACACAAGAGTTCAACAGATGAATGACTATACTGTATGGACATACGGTGATGAACATATGGCAAACCTTAACCATTCAAGTCTTCCTAATGACCCTGCTACTGTAGGTAATAACTACTCTGTACAACGTGGTATCAGTATTGGTATCTTTGCAGGTGATACTGTTTCTGCATCATGGAGTGGTGCAGGTGGTGGATTTGGGTTAAACAACCAATACATCGAGTTTAAGAGTGAACCTACTCCACCAGCAGTATGGGATGAGAGTTTAATTCCTACTCCTAAGTATGAGAAAATCCCTGATGAACCTACATACGAAGAAGTACCAACTCCATTAGAAAATCCTGTTAAGCCAGAAGAACCTACATTAAATACTATTGTAGAACCAACTGCACCGGTTGAACCTAATATGGCAAATCCTGTTGCACCTACAAATGCACCTGCAGAAGTAGAGAATACAGAAGTTAGATTCAGACGTGTTCAGATTGTTCAATATGACACTAACTGGGTTGATGAAGATGGAAATGTCTTAAAGGATAAGGTTACAGGAAATACAACACAAGAACACGGTGATATTGATTCTTATTCTTTCGTTAAGTCAACTACTGACGAAGATGGTAATGTTACACACATCTTCCGTCAATACACAACAAAGTGGGTTGATGAAGAAGGTAATGAGTTAAAGACACCTGTTAAGGGAAATAAGACAGTTGAAATCGGCGATGCAATTCCTCAATACTACTATGTAGAAACTAAGAAGGATGATAAGGACAATGTTACTTATGTATTCCGTCAAGTTAAGACTTCTTATGTATCTGAGGGGGATAATAAAGAATTGTCTCCTACAGAAAAGGGAACACATCCTGAAAAACCTATTTATGACTACAGTTATACAAAGACAGAAACTGATGATAAGGGTAATGTAACTCATATTTACAAACTCTTACATACTATCTATGTTGATGAAGAAGGTCATGAAATTTCCCCTAAAGAAAATGGTCAGAAGAACCAAAAGGATATTCCAGGTTATGCTTATAGAAACACTGAACCTAACGTTACAGAAGGTGTTATCAAGCACATCTATCGTCAGGTAAAGACTTCTTGGCAGACAACTACTGGTGTTGAATTAAAGGCATCAGAAAAGGGTGTTAAGGAACATGGTTCATTTACAGGCTACAAGTTAGTGCGTACAGAAACATTAGAAAATGGAGATGTACTACATATCTTTGAAAAGAATGACGATATTCCAACTGGTGTAAATACCAATGCAGGAATGTTCTCATTAATGGGTATGCTATCACTACTTGGCTTAGGTGCAGTAGTTAAGAACAAAAAGGTGAGGGGTTAATCTCTCACCTTTCCTTCAAAGGGGGTAAGATAGAGTGAAGTTAGACCAAAGCAACATAAAGCCTGAGGATAAGGAATTAGCAATATCTGTGCGAAACCATTTAAGAAGTGGTTTATTTGTAATTGGCAATCCTGCACTTGGGTTAAAAAAGACATTAGCACAACTAGAAGAAAAGAAGAATGGTGCAGTGCATGATGTTACGGATTGGCTAGTAGATGATGTAGAATTGAATACTCAAATCTCATTAACTAAAGCTGGAATTGATGGAGAAACCATGTTATGTGATTATCTATCTACACTTCTAAAGTATGATGATAAATTAGAAGGAATCGTAGCATTTGCTAGTTTATCTTATGAACAAGATAATAATACACTTGACTATATACCTGATACTGATGTATTATTAGTATATGGTAGACATGTTCTTATTTTAGATGCTAAGAATATAAAGGTCAAACCTAATCAAGAATTAGCAATAGAGGGTCAATCTATTATAGAAACTGCTAAAGGCAAAGAAATACTTGAAGTTCACTCTTCTGTACCTATTTGGGAAAAAGTATTTAATAAGGCAAATATTCAGATTGATAGTATTGACGGTATGGTATGTATTGTAGGGAAAACTCCTATTACAATCGTAAGAGATGAAATGTGGGAACACTCTACTACTAAACCAATTCATATAGCAGAATTAAGGTCTGTATTGCATGAATGGGTATCTGGTAAAGATAATACATTACGACTAGACATACTAACGGAAGTTGCTAAAGCACAGATAAAAGAGGAAAAGACATTAGGTCTAAACTTGGATGCCATGAAGAAAGAACTGGGTATCTAGGTATATACAACAAACAATATTCAAGTATGGGAGAAAAATATGACAATTGAATTTGGTACAAATCGTGTTGGTTTCTACAATGAAACAATTAAAGTTTTAAATGAAAAGAAGTTACGTAGATTAAGCAATCATAAGTCCTTTATAAAAGAGGATACTCCAGTTTTAGTTGCACATAACTTCAACAAGAAGATTCATCGTATTCAGATTAAAGTATTAGACTGGTACGCAGAATCAGAAAATGAACACTACGAAACTGCACTAATTGATTGTGTAGAAAAAGTAGACGGTCAAATCCGTAAAAGTGGGACAAAGGTATTAAATAAAAAGGGAAAGTAAATGTGGTGAGGGAAATTTCCCTCACCTATATCCCTGAAGGAGAGTAAATTATGGAAATAAGAACTATTGAAGGTAAGGACTATCTTGTTTCATCTGTGGTTACTGGTAAATATAGATGGGTATATACAACTAAGTTATTGACAATTTAACTTAATTGTGCTACGATAATATAGGGGGAAAAGTGAGTGTATGACAACAGTTCAGAAAAGTGTTAGGGTTAGACTCTATCCAACAGAGGAACAGGAGATTTTAATTGATAAGACGATTGGTTGTTGTCGTTTTGTTTATAACCAAACACTTGCAGATTGTATCCAATCATATGAGCAAACCAAACACTTTCCTTCTCAAAGTGAACGTTCTGCAAATCTAGTTCCATTAAAAGAAGAAAATGAGTTCTTAAAAGAAGTAGATGCTAGAGCATTGCAACAATCGGTGAGAGACCTTAATTCTGCCTTTGATAACTTCTTTAAAAACAGAAATCATTTTGGTTTTCCTAAGTTTAAGTCTAAACACAGTAGAAAACAATCTTATAGAGTTCCACACAATAATGGTAGAGCGGATGTTTTAGACAACAAACATATTAAACTCCCAAAGTTGGGAAAAGTTAAAACAAAACGTTTTGATATGCCAGATGTATATAAGATTTTCAACATTACCGTTGAAAAGACAGACACAAATAAGTACTATGCCTCTATTTGTATCGAAACAGAAGCACAACCACTTCCTAAGACTGGGAAACAAGTTGGTTTCGACTTAGGTCTAATCGACTTATTGATTGGTAGTGATGGAACTAGATGTGAAAGACCTAAGTATGGTTATGCTTTTAAAGATAAACTTGCCAAGGAACAAAGAAAGCTCTCAAAGATGAGAACCAAATTGGAGAGAGCAAAGTTAAACCTCGATGAGTGCAAGAATTACCAAAAGCAAAAACATAAAGTAGCAAAACTTCATGAGCATATTTCTAACTGTGCAAAAGACTTTAACCACAAGTTGAGCATTGAACTGGTTAGAAACTATGACCTGATTGCAATGGAAAAATTAAACGTAAGCGGTCTAATCAAGAACCATAGATTAGCTTATTCAATCGCAGATGTCAGATGGTCACAACTTCTTAACTTCATCAAATACAAGTGTCAGTGGTATGGTAAAGAGTTTAAACAAGTTGATAGATTCTATGCTAGTAGCAAAATCTGTTCTTGTTGTGGCACGTATCACAAGTATATAGTTAATTCTCTTAAGGTTAGAGAATGGGTATGTCCTGATTGTGGAACACATCACGATAGAGATGTCAATTCTGAGTGTAGCTTAAAATAACACTTCGGAAAGACGAGACCGTGGTAAATTAGTTCAGAGATGGTATTTTCGTTGAGAAAAGAGAGTAACCTGAACGTTCCCAAGAATATACTTATTTTAAAGAAGTATTTCGTCACAGAGGAAGAAATTCTTATACCATTGGGGGAAACAAATAATGATATTAAAGATTTTATTGTTGGTTAGTGGAATTACATTAGCAATACAAGATTATAAAGAGAGAAAAGTTAGTACTATACTTTCCCTAGGTTTTATTCTTGTTACATGTACATATTTCAGTGTTAGTATTGCCTTTACGATTGCATTACTTCTATTATGGCTATATACAGTATTAGTGGATAAACCAATAGACAACTGTTTCTTATTTCTAACAGTATTTGCACTTATGACATCTCATCACTTAATACCTAACTTATTGACCGGTACGTTATTATGGTATATTTTTAGTGGTGAGGAAAAAATACCATTCATTTTTGTATGTAATATTTTAATAATACTAACAGTTATTTTAGGGTAAAAATTTATATGGAAAATATTTTGCAGAATTTGTATAACTGGGTAATGGCAGTACCTACAAATCTAATTATTATTGTAGTAATTGCCCTTGCCTTAAAGATTTTAGGCAAGTCATTAAAAGCAGTAATAGAGTTAATTGTATGTTACTTCTTAATCTGCTTTATTTTAGGACTTTTCGGTATCACACTTCCACCACTTCAAGATATTGTGGTTTGGTTTATGAATTGGGTTAAGTTCCTATGGGTGTCGTTTGTTGGTTAGATTTGACAATATGAACAAAGCGTGTTAAGATACTAAGTGAGGAAAACTACATGAAAGAACATTTTGAAGAGTATCAGCAAATCTTAAACCTAGCAAATAAGATTGGGAATAAAGAAATCTCTAACATTGTTCTTGATAATATCTATGAAGAGATGTTAGATAGAGAAATCCACACTTATGCACAAGCAAGTATGATTGTTGAAGTTGTTAAATGTAAGAAGAAAGTTGTTAAATAACCATTGACATATCTATTAATATGTGATAACATTTAGGTGTAATTTCAGGAGGATATATTCATGATTGAAGTTGGAACACAGGAAAAGATTGTTGAATTTGAGATTCCAGTATTTGAAAACACTGAAACATGTGTTGTTACAAAGTTTGAAAACAGTGATACAGAAGAGTTGGATGTAGAAATTCCGACATTCGTGAGAGGTTAGTTCTATGTATGTAATCAATGTCGCAGGAAAGAACTTAAATTACCAATGGGAATTATATGTACCAGAAAATGTTGATGTAGATAAGTACATTAAGGACTGGTTAAAGGCAGAATACGGAATTGATGATACTTATTACATCACCTACGGTAAGATGAGTTAGGTTGTCTAACTCTCTTTTCGTTAGAAAGGATTTGAAGATGGTTAAATATTATATTGGCTTTACGTTGTCTAGTAAGATAAATGACTACGATGAAGCAAAGAAATACTTAGAAGAGGCTGACATGACAGAAATCTTATTAGATGAAACAGATGTTAGTCAGTTTAAAGATAAGATTGTTAATATCTCATGGCGGCTTGTAGATAGTTGGATAGGATACATTGTCTTAACAGCAAAGGAAGAAATGTCAGATAAAGAACTAGAGATTATTAGTGATTGGGTAGATACTCAGAACTCAGATGGACTTGGAGAGGGATTCTCTGGTCAGGACTTTGCTTTTGATGAAGAAAATGATGAGTATGCTGGTATTACTACATATTATGATTGTAAGTTCACTAAGTTTGACTAGGATAGAATTATGAAAAAGATAACATTCAGATATAGGGATTCATATTCAAACTGGGAGTGGCGAACACAACATTGTATTGTTCCTTCGGTAGATGAATGTATCAAAATTTACGGTCTTGATGATAATTCCGTGGATTATGAGATTTTGGAAGTAGAAGATTGTTAAAAAGGAGATAGAAAACATGTTAAAAATTTTAGAAAAGTTTAGAGGTTTAATTGCATTATTAGCAGTTGTTCTAACGGTGTTTGGCACATTAATGGCAATGGTGGAATATGGCAGTTTTGTCATGTTGGTAGGGGTATTCTTGCTAGTATTTGCAGAACTATGTGAAATTTCTGTAAAACTTAACAAGTAAATAAGAGAAAACTTAGAGGACTATCAAAGTCCTCTTTTTCTTTTCTGTATAGCTTTGTTTTATGCATGAAATAGACGTGCATTTAGTTTAAATGATTGCTAACTCATTTAATGTTAAATCACTCTCAAAACGCTTAAAAACATCTTTAAACCAAATGAGTATATTGCAAAGTATAGTATATTGTAATACACACTATATTGTAATACACACTATATTGCAATGCAACATAGTCAGTAATGCAACATATTGACAAAAAAGTTTGCTATGATATAATTATAGTGATTGCAAGTATATGGGTTGGGTGCCTATAAAACTACAGTCTAAAATTAAATAACGCTGTAAACATGAGAGGTGCGTGCGTCATGTTACTCTTACTTGGATTATAAGTAAGACATTCTTCGCCTACAGTACATTGTAAAATAGAGCGAATGCATAGATTAGCCATCCTACGTTGGTGAAGATTTGGCTCGTGGCAAGAAGGTTTCGTTGCATTTAACCTTCCCCGCAGACATGCAGTGCAGTAAAGTCAATCACTGCGAACCCACATCAAAAAAGGTCAATAGGCGAGGAACAGAAGTTCCCATTTGGTAGCCGTAGTAAGAAAAGTTCACAACTTTCGCATAAGTGTATCATGAGAGCTTATGTAAAAGCTCATATTTCACACTTTCATAAAGTGTTAAAATCCTGCTGGGTACGGAGTGTGGGAGAGATATGTTAGGGTAGTTCCCTAAAGATTAATGCAACTCTTATGAAGATAATGTACACCATTCAGACTCATACGTTTCAGTGTCATTCTTTAAGAAGTCTAGTATCTCTATTGTTCGGATAGGGATAAACTAGATTTCTTAATCAGTAGTTGTTCCCAATTCACCTCTCCGTTTCAGTGGTTGATGTTTAGAGTTTAAAGTTAAGTGAATGTTTTACCGTAAGGTCATGAAACATGAACGATTGATAAGAATGGTTAAATTGATAAATAAGATAATTAATTATAAGTTATAGTTAAAGTAAAGGATTTAAGGATAAGAATGTTCTCAACAATTAGATAATAAAAAGTAACGTGCAGTTGAATGTTGGAAAAATATTAAGGTGAAAGTCTATACAATGAATGACCATGTAAAAAGTCTTGGATATGTAGTGCAACATGAAACTGGCACTACCGAACGAAATGACTAAAAGGAATAGTGAGTGAGGTATCACTCTTTTTATTTGACTTTATATAGTGAATTATGATATAATATATGTGATTAGTTTATTATAAAAAATTAAATAGATGGGGGATTTAAGTATGAGATATGCACAACTAAGAGAAATGGATATTACAGACGGTGCAGGCATTAGAGTGTCATTATACACTTCTGGATGCTATCTACATTGCAGGGGGTGCTTTCAACCAGAGACATGGAGTTATAAAGGCGGTAAAAAATATACTCAAGAAACAGAAGATAAGATTATCTCATTATGTGGTAGGTCTTATATTAAAGGTCTTTCTTTATTAGGTGGAGAACCTTTATCTATTCAGAATTATAAACCTTTATTACATTTAGTACAGAGATTTAAAGAAGAGTATCCTAATAAAGATATTTGGATTTGGTCTGGTGATGAGATAGAAAATATTCTACAGGATTGGAGAAAGAATATAATTGCCTATTGTGATGTTCTTGTCTGTGGCCCGTTTATAGAAGAAGAAAAGGATTTATCATTAAAATACTGTGGTTCAAGAAATCAAAGAGTAATTGATTTAAAGACAGGTGAAGTATTGTCTGATTAGTTCTTGACAAGATAGCATTAGTATGTTATTCTTTACTAGGGGAAGTATTTCCTCTTAGAATATGCCCACATAGCATAAAGGATAGTGCTACAGTTTCCTAAACTGTGTTGTTCGAGTTCGACTCTCGATGTGGGCGCTAAAAACTTATTAATCCGAAAAAGGTGGTGGTAATGATATGAGTGATTATACTATTTCATACAGTCGTCAAAAGCAACTAGAAAAAGAAGAAATATTATTAGACGAAGAAGTGAATAAAGCAAAGGTTGTTAATCAGTTTGATGGTACAACACTAGAGAAATCATTAAAAGAATTAGATGAGTTTGTTAGTGATGGTACTATTCGTAGTTGGATTATTTCACATCCTATTATGATTATTCCAACGGCAATTATCTTTATGCTGTTAATAGACGTAGCAATTTTGTTATTGGTAGTATTGGTTGTGCCATTCATTACCCACCAACCTGCTAACTCATCAATGTTGTTAGCACTATTTGTATTATTATTTATTCCATCACTCGTAATGTCATTTTATATCTGTGATGAAATATTTGTTAAACCTAATAGATTTGAGAAATTAAAAGAAAAGACATTGGGTGCCGGTTATGAGATTTCAAAGGATATTATTGATTGTCCAATTGAAGTGAAAGAAGAACTATGGCATAGACTTGAATGTGGTTGCCTATTCTTCTCATGCAATCACAATACTCTACGATATTATGATAAAAATGGAGATGAAGATTTCATTAATCTACTGCATCTTGCTAGTCCTTTCTACACTATTTACAAATCAAACGAATTTAAGTATTTCAAAGAACAACTAACAGATGATACAATGTATAAGATTGTTGACATTCTAACAGATAAAGCCTTTAAGGGAGAGAAGGATGGCAACTAGAACTTATCTAATTTTTAAAGAGAATGATAAAGAAGTGTTAAACTGCCAGATATTTGGTAATAACTTTTATGACAATACTTTCTTTAATGAAGTGGTCAAACTTGCTGGGATGACACGTTTCCCTGAGTGTGGATGTATGGAAGTTCCTTTTGAAGAAGTGTTTAAATTAATGGAAGATGTCCTTGTTAGAGAAATAGAACAGTATCCAACAAAACTTGTGGAGAAGTACGATTTTGATAACTATATCTTTGAACACACTTATACTAACCCACTTCTTGACTTTACAAATAACTTCATTAGTAGAGATGATAAGACTGTTGATGAACCAAATGAACTTGTTAATATTGACACCAACACAACGGTTGCTTCTAAAGTTAATCTTATGTGTCATTTTGGAAAGATTTTTCAAACCTATAACTTAGTAAACAAGCTGGATGAGTGTGACTTGTTACATTCAAAGAATCCAATGAGAATATATCAACGACCGGTGCTAAAAGAAGGCATTAAATGTTACATTACCCAGTACTAACTATTGACAAGTATTGGTTTTAATGTTAAACTAACTTTAAAGGAGATTTAATATGGTGATTTCATGTATTGGGAGAAAATTCCCATCAGATTCAACGCTAAAGAATTTATCTAAGGATAAGTTAATTGAACTGCTAAAAATTGCAGAACATAATTACCAAGTTCAAGTAGAAACAAGTAAAAGGCAGTATGACCTGTTAAATACCTATTTTGAAAAGATGAACTTTGATTCATTTCAGGAGATGGTATCTAAAGCATGGTGTGAGGAGGAACAATAATCTATGAACGAAAAAGAATTGCAACTACCTTATGACAGGTGTGTTAAAATCGACCAAGAGGAAGAAAAAACAACAATTAACAGCGCGTAAGGCTAAACTAATTGAAGATAGTAAGAAATCAAGACATTTTGCTATCTATAAATGGTTAGGACCGAATTTAACGCTTGAGTATATGTCTGGACAAATCTTAGGTTTGTTGTTCTTTATTCCGTTACTACTATTAGCTCTTTTAACAGATGAACTTGGTCTCAAAGTAATTGACATCATATCACCATCTATTGCTGACCTTATCAAAGTAAAAATGTCAAATAAGAAATATATGATACCAACTAATGTTATTGATTGTCCTATGGAGAATAAGCAGAGATTGTATTCATGGATAAAAGATAAATACTACTTAACATTAAGAGACGGTAATCTATTCTTGTATGACAAGGATTTTGATAATGAAGAACAGGTTACAGGACAAAATAAAGATGACGAAACACAATATTTTATAAGTCAATTAGAAGAAGATAGATACTACTCTATCATCGACATTATCACCGATAAACAAGAAAAGTATAATGTTAAGTTTGTGTCTGATACAAATGTGTCAGATAATAGAGAAACATATGGAACAGACAATAAAGCAAACTTACGAGAACTTTATTACAAAGACGGATATATTTATTTCAAATACATCATGGCTAAGGGAGACACTATTAATGTGGGTGGTGTAACTTATGTTCAGACTAATAAAGTTAAGATTGAAACAAAATTAATTCAGAAGAGTCCTGCATTTGAACAACGAACAGAGGAAGATTATACATACAATGATGGCGACCCATACTGCGGTTCTACAATATTATCTATCGAAGAGTTTAATGAAGATTTTGGTAGAGTATATGTAGGTGAATTAACAGAAGAAGATGCTAAGAAGTATGTAGGCATCACAGCCGTGGTAACAATGTATTATGATTCATCTAATAAACTTCGTGATGGTTTGTCAATGACAAGAAGTGTCGAATATAGCATTGACAGATGGTAATATGAGGTAGCATAGGTGGTTGGTGACAAGTTTGATTTAACATTACCAATTTTTAAACATTGGAACAAAGTGTTCAATGAGTACGAATACGAAATAGTGAATGAACATTACTACTCTTCCAAGTATACAGAAGAGTGCATCTCGATTATTCCTGTAAATATCGAAAAACCTTATAACCAATATTATTATCCGTGTATTGTTCATGGCTGTAGTGGTAAAGGTTTTGGTATTAAATTTAAACAATGGAAAAATTTGGGTAGTAAGTTTGATTGTGAAAATTCAAAAGAACTTAACAAACTTTTAAAACAATTCATTAAAGAACTGAACACTGGTAATAAAAGTGCTAAGTATTTAAAAGAAAAGAGAGAACTGATAGAAAGATTAGCAGAAGAATTAAGTAATCTTTATATGGAGTGGGAAGATTAATTATGTTTGAAGAATTAGAAAATCGGTATTCACAAGATTTAATCAAAGCAATTTCAGAAACCAAAGATGGTGAAGTTGGGGTTGTGCAGACACCCTTTGAGTTGGTCGCAACCTCAACATTATATAAATAAAGGAGAGCGTATTATGATTAGTAAAAAGATATTAGCAGTAATGTTCTATACTTTTGTGTTAGGACTATCAGTTTGGGAGTTGTTCAGTTGGGGGAGTTCCCCACTAGACAAAACAGTAGCATTTTTCACAATTTTATTGTGTGCTAAGGGTATTGCAGAAAATTTTATGAAGAGTGGGGATAAGTAATGAAGGTAAATATGAAAACAACTATGGATATTTTAGATAAGGCATCGAAAGTAACAATTAAACATTGTGAACAAAAGAACCTAACATTTGAAGTGCATAAACTTACAAGTTTTCGTAATGCTTTGAAACAGTGGGGAAAATAAAATGAGTACAACAGAGATTAATAGTATTATTGAATATCTAACAAAGAATGGACTAACTCCTGAAGATGTTGAAAACAATGGTGGATATGCAACGCTCAATTATGATTCCTTTTGGGTTGATGTTTGTTGTGCAGATGATAAGGTAAATGCTGAATTGCATGTAATGCTTGATTATAAATTTACTTTCACACAAGGTTGTTCATATTTTCTAAACTCGTTTGCAACTGATTGGGAAATATATAAGAGGTATCTAAAAGTTGTATTTAATGTGAGAAATGCACAAGAGTTAGTGATGACATTAAAGAAGTGTGTTGAACAGTTTAATGTGTAATTAGAAAGAGAATCGGAGTAATTAACATGAGAGAAGAACTATTAGCATTAGAGAAAAAGTTGCGTGATGACATCCACGAATTTGCAAAAGAAAACAGCAATAAGTCAGTAGAGGAAATCCTAACTATGCTTGGTATTAAGGAATACACACTTAAAGACGGTGTTTATCATTTCACCGCATATGAGATTGATACGAATGACTTAGTTCATATGACATATGAGAAAGATAGACTACACGTACGTTACACTAAAGGCGTAGAAGTAGTTAGTATAGACAATACATTTTTCTGCCCTACAGGTGCAGAGTTAATCATTGAGATTTTGTTTGCAACCACATATCATAAAGATTTAGTAAGAGCAATGATGGTTGCCATGAATAGAGCCACAGAATAGTGGCTTTTTCGTGATATAGAGTATATAAGGAGATTGAAGTGATGAAAGAACTACAAATTGTATTAGAGAATTGTGATGTGATTAAGGTGTCATGGGAGAACGTTGTTAATCTTGTAATGTGCAAGGTGAATAAAACATATCAATATTCTAAACGAATTGGATTATTGGAGATGAATGTGGCAGAAAATATATGTCTTGTTCTCTCTAAAAATGCAGATTTACCTCATCAAGAGTTTGGTGTGGGTGAATTTACTACAAATTTTAAACGATTATATGATGGTAGAGATATTTCATCTATTGTGCTTGTCCACGATGATGGCAAAGAAGAAGAGTTTTATGTTGCCTACGATGAAGATGAGTTTAGATGTTTTAACAAACTTCAATCAACTGGAATAGATGACGATGGAAATTTAATAATCAAGATAGGGAGATTTTAATTAATGAATAAAATAATTAAATTAGGTTTGGTGTCATTGTTAGCATTACCAATTGTGGGTTGTGCAAAGCAACAAGAAAAGTTAGTATCTGAAAACAAAGAAAATACCACTGAAACAACAAAAGAAACAACAGAACAAAAATCAATTTATGGTAATAAGTCAGAGGATTATTACATCTTCCACCAAGATAAGTATGATACTATTCATCTTAGAGGTATGGGTAAAGGATATGGTGCAACAAAAGCACGTACCGATTCAGGTGAATATGATATTTCTATTAAAGTCCCATCAAACTATTATATGCACGTAACATCTATCCGAGAGAATGATGCAAAAGAGTTTGTACGTTGGAATGATGTGATGGATAAGGTGTTGGAAAACAGCCCACTAGCAGAAGGAAAAAACCGAGCAACGGTAGAAGATATTGAAAATAACGAACACGTTTGGGAGATTTATGCAGGTATGCGTGCAGAAAATAGCAACAGTAATCTTGCAGATATACTTACGGCACATTTAACATACTCAACAGAGAATTACGAGGAGAAAGATGTTAAAAATAATTTCCTTGTTGACCCTAAGAAGAGTGATGTTTCGGCGTTAGACTATCACGGATATAAGTTAAAAGTAGTACCGGTTAAAACCACAGATGGAGTGCCTACCGGTGTTCATATGTTTATGTATTTAGACGACCATACTTGTCTATGGGTAAAGTATGAACCAGAAACAGAGAATATTAAAAACTTAAACAAGGAAGAACTTGTTAAGTTAGCAACAAAGGTTTTAGACGAGTTGGTTACAATTAAGAAGAAATAGGAGAGTGAACAATGATTAAGAAAATACTATTATCAGCATTTATATTATCAATGTTAGTGGGTTGTGGGCCTAAAGAACCTAAGCAAGAAAATGAACAGACTACAACAGAACAGACAACAGAAGCACCAAAACAAAAAGAAAAAGATACTTCAAAATTTGACATCTTTGCTCAAAAGAATTATGAAGAATTTAAGTTTAACGCTTCAGGTGCAGAATACCAAGGAAAATTGGTTGATGAGAATAATAAAAACTTAACAGAACCTACTAAGACGGATGAATTTAAGAAAGAGGAACAGTTTGAAGGTTATAAACTCATTGACACTAAAGAAGAAGGTAGAACTAGAGTATATACTTATCATAAACTAACTACAGAGTGGGTAGAAGATAAGACAAATACTCAATTAAAGAAACAAGATGGTACACATGAACATGGCGATATTGACTCTTACGTTTATGTAAGAACTGAAACTAAAGAGAATGGTGATACTGTTCATGTGTTCAAGAAAGTAGAACAAAAGGTAGAACAAAAGAAAGAACAGAAGAAAGAACAGAAGAAAGACGATATACCAACAGGTGTACATAGCAATGGTTTAATCAGTCTACTCATGATTCTAATTAGTTCTATTGGGTTAGCATTAACAAATGTAATTAAGAAGAGAGAAGTCTAACAAACTTCTCTTTTTCTATTTACTTTTTGTGTGAACTGTGATATGATATTCCCATAAACAAGGAAGATAATATGAATAAAGAACAAATTGAAGATATTATTAAGGACTTAGAAAACCGTGGATATGAGGTTGTGCTTAAAACCTATACAGGTAATTCTGTCTCATTCTATTGTAATAAACACACATTCACAATAGACTATAATGGTGCTAAACCTGTAGTAGGTGTAGGTATTCGCTTAGGTGTTTACTCAACATTTAATCAAAAAGATGTAGACTGGTTAAATTCTATTACTGACCGCTGGGAAATATATAAGCACTGCATTAGTTTTTCTAGTACTGTAGAAAACGAACAAGAACTAGAAAAATTACTGTTACATTGTATTGAATATTTTTAGTAATTAATATAGGTTGGAGGTAATATATGTTAAAAATCACACGAGATGGAGAAAAGACCATTGACAACGAAAGACTATTTAATAAATCACTATTGCCAAGATGGAAACAGAAGTGGTTAATATTTAAACTCGGATTGGTAATTGTGTCAGATACATATAATGTCAGTAAAGGTCAATATGATGCATTTTTCAAACTTAGAAAGAAAGTTTTAACTAGACTAGACCAAATTGACTCTAATATCATTGACACTACATTAGAGGAACGTTTAAAAATCGCCGAATGGTTCGCACAAGAAAAAGATTTGGTTGGTATTAAAAAGGACAAGAATAGTTCAATAGAGTATACTCTGTTTTATAGTAATAATGGTAGTCTTAGTGAGATAATTAAATTGAAATATAGTATTCCAATTACTATTGAAATAGACAAACAAATGATTGATGGGTATATTTATTCAATTAGTGACCTATTAACATACAATGCTCCATGTAAGGTAGAAAAGTGAGGAAAGAGGTAATTCGTATGACAAAAGTAATAGTAGACCTTGAGAAACCTTGTGGTGGATGGTCTTTCTTATCACTTGAAGATGAGAAGGATTCTGGTAGAGTGGTTATCTCTTATATAGATGGGAATGTCGCTTTACACATGTTAAAGAAGTTCTATAAGTATCTCACATTTGGTAGTACTCATATATTACTAGAATTTGATGGAGAAAGTGTTGGAGACCAATTTGTGATGGTAACAGGTCAGAGTTGTTGTGTATGGGAAAATGCGTATACAGCACAAGGCAAGACTTTTAACATTTCAGCAGAAGATTTTATCGAACAAGTGTTAAATGGTATTTGTGAAAACTTTGTTAGTTGGAGTGCATTTGATATTTTTGTTATTACAGATGAAGAGTATGAGGCAGAATTAGAAAAGAACAAGAAAATACTGACGAAGTGGATTAAGAAGGTTCGCAAAGAGTTAAAGTCATATCGTGACACATTTAGTGGACTATAGAAAATTGCATCAAATACAGTATAGTTTTTGGTGCGTTTGTAGTATAATATATGAGTAGGAGTAGTAGAATTAATAATATGAAGTATTACATTAGTGATTTACATTTTGACCATACAAACGTCATTAAATTTGATAATAGGCCATTTAAAGATGTTGAAGAGATGAATAATGCTCTTATTAACAATTGGAACAGTGTTGTTAAGAAGAATGACATTGTATATGTTCTAGGAGATTTTTGCTTTGGCAACACAGAGCGTACAAACGAAATTTTTAATAAACTGAATGGCAAAATCATTTTAATAAGAGGAAATCACGATAGAATCCTGCATACACAAGCAAATAAAAATAAAGTCTTGCAAATGGTTGATTATAAAGAAGTGAAGGATATAGCATTTGGTAAAGAGTATCGTGTATATATGAGCCACTACTTTATGCCCTTATTTAGAAGTCATAGGTATCCTAATAGTGTTCACTTATATGGACACGTTCATAATTCAGATGAGTGGGAGTTTTGCAAAGAAGTGGCAGAGCAAGCAAAGAATAGATATAAAACAGATGCAAAATATTTCAATGTTGGTTGTATGTTGGATTACATGAACTATACGCCAAGAACGCTTGAACAAATATTGGGAAATGGAGAATAGAGTAATGGTTGACTTAGAAAAACTTAAAAGTGTATATAAAGATAAAGAGCCATTAGATTTAGAACTTGTAAAACAGTTAAAACTAATTAGACGTATTTTAGGTGCTAAATTTTACTATAAAGATTTTGAATACGATATAACATATAAACCGATTGTTGATATTGACGCTGTACAAGATATTGGTGACGGTATACTTGATATATTCTTTGTAAATGGAGAATTGGAAATTACACTTATTTCATTAGATGAAGAACTATTAACAATGAGTGAAGAAGAATTAAGAACATTAAAGGAGAATAAGTAATATGTCGTTAATTGAACAAGCAGTTAAAGCAGAACAAGAGTATCAACTACAAATGAGAGAAGTTACTGACAAACTAAAGAACATTCAGAGTTACTTAGGGCTCATCTACATTCAAGAGCAAATCATTAGAGTAAAGAGTGTGTCTATCGAAAATGATATGGTTCATTTGGTAGTTGATTGTTCTGTATGTTGTTGGGGAGTTGATGAGGACATTTCTTGTGAGTGTGATATTCCACTAATTATTTTTAATGCTACCGATAAAGAATTGGACATGTATCGTGCCCTATCTCTGGCACGTGAAGCAGTTGAAAAACTGCCAGATGTTAGAGAAGAGTATCAGAGAAACCTATCTGTTATTCGTATAAGTAAGATGGATATAGAGCGTGCTGAAAAAGCAAATAAGAAATTAGAAGAAAAATACGGCGCACTCGTAAAATAAAGGAGGAATAAAACATGAAAAAATTACTAACATTTATAACAATGCTATTCATGACAGTATGTATGGCAACACCATCCCACGCAGAAGAAACATCACCTCGTAGACTTGATGTACAATTAGTACAGGTATCATTAAGAGATAGTGGTAACCAAGTACACCAGAATAATTTATATGATGGTTCAAGTTTCTTTTTAAACTTAACATGGAACTCAACTGAAACAGTACACACAGGAGATTACTTTGATATTCTTGTACCTGAATCTATTGATATGAGTTCAGATAAGTTAGATAGAACCTTCCCTATTATTGATTCTGCTACAGGGGATAATATTGGTGAAGGAACATTATATCCTAATGGTACTGAAGGTGGTAAGATTAGTGTTGTATTTAACGAACAAGTAAACAATAGAAGTAATTTAAGCGGCAACGTTTATTTATGGGTGCCATTTAATAAGAACCACATCACACTGAACCAGAAGAACGTATTTACATTCACAATCAAAGGTAATGGTATTTATAATGGCTATCAAATGTCAGCAGAAACCACAATTACTAGACCAAGTACAGATGGTGAAGTAATTGCTAAGTGGGGTCAAGGATTACCAGATGAACCAAACACAGTTAAATGGATTATTCGTGTAAACAAGAGCGGTATGGACTTACATCATGTAATCTTATCTGATAGTCTTGTAACAGATAATGGTTGGTTCTTACATCCAGTTGATATTTCAAAAGAGAGATTTAAGTTACAGAAAGTTACTTATACTGAAAATGCAGGTATTTCTAACTGGGGTGAAGTTATTGATGTAACAGATAAGATTCAATTTGCACCTGATTATAAGTCATGGACATTAGATTTAGGTGATATTGGCACACAAGGTTACATGTTGTTCATGAAAACTGCTATGACTAGTGGTACACTTCAAAAGAATAAGATTGCTATTTCAAGTGATGAAGTAACTAAGGATGTTACAGCACAGTATAAACTCGCAGATGTTGGTGGTGATACAGGTGTAACAACAAAAGGTAAGTTACAGATTGTTAAACAAGACTCTGAAACAGGTGCAGGACTTGCTGGTGCAAAGTTTGAGATTAAAGATTTAGACGATAACACAACCCAAACATTAGTAACAGGTGCAGACGGTACAGCAGTAACACCTAACGTTGTATTTGAAGCAAATTATGAAGTAAAAGAGATTGAAGCACCTTTTGGTTATAAGTTAAATAACACAGTGTACACAATCCAAACCTCTGTAAGCAAGGATAATATTGTTACAGTAAAAGATGAACCTATTACAAGATATATTAAGGTATCTAAGACTTGGGTAGGTAATACAGGCACGCAAGCAGTTATGCACTTATATGCTGATAATGTAGATACTGGAAAGTCTGTAACATTAGACACATCAAATAACTGGGAATATACTTTCGTCAATTTACGTAAGTATAATGGAAATCAAGAAATTCAATATTCTATTAAAGAAGATGAAATGAATTTCTATATGACTTCTATTACAGGTGATATGGATAATGGTTTCAATGTAACAAACACTTGGAATGAACAACATGAATTGCCTGGTGATGCACCGACAGTTGAAATTCCTGAATTTAAGATTACAACTTTTGTGAATACTAATAATGAACAGATTGCAGACTTTGAAAATGGTTTCACAGATAAGAAAGATGAAATTACATTCAATGGCAACAAGTATGTATTTAAGGAAAAGTTACCAGACCAAGATGGTATTAGAACTTATGTGTATGAAGAGTTCCATAGTGAAATACCTAATGACTCACCTACAGTTGAAGTACCTGAATTAAAGGTAACAAGATTCGTAGATGAACAAGGCAATGATTTACATGAGTTAGAAGAGAACTTCGTAGAGAAGTTAGATATTAATGGATATGTGTTCAAAGAAACTACAGAAACAAGTGATATTAGAACACATGTATATACTAAGGTAGAAACAGAAATTCCTAATGACAGTCCAACTGTAGAAGTTCCAGAGTTAAAGATAACAAGATTCATTGATACAAATGGTGTAGAATTGAAGAATATTGTAGAAGGTTTTGTAGAGAAAGATAGTAATATTGTATATGAGAATGAACAATACGACTATGTAAACACTACAGAAGAAAATGGAATTAGAACTCACGTTTACAAGAAACATGTCAATGAGGAAGTACCTAACAACAATACAACTACACCTACAGATAATGACACTACAACAGAGAACAATGTAATTGTAGAACATACAGCGCCAACAGGTGATAATATGAATAATACATTGAAACTGTTTGCGTTATCTATGTTAGGTTTAGGATTTGTTCTATTTAAAAGAAAGGATTTATCAAATGAATAAATTAATTAAGATTGGATTAGCATCCTTAATGGTATTCACTATTGGGTGTTCATCTAAAAAGAATGATTCTCAAACAGAATCAAGTACTACAACACAACAAACAGAAAATAGTTCCAAGAAAGATGGAATACAAAATGATGGAGAAGGTGAATACAAAACTACCGAAACTGGTGCTAAACTCTATATTGAACCGAAAGAGGAGGTAGAAGAGAAAAAGCCAGAACCTGATTTAACAGGTGTTGAAATTACAGAAGAAAACTTTAGAAAGTTCCCAGAAACAAGTAAAAACTACTTTACTTACGAATGGGATGAGTACGGTAATAGTTATAACATTACAGGTTGTACATCAAAATCAAGAGTAGTACATGTACCTTCTAAAATTAATGGTAGACCTGTAAAGATGATTAATCCTCATGCTTTATCTGAACTACCTAATGTAGAGGCTATCGTACTTCCTGATACTGTAGGGTCTATTAGACAGGATGCTTTATCAAACAATCCAAAGTTAAAGTACATTGAGTTTGGTAAGTCTTTATTTGTTCTTTGTGAAGATTCAATGCTTTCATTACCATCTTTAGAAAAGGTTGTATTACCAGAGTCACTTGAAAAGATTGATGCTTGGGTATTCAGCGGTGAAAACTTAAAGGATATTTACTTACCATCAAATATTACTAAACTTTCTAACTTATTCTGCCTTTCAAAGTCATGTAGTCCTGATTTAAAAATTCATGTAAAGACAGGTTCTGTGACAGCAGAAAACATTAAAAACTCTGATTTAGTTGCAGAGAATAAGGTCGTATTTGAGTAGGTTTGTATAATGTTTAGTAAAGTAAGAAAATTAGTCTGTGCATTACTATGTGTAGTAGCACTTGCAGGTTGCACTAACAAAGAAAAGCCTAAACAGTATGTAGCAGAATTAAGTAATCCGTATGTTAACACTCTACCATCGCTTAATAAAGAGTTAGATATTAGTTACCAATTCCAAAACACATTATCAAAAGAAGGTGATGTTCCAACGATAGATTACCTTCATTTAGAGGTATATAATGGTGATACCATGATTGGATATGACATCATTACTGCAAAGAACATTACCGACTACAAACTAAAAGATGGTGACTATGACATGATACTTGGTCGAACAACAATTCCTTTAATTGTTGAAGTTAAACGTGGAGATAAACTTCGTATTGTTGGTGAGGTACACGTTCACTATGTAGATGACGACAGTAAAGATACTACAATCGCCGATGAGATAGAATACATTGCTAAGTAAAAAGAGAGAGATTTAACAATTAAATGAATGGAGAACAAATGTGAGAAAATTAATTTGTATATTAACATGTTTAGTAACACTGTTAGGTTGTTCAGCACATAAGGAAGAACGTAGAGTAAACAATGGTTCAACGTGGATGGTAGAAGAAGGAAGTGTATCACCTTTTGTAGCCAAACTAACAGAGCCATACGTGTCAGATAACTTTCCTGATGAATTAACAATAGGTTACCAATTTCAAAACAATCTCACACAGGTTGGTGACTATATGACAGTGGGTCATTTAAAAATCACTGTATATAACGAAGAAAATATAGTAATAGGACATGAGGTTATTGAAGCACAGTATTGGTTTCATCACAAAATGGAGTTAGGTGAACAAGACGCAGTTCTAGGTAAAACTAAAATGAAGTTAAGATGGGCACCAAAAGATGGTGAAAAATTACGTATTGTAGGTGAAACATTTATAGGCATTGAAGATGGATTCACACTAAGTAATACGGTTGAATACACTGTTCATAGAGAAAAGTAATAATTAAAGTGGCAGAAATGTCACTTTTTTATTTACAAATCTTTTGTTTTGTGATAAAATAAAACCATAAACAAGAGAGGTACACTATGTTTGAATTAGAAGAAGTTGTTTCATATAAAGTTTTCGGAAGAGAATTTTCAAACAAAGAAGATGCATTAAAATATTCTAAGATATTGCAAAATCGTCAAAATCTATTAAACAAACTTGACCTTAAAATCTTAAAAATTAGAGATTGGTCTATGGAAATTTCAGTTAATGGTAATAGAGTCCTTATCTTAAATAGAGAAGATTATAGTGGAACAAGAGCCTTATATAAACAAGTCGATAAAAACGGGAGATACCAACTGATAGGATTAGGTATTTATGGGTTACCAATTTTATATTGTAGACATGGTGTTACATATAAATCTTTAATTCCAGAACTAAAAAATCGTATGTTACTCTCTCAAGTGGAGAAATTGATAGAAGAAATTAATGAGATACAACTATGAGTACAATATACAAAATTAATAGGTTATGTAAGATTAACACAAAGAACCCTACCCCATGTAAATATTCTATGGAAGTAGCGATTAACATTACACCAGTAAGAAAGAATAAGAAATTTGAAAACTTTGTTCTTGGTATTAATGACTATCAACAATGCTATGAGGAATTTGGTACTGGTTGTACTCTTGGAGATAACTTCAATGAAGAAAAGTTTGTAGAATCTATTGAAGTTTGTGTAGACGCTCCTGAAGAAGTATGCAACAAATATCTTTATGATAAATTTGCAGTCAAGATTAACATTCGAGGTGAAGAACCTGTGTATGCTTGGGTGTATAATTACCATAACGGATATTATTGTCATTCTGTGTATTACACTGACAACACGTTAAAGATTGATTGTTGGGAACAAAGCTGTTTGTAAGAAAGTGTGAGGAAATATAACATGAAAATAGAAGAATTAACACCTTTAAAAGAATTAGCATTTAATTATGTTAAAAACACTCTCAAAAAAGATATTAAATTAGAAGATATATACTCTATTACAAGTTATGTATATGGGTTACGCATTTGCTTTAATTTTTATGTAGAAAAGCAAGACCTTTTCATTAAATTCGAGGATTTAGGAATTGAATATGACAACCGAGATGAGTATGAAAAAGAAGTGTACACCAGTTCTATCAATCACGTAGTAAGACTACTTTCTGGGGAAGAACACAACTACTTTAAAATTCCAAACATTTCCTTATTACTACAACTTAACAGTCTCGGAAGTGACTCAATAAAGAAATTCTTACACCAACAAATTGAATCTTTCACAAAGGAAGTAACTGGGGACTCAAACACTGTTGAAAGATATTACACTGAAAAAGATGGTATCAAAGTAATAACTATGGATGAAGATACATATGAACAAGTAGAATATTTCTTTCCAAATGAACTTCTATCTATGACAGGATATGAAGCTAAAGAATTATATGCTGATACTCTCGCTAAAGTAGAGGAAGAGAAGAAACAATATTACATTAATAATCTAAAAAATGATATTAAAATGTATGAAAAATCTCTTACTGAAAAGAAAAAGCAGTTAGAAGAACTAGAGAAAGAACTGGAATCATAAACATACAGTAATTATTTGGTGTAAGGAAGAGGTATAATAAGATGATTTCTAAGAAGAGTTTAAAATTAGTATTAGTAGCACTAACATCAGCAACACTCATAACAGGCTGCACACAAGCAGATACAGTACGTTATAACATTACACAAGAAGCGGACAGTTTTAATGTAACAAGACGAATTACAGTGTTTAATACACGTACAGATAAGGTATTGATGCAGATGACTGGTGTCATGAGTTTAAAAACAGATGGTGATACAAAAGAATTAAATGTTATTGTCAAAGATGGTGAAACGTACCATAAGCACATGATTTTTCTAAACGATGATACCACTTATGTCGTAGAAGATATTGGTGGTGCAGATGTATCACGTTCTGCCTATGAAATTCACTTCTTACCAGAAGTGCTTGAAAGTGGTATGTTAGATATAAAGGTTGATAAGTAGTCTGTAATATAGAACTTGATATAATTTTTGTAATTAAGGTGGTGGTGATTAGATGTCTAAAAAGTTAAACAGATATGCTAGAAGAAAGAGAGATAAGAAACTTGATTTCATTAAAGGTTGCCATCGTAAGAACTTCAGATTATGGAAGATAAATCATACTAACTCCAAATGGAAATTAGAAGATGGTATCAAAACAGATTTATTAATGGACACTAATTATCGCTATAAGTACAAAGACTGTTATGATTGTTTTAAAGGATATTTCAATTTAAGGTATGTGAAAGAGTGGTATATTGAATATCCTAAATATAAATATTCTCTATATGGTGATAGACATATTAAATATAGTGTTAAGGTTCAAAACAGTTCTTGGGAAGAATATCATGTTAAGAACTATGACTATTATAAAAACATTCAAGAAAGAGAGTGGAATAAATCTAATTGTCATAACAAGATGGAATTAATGTCTCGTGGTAGAGAAAGAGTACATTCTTATCTTAAAAATATTGAAAAAGAGTATAATAGTGGCTACAAAGAATTTACAGATGACTTATTAAGTGATAAAATAGAATTGTTTGATAAATGGGACTGGAGATATTGATATGGGATTAGTAGAAAAATATATAGAAATCGAAAAAGCACATGAAGATGTGTGTGAATATCTACGTAATAAGATTCGTTTTATTCATGAGAATATCGGTAAGGATTATAGAACTGATGACAGTTGGTTTGATAGTGACTACACAATTCTAACAGAGGTCAGAAAAGAAGGTGAGTTTGTTGTAGTTTCTTATGATTATTTTAGACATATAGACTACAATGATAAACTTTACATTAAAAAAGAATTGTTAGATATGCCCGAAGAGGAAATCTTAAAGAACAAAGATACTTTAAAGGCAGAATTAGAGGCATACAATCAAGAGCAATTAAGATTGTTAGAAGAGTCTAAAAAAGAGAAAGAACTTGCATCCAAGAAACGTGAATACGAACGGTTGATGGCACAAGTACAAAAATTAGAAAGTGAAATTGGTAAATAACATGGTAATAGAGTACGTATTACATTCTCTTATTGTTTTAGGCATGGTTCTAATGTCTATAACAATAGCGATGACAAGAACACAATCACCTGTTGAACTCTTAGCAGTAGCAATATTGACAGTTGTATCATATATAGCACTCCAGTGTGGCATTATGAAAACAAGACAGTTCAAAATGCAACAGGATATTGATGAACTAAAAGAACTTATTAAAGGGAAACAATAATGGAATAATGAAGAAACTTACGTTTATAGAAATTTTAGAATGTATAGCAGTAGTTGTCATAAATGTGTTCACTTAGTTTTGCTATTACAGGTGCTATCACAGGTAACCAAAACGATTCAATACTTAGTTTTTTAGGATTCATTTTAACGCAGTTGATTTTGGTAAACAATAAATTAAGTAAATTACAAGGTGGTAAAAATGATTGATATTGAAAAATATATAGAGTTGTCTAAAGAGATTAGCGACATGCAATTCGCTATGAAAGATAGGTTGAATAACATTATAAAGAAGCATTGTGAAACTAATCCACAAAAAACGCTTATAGAAGTTGATGCTATTGATGATATTGACATTAGTACATGTGGGCTTGTTTATTTTAACTGCACAGTAACACCTAAGTATGATATTCGTTTGTCTTACCAACAAACATTATTTATAGACAAGACATTGTTGACTATGAGTGACGAAGAGTTTAACAACCTTGATATTGTTAATTTTAACAGGTCAAAATACAAACCTATCACATTTGAAGGATTAATATAATGAGGATTAAATATCAATATAAATGGAACTATCAGTCTCCTAAGAAACAAACAGTAGGTTCTGCTGGTATTGACTTATTTAACAATACAGATAAAGACATTACCATTAAGCCTGGTGAATACGCAATTATATCTACTGGTTTCTATGTTGAGATACCTGAAGGATATGTAGGCTTATTATTCGCTCGTGGTTCATTAGGTTACAAGTACGGTTGCACTCTAACAAATTCTGTTGGAGTAATTGACAGTGACTATCGTGGAGAAGTAATGGCTCGTATTACTAATATCAGCCAAGAACCTCACACGATTAAAGCAGGAGAAAGGTGTGTCCAGTTAGTCATTATGCCTATTTTAGATACTGAATATGTAGAAGAGGAATTATCAGATACTGAACGAGGTATTAGTGGGTTTGGCAGTACTGGAAGAAATTAAAAAAGAGATACATTAAGGTGTATCTTTTTTTATTTTGTATATTTACAAATTGTTTGCACTATATTATAATTATTTTGTAAGAAAGAGGTACAGTATATGGAAAGAAAAGACTTAACACCAGAGAACGAGGCATTATTAAAGTTGTATAATGATACTCACGAGTATAAAATTAAAATGGAACATGTAGAAGAAATATATGTTCTGGATAACATACTGACTATTATTTTTGGGGAATATGACGATGACGGTACATTCTTGGGGTATTTAGGCTACGACATGGATATTTCAAGTGCCAAATAATGAGGAATAAATAATGAAAACATACACTAAAAAGACAGAAGAACCATTTGACTTTACCGTTTCTATTAAGGGATTAAAAGAAGGTGATTTTGTTTACTATCAAATATATGGTGAATCAGAAGAAAGAAAAGTCAAATACCAAGGAGAGTACAGTGAGTTTGATGTAAAAATCTCTAATGGTGGTGGTTTAGATATGTTCAATATTCCTATGTATGCACAGGTATCTGTAATAGAACATGCCAATACTAAGGGTTTCGTGTCTAACTATCAAGATATGAATGGTGTTATGACTGAAAACACTACAGTTGGTAAGGAAATGGCTACACCATACGTTTCAGGTACTGTAAATAATAGTTATGTTGCTTATACGTTCTACAATCGAAAAGAACAAACATTTGTAACTAGTAAGACTGTATCGGGAACACAAGGCAATAAGAATGAACTATTTGACTTCACAGCTAAATTAACTACAGAAGATGATTCTGCATATAATGGTGAGGTTACAATAGTTGATAAGTATGGAAAGAAAGAAGTATTACATCCAAATACTGAAGGACAATATGAATTTAAGATGCGACACGGTGATATTATGCAGTTCACAGGTTTCAGTTCTAAGATTAAGAACGTAGAATTAACTGAGAAAGACAATGCATATATCACTACGATGACATCTGATAATAATGTTGTTGAAAATAAGACAATCACAGTAGATATTACAGGTGATACAATCAAAGAAATCAAGGTAAACAATAGTCTTGGATTTGATGTTCCAACTGGAATTACTCTACCTGTAGGTGGTTTATTGTTGTTAGTAGGTATTGGAGTAATTTATATTATTAAAAGGGGGAAAGGAGATAAATAATCTCCCCCCCCCACATTTTAAGGAGAAATATGGGAAAAAATAAATTAAGTAAATCAGTTTTATTAAGTACATTGATTTTTGGTCAATGTGCTGGCACAGTAGTAGCAATGCAAAATAGCATTGTATCTGTTTATGCAGAACAGAAAAATAAGGAAGTTACAAGTCAAGAGTTTTTAGACTATATTAATCAATTAAAGGAACAAAATCCAAATTTTAAGTTCAGCCAAGGTGAAACAAGGGTGTTTGATTCAGAAGAACAAGCACTAGCAAATCTTGCAGAACAGAAACAAGCAATTAATACAGCAATTAGTAATTATAAGCAAGCAGTAGAAGAACGAAATACAAGATATGAACAAGAGAAACAAAGTGTGAAACAACAGAATGAACAAATCACACAAGAGAACACTCAAAAAGAACAAGAGTATCAAGCTAAACTATCTACCTATAATGCTAAGAAAGCAGAAGTAGAACAGTGGAAACTTGCTAATCCTATTATCACACAATTAGATAATGGAATTAAGTTACGTGGTAACTATGATGAATCAAAGAAGAACTCTATTAACTACTTCGACAATATTGCGATTGATGCAAGCAAAGAAGTATTAGAAACTGGTGGGTATGAAACAACAAGCAAATCTATTAAGATGTCACCAAACTCTACTGTAGAAGTTGTTAATGCTTCAAGTTCTTTAATTGACAATACAAATGGTTATATAGGTAACTACAAGTTTAGAGGACTTAGATAAACCTGTAAAGACTGATGAATTTAAGGATAGTAAGACATTTGAAAACTACCAATTTGTTGAAACAAGAGAAGTAGGTAATACAAGAACACATATCTACAGACCTTATGAAACAACTTGGATAGAAGAAGGTACAAACAAAGAACTAAAGAAAGATAATAAACTTGTAAAGGAACATGGAGAAATCAAGTCTTATACTTTTGTGAGAACTGAGATAAAGGATAATGGAGACATTGTGCATATCTATAAGAAGGTTGAACAAAAGAAAGACGATATTCCTACAGGTGTCCATACGAATAGCTTAATTAGTATGTTTATGGTTCTAATTAGTTCTATTGGACTTGCACTAACGAATATTAAAAAGAAGAGAGAGGAATAAAAACCTCTCTTTTTCTTTGTGTTGACAGTAAGGAAACATTTGTGATAAAATATACAAAAAGGAGATGCTATATATGACATTTAAAGAACTTATGTTTAACCAAACAGGATATGAATGTTTCACAACATTCTTCGAAGATTTTACGATTGCAGAGAAATTTGGAACAGATGCTGTTAAAGACACGTACAACAGGGCATTTAAAGAGTGGAAAAATAATTACAAGTATCTAACTGAACTCGTTATGATTTTAAATTGGAAGATATGGCAGTTCTACGAAAAGAATGATGAATTAGCAACGTTGTATAACAGTTTATGGGAAAAGGCAGATGCTTATGCCTGTGAAAACCTAAAGGGTGAAGAGCTATCTTATTTCTACGCTACAACTGACTAAGGAATAATTCCTTTTATAGTCAGGAGAATTGAGTTGTTGAAAGAAAACAACTCTTTTTTCTTGACAAAATTTATAAATTGTGGTATCATGAGATAGTAAAGTTAAGGAGAACAAGAAATATGAAAAACCTATTAATTGTACTATCTGCTATTTGTGCCATTGTATTGGTACTTACATTAAAAGTATTACTTGTATTGGCGATTACTTATGTGTTAGTATGGGTTTTAGGGTTGTTTGGAATTTCTACGTTCTTAGGATTCCCATTATTTCAAACTTTATTTGTTGTCTTATTAATTATCAGTCTTTTTAGTGGAAGTTCTGATAAGTAAGATAGATAATTAAAGTGAGGAAATAATAAAATGAAACACCTAACAGTTGATATATTAAAAGATTTAGCAAAACAAGGTAAAGTACCAAGTGTGATAGTTAATAATACTGAATATAACTCATCTACTAATAAAAATGAATGGTTTTTAAGTAGTGAAGAAAATAAAGTTGTTAATTTTCACTGTAACTCTACAATTCTACTGTGTGGAGATACAGTTTTACATGTGTTCTCTATTTCTAAAGTACAAAATATGTTCGAGGAAGCATATCAGGGATTTCACTTAGATATTACGACATGCACAAAAACAGAATGTGTCCTTACCATTAGAAAGAACGATGTTGAGTCTTTGATGATTTCAGAAGATTACAAACTTGCAACCGAAAAGATGTTGGAGATTAGAGAAATACGTAAAGTAATAGAAGAAACAAAAGATATTCAAGAAAAGTCTTTAACATATATAAATGATTTATATAATAAATTGGTGGATGTTAGGGAATATGCAAAACAACTTCAACTAAGAGAAGAAAACGAAAAGAAAGTATCCGAACAGTTAGATAGTATCAACTCTGATATTAAAGAATTAGAGATTAGATTAAAGAAAGATATTCCTGAACTCAGCAAGAATTTGGATATTAATAACTTTAGATAGGAGGTAGTTCATGGTAGGACAGTTTATTTCATATAGTAGACAACAAAAAGCATTAGAAGAAATCGCAGAACTTGACAGTGTTGTAGAAGAAAAGAAGAAAGAACTAAAAAAGCAAAAAGAACTTGACCACTTTAAAGAAAGAATAAAGGATATTGTCACAACACAGGAAGAGTCACAGACAGAAGTGGATTTGTGGCTTGGATTGTGTATCCCTATTAAGAATAAGGTGGGGGTACTTCTAGCACTTGCTATATTGATGTCAGTTGCCTTTGCATCTTTTATGGTCTTTGAGAATGTTATTATCAAACTTATTGCCATCTTCCTTTCTATTGTAAGTTTAGCCTTTATATTTGTAGCGTTATTTTCGTTTGCTGATGAAGATGAAAAAGAAGTACAGAATAACCGATACAGCAAGTTAAAAGAAAAGACATTATCAACCGACTATACACTTGATAGTGATATTATTGATTGTCCTATCGAAGTTAAGAAAGAACTTTTAGACAGACTTGATAAAGGATTTGTATATCTATCAGTAGGCTTTGGAAATCATCATCTCTACTATTACTCAGAAACTGGTTATATGGAAAAAGGTCACTCCGAAAAAGGTTATTTTGGATATGTACAGAATGCCCTTGACAATGAATATGACTACTTTAAAGACCAATTAACTGCATATAAGATGTATAAGATTTCTGATATTGTAATGGATAATGCATTACGTAACACGGATAGTGTGCAGGAATAGAGTCTTTAATTCACATATAGTTAAATTATATATTAGAATATACTCGTGTCTGTATGGTGCATTAAACTAAGTCACACAGCGTTTTAAACAACTATAGGTCTAATACATCTATGGTTGTTTTTATTTTAAGGTATTGACAATTACCGTACTTTGTGATAAGATATAGTCATGAAACGAGGTAAGAGAACTATGAACATCAAGATGCCAAAAATGAGAAACTTTGAATTAAATCAACAACTACGTGCTTGCGGTCATAAGGTTGTAAAAGATAAGAAAAAGTGGTCAAGTAAGAATCAGTGTCGTGGAAAGGTCAAATTCTAAGGTGAATACTATGGTAAAGAAAATTTTATCTGTATTAAGTTTTGTAGTAATGACTATCTTATCCTATAAGACAGTTAGAACATTTCCAGAAGTAACATCTGTATTTGCTATTCTTGCTATCATAACTCTGGTGTCTGCTGTATTAGTTGGTAAGTCAGGTAAGTTGATGAACTTCTTGTTTGAGGATTTAGAAGATTTGCCACGTGGCACTAGATTATCTCTAACAGGACTATTCCTATATGTTATCATGTTGTTTGTAGTAAGTTATGGTATTGTATTCATTCCTGCTATTGTTGCTACAATCTGTGTAAGTGGGCTTATTCTATTAGGATTGGTGTGTTTCTTCTATTAACGAGGTGCTTTGATGAACTACGATGAGATTTGCGAAAAATTAGAAAAATTGCCTAGGGATAAGTACTTTGAAGTGTATAAGTTCCTAGGCTCTAAAATGTTCTCTAACTGCTATATCCCTAATGTAGCAGATTTTGCTAATGCTTATGGAGAACATAACGATAAATCAGATGAAGCTATGAATAGAATTAAGCAGGTAACTAACTTTACTGGTAAGCAAGATGATATTGATAAATCTCTTACTAGAAAAGATGACCTTTATACTGAGGAAGAAAGTAGAAAGTTTATGAATGATGTTATTTCTGCTAATATCACTTCTATTAAAGATAGTGGTTATTTATATAAGAAGGCTACCAGTTCAACAGATAGTATGACAATTACTGACACAGAGGATTGTGGTTCGGTAGGTGTTGAATATGTACTACCTATTGACGAGATTACATTTTTATATAAGGTTAGAAACCACTTTATTCCAGAATTGGATGAATATATAGAAGATTACAAGGATTTCTTAGACAAAACAGTGAATATGTCTATTATCCATGTTAGAACATACTTAACATGTATAGAAGATACAGAAAATCATCAACACTTCTGCAAGAAATGTGCAGGTCTATATAGAAGAAGTCATGACACGTCTTTTGTACCAAAGAATATTGGACTATTTTCTTGCTTAATGGTATGCGAAAAGGCTACACAGGCATCATTGGATAGTATGAATAAAGGTGCAAAAGCCCCATTTAACCTGATTTTAGAGAAGAAGTTACCAAAATGTTCTACTTATGAGGATGTTATTTCTCAAATCAATAAGGTTATTGATGAAATTGGTTGGGATGAAGAGATTGAAAGTAGACATTATGAGATTATCCTACTATCGAGATTAAGACAATCTCCAAGAAAGTGGTATTTTAGACCGCTAGAAACATCTATGACAGATTACTCTGACCTATTTGGGGTATGGATTTATCGACCAAACAAGAATACATTGGAAAATCTGTTAGATGCAGATGAATTTGAAACAACTTCCATGAAATCCAAGATAGCTCTTGGTAAATATGACAAGATGTAGTATTGGGGAAGAAACTACTTCCCCTTTTAATCGTTCAGACCGTGAGTAAGTCTTAAAACTAACTATAGAATTGTGAGGAGAGATTATTGAGGTTTATACGAAATATTAGTCTATCAGTACTGATTATGAGTGGTTTAGCAACTACACATGTTTTAGCAGAGGAAGAAGTTAAACAACCGAATACAGTAACAGAGGTAGAAGAAACAGTTAGGCTAAACAGACAAGAAGATATTTCAGAACAGTTAAAGAAGTATTTTACTAAAGACATGACTGAGGAGGAAAAGAAAAATGTGACGGTTAAGTACACTATAACTTCCGAAAGTGAATTACAAGAGGAAATGCTTGTTGAAATCTATAAAGGTGGTACAGAGGAGAAGAATTTAGTACCAACAATGACAAAGAAAGTCATGGTTAGGTTTGTAGACGATGCACCGGTTATTAAACTAAGAAAAGATAGTGTTGTGGTAAATAATGGTGACCCATTTAACCCTAACAGTTATATCTCATATATTAACACTGATTCAAATATCTTACCTGCCTTAGAGATTAAATCTAATGTAGATACTTCTGTGGATGGAGAATACACAGTAAACTATAAGGTAACGGACTTAAAGGGTCAAGTAACTGAGAGAACCTTAAACGTAACAGTTAAGACACATCAAGAAGTATTAGAAAAGCAAGAACAAGAACGTATTGCAGAACAAGAAAGACAAGAACAAGAAAGATTAGAACAAGAAAGACAACAATCTTTATTACAAAGAAGTCTATATTCTGTACCAGTTCAAAATGTTAGTTATGCTGCTACAGGAAATGAGGCAGTAGATAGAGCAATGGCTTATATAGGATATTCCTATATTTGGGGAAGTAATAATCCTGCAAATGGTGGATTTGACTGTTCTGGATTAGTTCAATACTGCTATGGCATTGGTGCTAGAACAACCTATGACCAAAGAAATCTAGGAACACATCGTTATGATGTATGGAACGCACCTGCTGGAGCATTGTATTTCTATAATAATGATTCACATGTGTCTATTGCCACAGGTAATGGTGGTACAGTTCAAGCTATGAATGAGAGTGTTGGGGTAACAACTCAGAGTATTAGTAACTGGATGCCAGATTACTATGTAGTCATCGGACAGTAATATATTGACTTTCAATATTTTAATGATATAATAAACACAAAGATGGTTAGAATTAGTGGGAGTAAACTCCTGCTTTTTCTACTAGCCACCAATTTGAATATACAACACTGCAAAAGTTGTGCTATTTATTTAATGAGAGAAGATAGTAAAGTATCTCATAAAGGAGAAAATGAAAATGAGTAAGGAAAAGAAACAAAAACTACCAAAGGTTGATGACATGACAGCGTTACTCGCAATAATGTTTATGGGGAATGAAGAAGATTATGAATTTGAATACCCACAATGGGCGTTGGATGAAGAAGAGGAACTTTATGGAACAACCGTTATAAAACGAACTACCAAAGGTTTTGTGCAAGATGTTTACAACTACTGTAGGGAAGATGGTTTAACAGAAGAGAAAGCGGTCAAGGCTGTACAAGATAGAATTTTATTTAATAAGCGAATGAACTAGGGGATATACTCCCCTACAAGGGGAGATAGAAACTATGAGTAAAAAAGATTTAGATACACAACTAAATTTCGGAAAATCCATTGGTTATGGTGCTAGAAGAATGGACATTAACACACTTATTGTGTGTAGAATCTTCTGTTCAAATAAAGCAGATATTGTGCTGCCAGTACATGATATTGCTAAGACGTGTGGTGCGAAAAGTAAGACAAATGTATTAAGAGAGATAAAGAATTTTATTAATAGAGGGCTTATTCGCCTTAAAGAACAGGTTAAGAGTAATAGAAGTATTCACTTCTACAATATCTATGAAAGAATAGCACCTGAAAGTGAAATTGAAAAATATAACCATGAGGTTATTGATTTGTATAACAAGGGCGAATTGGTCAAGAGTGGAAAACAACCTGCAGTGAGTTATGTAAATTTCGGAAAAGAAATTTGCATGAGGGCAAACTTATTGTTAAGGCTACATGCACCTAGAAATTTAGAAAAATCTAATGCTAAAACATGCAAAGAGATGACGGATAGTGGGGTATTTAATGACCTTATTAATAAAGCAGAGAAGTACTCCAAAAACAATCCAGAACTCGAATGTAATGGTTGGATAAAAGAGGGTAGAATGCGTTTATCTAATAAGGTATGTAATACGTCTAGTGACTTTGAGGAAAGAATAAAGGAAATAGAAAATATGACAAAATCAAATCTAATGGGGGTTCAAACCTTTGATAGTAATGCCAGCATCATTAGAACAGCGCATTTCTTGGTTAATGATAGACCGGCACCACTTCACATGGATATATATAAATTGTTAATTGAGAAAGTTGCAGAAAAGTACAATAGTAATCCATATTTTGCTGAGGTATTAACAACAGATAACACCTTCAGAAAGAGATTTAAAACAACTGTATTGCCAGTTTTTATGAGAGACTACGGTATTGACTACATGGCTAGAACCTGTTGTGCTATTCAAGAGTTTAACACTAGCCCAGAAATTCAGAAAGAATATGTTCATTTAGATAACTATATGAACGTTGTATACGGAATCAAGTTTAAATCGTCATACTTAGGATGCCATAAAGTAATCTCCGGACTTATTTATGATTTAACGGGAAACTGTAATCCAAATTACGAGGATTACTTATCTTTTTATAAAACGTATAGACAGACTTTAATTAATTACTGTCACAGCAATTTATTTAGAAATGAAATATTTGTTTGGGAAAGTGCTCATCATATTTATATGATTGAGGAACTAACAAATATGGGATACAAAGTGTATAATATCTATGATGAAGAGTTAATCGTTGGGGATATTGGAAGAGAGAAGTATGATGAAATCTGGTTAAGATGTGCCGAAAAGACGAAGAAGAAGTATCATGAGTGGATTGCCTATCTCCAACAAAGAGATTACTCCCCAGAAAAGGTTAAGGCAAAATGTGATAAAATGCTTGCAAAACAAGAAAAGATTAAAAAAGAAATTGAAAAAATTATGGAAGAGTATAATCAGCCATTCTATTTCGCAGAGCAAATATACTTAGAAGAGAATAACATGTACAAAAAAGGTTACGTGTATGTAAAAAGAAGAAAATCAAGAGCAAAATGTGTAAAGGATTTATTTTAACTTATGAACACAATTAGTGAAACAATTTTCAGAAACATTAATGAAACTGTTGATAAAAACAACATACACCAAACATGTGACCACGAATGGTACATATAAGAAATATCTAATCGGTGTTTTTAGTAATAAACATTTAAGATTTAGGGTGTACTAAAAGTAATATTTTTTGGGATGTTAGAACTTGAAAACTAAGTGTATATCTAACATGTGACCTCGAATGGTCTATATAAGAATAAGTGAATTGATGATTTTACTATTAAGTTATAAGTTAGAGTTATAGTGTTAGATGGTAACTGAGTTATACTATTTATATATTGAAGAGAGGAGTAGTTTTATAGTTTATAGACTATATATTCGTAGCAACTCTAGGTATCTAATTCAACAACCAATTTATTATAGAAACCCAACTACAAGATTGCGTTAGCAAGATTGTGATGGGTAAAATTCATGAGAGAACGCTTTTACTCTCGAATGATATTTTCCCATCAGATGTCTATAACTAATTAGTGTTTTAAAAAAGAAAGGAAGTAATCGTGAGGTTAATTAATTATACAAAGTGTATCAAGCGAGAACATAAGTTATACTCTATTGCTGGTATAGCAGTACCTAATGGTTTTACTGTTAGTCAGTTAGTAATACTCTTATATCCAATAGCATCTCTATTGATTGGATTTATCATCAGTAGACCATTTAAGATTAACATGTTAAATCTATTAGATAACCTAAGTTTCTATTATACTGTGTTCTGGCTATCAATAGGTCTTATATTAGGTTGTTCTCTTACTTATATTAAAGTCCAACATTATAGTCTTGGCGAATACTTAAGGGCTTATCTCAGTAAGAAGAAGAGTATAACTACAGAACCTAATATTAAAAAGCATTTCTTTAAGAGAAGTAGAATTTCTGTAGATACGATAGTAAGGAGTGAAGTATGAGTGGTATTGTAAGTAGGTCAGAGAATAAAATTAAGATAGTAGGAGATAATGTATTATATAACAATGGTATTATATCTGCCTATTATCTATTACCAGTAGTAAATTATTCTGTTGCTAGTAAAGGTGTTATAGAGAGTAATATTGAAGAATTAACTACTCTATTATCTTCTTTATCTAATCAAAGAAATGGTATTACCTTTACTATTGAGAGAATTGATAAGGTCATTAAGGCTAAGGATGTTAGAACTAATCTTTTAGAGACAATCAGAATGTATTTACCAGATACAGAAATGCCACCTGAGTTTACAACGATTGTAAAAGAAGATGTACAGAACTATTGTCTTTTAAGTGTTGATATTCAACAAAATGAGTTTACTGATATTGAAGCCTATTCCTTAGGTGAAGCTATTAAAGAAGTTTGGTCTCAGTTAATAGATAAGATTGCTAATGTAGGTAATATCTCCTTAGATACTGAGAAAGTGTTAGAGATTGAGAAGAATATCTATAACATTATTAGACATAAGTGTTTACGTGCTACTAAAGAGTTGGTATTTTATACTTTGGCAAGTAAGATTTATCCAAACTATGAACTTTCTTATGATAAACTATCTATCTTTAATGAAGATTCCTTTGAGTCAATCTTAGGTAGTTTAACAAATGTTTATGAGGATAGATTTGGGTATTTTATCTTACATAATAATGGAGTAGATGTATTTGGATTACCTGTACAAGATACTTATGCAACGATTTTAACCATTAAAGAGTTCCCTACTGTAATTGAAAATAGTAATTTCCCTATGAATTTCCAAAACTGTGTAATTACATGTAAGACTTTACAAAAGGAAAAGGCAGCAGTTAAATTGAAGAGAGAACGTTCTTTTGCTAAGTATGAGGCTGAGGATTCTACCACAAGTGGTTCAGATATAGAAGCAAATGAAGATAGTTTCTCTTCTGTAGAATTAACTACAAGAGGTCTTAGAGAGATTAAGAATGGGGAAGTAATGGGAGAGTTTGAAGTAACTATTCTCGTAACTGGCATTAGTTTGGAAGAACTTAAAATGAATGTAAGTAAAATTATACATAAGTTAAATGATAGGGATATTATCACTGTGAAATCTCTTAATCAAGCGACTGATTATTGGGAGAGTTATGTTAAGTGTAGACCATTGAACTATACACATTTCGCAAGTGTTAGAATGGTACTTAGTACACAAATGAATAGTGGTGCTAATGTAGGAGATACTTCTAATGAGATATTTAGCCCATCAATAGGAGTTAGCCTATGATAAATTATAAAAAACTAGTTAAAGCATTGGAAGATATGTCGTTTGACGGTGAGTGCGAGGATGGATATATCTTTGTTGGAGGGTATGAGGAAGATTTTAATTATATATTTAAAATTAGTGAATTAACTAAGGATAAATATCTGGTTAAGATTGAGTTATACACTAATACTCGTTTTCCGGTACGTGAGTTTGTTAAACGTGTTGAAAACTTTTCAGAAATTGCTAAGTTGCATGAAACACTTTACAACAAATGTAAGAAACTTTCAAAAGAGATGGATAGGTTTGTGGAGTAATGAAGAAGAAATATGAATTAAATGTGGAATTAAAAGATATTCCAACAGAAGATTTAGTCAAAATGGTGTACGAAGTTGTGGGATTTGAACCTGATTTAGAAGATGTAGTATTCCACGAAAATGGTTTTGATTACTTCAATAAGTTTTATGATTATCCTTTTAGTGCAGTTCGTGACACTTGTCATAGTGAATATAATATTGACGATGATTATGTAAGAATATCTCACAAAGCTTTTTCTTATACTTCTGAAGAAGTTCGTGAGAAAATATTGAGTAAGTGTAGAGTACTGTTCTATGCGTACAGTGAATGGTTAGCAATTGGTGCTGACTTGGATTATAAACATCTATTTAGAGAGGTAAAATAAATGAGCAAGTTAGGAAAACTATTGGGCATTGGTAGTGATGATGAACGTTTTATTGAGGGGTTACTTGATGATTTAGATACATTAGGTATTAACTATCCTGATATGTCAGGTGTTGAATTTTTGGACACGAATGAGATTATTTATTCAATAATGTATGAAATCAGAAATGCTTTTGAACGTGATTTCTCAGAATACATTATTAGTAACGATATTGATTTTGATTTAGATAATTTTCAAATTGATATTCGTGCAAATTGTCTAGCAAGTGATTATGAGATTAGTTATAATGATGAATATGCATCAGATGGATGTATTGATACTTATATCTCAGGTGATTCTGAAAAGGCTTTCAAGGAGTTGTTAAAGGAATTTGGAATTGAGGTAAAAGATGACGAGTAGATTAAGTATGTTGTTTGGACTTTCAGAGAAAGAAGAACAAATTGTAAAATCATTAATGAATGATTTAGATAAACTAGAAAAAGGGTATCCAGAAATTGAAATCACAGGTTTAGATAGTACTTTCTCAGAGATTTGTACACCAATGCTAAGAATTATCAAAGAGGAGTTCTTAAAGGCTGTAAATCAGTGGTACGATGAAACAGAACCAGAAGATTTTGATATTGACGAATTAGAAATCGAAGAAAGAGTTATGTTTGACGATGTTGACTTCATTATCCGATATGATGGCAATGAAATGAGTGGTGGTATCATCAACGAGTGGGTAAGTGGAGAAACTTCCATTGATAAAGTGATGGAAGAAATTTGCGAAGAATTGAGGATATTCTAGGAATACATTAGATGAAAGGGATAAAATATGAGTGGAGTTAGGCGATTGTTGGGAATAAGTAAATCTGCTGATAAACGCATTGATGAATTATTGAATGAATTAGATACACTAAAAATTAAATACTCGCTAAAAGATATAACTTTGGACTTAGGAACACTAACTGGGCTAGATATCATTCAGTGGCTAGTGTGTAAGATAGCAAGAGCCTTTCAGTCTGATTTTGAACAGTATGTCGAAGATATTGGTGGAACTGTATCTATATACGATTTTGTGGTTGATGTAGTTAGGATTGAGGGAGATTGTTGGATTGAGTTGAGATATAGAGAAACTTCAATTAATGCCCCATTCATTAGCGAGTATATTTCAGGAGATAGAGATACTGTATTTGCTGAATTATTAGAAAAGTGCAGGGAAATAGATGAAATTTATTAACACAGAAGTCTGGGGATTTAGACATGCTATTAGAGGTATGCGAAATCCGAAGAATAGTTGGGAAAGAATAGACTCCACCTTTGAACCAGAAGTTAAGTTAGGAGAAAATGATTTAAAGTTATGCCTTGCTTTAATTAGAGGTGGTTCAGAACACAGAAAGTTCTTACGACAGATATTCGTTTCAGTTGATATAACTGCTCCACTCTATTGGTGGAAGGAGTTCGATACTTATAAGGTTGGTACAACTGCTAACTCAACTTCTACAATGCATAAATTAACTAGCAAGCCAATCGAACTAGAAGATTTTGAGTTAGATGACTTTGAAGATATTGAATTTGAAGGTGGAGAAGTAAGTACAATTATTTCCTACTTAGAACAACTAAGACAAAAGTATTTAGAAACAAAAGACAAGAGATATTGGAAAGAACTCATTAGATGGTTACCATCAGGACATTGCCAAACTAGAACAGTAACGATGAACTACGAGAACATCTTAAATATGGTTCATCAAAGAAAGAATCATAAGTTGAATGAGTGGTCAGGTAAAGACGATGATGAATTAGAGAATTTCATTAGTTGGGCAACATCATTGCCATATATTAGGGAATTTTTATTTGTATTAGGAGAAAGATATGAGTAGATTAGGTTTGTTGTTTAATCTTACCACAACAGAGGAACAGTATATTAATATGATGTTAGGTAAGTTAGAGAGTTTAGGAGTTACTTATCCAACGTTGTCAAACATCGAGGTAACGGACACATCTAAAATTATTGAAGCTCTTATGTCAAAAATTAGGTTTGCTTTCTTAAGTGAGTTTTCCGTTTATGCTATGCATAATGATTTTGACTTTGATTTAGAATGGTTTGAGCATGAGATTTCTTTATATAGTTATGGTAACGATTATTGTAGTTGGTATGCAGGTACTAAGTTAGTTTGGATGAATTATTTTGATTTGTACATTTTCCTTAATTCTGAAACGGCGTTCAAACAACTAATTAAAGATTGTACAGGTTATTAAAGTGTGAGGTATATAGAAAGGAATGATTTTTTGTGATTAAATTAGTAGAATTATTTGGTGGAATAGGGGCAGTTAGAAAAGCACTAGAGAGAGAAAATATTGAGTTTGAATCTGTAGGTTATGTAGAGATAGATAAAAACGCTTGTAAGTCTTATAACGCTTTATATAATGAAAACTATTCACCTATGAGTGTATGTGATTATCACTTACCAGAAGAGCAAATTGGCCTGTTAGTACATGGCTCCCCATGCACTCAATTCAGTACAGCCGGTCTAAGAACGGGTGGTGTAGAGGGTTCTGGAACTGAAAGTAGTTTGATGTGGGAAACAGTTAGAATTATTAGAGAAGCAAAACATAAACCAAAGATTGTTATTTGGGAAAATGTTGAGAACACTATGAACTATCCAGAGTACCATCAGTATATTGGTGCATTGAATGAACTTGGGTATGTTAGTTCTTATAAAGTATTAAACTCTTTGGATTTTGGTATCCCACAAACTAGAAATCGAGTATTTACGATTAGTATTCTTAACGGTAGTAAGTTTAACTTTGATAATTTACAAACTACACCTATGGAAGATATAGACAAGTTTATAGATAGGAACTTCTATTCAGATAAATATAGAGTTGCAGATAGAACAATGGCAATTCAGTTTGGTAAATTACCTAACAATCCTTTTAATGGTAGAAATATGATTGTCGGCGATTATGCTAGAACAATCGTGTCAAACTATGCAAAAGTACCAACTTCAAACATTTTGGCAATTGGAGATAAGTATAGACATATAACAGAAAAAGAATCTTGGTTGTTAATGGGATTTGATGAATCTGACTTTGAAAAGGCACAGGCTTTATATCCACAAAGATATATAGGTGGAAAAGAATGTATGTGTGGTATTCTATACAGACAAGCAGGTAATAGTATTGTTGTTCCAGTATTACAAGCAATCCTAAGAGAGTTAAATCAATATTTTTAAAGAGGTGAAGTATGGCTTTTAAGATAGCACTTTCCTTTGAGGAAGAGTTAAAGAAAGAATTTAATAAGAGAACAGTATCTATTGAAGAGTTATTAATCTTCGCTACTCAGCACGATTGTTCTGACCTATATATAAAGGTTACTGAATATCCGTACCTATCAAGATATGGTAATATTTATAGAGTGCCATGCACACCTACTTCTAAGGATGTGTGGAGTACTTTTGCTGACCTATATGTTTCTAATGAAAGAAATGATGGATATGTTCATAATAAGCAATTGGACTTATCTGTGGAAGTATATGTACCTGAAGATAAGCTAGACAAAGATTATAATTCCAAGTATCGCTATCGTTGTGCATTAGGTTTTTCAGAAGAAAAGAATGTAGCAACATTCAGAATGATTAAACCTAAAAAGATTACCTTTGATAACATTACGTATCCAGCAGATTGTAAAGATATGCTACATAAAGCTCTTAAAAATAAAGATGGAATCATTATCTTCTCTGCTCCTACAGGTTCAGGAAAAGCTGTACTTGATACTACATTAATTCCAGTTGCAGATGATAGACATTATGTACAAATCAAGGACATAAAAGTTGGAGATTTAGTGTATAACAGATTAGGTAGCCCAGTCAATGTCATAGGTGTTTACCCACAAGGAAAGAAAGATGTATATAGAGTAAATTTCACTGATGGTAGATATTTAGATTGTTGCAAAGACCATTTGTTTAGCTATTATACTCAAGACCAAAAAACAAAGTATGCACACGATAAGTATAACACTCCACCTAAATTTAACGTTTCAACGGTCGAGGAACTACTAAACAGGGGTATTGGTAATATTTGTGGTAATAGATTGAGTCTAAAATATTGGATTCCAAATAATCAACCAATAGAAAGAGAAGAACAAGATTATTACCTAAACCCTTATGTTTTAGGTGTGTTAATTGGTGATGGGTGTTTAACAGAGCGACAACTTACTATTTCAAGTAATGATTCATTTATTGTAGAGAAAGTAAGTTCCTTACTCAATGTTGAAAATATTGTAAAAAGAAGCTCTATACATACTTATAGTTGGTATTTTGTAATTTCAGATAGAATGTATGAAAAAAGGAATAAGTTAGTTTCTACAGTCGATGTGCTGAGTGAAATTCCTGAGTTAGATAACATGCACTCTTATGAAAAATTCATTCCTGATATATATAAATACGGTTCTATAGAACAGAGATACAAATTGTTACAAGGACTATTTGATACAGATGGCACGGTCGATAAACATAGAGCAAGGGTATCATTCTCTACAACAAGCAAACATTTAGTGGATGATATTCAAGAGGTTTTATGGTCTTTAGGGATTTCTTCTACTGTGGAGATTGATAATAGATTAAGTGGACACCATAAACATATTAGTTATACCCTTTATGTTAGAACAAGTTTTCAAATCAAGAAAAAATTATTTACCTTACCAAGAAAATTAAATAGGATTATTGATTACGAAGAGTACCACAAGAATACTGACAAAAAAGTTCGTACTTATGATTTTATTGGGATTCAATCCATTGAGAAATTGGATAAACAGGAAGATATGACATGTATTTGTGTTGATGATACAGAACATTTGTATCAAGTGAGTAACCAATACATTGTTACCCATAATTCCAGTACAATGGCAGCGTGTATCAATACCTTCTCTCAAAAGGGTGATGTATTAGATAACACGGTCTGGTCTACATTAGAGGACCCTATTGAATATAGGTTTGAGTCAACTGATTCCTTTAAGATTACTCAAAAGGAAATGGGAGAGGATTTTAGAGAATTTGCAGATGGTATTAAAGTTGCATTACGTGAACATCCTAACTGTATTTTAGTAGGGGAAATCCGTGACAAGTATTCTATTTCATCAGCAATAGAAGCAAGTAGAACAGGTCACTTAACAATGACCACTTTTCACGCAGATGATGTAGCAGGTACTTTACGAAGATTGCTTTATCATTTGGATAATTCTTCTGACCTAACCTATGACTTAATTGCCAATATGAGATGCATTGTATCTCAGCATTTAATACCACAGGCAGATAGATATTTAGTTGATGTAGAATATCTATATTTCTCTCCAACGATTAAGAGAACAATCTTAAACGGTTTAAAGAATGGAGACAATATTAACTCTATTATTGATGATATTATGACTAATAAGGGATTTATTGCTAGTAAGGAAGTTCGTAATTGGGAAAGCAAAGAATAATGTTTGACTTTCCCTTTTTCTTATGTTAAACTGTATTTGTGAGGTGTCAAATGGAGAAATATTTTAAGGTTCTTGATACTTACCCTATCGAGGGTTTAGATGATGTTAAATACGTAACAGAACACTATATCAACAGAAATGAACGAGTTAAACACATGAACTATAACATTAAGTTAGTAAATGCTTTCATCGTTGATAAACACCATGAGAATGGATTAGAGATACATGCAATCTATGATGATGGAACAATCAAGATATTTAACTATCGAACAAAGAAGTTAATCACTGTCCTGTTCGGAAGAGTAGGTCAGATTGTCAGATACTATCAAGAGTTGTGTATACCAGTACCTTACACTGTTCTCTGTAAGGCAGACGAGAATGAGAAACAGGGTAGAAATCACTTGTAGGAGTGTTTTATGGTGAAGATTGATAATAATACTATCGTAACTGATGTTGGTGAGTTGAATGTTTCTGATGGTGCGAAGATAAAAAACGCAGTTAGTGTTGAGTTAGATATTATTGAACCATCACTAATTTGTTTAGGGCATACAGAAACAACTAAGGTGATTGCAGTTGGTAGTTATGATAAGGAGTACATATTGAGAATATTTAGAAGGGTGGTTAAAGAATATGTCAATCGTTAGAATTGAGTATGGAGATGGAAGTTTTTTAGTAGACAGAGAAGAATACAAGAAACATAGAGATATGTTCAATGAAATGTATATCGCACTATCCAAAGAAGTAGTACCAGATGAAAGAGTTCAAGACATCTATTTTGGATATGATGAAAAGTGTGGTGGAAATACAATTCAAGTATTAACTACTCGTTGCTCTTGTTTTAGAGTTCCACTTGCTTTTGAAGATGACTATAGTAACTATAGGGAGGTCTTAGAAAAAGTAATCTCAGAGTGGTTAAAACTTCCTAAGTTGGGGGATGAAAAGGAACAATATGAAGGTAAGTTTAATGGTAAGAACATCAAATTTAGTAGAGTATTTGGTTCATATCGTTTCTCCGATGAGGAGTGTGAAGAACTATTAGCAGGAAAAGAAATCCAATTTGATATGGTTACTTCAAATGGTGAAGAAAAGACATTTATGGGTAATCTACAGAAACAAGAATATCAAGGTTTCTTATTCTACGGATTTAAGACATTAGGCATTTCTTTAGGTAACGAAATCCATAAACATAAATTAACTCCAGCAGAGAAGAAAATGTTAATAGATGGTGAACAAGTGTACATTAAAGGAATGTATTCTGAGAAGAAGAACAAGTTTTACGATGCTTGGGTTTCTTGGAATATGAAAGACGGTATCAAGATGGATTTCAAACGACCAAAACCTTATAACGTAGATGATGAGAATTGGAACATTCCAGATGATTTGGGTGTTGAGTAATACCAGTCGAAAGACACTATTTTAAATAGTACACTCAACGCAGACTAAGTTCAGAGAAACCTGAACTACGTTATTAAGGTCAGGACACCTCCAGATGTCACCTCAGTCAGGAGCAACTGTCGTTACGTTTTAAGTTAGGTTGGGTATGTAAGAGCCTTGTGAGCGTAACGTAAAAAGCCTTTATAACATTGTCGAGAGGAAGTCGGATTTGATTTAGGTTTAATTGACTTACTTATCGGTAGTGATGGAACTAGATACGAAAGACCTAAGTATGATTATGATTTTAAAGATAAACTTGCAAAAGAAGAGTGTAAACTCTCAAAGATGAGAACCAAATTGGAGAGGGCAAATTTGAACCTAGATGAGTGCAAGAATTATCAAAAGCAAAAGCATAGAGTAGCAAAGTTGTATGAACATATTGTCAACTGTGCTAAAGACTTCAACCATAAATTGAGTCGAAAACTTGTTGAGGAATATGACTTCCTAGCGTTTGAAAACTTAAATGTCGAAGGAATGAGAAAAAATCATAAACTAGCGTTTTCAATCGCTGATGTTAGATGGAGACAACTTCTAAACTTCATTCAGTACAAATGCCAGTGGTATGGAAAAGTGTTTAGACAGATAGACAGATTCTATGCAAGTTCAAAAATTTGTTCTGAATGCGGAACATATCACAAAGACATTGTAAACTCTCTACGTGTAAGAGAGTGGGTATGTCCTGATTGTGGTACACATCACGATAGAGATGTAAACGCCGCAAAGAATATATTAAATCAAGCCTTGAGTGTGGCTTAAAAACACTTCGGAAAGGCGCAACCGTGGTACTATAGTTCGGAGATGGTATTTTCGTTAAGAAAAGAGAGTAACCCGAACGTTCCCAAGAATCTGCTTGGCTTTAGACGAGCAGAGCGTCAAATGAATGCCAATGATGGTACGGGGTTTGACTTTAGTATGAATGATAGAACCTGCGAGTTCATGAGTTTTTACAAGAGTTCAACTTATGGGTTCTTTAAGGTCTATGTAACACGTGATGGAAAAATTACTGGATTTGCATACCTTGAAGAAGGTCATGGAGAAGCCATTCACCTAGAACCAAGACATATTGGCGAAAAGGAAGCAAAAGAGTTTGCAAGAGCCTTACAGAAGTATGCAGATGACTTAAAGAAGTGGGATTGCAACATTGAGGAAATTGTTTTCAAAACAAGAAAGTAGATAGGTAGTTGATTATGAGTTATAGCATTGAAGAGAAAAAGAGAATATTAGCAAAGTGCTTAGGTATTTCAGAAGATAGCATTAGTATATCTGGTCGTTATTTTGAACTAGATGACGGTAGTGAATATCTAGTACTTGATGAAGAAGAACGAGAAGAAGAATTACAAGAAAACATTAAAGAGACTTGTTCATATTTCATTCCAGAGTTCTTAGCCGAAGAGACAGAACTACCAATGGAAGTATTTAAAGCATTAGTAGATAAGAATGAAGCTGTTTATAAACTATTGGAGAAGTGTGTAGATGGTGGTTTTGAACAATTTTGTGAGGATGCAGTTAATGCAGATGGTTATGGTCACTTCCTTTCAGGATACGATGGTGAAGAATTAGAATTAACAGATGCCCTATTTGCATATCGTACTAACTAAGAGGTACAGCATGCGAGATGAAATTTATGAACTAAGACCTACTAGAGAACAAAATCAAGAAAGTTTTTATGGCAAGGCATTAGTATATATTGAAAAAGACGGTACAGAAACACTTTATAGTTACAATACTCCAATCATTTCAAAAAAACCAAACGGACAATTAAAACGTTTGTGGTTCAAGTATAGTCAAACAACAGGAAAGCACATTAAAGCATTTTGTGGTTTAGATAAGCAAGAGTTTGAAAGTTTATAAGAAAACTCTGTTTAAAACTCTTGACAACTGTATAATGTTGTGCTAAAATAGTAGTAGAATTAGAAAGCAACAGCAAACAAAACAAGAAAAAGCAGACTTTTGAATCCGCCAAATGAAAATGCTTTCTAGTGTTCGTGAACTTCGACACAAAATAAGTTCATAGCAAGTTGACCGTGCTATTCAATGTCGGTAACAAGGAGAAAAAATTTATGGATTTAAATGTAGTAACACTCGTAGGGCGTGTAGCACAGGATGCTGAAATGCGCCAAGCAGGAGAAACAGTAGTTTCTAGTTTCTCTATTGCAACATCAGATGGTTTTGGCGAAAAGGCTAAGACAAGTTTCTTCAACGTAAGTGTTTGGGGAAAGCAAGCAGAAGCATTAACTAAGCATCTCGTAAAGGGTACACAGGTTGGTGTAACTGGTAAGTTAATTCAGGAATCTTGGAAAACTAAGGATGGAGAAACACGTTATAACGTAAAGATTGTAGCAAGTAATATCCAACTATTAGGTTCTAAGAAGTCTGAAAGCACTTCTGAACCAAAGGCTACACAGAATGACTTCAATGTAGCATCTGATGACTTACCATTCTAAGTAAGTAAAAATCGAGAGGAGTTAATTCCTCTCAACATAGCGGAGTGGAGCAGTTGGTAGCTCGTCAGGTTCATACCCTGAAGGTCGTCCGTTCAAGTCGGACCTCTCGCAACCATGTGGTTGTATTAGTAGATGTTTAAATCACCTCCTTTCATTTAGAACATCCTCAGTGCAAATCTGAGCAACCACCATAGTGGCTTTTACACGGTTGTGCCCTTTAACTAACTGTGTACTTTTCTAAGCTAACAGCAAAACAAAAATTTTCTACCAGATAAAGAAAAGACAAAGGCTTAGAGGTTTCTTACTTAACAGCAAATTAAAGAACTATTTTTCTAACCAAACATAAGAAGAAAGAAGAGGTAAGAGTTTATTATGAATTTTACAGACTTAATCGAGAATGAATTAAATTACACAACAACAGAGAACGGTGCAGTTGCATTAAAGTCAACTAAGAGTGGTCTATTAGATGCTTTTGGTAAGTTAGGTGCAATGCGTACTAACGAGGAAACAGAGATTATCAAGACTTTTAATCTTGCTTTTGCAGAGGATAAGGAATTAGCAATGAAGTTGTTATTCTATATCCGTGATATTCGTGGTGGACAGGGTGAACGTAGAGTTTTCCGTGTTATTATGAATTATCTTGCAAAGAATAAGCCAGAAGTAGTTATCAAGAATTTAGATAACTTTGCTTTCTATGGTCGTTACGATGACTTATTGTGTTTATTAGATACACCAGTTGAACGTGAAGTTCTTGGTTATATCTATGATACATTAAAGTCAGATTTAAAGAGTGTTAAGCAAGGTGGAGCACCAAGCCTTATGGCTAAGTGGTTACCATCTATTAATGGTGTTAAGAATACACGTAAGGTAGCATTGAAGATTGTAAATGGTCTTAATATGTCCGAACGTGAGTATCGTAAGACTTTATCTAAGTTACGTAAGGCTTTAGATATTGTTGAAACAAAGTTATGTGAAAAGCGTTATGAGGATATTGACTTCTCTAAGTTACCTTCTAAGGCTCAGATGTTGTATCGTGAGTTATTCATGAAGCATGCAGAAGAGCGTTATGTAGAGTACTTAAAGCAGTTAAGTGAGGGTAATGCTAAGATTAATGCTGGCGCTTTATTCCCAGTTGATATTGTTGGTAAGATTTTACGTGAGTATAACGTATCATTAGCAAATCGCTACTTATACGATGCTATGTGGAAGAATCTGCCAAACTGGTTTGAAGGTAAGGAAGAAACAGGACTATGTGTAGTAGACGTGTCTGGCTCTATGTGTGGTGTACCTATGGAAGTTGCTATTTCATTAGGTTTATACTGTGCAGATAAGTGTAATGGAGTATTTAAGAATAGCTTTATTACATTCTCTGAATATCCAGAACTTGTAAAGGTTCAGGGTGAAGATATTGTTGATAAGGTACTCAATATGCAAAATGCTGATTGGGGAATGAATACAAACTTCAATAAGGTATTACAACTAATCTTAGATACCGCAATCCAAAATAACTGTTCTCAGTCTGACTTACCAAACAAGTTGTATGTTATCTCTGATATGCAATTTGATAGTGCTATTGGAAGTGGTAACACTCTTCATAGAGATTGGGCTAAGAAGTTCGCTGAACATGGTTATGAAATGCCTGCTATCGTGTACTGGAATGTAAGAACAAGTAATTGTGGGATGTTCCAAGAAGATAAGAACGGTACTAACGTTGCTATGGTAAGTGGATATTCTCCAGTTTTATTTAAGAATGTTATTGACGGAACAGAGTACGTTGAAACAGTTAATGAAGAGGGTGAAAAGGTTGTCAAGCAACAGATTGACCCAGTTACTGTGATGATGACAACATTGCAGAATGAACGTTACGACAGAGTGGTTGCATAACCACTCTTTTTCACTAATAATAGAGAGGAAATTAAACATGTTTGAAAAAGTGAATCCAATGCATCCTGACAAGTGCTCGGATAGAATCAGTGGTGCAATCGTAGACTTAGCATATTCTAAGTCTGATAGACCTACTGTTGCAGTAGAAGTGTTATTAGGACACAATAGTTGTTTTGTCATTGTAGAAACATCTGTTAAGATTAGTGTATCAGAAGTTAAGTCTATTGTTAAACGTATTTTAGGAAAAGCAAAAACAGAAGTTATTATTGTACCTCAAGATGTTCATTTAGCAGAAAATCAAAAGGATACAATTCGTTGTGGGGATAATGGTATTTTTAGAGGTGTTCCTTTAACAGAAGAGCAAAAGAAGTTATCCAAGATTGCACGAGAGATTTATGCCAAGTATCCATTTGACGGTAAGTATGTGTTAGATGGGGAACGATTAATTATCTGTCAGAGTAATGCAGAAACAGAAAAGTTAAAGAGAGAATATCCAAATGCAGTTGTAAATCCTTTAGGTGATTGGACTGGTGGGTATTGTGTAGATAGTGGATGTACCAATCGCAAGTTAGGTTCTGATATGGCAGACTCTGTAACTGGTGGTGGAATCAATGGTAAGGATTGTTCCAAGGCAGACGTATCAGTTAACATCTATGCATTTTTAAAGGCACAAGAAACAGGTAAGGTAGTTGAGTTGAGTTGTGCTATTGGTGATGAATACATTGATGGAAAACCTTATAGTGAAATTGTTGCTATTGCAAAAAAGTTTATTGACGATTTAGGTGGATTTGAGAAGTTTTCAGAGTGGGGATTATTTTAAATGGGATTTACAGAGTTTGAACAAGGATTATTAGAGGCTAGTGCATCACTGGCAAAAGTTACTTTTAATAAGAATATTTGTACCGTACAATGGGATTTTGTGGCAGAATACACTTCTACCATTCAGATTAGAATTGATGAAGATGGTGAGTTCTTTCTAACTATCATAAATCCAGATGGAAGTGTAACATTGGATGACGAAAAGGACTTATTCTCAAACATAGTATCATTATTAAGAGAATTAGATACAAGTTTATTATCGGTAATCGTTGAACAGATGGATGAGGATAAACAAGAACAAGGTTTATTATCTTAAGGGAGAAAATCATGAAAATTAATTTTAGGAAAAATAAAGAATTGGATTTAGATTTAAACAAGATAACTAGCGTAATGCTCGTAGGAATTTTCGGAACAGGAAAATCTCGTACAGTTAAGGATATTTTAAAGCAAGCAAGAGAACGGTATGCCAATTTAGATATTCTTTATGTAGATGACCACAAGGAAGATTTCAAAGAGGTTAATAGTACTGTAAAAGACTTATTAAATGTTGGACATACTCTAACTGAGTCAGAATTAAAATCATTACATGATGTGGTTATTTCACAGCAAAAATTCCGTAATCAATTGCTACGAGGGAAAGGTGTACCCACTTTAGATGAATTGGTTGGTAAAGAAGTACAAACTTTTGTAATCGGTGGTAGAGAGTATATGCCAGACGATATTATTTGGCATCTTGAGGATGGACAACAAAAGTGGTTGTTAGCACATGAATACTACGATAAAAAGATGAAAGAGGGAAGTTCTTTCTTCATCGAAGGTCAGAATGTTGGTAAATATCATCCAACAAGATTACTTCTATGCTTTGACGAGTTCTATACTTCTGATATGTCAGAGGAAGGACAGAAGTTAGTTCATGATATTGCTACCAGTATCATTCGTTTTGGTAGAGTAACACATCAGAATATTATTTTAACAACGCAAAGACTAAGACAACATAAAGAGTACGGAGATATTTATAAATTAGCTTCTGCAGTAGTATTCTTCCACTCAGGCTTTGATGATATAGATGAGTACCGAGTGTTATTTGATAAGGAATTACCTAGAGATATGGGTAGAGGGGATGTAACATTCAAAACTCCTTTCTCTACATCTATTAAAGAGGATAGGTTAGTATCTAAGCTCTGGGAAGCGGTTGACAATATCTGGGCAGGACATAATTTAGAAGATTTCTCACTTTCTGATATTAAGATGTTATCTCAAATCTTAGAGAATAAGATTATCTACCTAAATAAGATGTTCGATAGACGATTATTACACATTATTGAAGTTACTAGAGAACTGGATTTCAGTGATTGTGCAGACATACACGTGTTATGGCATGTTGTAGGTAAAGATGTTAATGTATCAGTAATAATTCATCAATTACAAAATGATTATATTATCCCTGCTAAGCTGTTAAATATGTCTGATAGCGAGCTATTTGAAAATAGAGAGTTTTGTAAACGTATTGGGTGAATAGGTATTGACAGTCTCTTAAAAACTGTGATATACTAATTATGTAATTAGGAAACAGAAAGAAAGAGGACACCGTATGCCAAAGTTAAATTCAAAGTTCGTAAAGCAATTAGAAAAGTCGGATGATTCAAACCTTTGCACATTGTATGTAAAAGGTGATTGGAATGATGCAGATTATATTACAGAGGATACACATTGGGAACTAGCAGAATTAAATAAGATGCTTCCTTACTTATCAATTTTAGTCGATTTATTTGCTTTTGATAATGACTATCGGCATAGAACTCATGATTATAGCATTGATATTAGAGATGATATGAGTGGTGCTTTAGAGCGTTACTTTCAGCGTAAAAAGGGTCTCTATTCAGAACTGAATGAACTGGCTCTAAAAAATAATGCATTTTCTAAAAAGGTACTTGTGTTAAGCGAGAAGGATTTTAAGAAACTCTATAAAGCAACAATTAAAGAAATTAAAGAATCTCTTCCTGATGAGTCTGTAGAATATCTTCCAAGTTATGATGGTTGGGGTATTCACACCATTAAGGAAGTGCGTATTGAATACCAAGATAATAAGTTTGATGTACAAGCAGGCAAAACAGTAGAAGCACTTGCTGAACTCATGAATAGAATGTGTAAATAACCTTGCACATGTATAGAGGAGAGAACAGATGAAAAATTTCACAACAGATGAATTAGTATTATTAAATGTAGCAGGGCCTATTTTCAAACTCAACTTTGAAGTAGATAGCAGTACTTGCAACCTACAGATTGAACCATGGGAAGGTCAAGTGTATAAGATTGACATTAAGAAGAGTGAAAATTACTTTGATGTTGTTGTCTTAGTTAATGATGAAGTCCTTGAAAAATTTGATTGTCTGCCATTTGGCGAGTTAATGGGATTAGTACGTTCATTAGATAACCAATTCTTTGAATTATTTGCAGAGAGTTTTGATGAAGAAGATTCTGAACAAACATCAGAGTATTTAGCATGACAAACTTAACTAAGAAAGATTGGAAACTAATTGATAAGTATAAAGATTTACTAGTTTATAACACGTATCGAATTTCTTTTACCGGAGAGTTGGAAGAATATAATGTGTTTAATAATCTTAACACTTTAGTTTGGTCGTGTAGAGCAATCGAGCAGTTTAAAACTAATAAAGATGTTGAAGAGTTAAAGACAAACATTGTATGCGCTGTGATGCTAGAACAATGTTGTCGATTTGAATACGAAATTGGCATATCTGAGTTTAACAAAAAGAAAACCTGGAGAATAGATACCTACAATCAATTTGTTCTTAATATCGACCTTTTCATTCAATATTTAATATCAAAAATATCTTGACATCTTGAATATGTTGTTGTATAATAGTATATGTAATCACAATAGAGTTGAATTGTAGCAAGCCAATGGGTGACCTATGAGGATTGGTCGGCTATGCGCTCAATGGAGCAATTAGTTGCGTAGGTTCAAATCCTACCAACTCCTTCTAATGTTAAGGAACTTGTGTGGTGATACACAGGTTAGTCCTAGGAAAATAACATGAGTTGAACTAGATAAGTAACTCAACCGCTTAGATGGTGATTGCATATTGGACACTTATCTCAACAGGTAGAGAACTCATCTCATAAATGAGCCGTTGTATGTTCAAGTCATACAGTGTCCACTGTCCTAGAACCTTGTTCGTCAAGGATACGGATTTAAATGGAGAGTCCTTGCCTTAGTAGGAAGTTGATTAAAGATAGAGTACCATGCTATAGTTGGACAAACTTAAGATAAATCAATATCAGCGGAGATTCTTAAGTGAGACCGAAGTCACAATTCAACGGGTTGTAAGAGGATAGAATTGTTGCTGGGTAATACATAGAAACGATTTATTGTTAACGTCTTTGTGTTAGTATTTTGTTGGTTTTTCTCCGACCTTTCGTGTCGGAGTAGTTGGATTGGTATATATTTTTGAAAACCAAAAGAACAATTAAACTTTAATTAGTAAAAATAACCCATTGGTTGGCGCTGTCAGGGAATTTAATTGAAGTTTAAAATTGCGGGGTAACACCTGCCTGGCTCACCTACGATTGTAGGCACGAGATGCGAGGACGTCTGGTTGAGGAAATTAGGCGCTCTCTTTAAGGGTCTGTGCGAATACCCAAATTAGTTGAATGTTAGAACGCACAACATGTAAGTCCTTATTTTGTATCTGTAACACAATAAAACACGATAGTGTGACATTCCTGTTGTGATTCAATGAACAATAAGGCATTGAAAACAAATCACGTATTATCGGTGGAATACCGAAGTTGTTGGACCAGGCTCAAAACAAGCCTTAATTGTCGTAATAAAAAAGGAAACTATTATGAAAAGTCTCTGCAGGATGAAGTAATAATAGGAGTACACCAACAAGTGTGTATGGCAATTTAAAACATGCTTTGTGGGGAATGTGCATGTGTAAATATGACAACCCCTCCCATGTTCGGTTACAGGAAAATTAGTGAGTTCGAGTCTCACGACTGAACACCTTATCGGCTCGATGCGAATAGCCAAATGTGATGAACGTCTGAACGCATTATTGCAACTGCCTTAATATTCTTAGCACGTTCCTAGGAAGTTAAATCAGTTAGCAAGTCCAACAAGTCCTGTATGAGCGATGGAATATCGCAGTTGTTAGCAAATTATGGTTGCAAAACCTTGGCTGTGCATAAAATTAAAGTCTAACGAGTGGGCAGACAGTCAAAAAGACGACACTAAAGCGTGGAGTGTATAACAATAGTCACGCCCATACATGTGTAGTTTCAAGACATGGTAAAATACTTTAATTTCTATAGGTTAAAGAGAAATTGGTTCGACACCAATCACATGTGCCAGAGTGAGTTCCACAGCTCAATCCGTTTAGTACCCCACTTGTAATTGTGGTAGGTGAGGTTGTAGGTAATACCTAAATGGTATTACCATTTTATTTTTTATTTATGTATTCTGTATTGACAAATTTTCTGTAAATATGCTATAATCATGGTGTAAAGGGGAGTTCTTGCCATGAAAGACACTGTTTCCAAGTTTGATAGTGATATACTTAAATTATCTCATAAAATGCAAGATAAAGCTTCTGAACTAAGAAAAGAAGATTTGTTGGAAGGATTCTTAAGACAATTAGGTTTTGAACATGATTGGGGTTTTTGGAGATATAGCGGAGAGAAAAATTCCTTATCTCTAATGGTGATAAACAGTTATATTGAAATTGACTTATGTATGGGTAATAACAACAGATTCAGTTCAGGTAGAATGTTTAAATTTATCGCAGGTTCTTTATACACTAACACCATTACCGAGGACAATATTGAAACAGTTAAAGAAGATATTAAAAATATCGTTGATGAATTTAAGAAACAGGAGACACCAGATTACTTAATTAATCATTTCCCATTCTTAAACGATTATGACTTGGTAGTAACTTTTACCAACAATGATGCTGATATGTTTAAGTGCATGGAAAAGATAAAACTTCCAACAACTGATAAACGTTTCATTTTATTCGATACTGCTATCTATGGTGGTTTTTGTGGAGAGAGATTCCTTGTTAAGTATGTTAGCAGAGATGGCGAGGTTGATGATGAAATCCTTGCATTGTCCGTAAGTGAAGATGATAGTTTTGTCTTTGGATATACCGAAGTTGAGGGTAATAGAACTTTCCATAGTGATTACAATTTGGTAAAGCACTTAAACTGGTTGTTGAGAAAACTAAAAGATAGTGATTTCTTTCAATGTGAGACAACCAACTTAGACAGTATTATAGCCAATGTGAACTGCTTAGATACTGAATTTAAGTATCCAGAATATGCGGTAACTAGATTTTAGATAAGGAAGGAAATTTATATATGAAGAAAATGATTAAGGAATGTACTATAAATTTATATGTACGAAAGACAAATGTTTTAGCAGAAGATAGTTCGTATAATCACCCATATAATGCATTTCATGGAGACAAGAATGAGGTTATGCGTTACCTAAGAAAATTCCTTATTAAGAATCTTGAGTTTTCAAAGAACGTGCTTACTGACACATTAAACATGATTAATGATTCATCTAACGTATATAGGAGTGTTGGAGAAGGTACATATGAAACCGTGGTACACACATTTAATCCAGAAACAGAAACACTTTATACCTTTAAGATTAAGTATGTTGTTAAGAAATTGCCAAATACGCCACACGAGTATAAGGTAAACGATAAGGGAGAAAATCTTCGTGAAAAGAGATTGATTCAGTTGTATGGTGGTGGTCTATTTGGTAGATACCAACTTGCACTTGAAAGTGTAAACACTGGTAAGCTTTTAGAACTACTTTCTCCCATGATTCAGGCAAGATTTAAAGAGGAATCCTCAATAAAATTATTAGGAAACGATAAGTTTAGAATTGATTACCCTAGATACTTTGAATTTAAACCTAATGATGATTTATCCATTAAGATTTCTTTGAGTAGTTATGATTTCCGCACTGTAAGTGTATATATTGTCTATAAAAACAATAATGTGTATTTATTGGACAAATGTCCGGATAAAGTTACAAAGAAAAAACTTGATGAAGTACTTAAGTTAGCTGAACAGTTTGATGAAATCTGTGAGATTGTTAAGAAAGCATATCCTGCAAACTAATTATTTTTAAAATATTTTCCTTAAAAGATATTGACAAGATTAACTTGGCATGATAAAATGTAGGTAATAGAGGTTAAAGTCACCTCTTCAAAAAAGAACTCAGGTTGCTATACTACTTCAACCGTGCTAGAAAAATAGAGTAGTACTTTTTGCTCATAAGAAACACCTTGGTGGTGTTTCAATAGGGAATACTTGTGTTGTTCTCTACTGAAATATCATCACTGAACATGATGGTATTTTCCATAGATGGTCATGAACATCTTTAAAACGAAATAGGAGTAATTAACCTATTTGCTCATACTTAGAATGGTTCAGTATGGGATATATAGGAACTCGAGTCTCTGAGGTCGTTGGTTCAAACCCAACTCCACCACATACTGTGGTGGATAGCTCAGTCTGGGAGAGCGTGGGGAGTAGAGTTCTAGTATATGTTGGTACTGGTTGTGTGGTGGTATACCGAAACGCTAGTTCATACTAGCAATCACCATACAGACTAAGTTCAGAGAAATCAGAACTACGTTATTTAGGCTATGACACCTCCAGATGCCGCCTCAGTCTGGAGCAACTGTCGTTACGTTTTAAGTTAGGTTGGGTATGTAAGAGCCTTGTGAGCGTAGCGTAAAAAGCCTTTGTAACATTGTCGAGAGGAAGTCGTAACTTCTACGTGGTAAAAGCGTAGGAACACGCACTAGGGTACTCTAACTACCCACTTACAGTATAAAAGTTAGAGAGGAAAGAAAGGTCGCTATGTCAATAGTATATGTTTTAGGTATGAACGGACAACCTCTTATGCCTACAAGACGTAGTGGCTGGGTTTATCGTGCTTTACGTGATGGCAGAGCAAAAGTAGTTTCAAAGTGCCCGTTCACAATTAAACTATTGTATGAAAGTACAAATTTTATACAACCACTTACTTTAGGTGTTGATACAGGTTCTAAGTACGTTGGTAGTGCAGTCGTTAATGATGAAACATCAAAAGTTCTTTATGAGTCACAAACAGAACTAAGAGATGACATTAAGTCTAAGATGGATAGACGCAGACAATTTCGTAGAACAAGAAGAAATAGATTACGTTATCGTCCTGCTAGATTCAACAATCGTAGAGCATCTAAACATAAAGAACGTTATAATCCTACTTTGATAGCAAAATTTCAAGGGCATAAAAGAGAAATAGAATTTATAAAGTCGATTCTACCAATAAGTAGTCTTGTTTTAGAAGTAGGAGAGTTTGATACTCAATTGCTCCAAGACACATCTCTAGCCTATCGTAAATGGGGATACCAAAAGGGAGAATTGTACCAACAAGAAAACTTTAAGCAAGCTGCAAGAGCAAGAGATAACTATAGATGTCAGTGCTGTGGAAAGAAGGACTGTAGACTAGAAGTTCATCATCTATTGCCAAGAAGCAAAGGTGGTTCAGATAAACTGGCGAACCTAATTACATTATGTACAGATTGCCACCACTTAGCACATAGTTCGGAAGAACAATTACTGGCATTTCAGAAGAGATTCGGTAAAAAAGCCAAGGGAACATTGAGATACGCTACGCAGATGAATGTACTTAGACACATGTTACAGAGAGAGTATCCTAACGCAGAAATCACTTACGGTTTTATTACGAAAGAAGTACGTAGAATTTTCAGCATAGAAAAGACACATGCCACAGACGCTTGTTGCATTGCTAGTCGAGGTATTCTATTTAAAAATAAAAACTCTAATAAATACAAGAAGAAATGTGTTGCTAATGGTGATTATGCTAGAACAGATGTATGTAGAGGCAAATTTGTAATATTACCTAAAGGAAAGATTGCAGGTTTTAGACGTTATGATAAAGTTCTCCACGATAACAAAGAGTATTTCGTAGTAGGAAGAGAATCTGTGGGTTACGTTTATCTTATCGACATAGATAATAACAGACTTCAGGTTGAAAGAACAAGACGAAACACTGGCGAAAAATACATATCTAAAGCGAAGATAAAGGCTTCACTTGTTAAGAAAATAACAGGAGTAAAGAGTTGTATTTGTGTAGAAAATTATTTGAATAGATTATAAAAATTCACTAACTGTTGTATAATATTATGTGTAATTAGTCAGTTCAATTCTGGTTGCCGGCAAAACCGTTAAATATTTATACTTTATCAGTAAAATCTATTGACTTTTATAGTTAGGTATGATATAATTATATATGTAAATGTGGCTTTGTGTGTTGTGCCGATGGAAACAACATACACTTTAGGTGGTATCAGCAAACAAAAATTCTATTAGGTAAAGAATATAAAACCATCTAGTCATATTAAATTGTGGGTATCGTATAAAGGCTAATATTTCTGATTTCCACTCAGACGATGAGGGTTCGATTCCCTCTACCTGCTCCATTAAACTTAGGTTGAGAACAGCAAACTTAAAAGGAAAAATTCCAATTCTCGTAAGTTAGGTACATCAATTTCGGTGTAGGAAGAGATAACTTCCGATAAATCTTCAACCTAGTACTCATAGACAAAAAGAAAGGGAAAACATTATGTTATTAACAGTAAGAACAAATTCAAAAAACTTATATGCCATTAATCATAGTGTTTTTGACATGCCTTTTTGGTATGAACTTAAAGATAGGAGTAGACTGTATTAAAAATTATGGATTCGATTTCCATTTCCTCCACCTAAAATACCCTCGTCGCCAAGTGGATAAGGCAACGTTCTTCTAAAACGTTTATTCATGTGTTCAAATCACATCGAGGGTGCTAAGAGTTTGAAATCTCTGTAAAAATTCAAACTATGGTTACGTAGGAGAAAGGCTTAATCCGCTTCGCTGTCAACGAAGAGAGTGCCAGTTCAAGTCTGGTCGTAACCGCCATACTCTGATAGTTTAACGGGAAAACATTACTCTTACAAAGTAAAGTCCGTAGTTCAACTCTACGTCAGAGTACCATATATGCTGGCTTAGCAAAATTGGTAATGCAGCGCTCTTGTAAAGCGAAGATAACGAAAGTTTTTTACAGGTTCGAGTCCTGTAGTCAGCACTAGAGTTAGTAAGTTCTCCTTAAAAACTTAAATTGGGGTGATACAACGTAATTGGTAGCGTACCGGACTGTAAATTCGGTGTCTTCGGATGTTGGAGGTTCAAGTCCTTCTTACCCCACCATATGCTCCCATAGGCAAGAGGTTAAGCCACATGGTTTTCATCCGTGCATCACGAGTTCGAATCTCGTTGGGAGTACCATTGTGGAGACGTAACCAGAAATTGGTATCTGTCTGGTCCTGAACACCAGTTACCTGCAAGGGTATGAGAGTTCGAGTCTCTCCGTCTCCGCCATGCTTCTGTAGCAAAGTGGTATTGCAATCGGCTTTTAACCGATGAATCGTTGGTTCGATTCCAAAACCGTCCACTTTAAAATATCTCCGTAGTTCAATTGGCAGAATAGTGGTCTCCAAAACCATTGATGTTGGTCCGAATCCAGCCAGAGGTGCTTTTTATTTTGCTTTTATCTCTTGACAAATAGAAGTATTTTATGTTATGATGTATTTGTGAACAGGAGATAGTCAATATGGAATATATCAAGAAGGTTGAATATGCAACGAGAATTAGTACATTATTAAGAGATGATACCCACCCTATAGTTCTTGAATGTGTTTATTCCAAAGACTATAACGATGTATATTTTATACGGCTTCTTCGTGTTCAAATGGCAGGGAACAAGATTGTTGTGTTTGGAACTGAACTTAATAATAATTTTGGTAGACGTTGTTCTATTGAGGATGTTGTTGCAGTCTATTTCCAAGATGATAATAAACTAATTAAATTGTTTGATGTAGAAAGATAAAGAAAGAGAGAATGTTTATGTTAGATAAGAATACGATTAAGAAGATTACTAAGATTCAGGAACTTTTAGCAAATAAGAAAGAAGGAACATTAGTTGCTCGTCATGGAGCGGTTGACCCAGAAGAAACAGTTTTTAATGCTATGGTAATCAATAATGAGGGTGCTTTTATCACCAACGTGTTTGAACACTATGACGATTCTAGTTATGAAATTCTGGTTAATGTAGATAAGATTACTTCTATCTATTTGCAAAAGCAAGTTAAGGAAAAGTTGTTATAGAGAATAAGACTATCATGACTTTAGAAGATTTAGTAAGTAAAATTTCTGGTGTTGACTATCTTATGGTTTACAAGAGTGATGAGTTTATTTGTTATATCACTGATGAAGATTTAGATAAAGATTTGCCTATTTTAGATAGTGAAGTATGTAGTGTGGAAGTTGTTATCTATGACGGTTTGGGTGATGATGGTACTGGTGAACGGTTCATAGGATTCACTTCACACTTGAAGATAGATGTTAAATAGCTGTGGTATGGAATTTATATGTTGTGGTAGAATACATTATTATGTAGGAGTATTCATTTATGGAAAATATTGAAACAATAGTAGAACAGTTATCAAGCCTTTTAGGTATTGATTTTGTGCAAGACGTTGATAATACATTTCACGGTATGAAACAAATTTATAAGTTTAAGTTAGAGATTATTTTAAGCCAGACTGATACAGATTATATTGACATTGATTCAAAGTTGATGGGTAAGGAGAACACATTCCATTGCAATACATTTGCACGTTCGAAGTATCACGATGTATTTCTTAGCCTTAACGATATTACACACAACGCAAAAGTGCTTGTTAATTCTATCGAAAATTTCACAAAGTAGAAAATCATACTCACTGTTTTAGAGACTAGATAGTGAGTAGAAACTGCTGTCATACTCAAACTGGTGAAGAGGACCGTTTGCTAAACGGTTAGTCCATGTAAAAGTGGAGTGCAAGTTCGAACCTTGCTGACAGCGCCTATATTTAAAAATGAAGTGGGATATTAAGATTATCTCACTTTTTCTATTTACAAAGTCTTTTTATTTATGCTATAATGTAGCTGTAAGTAGAGAGTGGTATGTTGATATGATTAATGGTGACTCAACATTTTAATAGGGGGTTGGGGAATGGTATGGAGATAGAGTTAGGAAATAAAGAAGCATATATCGACCTTAAGTGTTTCCCCCATATCTTAATGGCCGGTTCTGTTGGTACTGGTAAGTCTTATACAATATCGAATATTGTTGCTCAGATATGTGATACAGATAGAAACACAAGAGTAATATATTTGTCCGATGACTCAAAAGATTTTAGTAAAATTGGGTATCTTTGTGATGGTTCTTTAATTAATAAGACACATAAGATGAATGAGGGTAGTTTAACTTCATTACTGAAGGCAGCTTATCAACAGAATGAGTTTAGGGTTAATTTTCTACAAGACACTGGTTGTTGTAGACTATCAGATGTTGATTCTCAGGTAAAATGCTATTACATAGACAATAAGAAGTATATGCCAGATGAGATTGTATCTTATTTTGCAGATAAGGAAGAACTATTTGTATTAGCAAAAGATTACCATGACACAACTGGGAATACTGTAAGTACAAAAGAAATTAAGTATTACCCAACAAGAACATGTGTAATTATTGATTGTCTTGATATTGGTGATTGTTCAGAGGACTTTAAACATGAGTACTGGAACAGTTTGTTGTTGGTAGGTAGATTAGGAAGAAGTTGTTGGCAAAGTTTAATACTTTCTTCAAGAAATTTAGTTTATGATAATATGCCACGTAACGTCATGGTAAATATCCCAATAAGAATCATGTTTGATGGAGATAGAATCACACAGTATCGTATGTTTGGTAAGGAAGTATCATTCGTAAAGGATAAATTCCTCATAGACATATGTGGTAGCCTTGGAACTGTATCAATTTGGTGAGGTGTTTTTAAATATCTCGCTTTTTCTCTTTACAAATGCTGTAAACTGTGGTATGATAGACACATAAAGTTGAGGTAGAGTAGTTATGGTTGTGCAAGATTTAATAGAAAAAATGAGTCCAGATATAGACTACATTGAAATAATATCTTTAAATAAGAGTTTAGGTTCTTTCACTCTTGACGATGAGAGCTATGACTATATTAAGCCATATTTAGACAGAGAAGTTAAGATGTTTAGTTTTAGAACTTATGACGATTATACAGAAGATAGTGAGGGTGAAATGTATAGTCTCGGTACTAATACTGTGTTAGAAATTGAAATATGGGATGAATCCCAGTATGGGAAGTTTTAAGTATATTAATTTAAGTGAGGTAAATGAAAAATGTGGTTAGATAGCCAAGAAAATTTAGTATTACTAAAGAGTGAGACACTCCGTATAGAGGGGAACTTTTTAGATTGCAGGTTAGATTACACCAACTACCTTTTATCTGGGTATTATGATACAGATAAAGAGGAATTTGGTGTCGTGCTTGAGGAAAATTATGAGTTGAAATATGATAAGCGATTCCCTCATAAGCAGGAAATGGAAGATACATTCAAAAAAGTTGCAACCAATTTAACAAAAATGGGTAAATGTATTGACAATATTGAAAATTGTTTTTTGAATTAGGATAACAGTATATGAGTAAGTTTATTTATGAAAAGGATGAAGTTGAAATAGGAGAAAGTTTTTGTGAGTTTTATATTCATTATATCGAAGGCACATCCGATAGATGTAATAAATATGAAAAAAATTCCAGATGATATAAGATTAATGAAAAGACGTTGTCCGCATTTTGAAGATGAAAACAGCTTGATTTTTAAAGATTAATTAAGAATAAATATTTAAAATAGGGGGAAATTATGAGTAAGATTGAAAAGATTTTAAAGTATATTGATTCAGTTCCAAACTATGCAGCAGAACTAAAAAATAGAAAGTTGAGAATTTCTTATCAATATACAGGTTCAGAGGAAGAACATCTATGTATGTATCTAACACTTTCTCATAATTCACTTGATTATTATGGCGAGTTAATTATCTACGATTCCAATAGAGATTGTAGTATATTTGAGGATAATTTCATTTGTTCAGAAGAAGAGGATGTTATTGAGGTACTTGACAGACTTAGACATTTTGGTGAAATAATTAGTGAAAACACTAGGAAGTTGTATCGTGAGATAGATATAGCCTCTAAACACGGGTATTATTATAGATAAAATAATCTGATTAGTTCCTATTGACATACTCATTAGACTTGTGATATACTATCTTTGTAAGTGAGGGTCTGTAATATGAACTATGAATTAATTAGAATACTACCAATGCTGTTCATGAGTGGATTAGTAGTAGTAACAAGCATTAGAGCACTACTTGGAAGAGTATCCTTTCACAGTCTTACAGTATTGATGGTACTTTCCATGGTTTTAATAGGATTATGGGGATACTTAACAATGGATGAGCAAGTATTTATGAACAATATTTCCATTATTGCAGATGTCTTTAAACATAGATTAGAAACAATCACACACGTGGAAGTAATTTTGTTAGTAATTTTAGGTGCAATTCTTTTTAAGAAAATGTCATAAGATATATTGACAACTTAAAAAGTTGTAGTATAATAATATTGTCATGAGTGCTGACGGTAACTGTACTTCGGAATGACACCACCGTGATGAACCTGCAATCGCACAAACCGTGAGCGCTATATCAGAAGAATGTGTCATAACCAATATTGGTTTCTGGCTCTATGACATGAATAGCCAAACAATATATAAATTCCAGTTTGAACATGTCTATAAGAGGCCTTTGGGGTTGTGTGTGGATTGCCGAGTACTGGACGATGACTTTCCACGTAACAACACTAATATAAGTCCTATGAGAAAAAGTCCTATATTTAAGGGTGGAATACCCTTAAGGTAAATGAGAGAGAATGGGTTAGAGATAGTCCTATCAACTGTGAAAATCCTGTGGGCAACGGTTGATAAAAACTCCATTTTTAATTTGGTGAGAGGTTAATATATGTTACCAGCAAATATGTTGTATCACATTGCACAGATATTGTACGTTGTGTCTTGTTTATCAATTTGGAATATGTTCTTCTTATGGTATAAGAGTAAGAATAATGGTCTATTATTTACTATTGCTGCACAAATTATTTCTTATATCATGATGGGAATTAGTGTATTTGATAGAACATTTAGTGCAACTGATGTATTTGTTGTATCTACTGTTACTATCATAAGTCTATTCTTGAATAGTGCTTTGATGACAGCTAACCTATACTGTAGTAGATTTAAACCAATGATTGTGAATGCTATTATGTTACTTGTTAATATTGGTTTATTCCTAATGTTCATTGTTAATGCATTTTTACTTGGACTTTCATAGAGAGTCCTTTTTTATTTTGCAAAGTATGGAAATTTTAATTAAGTTAAATTAACAGAGGAGAAAAAAGTATGTTGAAAGCAGAAAAGTGGTTTGGTTATGAGTTTGACGGTGGTTGCACTACCACTGAGGAGTATGAAAAATTCCAACGAGATTGTAAGTCAGACCTAAAGAAGATGGCAAGTGATAATGGCATGGAGCTATATGATTTTAATAAAAATCACTTTTGTTTTAGTGCTGTGCTTACAGATGGTGAAAAGTTTGTCTATGTCAGTGTTAGTGATGTCAGACACTTTGGTTGGAATAGTGATACTAGAATCCTAGTTAGAACAATGCGACACGCAAAAGATTGGAGTGGCGGCATGAACCAGTACTGTACTTGGAATAGAGTTGGTGAATTTGCTAGAAAGTTAATGGACCATGATTATGCGAAATAAAGTTAAGCGTTGCATGAAATATCTTATTAATAAGAAGAATACAGATATTGATAAAGAATATTATGAATTACATGAGAAATATAGAGAACTGTTTGGGAAATCTGTTCCAACAGAGGTATTACCTTCTGTGATAACAGATGAACAGATTAAGCAAGCAATGAGAGAATGTATAGAGACAGGTCAGGATAATCTTTTGGACATTCTTGGTGTGACTATTGACGATACTGTTTTATATTAAGGAGATATATTATGAAACTTTTAGAGCTTGAAAAATTAATTAATTCTGAGTACTTTTGGCTTGGAGATACAGAAATTAATGGCTCAACACTTACGATTAAAGATGTTAGAGACGGATACACATTCGAACTAACTATACAAGAAGAAGATAATCTATATCATATTAAGAAGAAGATGAATGTATTAGGTGAAGAAACTACAATGTCTTTTTCTTGCAAACCCCACACGGTTGATGGTGCTCTACATAGGATAGCAGTTTCACTTATGGAAGCTGATAAGGCTGCTGGTAGAGTTATCAGAGATTCTTTATACGATATATTTGTCACTCGCAGAATGAGAGTTGATACAGTTGTAACCAAAAAGAAGAAAGAGGTATTTGACTTTATATTTGGTCAATTAACTCTATCTATTGATGGTAATATTGTTAAGATATATTATAAGGATAATACAGACTTTAAGACTGATAAATGGGATACAGTCGAATGTGAAGATGAAGATGTTGCATTTGATACATATAACTATTCCTGTTATTTAGCAAAAGAAACTGTTAAGACACTAAAGAGCTTGTATTCCGTAGTGTAAGTTATGCTATTTATTTATTGAAGAACAGAGGAGAAATAGATTATGAAAGACGAGTATTTTGAAGTTGTAAATAAAGAAAAATTTAGAGAAATGATAACTAATGTGTGTTATGAATATGGTCTAACATACATGGATACAATCTATGAACTTGTTGGGGGAGTTACTGCATATTTAGACAATACCTTATTAAGAACATTGACTCCATTCCCACGTTTAATAACTGAAGGTATACCAGTGGGTAGTGATTCCCTATACGTTAAGGTGTACTTAGATTTAGGAGATTATGGTGAGAGAAAGTTACTATATTCCTTCACCTTAAATAGTGGGGATTTTAAAACGATAAAACGTTAAATAGACCACTTGACAAAAATTGTGAAATTTGGTATAATAGGTCTAACTAATATCTTAGGTGGGTAATAGTTAGCCAACAATATAATAACACTATTAACATATGGTACTGCATTCGTTATGTTACTCTTACTTTATCTAAAGGTAAGACATTTTCTGTCAATAGTATAAATTAGAACAGATGCAGAGGTTAGCCCCCCTAGTTGGTTGATAAAAGGCTCGGTGTAAGATGGTTTAATTGTATTTCACCGTCTCATCGTCAGTGTAGTCCGTAAAAATAAGACTACCAACCTATTTAAAAAACTGCTAGGCGAGGGCAACACCTCACGGAAACCAAGGATAAGAGAGAATAACAATCTTCACATAGGGAGTAATCTCTATGTCTTTTTTATATCTACATGTCATTTCATGTTAAAAATACCTATTGGGCTTGGGCTATAGGGGGGATATACTGGGATTAGTTAGCCAGATATTAATACGATTCTTTTGAAGAACATAGACTGTTCGTACTCACACGTTTTTAGTGTGTGATTATTTAAGAGATATATTATGTGCTTTCAGATAGGCATTTTATATCTCTTTTTCTGTTCCCATGCCTAGTTCACCTCTCCGTTTTTAGTTGCGATTGTGGGAAAGTTATCCACATAAATTAGTTTAACGAACGTTTTACTGTCAAGTCTTGAAACGTGAGTGGTTGGCTATAAGGAATTGGTTCAGCAAAGTAATTAATATTAAAATACTACTGTGGAATTTGGACATTAGAAAAGAAATGCTTAAGGAATCTGATATTTGAATTATTTATAGTAGTAAGTCTTATATAAATGAGTATAATGTCTAAATTACACTACGATGTGAACGTGAGCTAGAGCGAATAAGTGAACAGAGTATGCTAGTGAGAGATAAAAAGTAGAAAATCTTATATATTTATAAGAAAGACTATTGCTTTATGTGGTAAATGTGATATAATAGTAATTAAATAGGGGTGAGTGGATGATAAATTCAAAACGTAAGGGAAAAGTTGGGGAGTTAGAAGTAGTCAATCTTTTAAAGGAAAATGGATTAACTGCTCGAAGAACTCAACAATTTAGTGGAAAAGCAGATGGTACTTCTGATGTACTTTGTGAAGAATTAAACAATTTTCACATAGAAGTAAAGAGAGATGAACACCTGAATATTGAAAAAGCATTACAACAATCCATTAGGGACAGTGAAAAGGAAAACACTATTCCAACTGTCTTTCATAGAAAGAATAAAGAGGGTTGGAAGGTTACTATGAGGTTTGAAGATTGGTTAAATTTAGTGCAAGGTAAATAATTAGAATGGAGAAAATATAAATATGGCAGAGAGTAAAAACTTATGTAAACATGCACTAGGTTTAAAAATCTAGCACCATAAAGGTACGATTGTTTACAAGACTAAGGTTAAGGAAACTTTACCTACGATAGTTAGATGATACACATACACACCCTCGGTTAAATGCTCAAGACTAAGGCTCTGTGATTACTAATTAAGTTGGACTGAGAGTGCTAAAAGAGTCCTGTGTTAGTAATTTCAAAACTCTGACTATCTTTGTCGATGAGAAGTCCGACACTTGTTTTGGTAACAGAGACAGGTTAGGCATTACAGTTGAGTGAGTACTGTCTTACAAAGTAAAACTCACTAAAATTAAAATACGAAAGGAGCTAATACGTATGTTCGTATATGTTTTAGACAAGAATGGACAACCACTTATGCCAACATCACGTTTTGGCAAGGTTCGGAGGATGTTGAGAGATAAGAAAGCAAAAGTAGTTAATCGTTGTCCATTCACTATCAGGTTGTTGTACGAACCTGAAACGAAAGTCGTACAAGATGTAATACTTGGAGTTGATACAGGTTCAAAACACGTTGGTGTAGCCTGTATTGGAAACGATAAAGTATTGTATCAAAGCCAAGTTGAATTAAGAGATGACATTAAGAGGAAAATGGACTCTCGTAGAATGTATCGTAGAAGTCGTAGAAACAGAAAGACTAGGTACAGAAAAGCGAGATTTTTGAATAGAAGAAACTCTATTCGGAAAGATAGATATTGTCCAACACTTATTAGTAAGTGCTGTGGACATGAACGAGAGATTGAGTTTTGTAAAAGAATACTACCAGTCAAAGACACAGTTCTTGAAACAGCAAAGTTTGATACTCAACTCATTGAGAAACCTTGGTTACAAGAACACAAATGGGCTTATCAAAAAGGTGTAAACTATGGCTATGCAAATGCTAGGGAACATGCTTTGGTAAGAGATAAATACACATGTCAATGTTGTGGTAAAAAGAATTGCAGGGTAGAAACACATCACATTGTTTTTAGAAGTAAAAACGGTAGTAATGATTTAGAGAATTACATTACTCTATGTGAAGATTGTCATAAAGCAATCCATTTAGGTGAGATAGAGCTAGAACAGAAGGGTAAACGTAAAAGTAATTTAAGATATGCCACACAGATGTCTATTATCAGGAGTATGTTATTAAAGAAATATCCAGATGCTATCGAAACTTTTGGGTTTGTAACAAAAGCTAATCAAGAAAACTTAGGTTTAAAGAAAGACCATTACTTAGATGCTTGTGTTATTGCAAGTGGTGGATTAGAGTTTGAACAGTTAGATGTATTATATCGTAAGAGAGTAGTTTCAGTTCAGGACAGAGTATTAACAAAAGGTATTCGAGGTGAAAAGAAATTACCAACAGGTAAAGTCCATGGATTCAAACGATATGACAAGGTTAAATACCTTGGGGAAGTTTGTTTTGTGAAAGGTAGAAGAGTTAAGGATGGTTTTGTTTTAATGGATATTGATAACAACTCTATTGATTTTAGAGATAGGGGAGGAAAACAGAATCCATCCTATAGATTTATCGAAAGAATAAACACAAGAAGAAGTGTTTTGTGTGTTAAAAAAAGATTAGAAAGAGAGGTATAGGCCATGAGAGAAAGTAAACAATTATATGAGATAACAAGTAAATTAGAACAAGTTGGATATGGTTATGTTTACACTGATGATACAATTGTAACTTTAAGTCCAAGCAATGACCATTGTGTTAACTTAATAATAGATGTGGTGGATTTAGAGGATTCTGTATCATTTAGGATTGACTTAATTTGGGATGATGTAACTATTAAATCTAAGAAATACAAAAAAATTTCTGTTTCTAATGCAATTACTATCTTAACAAATGTGTTGGAAAATATTAAGGAAATTGATACAAAAGCACATCGTTGTATAGATTCCTTTAATACTATTATGTACCCTGTTGGAGTTGGAGTAGAGAGTGCCGTAAAATCCATAAAAGAGACTCTTAGAAATTGTGGTTGTAGATTTGTAGGTGGTCATCTTTTCCGTATTGAGCGTGTTGGTGGCGAGTTGGAAGTTGAAATAAACGAAGAGTCAAAAGTTGTTGAAATAACCCTCTATGATGGAGATAGTTATTTTTCAATTTACAGAAGAGAAATTGATGTAAGATATATTAAAGACATGTGTGAAGAAATTAAGGGTATTGTAGATAAATTTAATCAAAGTTTCTTGACAGAAGATGAAGCTGTTGAAACAGTCTTTAAAGATATTTAGAGGGTAACATTATATGAGATATGAGAAAATAATAGAATATGCAAAAAGCAAATCTTTAGTAGTTTCAGAAGCACCTAACAATGGTCTTAAAATGAACTATGAAGTGGAGGATGTACACATTAACTTATTTATCCAACCAAAAAATTCTGAGGAAACATGGTTTGCAGGATATATTCATTATGCGAAATATGACAAGGGTAAAAAATATGAATTTGAAATACCTAAAGCATTAAGAACAGAAGAGGAGATAATTAAGGCAATAGAGGTAACTACCACTATAGCAAATAAACTTAATGTGGTGAATGAACAACTTGCAAGTATCAAACTGTTAAGCAAAGAATTAACCAACTAAACCGAGGTAAATTATGCCAAACGAAAAAATAATAAAAGAAGAATTAGAAAATTTAGGACTCAAACTTACGGAGACTAATCACACCTTATTCACGCTCATGGATAATACTGGGGGAATAGGTGTTGAAACACGGACATATTTCGATGATAGGATTTATTTTCACGTATTCTTAAGAGGTTATGGGTATCTTGAAACTATTTTCCAGACTGACATCATTCCATTTAATAGTAGAAAATCTGAACTATCTAAAATTGAAAATATTTTAAATAAGAATAGTCAGTTGGTTAAAAAATATGAGCAATATCAAAAGTCACTATCATTTTTCTGTGAAAATGATGAATCAGATATTATACAAAAGGAATTTGAAACTCACTTCTCACAGTTTGCAGAGAAGAAATCTGTGGGTATGGTTGTGTTTGGATATTTTGGAGAAATGATTATTTCCCTAGATAAAGAATTACATTTAATAGTACAAGTAAATTCATTTGCTGAATATTCAGTAAGAGTACTTAGTGTAGTGTTAAATAAAGGAAACTATAAACGAGTATTTGATAATGTAGATGACTTAATCCATGAATTTGAGGAGAAATCTCCTGATAATGACACATATTTAGAATTATTAAGGGAGAGTATATGCTAGGGTTCTTACAAAGAAGAAAATTTAAGTCTATTAAACAGAACTTAATTGACTTAGGCTATAAGATAGTTAAAGAGGAAGATGGTGTAGAGATAGATTTAGGAAAGAAGGAAGCATATATAGACCTTAAGTGTTTCCCACATATCTTAATGACCGGTTCTGTTGGTGTTGATAATACTTTTAGGCTTTATAGGAAGTATGTTGGACTGAATGATGAATTATTTAATTTAGAATTAGTGAAGGTTGAAAGAGCTTTAAGAACTTTTGAGGAATATTGTGTTTCTGGTTGTGAAGTACTTGTAAAAGAGCTTAAAGAAGTGTTAGGGGTGTAAGATATTATGATAGATAAGACAATGGATGAAATTAGTGAAGTAGCAAGTAAAATTTTAACAGGTTGGCAGAATGGAAAGACAAGATGTTGTGCAAGATTTACATTGGATTTATCTGGTGAGGGTTATCCAGGCCTTTCCGTTGAAATTTCGGAAGATGTAAGTAAGACATTTTATGTAAAGACATATTGTGCAATAACTGGACATGTATGTGGATATTATCTAAAACCAATCAATGACTATGATGAGTTAGTAACTTACTTAACAAATATCAAAAATAATGTCAACTTTGATATGGAATGTGATTTAGAAACAGAATTAACTAATGTTATCAATGACTATCTTAAAAGATTGCTTGGTTAGTAGATAAAAATATGAATGAAACCAGTAAAAAGAAAGTAAAACTAAAGTTACCTGATGGAATATCACTACCTAATGGAGTAGAAC